TGGTGAAAGAAATACTGTATCCATCTTATGAAATCTCCTTTGCGTATTCATTTGTAGGCATACGCAACCGTTCAGCTTCAATCGCCGGAATTGTTATTGGTCCGCTCAATGAAGCCATCAAAATAATTGCACTAACTACTGACAAACGTTTAAGGTTTCCACGTTTCATAGTTATCACCCTCTCATCATAATATATTAAGCTGTACTTGCTACAAATCTAACCGCATCCATAGGGATATCAGTTGGTGAATCATATAATTTACTCGTTGCTCTGGCTGCACAGTAGTACTTACCGGACTTCCCGTCCTTAGCAAATAGTACATGGTTCTTACCATACTTAGCTTCAACCGCTGCTCGTTCCTCTTCAGTTAAAGAAACACGTTCAATCTTTCTTTTCTTACTTGCTTCTTGAAGAAGTTTGAATTCGTTAGCAGACTCGATGAAGAAGTTCTTCACATTATCTACATTTTCAAATACAGCTTCAGTAATAAAGTTGCTTGATTCATGCATTGAATTTTCTTCATCACTTTCCACCTCACTATCATCTTCAATAGTAGGAAGGAAATCCTGATGATCTCTCTCAGCATTACCACTATATATACCGTGATATACTGGACATGTTTTCTGTTCCAATACTTTAATAGCACCAAGTCGGTGATTACCGTCAGTGAGAATTGATTTACCTTTGGACTGCCAGTTGAATCCGTGAATCTTATCCACAGTAATCAACGGCTCAGTATTTCCTTTTTCTTCGATAGTCTTAGCAATGTTATAAACCTTCTTCATATTGAGAGGCTTATTAAATGCTTCGATATCTTCAACTTTATGATCACGTTTCTTCCAGTCGTAGTTGTTTACGAATTTGATACAGGATTTAACTGCATCTTTCTTTTTCTCTGGTGCATCATATTCATGACTACTAGAGAAACCGTAAGCAATACTTTTCTTAATTTCATCATCACCAAAAGCATCCTCAAATGCTTTGATCTTCCCACCATCATTAGGTAGGTAATACTCATTAGGCATCGAAGCCTCTCTTAACAAATCTCCAAACATTCCATCAGATCCTCTCTTTTTAGGCTGTAGCTCTGTTTTAAGTTTCTTTAATATTCGTTGATCTTTAAGATTGATTTTAAATGCAGCTAAACCAATATGCTTTAATTCAGAGATTATCGGTCTAATTACATTTTTGGAATCACTATTATCTCTCATTAATCTTCTATATTGAGAAGTGAGATAACTGGTTCCTTTAATAACCATAGGAAGATTTTCAATTGCAGCTTTATCAATATAAGCATACAGTTGTAATCCTTCTATAATGTATAGATTGTGTGGATCTTTATATATTTCTGATACACAGAATTCAAAGAATTCATTTAAGATATTATCATATTCTATATCAGGTATATCCCATACTCTTTTATATTGAGTATAATCTATTTTCTTCTTAGCAAAGAAATCCTCAATCATATAAGTATTACCAGCAGAAGTATCTAGCTGATCAAATGCATCCAGATACACAACTTTAGCTTTATATTTTTCATATAAATCATTAGCTAATGTGGATTTACCACTGCCAGATAATCCAGTAACTAACAGGATATTCTTATTTTTCTGAGGTTTCCACTCATCAAATTTATAGTAGATATCATCCGTATTGAGGACAAGATTCGCCTCTACAAAGAGATCGTCAAACATACTACACCAATCTGATTACTTGAGATAGTATAGTCATTTCCATTTCGTATTTATCTTTAATAGCAAGAAGTTTTTCACGATATACAATGGAGTAAACTTCTCCGATTTGAGAGATGAAAGATACGATTAATGATTGATAAGTCTTATGCTTATTCACAGTAATCAAATCAACAGTCTCTTTATCGCCGTTATTATTAGTAATCGTAGCTCCAAGAGCATCATCAGAATACTTAACGCTCATTAGACTGGATATTACTTTAAAGTATTTATTATATTCTCTAGTAAGAGAATCTTTATTAGATTCGATCATGGATTTAGTATTCTTATAACTACTAACCCCGCTAATGATGCTATTCAGATCAGCTTTAGACATATGCTTCATAAATACTTCAGTATTCGGTCTAAAGATTCCACGAGTTTTAGCAATAAAGTCATATTCAGCGATTTTCTCATTTTTACCAAGAATTTTACCTCGGATCACAGATAATTCTTCAGAGAAGATATCTTTAAAGTCTTCAATATCTGAGAAGCTAATTTTGAAAGAGGATAGTTTATCAATGTACTTTTGCACATTGTCAATATATCCAAATATTGGAAGATCTTTACTGATATTGAATTGAGTGTATTGATATACAATAGTCTTCAATTCTGCATCAGTTAATTCATGCAATCTTGCAGAATGTTTATCAAGGATATACTTGATATAATCTGATTGGGTCAAGAATAGAGAAATAAATTTCTCATACAATCCCCTGATAAAGCTAATAAGCTTAGCAATAACAGCTTGAATGCTGTCGGTAATGGCACCCTCATTAATAATAGTAGAACTTTCTACCATGTATGCATTAATAAGTGCATCGGTGCTGGTTATAGATTCTAACATGGTCGTGATTTCTTCAGAAATATCCTTGTCCATATACAATCCTGTATCAATTTTAGAGAAGATACTCAAGATAATTCCACCCTTCATTTATTATATTAATTAGAGGTTTTACTTAAAATAAAATATAGAAATGAATAGTTCCCTAGGCATAGGAACTATTCACTTTTTATTATGCATGTGCCTGTAGTGATTGAAGATTTACCTTCGCATCACCTATTCGGCGAGTATAATACTGAATTAATTTTTTCTTAGGCTCAAGAGCCAATTTCTTAGCTACGAATTCATGAGTAGTAATCTCTCCAGAATTCTTTTGTCGATCGTACTTATCCTCAGCTTCACGTACTTCAATAGTAACTTTATTTAGCTGAAGTTGGAAGTTATGAATATCTTCTTCATATCTTTGTGCATTATGTCTGGATGTAAAATCTACGACATCGCTTTCATTAAGAATAGTACCTTCCATAATTAACTTTAAACACTTTTTTACAGTATCCACAGTACTATTCCTCCTTAAGCATGGCTTGATAATCCATCTATTTTATCTTGAAGAATATTAATTTGAGTTTCTATTTCACGAATCCTACTAGTTGTAGGTTGAAGTGCCATCATCTGCTCTATAAACTGTTCACCAGTTAGAAGACCAGATTTCTTTTTACTTTCAAGAATAGTCCATTGACGATGAACTTCAGCAGTCATCTTTGTAACTTGTGCTGTATATTCTCTGATTTGATTTTCGTATGTCTTTACTCTCTGTCTTGCGGTAAAATCTATCACATCAGATTCATTTAGAATGACACCTTCCATGATTAGATTAAGGGCATTTTTAATATCCATACTTAATGCCCTCGACTTTGCTGCATCGTTTGTATCTCATGCTTAAGATGATTAATCTTACTATTATAAGTAATCATCAATGCTCGTCGAGATTCAAGTTCACCCATCTTAGCAAGATATTCATCATTGGATAATGAACCATCTTCTTTCTTTCTGCTGAGATAAGCAATAGTTTGTGCCAAGTCATCAATAAATCTATTGAACTCGGTTTGAAGTCTATCTAATTCCTCTTGATATCTTCTTTCTCTCAAATGATGATCGCCAAACTGAATAACATCGCCTTCATTGAGAATAGCACCTTCCATTATTAACTTTAGCTTTTGCTGTGTGTTCATTATGTAGCCTCCCTTAAAATAGTAACAATTACTTATTTAAGGGTCGGTAAATAAGAAGATAAAGACGAAAAAATAAGTAGCCTATACTGGCTACTTATACTTTTTAATCCAATAAAAAAGAGCATACTCACAAGGAGTATGCTCTCTTATCGTTACGCTATTAGAAAGTTACAGAAGCAGCAGCGCCGCCTTGTGCACCTTCAGTAAGCGAACCAGCTTCAGTTACTTCTTCAGCATCTTCGAATAATGGATCGAAAGGAATAACAGCGGCGGATTCGTTTTTCACGGATGCAGCGCCTTCTGCTTTTTTCGGATTGTAGCGAGCCGCATGCATACAGAATGAACGAGCTTCGCCTACTTCACGTTTAAGAATGGAGAGCTTCATGCTCATCAATTCTGCAAACGCATCTGCTGTAGCAGCAGTTCTTGCACGCAAGTAGTTCAAGAAAGCTACGCGACCGGATGCAGCTTTAGCATCAGCACCTTCGCCTTTACCTTCGGCCTTAGCATATCCAGCTTTTTGGATGATGTGGTCGATGGTTTTCTTGAAATCTTCTTTGGATTTGGACATAATGCCTTTGATTGCTTCGGCATTTTGGGAATAAGTTTCGATAACTTTGAAGAAATCCATGGAGAAAGTCTTCGTAGTTTTCTTCTCGCCGCCTTGAAGAGATACACGAAGCTCGTCTTTATAACGTGCCCAGTCTTGTACCTCATGCATGCTAACGTTTGTCAAACGGTTTGCCAGGGAGATTTTTTCCCAACCAGCAGATTTACGTTTGTTTTCGTTGTAAGTTTCTACAACTTTGTCAAGCTTTTCTTTGTTTGCTGCGCTGTAATCAGCACGAGCTTCAGCATCAACTTCACCCAATACAGTCGTCACTTTTTCAGTGCTGATAGCTTGTGGCTTGTAGTTATACGAAGTCATCGTGATTTTTGCAAGATCTTCAGCGGAAAGGTTCTTTTTAGCAACTTCCGGTTTGATCTTTTCGATGAATTTTTTGTTGCTTGTTACTAGAGTCATTACGAAGTTGATAGAGCTATCAACGATCTTAACGATCCAGTTCCACAGCTTTTTCAAAGCTGCTACGATTTTGTTACCAACATGCTCGTTAGCTTGTTCAAGAACAAGGTTAACGCTTTCGTTCATAATGCCAGCGCTCTCAGTAAGAGCTTCTGTCATTACGCCGCGGTAGGAATCAACCAATCCATTAATTGTGGAATCAGTTTCGTTCAGGTAAAGAGAGAATTCAGCGGAATCAAATGCAGACTCAAGTTGCAGAGTACCAGCGCTTGCACCTGTGGAACTTTCAAAAAGATCTTTAAACATGTGGTTTCCTCCTTAGGGGGTTAAAAATTAATTTTCCTTATACCTATGTTACAAAAAAAAGAAGTTATTTGTTACAATCAGATGTTACTAAACTCATAATTCATTTCGAAGCGCCAATCCAATGCCCACTAAGGTATTCTGAATGCGTTTTAACGATCTCTGGATCGTTGTTAGGCAGATAAATACCCTCGTTACTTTCTGGGTCCTTCGATATTTTTTCATATCCGTCGATGATTACTTTCCGATGATTGATACACATTTCTTCAGCAATGTGTATTTTGATCTTAATAATATCTTCAATATAGGTTAAACTTGATGCAATTAAATTGGTACGAATTATAATAGCATTTGTATATACACTATTGACATAATCATTACCAGTACCATTTTCAACGACTGCTTTATGCTCAAGGATGCCAAAGATTTCTTTTTGCAGCAATCCTATCACATTATCAAGTGAATCAATTCCAATCTCAGCAGACCGAAGATCATTAAATATGTCATCTCCGATACGTTTCATCTGAAGATTGTTATCACTTACTAGGAAGGATCTTACAATTCCTGGGAAGTCATCAATACTTGCAGAGTTAGGAACTCCAAGAATTGCACGTTTCAGATCCTCATGATACTCATTGTAATTTCTTTTAAATCTAGTAATGGCACTTTCTACTTCATCGCAATTTATAGCACCAGGTCCATATAAATTGAAATTGAATTTCTTAGAGAGTAGATTCAGTACACGAGTAAGAATATCAATAGCTTCCAAATTTTCAAGATTGTATTCAGGAATTTGATATCCATACTTGTGACGATCAAGTCGTTTCAATAAAGGTTCATAAGTTTCAATAACCCGTTTATTGATAGCTTTAAATTGAGCCATTTCTCCAGCAACGATATTCTTGAATGCTGAAATAATATCAATAGTAGTTTCAAGAATTCCCATAGCTTTGTTAAGAGATTCTATAGAGTATTCTCTTAAACTATTTTGCACATGTCCATCATATACTTGATTAGATTCTTGCAGAGCTGTAGTAATCACTGAATCAAGTTTCAAGTGATCAAGACCAGCTTCAAGGAGAGTATCTTTGAATGTATTTTTACCAAGGTTGATAGAAATAGATTCATTAAGTCGGTTAGCTTTACGCTCGATATTGAACAAATTGTATCCCTCCATATAATAAGTATTATAACGATGTTTTCAAAGTGAAAAGAGATACTCCCTTAGAAGTATCTCTCTGTACTAATGAATTAACCCGTCATGATTATCATAGCTATTAAAGTCATCCTGATCGTAATCTTGATTAGATGGATTCAATACCCAGTCATAATGTTCAATCTCACCCTTAAGATGCACAAATACTTCAACGTGCATTTGGGCAAATATTTGAATAACCGACATTTGCATATTCATAAGCTTAATAACTTTAGCTAATGCATCATTAAGATTATTAACCATCTCAGTATCAGCTTGAACATTTTTAGATGAGCCGACTTCAAGTTTATCTTTAATCAGTTGCATATTTCTAGTAAAGTGTCTTTCAACATCATCCAATGCTCTGGGTAAAGATTTCTGTATCCAATTAGCAAATACAGTAGATTCTTCATCCATACTATACAGCTTATCAGCTAAGAGTGTTAGCTCACGAACTGTAATAGGTTTAGTGATAAGATCACCATAAATCTTTTTAAAGATTTCTAGTTTATCATAATTAACTGAGAGTGATTCTTTGAATACCTTATTGAGAAAAGGTTTTGTATTAATCACATCATCTACAGAAATTATTTGATCATGATTACTTGGATTCTGCTCCAGTTTGGAAATATACTCATGAAGAGTATTATATATCCTCTTGTATCCAGAATCGAAGAAGTTATCAGTATCCAGAACTTTAGAGAATATAGTAATCTCATGATTTTCTGGATTATAGTGAAGAGTTCCATCTTTATGAAGAATCCCATGATCTTCAGAATTATCACTATATGTATCTGGCTCATCTTCAGGATTAATACGTTTTGATGGTTTACGACCAATGATCTCCATCTTAGCAGCAGTATCTTTCACATTCTTAACAGTTTGTTTAGTACCTTTACCTGAAGAGAATAGCTTTTGACGTATAAAGTTAATGAACTGAACTACTTTATCACGTAACCATTTCAATACATTTTTAACATGATCAAAGAATGTAGCTTTAGATTTGAGATCTTCGCCCATCTCGATAATGTATTTAGCATCAGCCATAAAAGATTCCATGAATAGCTCATGAGATTCTTTCAATACTTGATTAAGTGGAGTGAAATTATCCGAAACGATTTCGCTGAAGGAGTGTCCTTCTTGTATATACTTTAACTTTTCTTTAATATCCATTTCAAACCTCCTCATCCTCTTGCAAAGGCTTTGGACCTAAGAGAATGTAGTCTATCCTCCATATGCTCAAGTTCTGCTTGACGACTACGTTTCTCAGAAGGATCTTTTATGAACAGCATTCTATCTCTAGCTGTCTTAACTTTATCCTTTAAATCATAAAGTTCGTCGGTTTCACTGCTAGTTAATACAGTTTCTTCTATGAATGTTCCCTCTAGAATGCATTTAAGTTTAGTTTCAATACTCATGTGTACACCATCCCCTTATATGATATATCTTATTGTCGGCAAATATAAAGCAAGAGTCACTAAAAAAGCGACTCTCACTTCACAGGTTTAGGAATTTAGATAAGAAATAATTTCATCGAGTGATTTGAACCATTTAGCACCGTTAGTTACAACCATCTTACCAACAGCATCCAATGATCTACATTGTCCCTCGTTGAATTTATAAAACTTACCTTTTACTTCGTCAGTACGAAGATAGCAGAAGATCGTTTTGGACGGTTTCTTATTACTATCATCAATTACTTCCGCAATACTATAAACTCCGCTCATTGCAGGAGTGATTACATATACAAGATAATCAGCAGATGCTCGAACTTCAAGCTCTTTCTGATAGTCAGCAGGGGTCCAATTTTTTACAACTGGATTAAAACTATCGTTACTTAATTTAGTAACATCTTTATCCCAGGTAAAGTCAAGTGGCATATGATAGTCAGCATCCAGTTTAGGAATAAGTTTATCTCTCCAGGTGGTTTCATTACAGGTACCGCCCAGAAAGATTAGTTTCTTCCTATCATGGAATCTATCAAATACATCATTAAACATATCTAAAAGAGCATGACATCTTCAGGTGTAAGTTTCACCCTAGATTCAATCTCAGCCTGTTTTTCGCCTTTTTCATAAGTGAAAGCAAACTTATTGGAAAGATCCGTAAGCTTATCACTAAACCATTTTTGAATTTTGAATATCTTGCTATCTTTACTAACGCCCTTATTTTTAAGAGCTTCAATGTTACCATTGATAAGGTCGGCTTGGATAGCAAGTGCATCACTAAGTTTCAATCTCGTGTAATAGAAGAGGTAGATAAGTTCTTTTACAAGAGGAATGAATTTCAGGATAAACACAATACCGATAATTACTAAACCAGTAGTCAAGATTGCTGATTCATTTAAGTTCTGGGCATTTTGTCTATTGTACGTTTGAAGTGTTTGAGCAAAACTACCATTACCAACTTGATCATTGAATTTCTTCAATGCATCAATCATCAAATAATTTTGATGACGTTTGTATTTCTGATTGATAATAATATCAACAGATTCTGAAGGTCTTGCATCGCCGCCACTTGCTCCTTGATTAATAAAATCAACCAATACGGATATCATAAGTGAGGTACTACAGAATACTGCCATTGCAAGAAGATTGTAAGTCATGATGATAGGAGCATTTTTCTTCATATAACCAGTGAAGAATGCTTCTTCAAACATGACCAAATTATCAAGTGATTGTCTGATAATCTCAACTTCAGGGATCGGCTGCTTAGATTCATTAGCAATACCAATAAGCAAGTCGATTGAAGCTCTAAGATTTTCATACTCTTTCATGGTTTTAATCTTACCAAGAGATTTAGGAACCATTTCGAAGTTGATAGAGTTATACCGTTCAGCAATAGTCACATAGATTTGATCAATGAGTCCTTTGCTGATGGAAACCTTATCAGATTCTGTCAAATTCATAAACTTATGCATAGTAAGAGTTCCAGTGTAATTCTCTTGAATCAATCCATGTAATTCAAGGTCAGCTCGTTGTAATTGCATTTGGACTTTACCACCCTTCTTTAGATACGACCCATTGCACGAATCATATCGCGTAATGTTTTGTCTTGATTACTAGCTTCACGTTCAAGAGTTTTGTATGGATACTCTTGGAATCCTGGGAAGGAATCAAATAGAATATGAGCAGTTTCATTTGTCTGATCGAGGATCATAAATCCAAGCAGGAAGTACTGCGTCATAATCTTCTTAGCCTCCACAAAAACGTCAATTTCATATTGATTCTTTAAGATGTTTACTTCATTCATGGTCAATACAATTGTACCGATCGGTTTATAATTATCAGCAACTGTACCCCATGCAAGATTAGCAAGACGTTTTCTACGTTTGAATGCATCCAACCAAGGAGAAGAATTTGTTTTCAAAATATCTTCCTTCATATTGGATACGCCAAATAGGAAATCGACTAGAGATTTTTGTTCGCCAGAAACGTATTGAACAAAGTTTAGGAAACCTTTACTTTGATTCATACTTTTAACAATATCCTGCACCAATACAGATGTAGGAACTTTGTGAACATTGGCTTTAATATGAACCGGAAGATCCATATTGTCACCATTAACTCGAAGCGGAATATTTACCGTAGTAGGAAGAACTTCATTTGCTTTCTTCCACTCATAGTCAACAGTGATCGGTGCTGCTTGACCATTCTGACCTCTTGAATTACCTACAATACTAGTATTGTCATTAGATACTTTCGCTTTAACATGGTTTACGAATGCATTGGAAGCATTGTTCTCATTCAGTACACCATAGTTAATATTTTCAGTAGATGCTTCAAGTGAATACTTGTAAGAACCCATATTCGGCATAACTCCAATGTTTTGATGAACCTTGGAAAGATGCTCCTTAATACCATACTCCGAGCTAGACATTTCGACATACGGGATGAGAGAGAACGCCGTTCGTGTAAAGATAGCATAGTTCCTCTCAAATAACTTCATAGACATTGCAATCTCATCAGGCGTAGCTTGTTCCGAGCATGCAATTGGGAAAAAATAAGTAGATTCAGTCGAAGCCTGTGATAGTGACTTGAATCGTTGGGATAAAGTGACTTTTTTGGATTTTAAGATATTATCCTTAATCACCTTTTTCCCGAGCATAATTAGATCTTCGATGATCATAAAACTCAACACTCCTTCCAGTTCGGGGAAATTAATAAATTAATATTATTTGTGTGTTTAAATAACTATGTTGGATATTTAATTTTAGAAAAAAATAATCCTTATCTTCTTTTTTATACAACCTTTAAAGGCTGTATAATTGAATTAATACTATTTCCGATGACCATTTGTAAATTATTAGTTTTCATCTTTATAGATGATGACAAGAGGGTGGCAAATGGAATGCAATAGAAATAATATTAATTGCTGAAGATTCTTACAAGTTCTTTAAGGAGTTTAGCCGTTTTACCAATCTTGGTATCAGCTCTTGATGCTAATTCTAGCAAAGTACCAGCAAGTACTCCAACTCCAGCCGCTGCTATAACAGGTTTCAATACATTAGTTTTCTTAGTATCATTATAAGTGCCGTTTTTTAGCTTCTCAAAATTCTCGATATTAAGTGTGATCTTAATCATATGATCAATTCCTTTCTCTTTATCTATAGTAATAATATATATTCCTTTTAATATTGAAGTTTTAATGGGTGTATTTATATGAAAGGAACACCTGAATAACCGTATATTTTAAGGAAGGAGATGTTTTATAAATGAGCTTTTTAACCTGGTCAGATATTGTCAGTGCTAGAAGTGGATTAACAAATAGTGAGTTTTCTTTACGACAAGATGAACGTGCTCTTATAGGTAATCATGCTTCTAACCCATGGTTTCATCTTGAAATGTTTAACAGATATTATTTACCTGAGGGATTTTTGCACCCAGGTGGTTTAAGAGGTCATATATTCTTTACAAGACCTGACTGTAATCTTATGGATATAGATAATAAAGCATTACCTCTTAGAGAAAAACTTAGAGGTAGATCTGGCTTCTCTGCATTCATTGAAGAAAACAGTGATAGCGTTGAAGGTATTAAAGTAACTGCAAATAAAGTTGTAATGAAACAGCTCCAGCAAAATACTGGTCATCCTTCAGCATTCATGCCTTCTCTTTCTAATGGAGTTAAAGGTTATACTCCCGAAGATCAAGTTTTAGATACTGTGGAGAAGGGAGATACGCTTCATGGAATGCGTTTAAGTTATGCAAAACACTCCATGAATTCAAGAACGTCTGGGACTATTACTTTAAACTTCGCAGACACTAGAGACTTCCCAATCTATAAGACAATTGCATTATGGACTGATTATATTGAAGCAGTCTTTCTTGGTGATCATGCACCTAATGAATATTATATTAAATCTGGTATTTTGGATTATGCAGTTGCTATGTATTATGTAGTAACTCGTGATCATATTGGACCAGAGATTCAGCAATCAGGTGGCATAATCAATAAAAGTGCTCTAGAAATTGTATATTCGGAAAAACTTCTTGGGGTATTTCCTATTACAAGACCAGATAGTGCATTTGCAACTACCATAGATCAATTTGCATATCCTGAATTTTCAGTACAATTCAAATATTCAATGAAGAGTAAGTCGGGTATCTTAGATCCGTATATTCTTTCTGAATTGAATAAGTTATCAGCTTTACATCATCAGAAACCTAATACTATTGCCGATAATAGTTATAGAATTGGCAATACTGGTTATGTTGATATGGGTTATCCGTTTGTAAGTAATCCGATCATTCAGAAGTATGCAGGAAAGTATTTCTTAAGTTGGAATATTCACGATTCGGCAAGATAATAAGAAAGGTGGTAAACTAAATGCTTTTAAATGTGGATATAATCAATAAAATTATCAATGACATTGCACCAAAGTATTTTGATGATGATTTCGCAGAATTATCTAAAAATAGGATTGGTGTATTCGGTATGGTTGCTGAAACTATGGGAACTATATACGAAAACTCAATCGTAAATAATGCTATCAAAGCAAAAGAAAAATTAACTATCACAGCTACAAAACCAACGCTCATTCAAGAAGCTGCAAGTTATCCAGAGCTTACATTGCCTGGTGCTGTACCTGCTTCGATCAATGTGAGTATTGGTGTTCCTGTTAGTTATCTTGAAACTAAATGGGCCGTTGATTCGTCTAATATTCGATTCACTCTCCATAAAGATTCGATAATCACAATTTCAGGATTTACTTTTATGCTTCCATTTACAGTAAACATTTTGGGTAGAAAAGTTAATGGTAATTTCTCATACAGTGCTCAATATACACTTGATGGAGAAAACTCTATCTCTAACATTACTAACCCATTCCTGATCACACAGAATCTTTCCATTGATTCTGAAAAGTATCTTCTATTTAATACAAATCTTTTACAGGTTCGTAAGAAATACGATACTTACAATATCACTGAAACTGAACGAATTCCATTACAGGGTATTGAGTTCAAATACGATGATCAGCTTGCATATTTCAATGTATTCTATAGAAATAATGATAATGCTGAATTTATCAAAGTAGACAAGTTCTACTATACTTCTAAATTAACATCGGAAAATAATAAATATCTGTATTATAATGATACAGAACCTGGGAAGATTAGACTATCTATTCCTGCTGCATTTAATTTCAACTTCAATGGTGAAATTAGAGTAGATATGTTTACCACTAAAGGTAAGGCTGCCAACTTCACGTACAATGGTGGTACAATTGAAATTTCTCCAGAATCATATCTTAATACTATCGACTATACTGGAAGTTACTTTAATATGATTATTATTAGTAACTCTCTCGGTGGTACTGATACATTAACTACTGAAGAAATTAGAGCAAGAGTTATTAACTACAAATCTACTCTCAGATCTATTGATACTGAGAATGATTTAAACCGATTCTTTAAAAATACCGACGTTGTTAATAACACCATTTTTATCAAGAAACGGATTGATATCTATGAGAAGAAATATACGGCATTCATGATTATGCGTAATGTGAATGGAAACGTTATTTCAACAAATTCTCTTGATGGTGTAATCAAAGCTGCTGATGTTAATGCTTATTATCCTCAAACATCGCGACGCATAATATACCCATCAACTGCTTATTCACTGATAGACGGACAAAATTTCAAGATTGCAAAGAATGATACCGTTTATTATAAAGTAAAACGTATCAGACTGAGATTGTCCGGTAATACGATCAACAATGAATCTAACTTTAGAGTACTTAACGTAATTGATATGTATTCGAATGTATTACCTCGAACTGCATTTACATTTACTCAAGGTGCAAATCATACTGGTACTATTGATCTTGCTACAGGGTCTATCGACAACATGTTCGATGGTGATCCAGCAACTTTCTGGACAGCAGGTAATACTAGTGCGTTGAATGATCCTACTAAATTTACTGAAGTTATTATAACTATGGCAACTCCTACATTACTTTCTGGTATAACTATGGCAACTCCATACAGCGATATCAGAAGCTATGCACTAGGTTCTGTAGAAGTTCAATATGAAGATTCAGCAGGAACTAATGCTAATGGGTCTGATGGTACATGGGTTTCAATTATCAACCCAAGAAAATTTGAAGTTATTGCAACTGAAAACATTCAGGGCAATACAGTGAATGATTTCGTACCTCTTAAACGTAATGCGACATTAATTTCTTCATTAGAGGAAAATGCAAATAAGTTCCTCTTCGGCTGTCCGTATCTTATGATAATCAATGAAGACCCACCTTCAATCTCATACTATCTTAATAGTATTAATAAAGAGCATACAGTTTCGATTGCTTACTCGAATACTAATGCTCCATTACAATTCATTATTAACAAATTCACGATTTCACGGAATGCAATTGATAATGAATTTTCTTATAAGATTAATCTTAATATCGTCCCTACAAGTGCTTTACCTAATGGAATTATTGATAGTAGCGGCAATATCATAGACGTTTCAATGTTCAAATTGTTCGGCTATGTATACTCTGCCACTGATGCTAATAATATTGTAGGATATTTCAATATGAAGATCGTTTCTTATAATAAGAACGATAACTACTTTGTAGTATCTGCTGAATTAAAGACTGATGATTATATCACTCTTAATGATGAATTACGTATCAAAGACAGCATCTATACTGAAGGTTCGGATCTGATATATGATCATATTAGTCCCTTGAACGATGTGAAGATTGGTATCGGTATCTACTATAATGATGGTAATTATACAGATAAAGGTACTTACAATAACGTCGTTCCTAATATGGCAAACTATGGTCTTCTTAATATTTATACTAATGAATTTGATAAGGTCACATTAATGGTTAATATGACTCGATTGGTACAGTCTATCATTAACTATGTGCCTTCTGGTGGCAGTGATATGGACTTTAGCGTTAAACAGATTCCTTTGATCAAGTATACTGAGCTTCGAGCCGATATTGATCGAGTATCTAACGTTATTAAGAATAGTAACGAAACTTTAAAGATTATCTTGAATCAGATCAAGAATAACTCTTCGATTGACTTCAAGTTCTATGCAACTTATGGAAAATCTAATTACTTTAGAATGGAAAATACTGTAACATCTCTTGACCGTCTTGATATTAAGATGAAGTTTAGAGTTCGTATGCTTTCTACTAGAACTGATACCACATTGGTTGCAGACTTAAAAGCTTTTATTCAACCTCTGATCGAAACTATTAACGTTTCCAGTATGAGTATCAATGAAAGTATTTACTTCTCGAATATCATTACTCAAGTAGAGAATGAGTTCAAATACAAACAATCTCGTATTCTTGCATTTGAACTTAGACAGATTAATGATTTCGGACTTCTGTATCAATCCCTAATCAATACAACTCCTTCTCTTGATATTATGAACAAAGATCAATTACTGCAATATGTACCTGAATTCGTTAAACTTGATATTAGTAAGATTGATATTGAGGTCATTCCGGTATAACGAAAAGCCGTATAGGATCTTTATTTCCTATACGGTTTTCTTTACTACTTTAAACAGTCTTATAAGGAAAAAATTAATTATTCTTAAGGAGGAAATAAAATATGTTCGATCTATCGAGTTTTGAACTTCAAAAAAGTATTATGAATCATAATCGTAAAGTAATGATGGAAGCTGAGCTTGCAGCAACGAAGGCTCACCGCCGTTTTCTTGAAAGTTCAATTGATGCTCTTGCGTCTGAGTACGATCGTACTTATAACACAGAAGCTTCAAGAAGTATTGAACGTAAATTCCTACGTGAAGGTGCAGTAATTAGCGTAGTGAAAGATGCAATGTATGGAATCTTTGAATCCGCATTGCTACTTGATGAATCTGCTAAAGCAGAGTATCAAGAGAATATCAAAACTCTTTTCGAAACTTACTTCTATCAAGTTCTGAAAGAGAATGATATTACTACTCTTGGTAAGTTTAAAGAATTCACTAAGAATTCTAATATCATCATCGAGAACGTTATTGAACGGGCTGAAAATCTCGTATCAATGAACGAAGGTGTATATACTGCACTTCTTGAGAATGAATTCAACAGCACATCTTTGGATAGCGTAATCATTGATGCTCTACAAGTAATTGGTGAATCTGTTCATGATCACCACCATGTACATTCTGCAGTCACTCCTATTACTGAAGAGGAGAAAGTGAATAAAGCTCGTGCGGTTGTAGACCAACTCACATCTGAGTTCCAACGCTTTACTCTTGAGCAAAAGGTAGCTTCTGCTCATAAAATCATTCAAGCAGCAATTATCGTTCTTCGTTGCGGAGTTGCTGTAGATAAAAGTATCTATACAGTTATAGATAAACTTCTATCTGTAGTAAATGGCGTATTTGGTAAAGAATCCACTGATACTTTGAGAGATAAGCTTCTACGCAAAACTCTTGCTGAAGTTGATAGCTATTACTATGTAGCAATTGACGTAGCAATCACTCTTAAAAAGCTTCAAAAGAACTATCCTGTCGATTCCAAAGAATACTTGAAAGTCGGCGAGCGGATCGTTTCTATTTACAAAGCAATCGTTGTAATCAATCAATATCGTCAATCGTTGATTGAGAAGCAACAAACTAAACAGCTTCACGAAATGTCTTTCGTTGAGTTTTTGACAGAAGCTGATGCAACTTCCAATACTTCAGTAAATCACGAAGATATTATCACTGGTCTGAAGCAAAAGATCAGCACTTCGATGATTGACCTTGATGCTTACCAAGGATTGGAAAATCTTAAACTTGCTAACCGCATTACAGGAGATTCCAATTATCACAATGAATTCATCAAACATGGTAACTCTGGTTCCAACATTACCCTCTTGATTATTAAAGCACTTAAACTTCCTAACTTACCTGACAAGGTAAAAGATCAATACGTTAAGGAAGGTAGAGCTTACCGTAGTAACCTTTCTTCCGTGGTTGAAACTGGTCGTCGTCATGGTTATGAAGTTACAAACATGATTAAGCAAGGAGTTCGTCTTGAATCCTTCTTAAATCAAGTTGATCTTAACCGTGGTGGTAAGAAGATGATTCGCGAAAGCATTTCTCCTCTTCTTTCACTTGATCACAAAGTCGGTATGGATATGCTTGCAAACACAGTATTCGAAGCTGCTCAATTCTTCGAACTGTATGAAGCAAGTGCTTCTGATATTGCGCACATTGTTAATATCGTAAATGAATCTGATGATTCTAGCCTCGATGTTAAACAAGATCTTCCTGTTATGATCAGAACTATGCGTGAATCAGTTGAAGATACTGCATCACCAGAAATTCATGGTCAATTGGCTTGCCTTGAAGCTGCTGTTTACAAAAAACTTTACATGGCTAATCCGAATGGTATCTCGGAAGCTGCTAGTGCAGAGTTGAAACAAGGTAAGTATCCTAAACTTAATGACTTCTTGGATGATGACGAGAAGAAACTTATCGACTCGATCGCATCTGCTACTGGTAAAGATAAAGTAGTTGAAGTGGTTAAATCCAAAATCATTGGAGTTATCGAAGCTGAGGAAACTCGTATGGAGAAACTTGAGGCGGATGAGCAAAAACTTCTGTCCAAACTTTCCAAGAAGATCCCCGAAGGTGGAGAAGCTATTCAAGAAGCGGTACAAAGCCATAAAGGTGCTGTCACTGGACCAGCGAGTCTATTTGAAGCTATCGTTATGAGCCGCTCCAAGAAATATATCCAAGAAGCAACTCATCTTGGAACTGGATTTGATATCAATAGTCAAAAAGAAACTATCATGGCTGAAACAGTTACACTGTATACAATCCATGAAACTTTCAACACGATGAAATTCGGTGACTATGATCAATCCAAAATCAATAAGCTTACACAAGATTACTACAGAAACAAAATCTAAAAAAAAATAAGAAAGACGGATAGGGATTTCTCCCTATCCGTTTTATCTGTGTTTCGTAATTGTAATAGAATCAACGATACCAATTTCAGTACCACTGGAAAGTTTCATTGCAGCCAATGCAGGGAAATCAATAAAAGAATACATAACTTCTGCAATATCTTCTACAGGATACCATTCATATGGAGCTTCATCTTTCCTAGTAGCAACTGGAAACCATTTATACTCCATGATTAAAGTATTCATGAATTTCCGTACTTTGCGCTGATAGTCCAGATCTTTCTCCAATATATCAAGGGCTTCTCTATTCTTCATACCATCCCTAGATTGTTCAGCAGATGATATTAATGAAAAAACTTTATTAGGACGTGGTAATCTGAATAAGGTGTGCTCAACAAAATCAACAAACTTAGCAATCCTCAAACCTTTCTTAATCGTTTTACCTTTAGCACCTTGGTATAACATATTTGAAGTGCTATATCTATCAAAGATCAAGAAGTTATAAGGATGACCAGTAGCTTCGGCTTCTGCTTTAATACCCTGCTTGATTCCAAAATGATAACCAAAGAAGCGATCAATGGCGTAAAATAATGATGCAATTCTTGGTGAAACTGAATATGGAGAATTACCAAACTTCCCTTTTAAGAAATAGCTAACCAAGAATGCATGCCATTTATGATACATAGGAAAAGAAACCATCTTAACCTTATATCCCTTAGATTCCAAAAGAGTTTTTAAACCTTTAGTGCTAGTTTCCTTACCTGTACCATCTAATCCCTCGATTCCGATGACATAAGGTTTTTTAAATTTCCACTTCTTCATCCGTTTTCCAGTTACAGCCATTAGTTATCATTCCTTTCGGTTTCTTTCATTGCATAATCAATTGCTCTTAAAGAAAATCCTTTTTCAGTTCGTGTAACAGTTCCCACAGTTCTAAATGGGAAATTAGGAATAAGATCAAAAGTCACTAGAAAGAATGTCATTTGACCAGAATCAGTAAATGCTCTTGCGCGAATTTTATAGGATTGAGGATTTTCTATGTAGGTTTGTTTTACCTCTTGAGCAAAGTTATTCTCTAGGAATTTAAAAGTAACTTTAAGTGATTCTCCATCTTCTTTAAGAGAAAGAATTTGAATCGCTGAAGTTCTATCTTGAATCATATTCAAATCAGATACAGATCTTGCTAGGATCATATCACTATCTAAAGCTTCACCATAGAATGAATCTTTTCTGATAAGATCTTGAATCCTGCTACTGTTAAATTCTTTCTTGATGAGGCTATTCATGTTGGGATGGATAACTACGTTCTCTTCAAAAATATTTATCAATTGAATTTCATCCATAATTCTTTTCTCCTCCTTTTTCATTTAGAACATTCTGATGTACGATAATTTATAATCATAGGAGTGGTGATAAAATGAAAAAGTATCCAGTATTGAAAGATAAGCAGAATTTGAAAGACAAATTTTATCGTGCAACGGTTAGTGATACATCACTGCTACCGAAACAAACCAACAATGCGATATTAATTGATTGGGTTTTTGATCAGGGACAGCAAGGTTCATGTACTGGCAATGCATTGGCAAGTCTCAAAATGTATCGTCTAAAACAAGCTGGTGTACCATTTGTGGTTGTATCCCGTTCCTACATTTATTGGCATGAGCGTCTTATTGAAGGGACCATATCACAGGATTCTGGCGCTTATCCTCGTGATGGTATGAAAGTACTTAACACCCTTGGTGTATGTACCGACAGTTTGATGCCATACCATGATACTGATTTCACAACTAAACCATCAGCTCTTGCTGAAACTGAAGCTGCTAAATATAAAATTAGTGAATATCATCGTATTGCAGATGCATCAATGCTTAAAGCCGCCTTAGCAGCCGGTGATGTTGTAGCACTTGGAATGCTCGTTTATAATTCCTTTGAATCCCAAAAGGTTGCAACAACTGGTATTGTTCCGACACCTAAGCGTGGAGAACAGCAACTTGGTGGTCATGAGGTATTAATCGTAGATTACTATACAAAGGGCACAACGACATATTACAAAATTCTCAACAGTTGGGGTAAAAATTGGGGTCAAAACGGTTATTTCGTAATGACTGAAGCTACCCTTAAAAAATTAATGATGGATATGTGGACCGGCAAATAATTATTACAATTATTTATTTCAGTATAAAAGGTTAGTGGGAAATAAATCCCACTAACCTTTATTAATTATTAATCCAGTTTACCCATGTTGTCGAATACTTTTGCAAGTTGTTCGCGCATTACAGCTTCACCCATACCGAACTGGTGTTCACCCACACCAACAATCACACCTTTAAGGTATGCGTTTTTGATGGATTTAACTGCCCAGTGATCGGACGGCACATCTGTGTAAATATCTGGAATTTTCCAATAGGATTCACCCATTGTAATAAGACCAAGGTTAGCTAGAACTGTAGTAAATTGTTCACGAGTGAGTTCTTCACCCAGACCAAACTTACCACCACCAACACCACTCATAACATTTTTGTTAAAAGCTTTCATAATAGCAGATGCTGCCCAGTGAGATTCAGGCACATCACTATATACTAAGCTTGCAGATGTTTTAGCAAAAGCATCAGATTCTAAAAGACCAGCTTTATCAAGAGCTACCGCAAGTTGTTCACGAGTAACTTCTTGGTTAAGACCAAACTTTCTATCCGAAACGCCACTCATAAAGTTTTTCTTAAAAGCTTTTTCAATAGCCGATGCTGCCCAGTGATCTACTGGTACATCATCATACATCGAAAGAGTTACAATCTTCGGAGGTACCACTACAACAGGTGGAACTGGAACTGGTTCTTTGTATTGACCCCAAAGGAACTCAGGATTGAAACATTCATTGAAGTCAACGTTAATTCCGTTTGCAGGAGTATCAATTTTGTATTGATACATATCAGCAAATTCGGAAAGTTTACCACGACTCCAAGCAAGAGTTTGCCAGAAGTATTTACATGCTTTCCGTTTACCCATTTCTTCAATTACATCATACTTACCGTAAACACCAGCAAAGAAGTCATCACCGAGAACTTCTTGTGCCCCTTTAAGGAATGCTTCAATTGCATCGTAATCAGATGCAGGTGCATCATAATCTACTGCATAGAAGATTCCACTTTTCTTAGGTTGACCAACGCGGATTGCAGTTGCTTTGGATCTACCAGCAGCCGCTTTACCAGCTTCATAACCTTCGTTAATACTATCTGCACCGTCTTCGAATACAGATCCGATCATATAACCTTCTGCCAAAAGTCTTTCTACCTCGGGCCAGGAGAAGTATTTCCAAGAATAAGATTCAGCAAGATAACGAATAAAGAACTTACTGAACTTACCTCCTTCATACGTTGCAAGAGATTTCAATTGAGTTGAACTAAGTGCTCCGCCACGATCATAACCGAAAATGCTGCTCATTAATTAATCATTCCTTTCAGTGGATTAATATAAGGTTTTAAGATAATTATTTGATATTAAAATCAATGTCAACAGGGCGTTTACAGAGATCTATTGATACTATGTAAATCTTTGAATTTTTCATAATACATCTTGGGGCAAGGATAACTTCTCCTTCATGTCTAGCAAGATAATGAGCTACGCGATTATAAACATTGTCCATCATGTTTTCCAACTTACTATCTTGAGAATTTGAAAAATCAAAAGTATTTTTCTCAGCTTCTTCTAGTACCATTTTTGTCATCTTTTGAAGAATCTCGACATTATTTTGCATGAAATAAATCCTCTCTTCTTATCAAGAATATATACTTACATAATTAGCTTAGATAGTTCGATCTTACTAGAGATTCGCTTGAAACTCTTTCTGTTTCGAATCTTATCATAAATATATTTAGAAGTAAATTGATCAGCATAATAGATCTTCATTTCAATCCTAGGAAGGAATGAATAGAATTTCTCCAGATTAGCTTTATAAATGAGATCGTCATCCAAGAATAAGATTTCGATCAAGTTATCAGTATATGCTTTATAGACGTTATCAATATCAGGTTTAGTAGCAGGAGGAATAATCTTTGCTTCAAATAAAACCTGCTCTTCAATAGATGCACTAGATGGCATCGGATGATAGATATCAATCTTGATAAAGATAGGAGTATGAACAGTTTGAATATCTTTATTCAGTTTCTTGACAAAGTTTAATATGTAATTCTTATTATCTTTAGCATTAGGTACATAAGTAGTAATCATATCACCGATAGAGCGATGACGTGGTCGTTCACTACCACTTGGCTCTTCATAAAGAGTAAGATTGATACAGGAATAAGTACGTTCAGCAAGAATCTTATTCTTTCTACGAATGATTTCTTTCACTCGTCTTTCAGTTAGTTTATCACCAATACAATGCATTACTCTTGCAACTGGATCATCTTTAGGAATATCATGATACTTTGTATTGTATTCTGATATTTTAGTTTTCTTATTTTTAAATCGTCGTTTAGCCAGTATAATCACACCTTTGCTATAATTCTAATTAAAGGTTTTTTGAATAATAACAAATAAAACTCCAAGAGCCTCGAAAGACTCTTGGAGCTTGTTTTATTAACGACGTTGTTGTTGAGCTTTTTGTTGTTTATTGCCAGCAGCAGGTTGAGTAGTTTCTGTTGTAGCAGGAGCAACATCAGCAACTTTCTCAGCAGTTTCTTTAACTACAGTTTCTCCACCTTCAACTACTTCAGCAGCAGCAGGTGCATCGGTTTGCTCTGTAACAGTTTCACTAGCGGATGCGTCAGTTTGTTCCGAAGCTCCTTCAGTTGTACCTGTTTCAGTAATAGCAGCTTCGCTACCTTCAACTACTTCAGCGGCAGGATCAGCATCAGTTTTTGCTGTAACGATTTCTTCACCACCAACAGTAGTGCCAGCAGGAAGATCCACTTTACCAGTCAATGTAACAGAACCAATAACTTCGGTCTGTTCAATATCCGCTGGTACAGGTGTAGAAGCAGCAGGAGCTGCAACAGTTTCAACTGTATTTGTCCAAGGGAATGGAGTTTCTGGATTTACTTCTGCCCAAATTACATCAAACGGTTTGCGGAAGTTAGCATTGTTTAATGGAACTTGTAGCGTGTGATCTTGTTCATACACTTCGAACATTGCCGTTACTTTGGAAACGTTCAGAAGCTGACCGATAATGTCTACCGGAAATAGCGATGGGCGATAAATCGGACTTTGGAATCCGTACCCGATCGGGGAAAGTTCACGGTTAAGATCGTTTACTACGATCCACTTATGAGTCGGTCCTTGTACTTCTTGTACTTGCTCTTCTTGGTTAGACATTGATTATTCCTCTTTTCGTTTTAGTTTAGTTTTCAGAAGAAGTTGTGTTTAGACCTGCAATGATTTGATCAGCTACAGCATCCAACTCTTCTTCTGTCATATTGCTGATATCCAAACCAGCAATTACTTCATCAACTCGGGCTTCAACTGAATCCAATACATCGTCCGGAATATCAGTTTCAGGGTCCATTAGCAGCGGAGAGGAATCAATTCCAATTTCACCAGTTCCGTCATCTTCAACGAGATCTAATACAGACTCGCGGATAAGTTGGTTATGAAAAGCATTTACCATTCGTTGCTTTCGCGCTTGTGCAAGAGAATTGAACATTGGTTTGCCACCTTTCTTATTTATATCAGGCCTTATTCGATTGTTGATTGATAATTTATTTTTGTAGGGCTTTGATCTTTACTTTAAGAATAAATAATACATATGGGATAAGATAGAAACGTTCGAAGTCTGTAGCATCATAATCATTAATTGCTGTATTAAATTCATCTACAGTAATTTTCTCATCATTGTATGCTTTAGCAACTACAAGTTTCAAACCACTTAATCCTTCATAGTTTTTATCAATGATACTATTAGTATAAAGATAATCTAATAATAGCATAGAACCATAAGGAGCTTCAGGTAATACAAGTTCTAATTCTCCCTCTTCAGGAGGCGTTTCTAGTTCAGGGTCTGGAGTAGGTTCTACCCATTGAATTGGTAAATAATCAAATTCAATAGATTGGTATAGAGTGACATCTTCGATCTCTTTGAATAAACTTACAGGAAGAGATCTGAATGATACATAACTCATCATATCTTTCTCCATAGTTTTAGTAATAAACTTTTGAAGGAAGAAAGTTCTATTATAATTACGATTGTGTTTAGGTTCAAATGCTAATGGAGTTTCAAATGCAAAGATCATTTCAAGAATCTCATCGAAATAGATTACTCTATTATCGGTAAGGAACTTTATAAGATATTTACAAGTACCCATTCCCAAAATATCATCTGATAGATTGTCAGGAGTTCGTAAATAGCCAATATCGTCATCATAATTCTCCTCAAGGTATCGGTCAAGAAGTTTACCATAAGAATCTACACATTGTTCAAGAAGATTATAATCTTCTCTTCTAATGATAGCTTTATCTTCAGTACCGATATTTCTGTAAATTGTTTCATAAGTATCAGTAACTTGATTCTCGATTCTTTTGATTCGAGAAGTAGGTACAACCGAATACTCAATGATATAATGATCTTTACCTTTAATAGCACGGATACCTACTGCTGTGATCATGAAGATAATTTCAGGATTAAATGAGCCGATAATGAATGCATCACCAGGGTTAGGCTGAATCGTTTGATTCAATACCTGAGCCTGATCAGCATATTCAGTATAAGTACCAGTTGTTTCATCGTAGGTAATAGTAGCAGTGATTGCATTTACTGAAAATAAAGGTAGATTAAGAATTTTGTTATATCGAACTGGCGAATCTTCAGCCACATAGGACATAACATCCCCAGTACCAATTTCAGTGGTAGATTCTGGGTTATTAATAGAGTAATAAGTCGATGGCACAGGGTTTGTATCAAGGAATCTTACGAACTGACTTAGATTTCTCTCCTGCCGTAGATTAGCCTGAGTTTCAATTAAATTTTGAACATTTAATACTTTCATAGTTACACATCCTTTTATAATATTTTATACACACTTTATAATATTTTATACTTACTTTTAAAAAAATCACCGTTATTGATGTGTTTAACCTGTAATTATAATTACAACGGAGTAAAAATTATTCGTTGACAGGAGGTTGCCTAGTGATGGACATACAATCCAAGCTTCGACTCATCCAAGAAGGATATACCATAAGTGATATAAATACAGGACATATTACACTTCCAAAAGATGACTTCTCTTTACTTTTCTCCAGTCTTTTTATTGATTTGGAGTATATTTCTGAGATGAGTAATTCTCTCTTACAAGAGAGTGATGTACCTGTTAACCGACCTAATAAAGATCTTATCTTCAGAAGAATTCTGGATATGATCGTTCAGAAAATAGGTCAATTTAAAATGCTACTAATGAATTTGTTTAGAAAGAAAAAACAAGAATTAACTTATACTCATCTAGCAAAATTACAATCTCTATTAGGTAAGAATTTTACACCTTTTGTTTTTTATGATACTTTTGAAGATGTGGTATATTCTCCTAAAGATGCCATTAAAAATCTCAAAGATGTAATGGAAAGATTTGAAGATTCATTGGTTAGAAGATTTGATGCTGTATATAATGGAGATACTGCTGAGATGACTCGGTATCAAAGTATTTCTGATCTTAGAAAAGTTACTTGGGGTCAAGTGATAATTGGTCGCAATATTACAAGTGATAATAACATCACTAAATCTGCGATAGATATTACACTTAAACGAGTGCCATCGGTCGAAATTAACTCATCATATCAAGTTCAAAATATCGTTGAGTTTGCTGGTAATTTTTATGATCTATGGAAAGATATCAATGAATCTTTATCTTATTACGAAGGTCAATTGAAAAAACTAAGAAGTCTCTCGGACGAAAGCTTTAGATCAATAAGGCTTGTATGTGAGACTATCTTGTATACACTTCCAGAAATTCTTAAATACGTTGATTCACATTTAGGACGTTTAGTTACACTAGATAGAAATATGACTTAAATATAATTCGGGAGGTTTATATACCATGAGCGTAACATCGAAACTTCGTCTTATTCAAGAAGGTTTCTCAATCGGAGAAATCAATTCAGGAGAAGCTAAATCATTCTCCAGTATCAATGAATCCGCTGATGAACTTCAATTATTCATAGAAAGTGTCGCTGTTGATTTTAGCTACGTTTCTCAAATGAGTATGAATATACTCAAAGAGAGTGATGGCGATAAAACCAGCGTTCTTAGAAAGTTCATTAATTGGATACTCGAAAAGATTCGTCAATTTAAAACTTTCATAATGCACATGTTTCAAAAGAAGAAACATGAAACTCACATACAAACTACATCCAGTTTGAAAAAGATAATGAGTAAAGAATTTCATCCATTTATGGTTCCAGACAATTTTGATATGATTGTCAATGATCCAAATGCTGCAATGACAGTTCTAAAAAATTTGGTTGGTAAATTCGAAGATGTCAATGCTGATTACGTTGATTATGCGTATACTGGTGCTGGTTATAATTCCGAAATTACATCCAGTACTGATGTTAACGGAATGCAAAGTATTATCTGGAGAAAGGTACTCAATGGAGCGCCAATTTCCTATGATAAAAATGTCACACCGAATGCACTTGATTTATCGCTTAATAAATCAGCCGCTGTTCGGATACAGTCCAAAGAGCAAATTCAAAATATTATCATATTCACTGATTCATTCTATGATCTATGGAAAGATATGCATCAGGCATTAGGTTACTACGAAACTCAAATAGAGAATCTTAGTGCAATGGCTGATGACAGTTTCAAGATCATTCAACTTCTGTGTGAAACAATGTTACACACATATCCAGAGATTCTTTCATACGTGAATGCACATATTAATAAATTAACGATGATTGAGAAGTATATGTAAAAATTAAGAGATCATCTACTTCGCGGTAGATGATCTTATTTATGAAACCTATGATAGAAAATTATAATAACGGAGGTACAAATATGGATATTTCAAGAAAACTACGTTTAATTCAAGAAGGTAATTCTATTGAAGATATTAATGCTGGCAAAGTATCAATATTTGAATCAATTAATAGCGATAGCCTATCACTATTCACTGAAGGTGTTATCTCCGATATTGACAGTATGTCAGTAATGATGATCTATGAAAGTTCAGGTACTGGAATCTTGGTACAGATTAAAAAATTCCTTGCTTGGATTAGAGAAAAGATATCACAATTTATTAAATTTATTACACATAAGTTTTCATCTAATAGAATTGATACTACTAAGATTAATAAGTCTATCAAAGAATCTATTGATAGAATACAGATGCCTGAGTTTAGAATAAAGTTTGAAGCTCAAGGTGTAAAGCAAATTGATGTATACAGTAATGTATTTGATTATGAAAAAGAAGACTACTTTGGAAATGGTGTGAATATAGTTTTTGAAGTACTGAATAAACGTGCTCTAGAAGTACTTCACGATTCATCAGGAGATCCAACTACAGTTAATCCTGATATTGATAATGAACAAAAATTCATGAATACTATCTTTAATGACTGCTTTGATGTTAATTATAGCAATAACGCTATATTTGATATTATATATGGACCTATCAAAAAGGTTAATGCTTCCAGTGCTAATCTACTTACTCTGTATACAAGATTGAGTCATTTGGAATCACAAGAGTGGGCGATTGTTAATTTCGTTAAATCAACTATATCTAAAGATTTTTCAAACTATGAAGCAGCTCTGAATATACATATTGCAAGAGCTGAGGAAAAGATTAATAGAATCAATAATCCTGAAATACAGGATCATGAGACTGAAATACTGGCAAAGAATATGGATGCTCAAACCATTGCCAAACAAAATTACTTGATGGAAGTAAATAGAGTTAAAGTGCAGCAAATTTCTAAGCTATACAAATACACATTTAAACTTGCAAATGAATTTATGATGGCTCATAAAACTGTGACCGATAAACTGCGCAGTGATATTGTAGTTACAGTTAACGTTTAACAACTTCTAATTAGTGTACAATATTATAATGGGAGGCGGAAACGTCATGGAAATTGCAAAAAAACTACAACTTATTCAGGAAGGTTTCTCTATCGGAGAAATCAATTCTGGTGCTAAAAGTTTCACAGAGCTAGTAACAGAAGCTGCTGGTGATGAATTCTCACTATTCATTGAGAGCGTTTCAACTGATATTAACTTTATGGCTGATTTAACAATCGGTTCTCTCACTGAGAGTGATGGTGCTGCTCAAAGCAAAGGATTCCTTGCTACAGTAGCTAAGCTATTCCAATGGATTGCTGATAAAATTGCACAATTCGTTAAGTTCGTTAAAAGTAAATTCACTGGCGGTACTACTAAAACTAGAACCGATAAAGTTGAAGAGAAAGTTAAAGAGCAAGTAGCAATAATTGAAAGTCCGAAATTCAAAGCAACTGTTGGCAAATCGGTTACTGACTATGAAGTTGAAACGTATACTAATGTATACGATAAAGACAATGTAGATTTCTTGGCAAATTGGTTTAGGAAAAGTTTACAGCACAGTTAAAGACAGCGTATCTTCAATTGTGTCTACTCCTAATGACAGCGCAAAAGGAATCAACGACACTGCAATTAATAATGAGCAGAAATTCCTTGATTCTCTTTTCAAGTCTGCTCTTGGTATTGATTATAGTAAAGAGAATTTGATTAAACTGGTATACGGTGACGCTAAGAAAGAAACCGTTACCGTTTTCGATATGACTAAATTGGTAGCAAAATTGCGTCATATGCAAGATCAAAGTAATCGTATCATTAATTTCTCAGAGAAAACCCTCAAAGAAGAACTTGGTCATTACAAGAGAGCATTTGATACTCAAATTGCTCTAGCTACAGAGAAATTGAACAAAGCAAATAGTTCTCAAGATCATGACGCTGCAACTCAAGCAGGTAAAGAGATCATGACAATGAAACGTAAATTAAGTTTCGTAGTTAAATCTTTCAACTACCTGATCAAAATTACTAACGATTTCATTGTAACTCATGGTAGCATCACTGAGAGTCTTCTTTCGAAGACTGAACAGATTGCTAACGCTGAGTATACGAAAATCGTTGAAAAAGGTAAAAATCTTTAATCTGCATAATAGAGGTCATCTACTAAAAATGTAGATGGCTTTTTGCATGTAAAACTTATAATTAGAATAATCAATTATGGAGGGATAGCAATGGATGTAACTTCTAAACTACTTCTTATTCAAGAAGGATATTCTTTTCAGGAAATAAACGAATCATCATTTAACTTCCCATTACCTCAATGGAAAGATGAGAATCGTGTAACACATGAAAAGCAGCAAATTAAAACTAGAATCGGCAAACTTAGACAGCAGCAACTTCATGGTCATAGTGATGAGATTGCTAAACAGATTGAGGAACTTCAAAAGCGTTATGATGAGATTGTATCTTCAACTCCACCATCAACTTCACAGCAAAAGAAAGAAATTAGTCATAAGATTTTCTTACTGAAAAGATCTGGTGCTGAGGCTAATAAGGAAAGAATTGCAGAACTTGAGGAAGAATTACATAAGTTGCATGAATCCTCATTGCCTGATTTTCTTTTAATTAATAACGATTATGTTACAGAATCTGTTATGGATATTTTGACTGAGAGTTCTAATGGTGGATTCTTATCTTATATCAGTAGGTTCTTTAAATGGATTAAAGAGAAAGTACTTCAGTTTATTGCTTTCTTAAAGAGTAAGTTTTCTCGTAAGAAAAGTAAAGCTGATGAAGCTAAATCGGAATGGAAAGAGAAGTACCCAGAGCTTGCAAAGTTAGTTGATATGAAGAGTATCAATTATGAGATGACAGTTCATTCTCATGTGTATGATAAACCTGATTATGATTTCTTTGCTAAAGGGATCGAAAAGGTATTTGATATCTTTGATGATCGTATCCAAAGAATCATTGGTTTAACTCAAACTGATTCTAAGGTAGTAATGTTCACCGATTCTATCATTGATAATGAGAAGCGATTCCTTGATTCTATCTTTGCGGAAGTATTCAAAACTCCGTATAGTGAAGAATCTATCTATGAAAATCTCTATGGTCCGAATAAGAAAGTGATCGTATGGCCCAAAGATGATATGGATTATCTATATGAGAAAGCAAAGCATATGGAAAGGCAGCAAGAAAAAATTATTGATTATGCTGATAAGGTTATTCCAGCTAAACTTAAACTTTATGAGCAAATGATCACTAAAGAACTTCAATTAAGTTTGGATAGAATTGATAATGCTAAGAAAGCTAATAAGTGGAATATTGTAAATGCTGAGCAACGAGTACTTGCTGATTATAAATCTAAGTTGGATAGTCTTATCAAGCTTTACAACTACATGTTTAAATTAGCAACAGACTTTACAGTAGTTCATAATTCCATAGCATGGAAGTTCCTAGATGGTCTTAGCCAGATCACTATGGATATGGCAGGTAAAATAGTATTACCCACAAAAAAATAAACAGTTAATTGATATATCTTCACAAATCATTTTGATGCGCTTCGGCGCGGAGGTGATCCTTTCTATCTAGAAGGAGATTGTGAAAAACAGAAAAGCCGACCTCGATGGTCGGCTTTTTGTTTGTTTAGTTCCAGATATAATTCTCTTGAATATCCATTTCTTCTCTAGTTACACCAAAGTCTTTTTGCCCACTCTTCTTATTATAGTAGACATACATTTCAAGACTATTGGTAAACTTCTTGATGTTTTTATAGATTCGTTCATAATAAGATAATTCAACTTCTGAATCTGAGTAGATCTTTACTACTAAATCCAACAAACCAAATTGTCTTATATAATGATTAATGATTCTTTCATATGAAGCTCCAGAGACTGAGCAATATACTTTATTGAAGACATCCTCATCTTCTATATTAAAGAAGACTGAAAGTATATCGAACGATCCCTCTGCAAGAATTAATTCAATTGGATCATCAGAGAGTAGATCTATCTTTGTAGGAATATTATACGTTTTGAATTTCTCAACGTCATCATCGGCATCAAAGATATCTACGATTGTATAGCGTTTAATCTTTTCTGTACCAGTGGCATTTCGTATATTAATGTAATCATTATACGTGGATATAAATCCAATCCCATGATCAGAAAGATTCTTATAGTAATATTCTTTCTTCTTATCTACAGATACATCATTATACTTAAACAATTCATTCATATTAGTATGGATCTTTAACTTAATTAGATCCTTCATCTTTAGATCAATACCCAATCTTTTATTAAGATAGTGCAACTTAGCTCTAGACAACTTATCTTCAGGAGAAGGAAAATTCTTTAGGTATCTAGCACCTTTCTTAGTAAATCTCTTTTCTTTTACATCTTGCCTATTCAACCCGTTAAGGTAAATGTTCGCTTCGTAATTATTACAGTCAATCATCCTAAGGAAATCTGGTGTGATATAACCCTTAGTTTGTCCATGTCTACAGCCAGCCCTGAAGCATCTGTATAAGAATCTTGGTTTTTCTTTAGTTGGTATAGATATATAGAACGAGCGCTCCCCTTTTCGGCCACCAGCGCAGTATGGACATACACACAGTAATTCAGTTTGGTCAGTATTATATTTCACATTCTTTAAAGATTCGAATAAAGTTTTAATTATGTATTCTACTTTCTGACTATCCATTTAGTCTTCACCTCGTTTCCTCTCTATTAAAGGTTTATTAAATAATAAGTATTTAGAAACGCTATATAGATGGTATTGTTACTAGTTAATAATATATATTTTATAGGAGGCTACACAAATGTTAAAAACAGCGACCAAAGATTTGACTACTGAAAGAAAGCACTTGATTCAAAAGAAGGTTAGACAACTTTTAGAGAATCCTACTAAAGCGGTCACTTTCCAAAATGAAGATGGTTCTATTAATATTGAAAAGCTTTCTAGAGCTGTCGCTACTACAAACTCTCTTTCTAGGAACAGAGGTCAAGTAGCGGATTATATTAAAACCATCTTCCATCGTGATCAACGAGCTAATGAAATCATTGCAGAAGAAATGAAAAATTTCAATGTAAAGGTGGAAGCAGAATGAGTTATTGGTATCATCACAATACTAAGAACATTTCATTCCTTGCTCTGTACAAATTATTTAAGGAACACGGTTTAACAGTTCCGCATATGTTACATCTGCATAATAATGATTTACAAGATGTAGATCCATATGATCCAAACCTCACATCTGTACAGAAGCAAAAGATTATCTTGGAATGTACAACCAATCCCTGGTATTATTTCAGAGAAGTTGCTCGTATTGAAACTATGGGCGGCGGTGCAACTCCAACAGAACATTTTCCTATCAATAAAGGAACTTTTGCAATTCTGTACACTGCGTTTAATAATCTTAATCACGTTGTACGACTTCCAAGACAGCATCATAGGGAATTGACTTATGGACAACTACTAGCATATCTATTCCTATTCGGAGAAAATGGTAGCAATGTAGGAGTTATTAACCCTGATACAGAAAACAATGCTGCTGTATTTAATCGTATTGGTGAAATTCTTCACAATCTTCCAGACTATTTCAATACAACGCATAAAATGGTTGAAAGAGCTAGACAAATTAAGAATACTCGTTTAAATACGGGTGTTATGACAATACCAATTCCTACAAGTATTCAGAAGGCAGATTGGTACGGTAGAGAATTGTTTATGAATGTGCAATACTATCATCTTGCTGATAGTGTCAAATTCTTTGAGCCTCTATTCTCTGCTTCTATCCCAGCTTTCTATAGGGCTAATGCAATGTCAGCCAGGTATAATTCTAATAAGATTCGTTCTATTATGATTTCTTCATTCATTACAGATGATAATTCATCTCTTCATGTAGATCATGTAATTAATGGTGCTTTACAATGGGAAGATAGTTATTATATGATGGATTTAGATACTCTTAGAGAAATACTTAATAAAGAATCTGTTAATAACTTTGTTTATATTGAGTATAATTTCTTTGAACTCGGTAAAGATCAGCAATGGTATGATGATCAATGTCGAATGCTTAATCATGATCAAGATAAAATCAATAAAGAACTTTTATTAAAAAGGAGCGATTCAAATGTCTAAAAGATCACAACCAGCAGTTGCTATATCAGCTAAAGAAGTACATACAAATATACCAGCATATAAAGATATGACTTCTCGAAAATTAAAGAAGTATTTTAAACAAGTTAGATTAATAACTAATCCTTCATTATTTGTAGCTAATAAGTAAACAAAAAAAAAATAAACTCGGTAGAGGGCTAAGTGCTCTCTACCGAATTCTTTGTTTTTCTTAGATATAATGAATTTTATCACAAGGAGTACAGACCCATTGACGTTTATATTCCATCTGTTTATCCTTCTTACCACGGGTTAATTTACCTTGGCAAGATGGACAAACACCTTTACGGATTAGAAAACATCTACGATCTTCTTCTCTCTTTGCTTGCATCTTTGCTCTAAATTCTTTTTGAATTGCTGAGGATGGTGGATTTGATTTAGAAGGATGTTCAGTTTCACCTTTAAAATGTGAACCTGCTAACAAACCAGCTATTGCTGCATAAGATGGCATTCCGTGTCCCACTGCTCTCATATTCATAGTCATATTATGACCACCTTCCTTGTTTATCCCAAATACGATTGAAGTTTACATCAACGTTAATTCCATATTCAGTTAAGAACGCATCAAGTTTCATCTTCTCACACTTACCATTTTGATACATGATCTTTAGAGTTTTCTCTTGTCCTACCAATAAGAAGAATTTGGATAGCAGGAAGTTTTCTACTGCTTTATCATAAGAACTCTCTACAGTAAGAACGTAAAGTAGTTGGTTGATAGAGTAGATATACTCCTTTATGATCTCAGGAGGTGCTTCCCAGACAACATTCATCGACTCAGACTCATGTTCATCAGGTGAACAGAACTCGTAGTCTCGTTCAAAGATAATGAACTTAATCTGTAATAACTTCTTAAAGATTCTAATAGGAACCCTCTTATTAAGCCCATTTCCAAGATCAACTAAAACCTTGGCATAAGGATGTTTAGTAATGATTTGATTGAGCTTCTTTCTTTTGATTCTTCCAAAGAATCTATATACCTCATTAGGATCTTGAGGTCCCAGTGTTCTAACAGGTTTATTTTCATTAGTCTCAGCATGGATAACAAATGTATCTGAACCAGCATGTTGAAATTTCTTAGGAAGATTACCTTCCTTCTTCTTTGGAAAGTTTGCAACGTATGCTTTGAGTAATTCATATTCAAGCCCGTCAGATGGAAGAGTTACAGACTTACCACTTCCACGAGCAACATTTTCTAACATCTTTATCCCAAAATGATTGGGGATTATTTGTATATATTTCGACATTTCTATCTCTCCTTAAAAAATAAATTAACCTACCACTTGTTACAGTGGTAGGTCTTGTTGGTTTATTCTGGTTGCTTTGATGCCGTCACAAATAGTAACGATTGCGAGATAATAATTTCCATAAATGATAATGGATTCTTATCAAAATCGAATTTATACAATGCATTTGTGACGATAGCTTTTTCGAATAAATTAAGAGCAATCTGCGTAAGAGGATAATTTTGTTGAACCCAAAGTATCCTGTTATCAGTATAGTTGGTCCGAACTCTATCTATACACATTAGAGATAGTTCGGTATTAAGTGCATTAAAACCAAATCGTTTAAATAATTCTTTGATATAGATGTATATATTTCTGCCCGAACCATTGTGCTCCATGATATCATAATGAGTTATCATTGGTAGAACTAATCTGGTTGCGATAGACATAATTAGCAAATCTTCGGTTTTTATAGCTTCATAATACACATGGTTAGAAACGTTTTCATGATCCAGATTATCTTTCACCATTTGTTTAATTTTGTCAATAACTTCTTGTGTGAATAGATCAGTATAGAAGTTATTTACGAAATATTCCAAACGCGGTGCTAGACTAGAATCAACGACGATCTTATGCAAGTTATACGTATCAATTACGTGACTTGCAACATCGTACACATTCATAAAATAATTAATGAAATGTGTAATTTGGTCAAAATTCTTTTTGTAATTTTGACGTTCGTTTTTGAAGTGTGGATTTGTTAGTGGAAATCCTGCTTGTTCAAACGGAAATACGATTACATCATTTTTAAAGCTTACTACTTTCATTTCTTTCGTTGGTACCCAAGATTGTACATTGTTCATTTTGTTTGCCTCCTTAAGGCTGGTTAGTTTTTGTGGATATAACCCACAGTCATATCCACATAAGTGTTTACTTATAATTGAAAATTAATCAGACTACTTTAAAATCTTTTGAAGCAGCTTAGTAAGTTCAAGTTTAATATCCATATCTTTCTTCAAGAGCTGGAAGATTCTTGCACCGTCCGATGTATTCGAAGATGACTTCTTGGAACTCTTGAAATTGATAGGAGCTTTATGCTCTTTCTTTTTCTTCTTTTTATCCTTGCCTTTCTTAGTCTCAATGTGCACAATTTTCTTTTTGAACTTCTTGTGCGGCTTCCACTCAGACGTTTTCTTCTTTTTCTTTTTCTTCTTTTTGGTATCGTCCTCGTGACCACCGTTAATTTTCTTAATCAGCTTCTTCGAAAGAATACCGTCTTTCTTTGCACGAATCTTCACTTGTTTACCAGCCATTTTAATTATCCCCTTTCGAATTGTTAATGCTTATTGTAATCCTGTCGCCAGGTTGAACCTTGGGATTGAGTATAGAACGATATTTATAATGATTTGTAGTAATTCCACTTTCTTCATCCAAAGTAGAAGTTTTATCCACAAACCGATTAAGAGGATTTTCTACCGGTTTGGTATCAGACTTATCCTCAGTAATAATCATATCATCTTCAACTAATTTTGTTAATATTTCTTGAGCTAATCGTTGAGGGCAATCACAAAATGCAACTTGATCTTTGCATTCTGGACATGTAACACGATCACCCGATGTTTCTTGCAGCTCAGTTATTTTTTTCCATTTATCAATATCCTTTTGAAGATCGCTCATATATCCTCCTTTAATATTCAGTAATGTCTTCATCGAATATCTTTTCAATTTCTTTATCCAATTTTGTACCATGAATAAAAGCACGGACGAATCTAATAAACGGACTGCTACTGGCAATTTTAGTTTTAAAGTTGTTAATAACCTCTCCAACTTCAGCAGCAATTTCTTCATTAGATTTAGTGGTCTTATAAATATTGGTTTGATTACCATTGCTTCCAGCATTTTTATTGTATACTACAGTACCATCTTCATTTCTTGTAAATATGAAATGCATAGTACTCAATACACGTGATGTTAATTTCCACTGATCTTGATAAATAAGTTGTCTCATTTGTTCGCCCCTCCCAAGGGTTAAAATGTGAATTTATAACCATCTTTGACGTGTTCATTAGACTCCATAATCAGTAATTCAACACCGATTAATTTTACCAAAGACTTTTTAACATCATCTTTATCAAGTCCAAGTTGTTCGGCGATTTTCTTTGGACTGATAGATTTTGCAGTCCTACCATCTAGATGCGTCATCAGATGAAACAGAACTCGATAATCTTTAGCTTTAAGTGTATCAATTTCAGAGATCTTTTTAAATGCTTCGATCTCTACACTAACTTTCAGAGTGTGAATTAAATACATTGTTTAACCTTCTTTCTTCATATGGTAAAAAGCACTCCAATAGAGATTATCTAAACTATCGTAAGCGCTTGATAAATCTCTCTTAACATTTTCGACATAATTAAGAAGCTGACCAACCTGCATTGAATCCAGATTATCTCTGGTTTCTTTCAAAGTTTCCATCGCCTGTTTAATTTTATCAGGAATTGCAGCAGAATTTAATGCATAGGTTAAAGATGTACCTTCAGTCATATTCATTACAAAACTACTATCAAGAGCGGATGTTAGAGCTTTCTTTTCGGTAGTTAAAGTTATGTGAAGTTGATTATCAACTTGCTTTTGATATGCATAAAGCTCAACACCTTCAAGTTTTATTGTAACCTTAGTTGAAAAATCTGGTTTGGATTTATTATATGCTTCTAATAATTTCTCCAAATAATTAATCTCAATATCATTGATATTTTTTAAATATCCTGTTAACGCAAAAACCGTACTACCTTCTCTGTGCATGACACTGAGTAAAGTTAGTTGGGTATATGCATATAAACCAAAACTGGTACCGGATGCTCCCCAAAAGCTGCTATTATTGGACTCATCCCTCTTTGCACATATAACATCAACACCAGCAATCAATTGTAATCCTGGCTTATTTTTCTTATGTGATTCGATAACTTCCGATAGCTGCTCAAAATATTGTTTACAAGCGTCTATCCCTTCAGTCACTGTTAAATATACTAACATCTTAGAAGATCTATCAACAGGTGGACCTAATGTAATAGATGCACCTTTTTCAATAGACGATCTAACGGCGTTATTAAGTTCTACTGATATAGGATACATATTAGATACAGCAATAACTTCATTTGGATATGTCATAGACTTTCCTCCTAATAATTCATATATAATCTCTTGTCACCAAGAGAATATTACTTAATTTTTTCAGGCTGAAACTCATCACCGAGAAATAACTCGATAACTCTATCTACAGTACGATTGATTATTAATAACTGCTCTGATGGAGTATAGTCTTTATCCAGACCATATGTATTTATAAATTCCTCATCAGCCAGCAATTCATCAGTGGCCTGATTAAAGCATTTACTTAACTTATGCATAGAAACATTCTCAGGTAATAAATATTTCTCATCAATAATTGCTAATATTGATAATACTATACCCATATATAATTGAGAATGCATCTGAGCTTTATACATATGAAGCTTTGCTTCTTTTTCATTTAATTTTTCCATGAAATCTACAGTATTATTAGCAGCTTTTGGAGGAGTTGATACATCACTCATATATTCCTTTATAGATTGTAAATGCTCTTGCCAAGTTTCAGTAAAGTATTTAATTTCATTAGAACCTAATGGTTTAATTTGACCTCTAAATGAGATTATTAAATATTCACCTTCTCTACGAACATGACCTGCTCGTAAGTTTACATAATTTGTTAATTCGCTAATACTACCATCCTCATGAAAATTACCAGTTAGTACCTCACATGTAATATCTTTTTCTGATGAATATTTATGCGGAACGTTATCAAATTCAGCATCAGCGTCAATCCAACTACGAAAGTACTCTAGAAAACTTTTATGATATAACACTTTTAAATTAAGCGTAACATAAATTTCATTGAAATGGTCAGTTATAGTGAAATCTACAGTGGCATGCTCCATATAATGACGCATTTGACGAGTTACTCTTGTATCAGCAATTTTAGGCATTACTGGAACCATATACATTTTATTGGACATTTCTTATTCCTCCTAATATTTTTAAAGTAATAAGAGATAGACCCTATACGAGTCTATCTCCAGTTATTGTTAGAACATTTCGATCAGACGGATAGTCTCATCAATGATCATATTTTCGTTAATCTCGATGTCCTCTCCAAGTAGAGCCTTGTTTTGGTGATCTACGTATGTAAGAGGGTTGTTGATAAACGTACCGATGTACTTGATGATGATGTCTTCATTGATACTTGAAGTTACATCTTTGTATTGCTTCATCAAGTTATAGTAGCGTGGGAATGCTTTGATCTTCGCCAATTTCTTGGTTCCAATCTTTCTTCCCTTGATACGATTAGAAGGACGACCAGTAATAAGATTTGGAACCACACGGAATCCTCTTCTATATAACTCTTCCTTCAAGATGATAATCAGTCTAAAGAAGTCTTGCCTAGTAATGAGTTTCATATTCTCTAAGCCTTTAAAGTCATCAGCAAAGAATTGCAAGACCATATTAGTTTGAGTGGACGACATCTGAAGATTATTCTCATAGAACTTCATGTCCTCGTCTTTGATCTCAATCTTATATTGCTTTACAAGTTTTTCGATCTTATGCTTACTACCCGCACTTGAGATAATAATATCTCGCTCATCAATTCTCGCAGCGTTCATTTCCAATTGTTCCAGACCGGACATCTTACTATCGGAACGCTTGGTATTGATATCTGAATAATCATGAGTATCCTTACCTTCAATTGTAAATTTCAGAGCACCTCTGATACCTACATAATTCAAGTTAATAAGGATCTTATCAAATTCATATTTGTACAGAAGATCTTGGATAACCATTTTGGTAATCCGAGTCTTTTCTGAGGAAGGCGTAATACCTTTGTTCTTATTACGTTTCCACATACCACTATCAGTGTGAGTCGAGTTTTCGATAATCTTGTCCACTGTAGCGTAAAGCTTGTTATAGATATTCATATCCTTATCTCTATCCTCTTCATCTTTCTCGAAGATAGGGAATAAGGCATAGAAGCAGTGATACAAGAATTTCTTCATGATCATATCTTCTACCATGTCTTTTCGTACTGAATAGTAATGGGAGATAATTGGAATGATAATTTTGATAGCAGTACTGATCGCCATCAATACCTTTCCATGTTTGTTCGTAAATTGATACGGGTTTTCCTTGTATTTCTCATCTTTGTCTGTAGAGATTTCAAGGTCAACTCGATATTGTTCTTCTACGAAGCCTCGAACTTTCTTCACCATTGATTTGCTGAATACCTTGTTCACAATATCGTTGATGAAGCTTTTGAACGTATACGTTAGATTACTCAGGTCGGTCATAACCTTCATATTGATATAGCAGGTAATTAACTCACGATCTGGATCGTAATAGTTCATAAATACATTGATTGTATCGCAGATTAAATCTCCCTTCTTATAGAATGCAGGACGAGGGATGTAAAAGATGTTTAAGCCTTTTTTCTCGATATTGGGAAACATTTTCTCGAAGTCACAAATGAATGTGTCCTTCTTTCCCAGTCTGAATAGTTTAGTTTGTTCGGTTAGATACCTATTTGGTTTACAGACATCAGCTCTCATCTTCCCCGTTCACTTTCCCCTCTAATAGATAATAGATGACTAATATAATAATATATATTTCGTAGAAAATTTTAAGAGAACTGCTCCCTTCAGTTCTCTTTTTTGAAATAGATATCATATACGTTTTGCTTTTTTTGCCTTGGAAGCCTTCTTAGCTGTGGCTGCCTTGATTGATGTTTTCGAATTAGATTTTGTAGTAATTTTTCCTATAACATGTTCCCTATTGTGTAGTTTTTCATTAAGCTCCTTTTTCTCCTGAGCTTTTTGTTCTTTCTTTTCTTCAGCCTTTTTCTTTTGATCAATATCTTTGGCTTTCATGATCTCACTGAAGTCTCTAAGCTCTTTGATAAGCTTCTTCAGGTCAAGATCAGATGCAAATTTATCAATCTCATCAATATTAGAGTAACTCTCTTTGATATACTTACAAGCATAGTAAATAGATTTATCTACACCTGGAAGCTTATGAGGGTTACGAATCTCTGCAAATTCTTTTACAGTCTGAGAAGGAATGATTGATTTAAGTTCCTCAATCAAAGTTCCATTCCGTTTAAAGGTATTAGCAAAGGTAAATGCAAATGCAGGGGAGTTACTAATTGCTTTCATAGCCCAATTGATATAATTGGATTCTTTAGTAGCAGACGCTCTATCAATCTTAAGTACAACGTCATAAGATAAGTCTTTAGTAGTTTCAGAAGGGATTAATAGATGGATGTAGTATGCATTCTTATTTCTATAAATATGAGTTTGAAATTCATCATACATATCTAAGAGTGCGTCATACCTAGCATCATATTCAGTTTTAATAATCTTTAGAGAACTAGCAGAAGATCCTTTACCTAAAGGATTTGATACATACTGATTAATAGAAAGATCAGCCATTATTTATTCACCATCCTGATTTGAGCAATACGATCATCAACTTCTTTTTGGCTATAATTCCGTGCCATACCTTTTTTGATGAACTTAAACTCTTTGTGTTTAGCATAGTCATAAGGACGAACCAAACTTGTATGCTTGCTAAAGAAGTTCTTACCAGATTCAAGAATTACAGCTACGAACTCGGAGCAGAATTTTTTATCGCCACGATCCTTAGCTATATTCATTTTATTATAAAGCAAGCCAAGAAAGCTATACTTTAGTTTACTCGTTAAATGTATTGAGGAAAGTTCTTCGAGCTTAGCAAGCATTGCTTCTTTTTCTTCAGGAGTTACAAAGGTCACATATAAACTATATGTGGCACTATCTGCAACATCTCTAAACAAACCTTCTTTAATATCTTCCTTAACGAATACTCCAACGAATGCAATTTTCTTATACTTTCTTCCCATTGAATACATAGATTTCATACTCGAATCGAAAGAAATAGATGCATGAGAATAAGGCACACCAGTAGCCTTTTTAATAAGAGTACTTAGTGCAGTTCCCGTATGAGTAAGCATTACATATACAGGCTCAGTACTTTCCTTCATATCAGTAGATTCAAATAGTAACTCAGTTCTCTGCTCAAATAGATCATCAAACATCGCAACCGCTCCTTCATAAATAAAATGGACAATGGATATCATTAATCCATTGTCCATTCTCTGCCACTAATTAAAGGACAGATTCAAATTCATTATGCTCATCGGTCATGATTGTATTAGCAGTAGCGAGAATCAAGGCAGCATCAATTGCTTTTTCCACAATAAGTGTATCAGTGGATGCAGGATTGATTACTACAGAAGCCAGTTCATCACCATCAGCTAGATTTACTACGCAGAATACAGGAGTTCCAGCATACTTGACATCAACTTCAATACCTGATACATCATCAACCATTGGCTTGATAATATCAGCACATTTTTCATTGATAATCATTTGATAGAATGCTTCTTCGGTAGCTGTTGCTACACGGTTTGTAACCAACTTCTTGTATACATTAATGTAAGCGGTAAGAATAATCGTTAGAAGTTGTCCGTAAACATCATCTAGATTACCCTTAGATTGCTTCTGTTTGATCAGAAGTTGATAGATAACATTCATCGTAGTAGTATTACACCCTACGAAGTAACCAGTGTTCAAAGCAGCTTGTAACGCTTTAACACCATCTTCGACAAGACGATAGTTAATAGATTTACGTTGACTAGTTTCGCCACCTACATAGATAGTAGTAGTACCATCTTTAAGTTTAGCATGGCGAGCTTTCAACGAATTGATCTTCATTTGAGATTGAAGAACATCTTCTTTGGATACTTCCGGATTATCGTTCATTGTGTGAATCTCTGCAATTTGAGCAGCAATTGATTCAATCCAAGTTTCTAACTCTGGAGTTTGGTTAAACCCAGCAAGAGTCATTTTCTTGTCTTTGATCAATACGTTTTGAGCATACCCTTTGGAGATTTCACGAATTGTTTCACTGTTCAGCTCAACGCCTTCTTCAAGGATTGCGCAGCCAGATGATTTAATCAAATCATAGTAAGTATCTTTCTTTTGCAATGTATTAGCATCGCTGTATACTACTGCCATGTTATGCAAGAATGCAGGTTGCTTTTGAGCAACTGCTTCAATATAACGATAGAAGTTTTCGTTCTTAATACCAGAGCAGATAATCAACAAGGATTTACCGCTAAGTTTCAATTGATTTGCATATTCAAGGATGTCATTAGTGATAGTAGCAGCACCATCAACTACGACAACTTCAACTTCTTTCAATTTACAAGTTTCGATATCGTAGTTATTGAACGCTTGGTTCATCATACGACCCATGATTGATAGACCTTTGCTATTGGAATGATACGTTTGTTCCGTTGCACTATAGTCAAGGATAATATTCGTATCAGCAAAGTTTTCAGTGATTTTGTAAACCTTTGCGATAACATCCGCTAGATCACGATTGCGATCTGTTGAAGTGTACGCAAGGTGGAATGCTTCTTCATCGGTATTGATTTTTGATGCAGCGTTTTTAAGCATAGAGATAATACCATCTTGGATTTGATTCATTGCATTATGAATCGTCGAAGATGTATATTTATTCCACAATGCTTTGGAAGTACGAAGCTGTTTGTACACTTGAGCCATTATAAGAACAGCGGAAGTTGTACCATCACCAACGATGGATGCTTGACGCTGAGCAACTTCGATAGCCATTTGATGAACTGTACGAGCAATTGTGCTGTCCATTTTCATCATAGTCAAATTCTCAAGCCCATCTTTGGATGAACTAAGTTCTCCAGGTCCCATCATGAAGATATTGTGAGTACCACCTGGTCCATATGTAGCACCAACTGTGTTTTCAAGTACATCGAATACATGGGAAACTGTCCCGTGAAATGTTTGCGGGTTAGAAATGTTTTGACGGAAGTATTGACGATCCATTGTATAATTGCCCCTTTACGAATTGGTTTTATAATAAGAAACTTTCAGCCTCATCAGTGGTAAGTAGATTTACTATTCCCAATAAGAAGCGTTTTTCATCTCGTAGATCCATGATTTCTGGAAGTTTAAAGAATGCGGCATCTTCTATCTCTCGATAGTTATAACCGATCTTTGATAATAGATACGTGAATTGTTCCGAATCCATATCAGGATGTTCGATAACTTTCTTTAGTAGGTCTATATCATGTATGTACAGAGAAGTAATTTTATGAGTATTGATATAATCGACTATTGCATCCACATCAAAGATATCAAACTGAACATCAGAAATGTTAGGAAACACAGTCTTCATTCCAACGTCTGCTGGAGAAGCAATGTGAATTCTATTAACAAAGTTTTGAGATAGTAGGATAGTGATGTATGATTGCATAGCACCAATAGGAGATTCTCCACTAACTTCTACAAATTTTTTCTTGATGAAGTTAAAGTAGAACTCTTCATCTATAGTAGGATCGTTCAGAATACTAGCAGTGTTTTTATTAGCTAATTGTAATACATTAACTATAAATTCAGTACCTTCAAGATGAGATAACGGATTATCCATTTTAAGATGTTTCTTTACATACATAAGAAATCCTACAGATTGAAGAATGACTGTATTATAATTGAGGATAAGAATATTTTGATGCTCTTCGCCGTTATAGAACTTTAACATCTGCTCACCTCTTTCAGGTTAAAAAAGAAGAAGGGACGATGTTACTCGTCGCCTTCAGTCATTTGAGCAATGATTCTTTCCAATTCCTCATCAGTTGGATTCTCAGTTTCGATCTCTTGACCTTGACTTTGACCTCCACCACGATTGGAATTGAATGAATTGCCACCACTCCAGTTACCTTTTGAACCGCCACTATTTCCACCTTTAGCAGGAGCCATTGGTTTGGAAATATCAACGTTTAATGCTTGCAGCATCATAAAGATATTTTGCTCAAGACGTTTTTGTGAATAACGATCTTCGTGATTTTGTGCATGAACATATCCATTCGTCATAGCCTTAGCAAAGTCATACAATGCATCAAGGAAATAATCGAATTCGGAATTTTCATATTCAACGCTATAGCTACCGTTATCCGGTTGATATCCTTTAACGATTTTGTCTTGATTGAATACGTGAACCAAATATTCATTCGAGCGTTTGCTATCATCACCAGTGAGATAAACAACTGCACAAATGTCATTTGGATTAACATCACCTGTAAGGTGCTTTAATTTATTCTTCAAGTCACGGGCAGATGCGAATTCGATCAAGCCCTTTTTCAGACCGATAGCGAAAGATTCAAATTCTCCAGTTTCTTCAAACTTCTTGAGAACTTTGGAACCTTTCTTGTGAATAGCTTTACAATCACGCGGTTGTAGATATGCGATTGCTCCACCTTTATAATCAAATTGAAGGTAACTTTTGTTCCCGTCTTTAACTGGAAGATGGATACCGATAGCGGCAGTTCTTTCGAAATATCTTACCGCCAAACAGGTTTGAGTATCTTCATTAATACTCTTATACCCGAAAGTTTCAACTGATGGTTTTCTCTCATTGTTTTGCTGCATGGTTAATTCTCCTTTGCAAATTGGGATTAATCTCTAATATCTGGTTTTAGATATAATACATTATTATTGATATTTCTAGCTCGATGTAACGGGTATTCCACCATCCCGATCATCGTCCTCATCATCGTCATCATAAACACCATTTAATATATCATCCGCAAATGATGCTAATAATATCATACCCATAATATACATAAATGGAATATTAATTACCCATTCATCAATAGAATTAACGACAATCATTGTAGTTAGAAATATCTTATTTTCTTGAACTTTTTGTAACCTCTTAAACGAGTCTTTCCATTTCATGTAAATCAACTCCTATATAATAATTTTTAAGGGGTGAATCATATGGCAGGCGATTCAATGTTTACATTTGAAAACCTCCAAACTATTGGAGGAGCATCTCTGCTTTGTTTCCTTATTGTAGCTTATACTAAAGGACTTCTCGGCAGTTTTGCACCATGGGTTCCTACAAATGTTTATTCACTATTTGTGGCAACCGTTATTCTTATTCTTGTACAGATTAACGTCAATCCAAGTGCTTTACACGTATGGCAAACATACTTTCTGTCGGTAGCTAATGGTATTCTGGTGTCAGCAACAGCCAGTCATACCAATGAGTTGGCTACCCGATTTCCTACGCTTACTAGGAAGACGAAAGAGAAAGTAACAGAAATACCTAAAACAGAAACAGTAGAAGAGACTGGGGCTTAATTGACCCCAGTCTTTTCTTTTTGTTTATCCTACGTCTACGATATTTGAGATGTATCGACCCGTGGATGTTTTGTATACAGATTTAATACCCAGACAGTCAAGAATAGGTTCAACTAGATTCATATACTTCTGAACCATAGTTTCAACATCCATTATCTTTAACAACCATTCTGGCACTTCTTGATCGAGTGGTACTGCAATTTGTGTAATTCCAGTTCTCATCTCATGTGTCTTTAACAGATCTACTAGGATATCAAAGTATTCTTTATCCTCGATAGCCAATACAGCAATATCTTTAGCAGATGCAATATCAACTTTGATCAAATTAACTACAGCAGGGAATTGAATTTCCTTATCTGGATAGATTGTATTCCAGATGTACGCTGCTTTAAATTGACCAATACTAAATGGATCAGCATAAGCATCCATTGTATTAACCTTAGAGATATTTAAGAGTTCTTTATCTCCTTCTAACAGACTAGCTCTGATTGAGTCCTCAAGTTTAAGGAACTTCTTAAGAGCTTTTTGAATGTTTACCTTATCAGATACAATATGTTTAAAGATAATTGATTCAATCTCTTTCCGCAGTCTTTCTGGAGCAGCGGAGATCTTCAAGAAATCAAAACCTTTAACGTCTGTAATACCATTAGGGAAATACTTACCTTCTTGGAGTTTGTAGTTAGAAAGATATCTCTTCTTACCCTCACCAACCAGTAGTGATGTGAAGTAGAATTCATTCTTAAATGCATAAGTTCCAAGTGGTGTATTAGTAGTATTCGTAATCTCTTCAAACTTCTGAAGAGATCTTGAGATAGCTTCAGTAAGAACTGTAGCAATGATATTGATAAGCTTAAGCTTATTGCTTTCAGTTACTCGTTCTTCACTATCTTTTCTTACGATCTTAATTCTGTTAGAATCTTCAGACACAAATGTCTTAATATGATCTAAGAGATCTTTAACAGTGATAATATTTGAATCAGTATCAATAATAGGTACAGAGTTTCGAGGACTGTTAATCAGTCTGTCAATCCGTCCATAGTAGTGATAATTGTAGTGACAGTATTCTAGAACGATATTTGTAAACTCTTTCAGAATACCTGCTGTACGTTTAGGAGGATGCTCTGGGTTCATAAATGTAGACGTTTGTCTCACAAATTTACGCAGAAGCTTTTGTACATAATCACTTTCAGAAAGGAATTGATTGATGTTATTCTTGTAGAAGATTTTGTTGAGTCCTTCTTGAGAAACATTCCCTAAATAGCGCTCAACCATATCCTCATTGAACTTCTCAATGTTATCACATTTCTTCTTCAGACGTTTCAATACTTCCTTAACAGTTTTATTTGCATTCAGAATTATAGCATCCTGATATTTCGAGGCTTCAGTTATGATATTATCACAATAGTGGAACAATTCGTTCATATCATAGAACTGAAGAGTATCTGTGAGTAAATCTTCAAATAAGGTCATTGCATTACTGATAAGAGTCTGACCTTTACTTGTTACAGACTGTGCCACATGATAATTGTAGTTAAATGCTGATGGTGCTCCACTAACTCCATATTCTGAGTTCGCAAAGATTTTCTTACGATTCTGTCTAAGATCAAACAATCTAAACAGATCCATTTCACCAGCTTGTTTGTAGTTCAGAGCCATTCTTTTAAGTTTCTTACGTTGTTTAAGCAGATTGTCAAGGATGATTAGACCAGGGATTAACCCAGTTTCATCATGACGTTTAAAGAATGTACCAGATTCAGTAAGGATTGGACGAACTTCAGCTATCCAATCAATTACAGAAAGCAATGATGTTTGATACTCTATATCATCATAGTTATTATAGATTGTAGCTTTTGCATCTTTGACATCTCTATTATAGACATATTTTAGATATGACTTAATGAGATTCTTTTTCTTATTAGGATACATGATTGAGAAAATGCTGAGCATCTTTTCAGACCATAGATCGAAGAAGACATCAGTATTTTTACCTTTAAAGTAAATGAGAGTTCGATCTTTCTTCGACCAATCCTCGAACTCATTAAAGTACTTCTCAATATTCTTGAGCTTGAACCATTTAACACCGAGTTTAATCCAGTCTTGAGTCTCATAATCATCGACAAACTCCCCACCCCTAAGTGCAGGAGTTAAGCCGTACTCAAGATGTGATACTTTACCTCGGATAATCAATCTACCATATTGAGTAGATCTTGCAATATTATTCTTCAGTTTGTTATTAGGATACATTGCAGCGGCATCCAAATCAAGTAGTTCTGAGAATAGACGATCGGATCGTTTATCACCGAATATCTTCTCACCAGTTCTATTAAGATTCAACGGATTACCTACCAATGCACCTTTAAGCTTCTCTTCATCATCCTCATCAATGACAACTTCAGCTTGTTGAGCACCGTATTCAGAGATATAATCAGCATTAATATTATTACCCATTACGTATCCTTGTTCAAAGTAACCCAAGGACCATAAGTTTTTCAAAGCTACAGTTTGTCTATTAGCCTTATCAAATCTTGTTCCAGCATCATAGCCTTTGTAAAACTGGTCATCAATATCTCCAGTCTTTCTTTCAATACCAGCTAAGAGCCAAACGTCTGTAATATTGTAGAGTACAGCATTGAAATACTCTTCGATTGGTGAATTGATTGTATTTGTCGAAGATCTATCCCATTTACGCTTTCCTTCTTTTAATTCAATCTTTGCAATGTTATCCAAACCATTTGAACCGTAGTCTTTACCACCTTTACGTCTAGCGGCATAACCCATCATTTGGTCTGTATATTTTGTATAAGATAAGCAGTTAAAATTATCCCCACGATTCTTGAAGTCATTCTTGTATCTCTCATCAAGATGGTAATGACACCAAGCTTCTTTAAAGTCTGGATGTGAGAATAGAATCTCAGGAGGGATTCCTAAGTATTGAGCTTTCTTGTGTAGGGTTAAAAGGTCAAACGGCATGTTCCAGATACCCGTGAAGTCAGGTTTCATTAAATGCTGAATTTGGAACATTTTGTAGAGCATTTCAGCTTCATCGTCGAATATCATTACATGATAATCTGCAACCCCATACTTGTGATCACATTCTTCATGAACTCGATCAATGAATTTATCCATCTGCTCTTCAAATTTCTTTTGCTGTGGATATCTTTTGTGATCTCTAAGTAAGAAGGTAAATACCTTTGGCTTACATTTTTTATTAAGATTGATATCATAGTCATAGATCATGGTCATTGCCCAAATAGGTGCACGACCTCTGTCTATATCAAATCTCGAACGACCCAAGATATCAGTCTCTATATCAAAATAGGACTTAGTTAAGATTGTCTCCTGTGGTTTGTAGTGAAGATTTGCAGTAATATACGAGTAATCTAATATATCGGTATCTGAGAAATAAGCATGTCTCCATTTGTTTGATTCTTTGATCGCACTCCATCTGCCAAGTTCTTGAGCACGTTCAATTACCATCTTCACATCCCGATCTTCTTGGGATCGTTGATCTTTTTTAAGCATATTGAATAAATCTCGATGGATATTCTTATAGAGACTTTCTTGCATCTCAACCTGATCGAGATTCATAAACTCCCTTTGAGTTTTAAAATCATCTCGATATTCAGGTTTAGTAGTATAATAGTTTGTAGTTGGATTACTGATAATTTGCAGGTTCTTCTTATTTGTATCGAAGTCTCTGTAGACTACGTACAATTTATCATCAGAGTATGAGCCGTTATCTAACTTACGCGACTTCATATATTGCACGTTGGTAATTAGCACATTGTCCTTACCCTCTGGCAAGGTTAATACTGGTTTTGGTAATAATAAGCCACTGTCAGCCATTCTCAGCGCCCTTTCCTATAGAGTAGATTTATTATCTAAGGGTTTTGATAACTCTGAAAATGTATTTTATCTTCTGCGGCCATTTAAAATTTCAGCCAAAGTTGCATTGGGATCACCCATAAAATTCCTAAATTCTTTGGCACGTTTAGCCATTTTCTTTTGTAAGCAATCATCACATAAAGCGATAGATTTCCAGTGATTAATATCAGTTGCTACCGAGTTATAATGTTCAGGTTGTAGTTCAATCTTCTGATGGTCTTTACAGTCTTTACCTGTGCATTTAAGTTTAATTACATGAGTTTTAAACATTTCCTACCTCCTCCAATATGATATAGTTATAGTCATATTAATAATATATATTTAACGCTTATAAGAGACTGGATGACATATAAATAGAATATTTTATATAGGAGGTTAAAGTAAATGGAAATTTCAACAAAACTGCGTTACATTATGGAAGGATATAATATGGGTGAAATTAGTTCTGGAAATGTCCCAGAACTTGTTATGCCTGAGCCTGTGACTCTAGAGTCATTGATGTATGAATCAACTACAACCGATAATATCTTATTCGAAGCTTGGTCTGGCACTTATTTGACAGAATCGGATGATAATAAGTTTATCGAAGGCATTAAGAAATTCTTTAAATGGATTGGAGATAAAATTAGACTCTTCGTTAACTTTATCCGATCCAAGTTTTCCAAAAATGTAAAAGATACTAAAGTTAGAATACAAGATGTGGAAAAGAAGTTGGCTCAACCTGAAGGAATGAAGAAGTCGGAATTTAAAGGTGTTAAAGCTGATGAAATTCATGCACAAACCGAGAAAAAACTTACTGCAATGACTGATGCTGTTGCAGCCAATCTGGATAAATTAAAAGATCAAATGAAAGAATTAAAAGATAAAGAAAATGCAGAATACGAAGCAAAGCTAAAGCAGTTAAAAGAAGAACAAGAAAAGCTGGCTCAACTTGAGAAAGAAAAGAAAGAGGCTGCGGCTGAAGCAAAACGTAAGAAAAGAGAAGAAGACGATGCTAAGTTTACAAAGCAACAAGCTAGAACTATTAGAATACCGTTAACATTTGCAAAGATGGAAACGATGGAAGTATATATCAATAAAGTGAAAACTATTCAAGATAAAGTTCTACACAACGTAGTTCGTAAACAAGATGCATTCGACGGAATTGAAGGACTTAATAAACTTGATAAAAGTGATGAGGACTTCAATGAGAATGTAAAATTCGCTCTTGAACAATTTATTTCTGGGGAAAATCGGAAAGATGATATTGGTAAAAAGCTATCAGGTGTAGTTGGTTCTTTAGCTACATTTGAAAAAGAAGAAGATGGTGATAAATGGAAACGCTTAAATGGTTCACAAGAACTCACCACTCAAGAAATTCTTAATGGTTTAAAACATCTGACAGACGTTGTTGAGAAGAATAGACAACTATTGGATGGTTTATCCAATGATGCTTTGAACGGGTTGAAAGATTCTGAAAAAGCTGTTGTTGAAGCTGGTATGATGGATAGAAAATCCTATAGAGCACTTTCGGTTATTACAAAAGAAATCAATGATTTCATTGCTTACTTCATTAGCTTGAACGGAGTATTCCTAAGAAGTGTGAATAACACTCTGGACACTCTAGAAAAACTTTAATTATAAGATATGGAATGTGGGGCTTCCTGCATTCCATATTACATTTTTACATTAAAAACATCGTAATAACTTATTATTCATTAATAGACAGGAAGGACTGAGTTATATGCCAAGAGCTAAAGTTTCTAGAATCAATATCTCTGATGATGAAATGGAAGAACAGGGACTGAAGAAGGATTTTCATGAAGACAAACGTTCTGGTAATGGCTATATCAAAGTTTCATTATCTGCTTGGGGCGCTTCCATGCTTAATAAAAATATGGAAGACAAGATCGAGGAGAAGAGAAAGGAATTAGAATCTCTTCGTAAGAAACATTCTGCACTCGAAGAAATCGAGGAGAAGGGTTTATCCAAGAAAGAAAAGAAAAAGCTTAAAGAGGAAAAGAAGAAGCGTAAGAAAGAAAAGAAAAAACTTAGTAAGATGCCTGAATCTGCTAAACTTCTTCATGGTGCTATCAAGGAATATAAAGATAAGTTCCATGGTGGTAAAAAAGGTAAGAAAGGTGAACAATTCTCTGGTGTCACATCGAAAGAAAAAGGTGCAAAGAAAGTTGAACTCAGTGAGGAAGACGTTGAGAAACGTGCTCTTGAAAAGGAGCAAAAGGAATTCGATAAGAAATTCGAAGAACCTCTTGCACTTATTAGGGAGAACTTAATTGATATGTCTGAAGCTCTTACCGATATCAATGATATGGTTAAAGAGACTAAAGAATCAAGATCTAGAAGCAAGCACATTATGCTTAAAGATCTTATCTCTGCTAAAGTAAACTTGTTTAACGCAAGGGCATCAAGTGCAAGATCCATTGCCGATATTCAGAAATCGAGAATTGATCTTGAGCTTAAACGTGTTAAAGATAAAGGTACTCAAGGTGATGAGAAAACTAAAAACATCGCCATGATGAATAAGTTCTTCCCTCAACTTCTTGCATCTGGTGCTTTCAGTTCTAAAGGAAAGTCTAAAGATGACGATGATGATAACGGTAAGAAAGATAAAGGTAAAAATAAAAAAAATAAGCTGAAGGACAGAGGTCAAGAGGAGAGTTTCGAGAAACGAGTTACTAAGCTCATTAAGAGCGGTGACATTGATATGTCTCCTCATGAACTTGCTATTAGCATGGAAGGCAAATATAAAGTTGCCATCATGAAATCCTTTAAAACTGATGACTGGCAAGTAATTGCTCTTGATAATCATGGAAAGATTCTTAGAGGATTTAAAGATGATTATCCAGGACTTCTTCCTAAGAAGAAAGACCTTGATCCTAAATGGGATGACGATAAGGATATCATGAAATGTAAACGTACAGATCAGGTATTCCAAGTTATCTCAGTTCCACATCTATATTAAGCAAAAAAATAATAACTCACAAAGGAAATCAAATCCTTTGTGAGTTATTTTGTCTTTCATCTTGGTTCACCAAATACACACCGCATACCATATTCAGTGACAACCCATTGTTTACCAAACTTACGAATACTTCCTTGAGGAAAAGATTTGATACGTTGACGAATATTTGAATCGTCGATATTCCATTTTTTAGCAGCTTCTTGAGTCGACATCATTAATGGATCATTCAAATTAATCTTAATCCCGACTAATTTCTTAGCTCGACTCTCAATCTGCATTTTAGAAAATAACCCTACTAAAGCAGTAGCTATACCTTCAATTGGCTGATTATGTTTTTCAACAAGAGTTGTTATACCAGCAATATCAGTAGAAGTAGTAAATGATTCATCTTTATAAGTAATAATTAAATAATTATCATCAGTAAGCTCAATCTTAAAAGCATCTATAAATATTTTCCTAAGATTTTCAAAAACTTCTTTTTGCTTTTCAGTTAGTTCCATTTCATACACCTCGTCAGTTTATTTCTTATTTATCAGCTACAAGTTCAGCCCATAGACCATTATCAACTTTATAGTTAAAGTTTTTAAATGTTAATCCATAACGCTTACGTACATTGAAGTAGTTGAAATAAGTGCGGCGTTTAAGAAGAACTGTCAATCTAGCAGCACGCGCAATTGTTCTTTTCTCCAGATCAATTATTGCTTGAGCATAGTGCTCATCTAAAACGAATTCATTAGTTATAATAGTAATTGGCTGATGAACTTTAGTAGTGGCAAATTGAAACATTTTAGCAATTGTTAACATATGTAATTCCTCCATTATAAATAGATTACATTTTAATAGTATCTTCGAGATATTGCATAACACCTGTGTTAATACATTCTTCCAATGCACTAATACTGATAGTCATTAATTGATATCGGCTATGTGGTGCATGAGCAGCCATTTCTTTATAGAATAGATTTGCATCAATTTCACTTTCACATTCAAAATGAATCCATGCAACTCCACCCATTAAGTTTTCAATGATGAGATGTTTACAAGGTAATGTTATAATTGAATAATGAGTAACATCTTTCACCTTTCTTATACCGCCATAAAACAATCCCCAATCTTCAGACGGCCAACGGCTTATCTCCGTAACGAATCCATCAGTGATCAAATATTGTACATCTGATGGAGGGATATTATTCTTATCAAATTTAGTCCAAGTAGTAGGCATAGTAGGTTTACCTCCTCTTAATATTAATATATGAAATCATACTTTGTACAATATCTCTTTCATCTTCAACACCTTCAGAAAATAGTTCAAGCATTATATCATCAAATAATACTTCATCATCTAAGTATAATGTATTTTCAAAAACGTAAGATAATCTATCACTCATTTCAATTGCGATCATAGCAGATACTTTCTTCTCAGATAGGAATACAGTTTCTAATCCATACTGAGCTTTAACTTGATGATAGAATTCATCAACCAAACGAGCAATATGATTTAGTTTAAGTCTTTCAATAATAAGATTTTCTAACTCTTCGTCATCAATTCTATTTAGAATCGACAGTGGTGAAAATATTATTTGTGGCTGTACACCGTCAAAAGCCATTGGCATTATATTATCAGGAGTAATCGTAGTGATGACTCCTTTATTACCGTAACGTCCTTGAAGCTTATCATCAATAATTTGCATAACTAACACTCTCCTATAGGTTATGGAGCATCACGTGTGCTCAGGGTGATTAAAATTTTTTCAGCATGTTCAAATGCGATATTAATTATAGTATACATGTCATGTGCTGATTGTAGCAGTTTGAATGCTTCTGGATATTTTTGTAGCTGATTTTTATAAATCTTAAGATCAATCCGATCATGGCGGAGTATGAACTGAAAATTAGCGAAAGAAGCATCAGCAGATAAAGCTAACTTATTTGGAATTTGTTTATCTTTATACAGAAGATGCTCCATATAAGATATAGCATCCATCTTAGTTACATTTTGAGATATAAAGTTACGGATAGCTTTTGTTACAATATGAGGAATTTCGATTAATAGAGCTTTATGTCCTTCAGGTGTATATCTTACACCTGTATATCCATTTTCTTTAAGCTGTGCGTAAGTTTCTTCCAATGATTCCTGATCAAAAGTAGGAATAAGATTAATAGTCATGTAGGTTACCACCTTATATTTAGTAAAGGGAACATAGAGAATTTCTCCATATTCCCGATTTGTTCGTTATCAGTAAAATAGAATAATATTATGAGTTCTTGTTTCTATCGTATTCTTCCAGATCAGCGAATACTGCAACAACCAATTCGTGGCTTACTTTAACTGGACAGCGATCGCAATCCATTTTAATACCACGTTTACAGCATATGTTACAGGACATAGCAAAACATTTTACAGCCTCTTGTGTTGTATTAGCAGTAGTTTGTAGATTTTGAGCAGTTTGGATAAATTTTTGCATCATGGGATAATCATCCTTTTCTAAGTGAATTATTTTTAGTAGAGTAAAGCCAATAATAGCAGAGATAAATATGTACGAGATTACTTCTTAACCAATACTTTTACTGCGGTTTTGATAACGAATAGAGCTACTTTAACCATTGATACTCACCTCCTCTCCCAAATATAATTAGTTATTACACAATAATAATATATACCTATATAGGCTTGTACTTACGTTAAAGGAATGTGTCCGCTAATACTATAAATCTTTCTAATCGCTTACGCCAAACTAGATTCTTTTTGATATGATATAACGGTGTGATAGATTTATATCTAGCCCAATGCTCTTTCTTAAAATCTCTTATTATTGCCATAACCGAAGATTTTATAATCCCAGCTTTAGTTATTATAAAAGAATGCTTACTAACCCAATTAAAATCTAACTTTAATACCTGACCACCTTCAACTACAACTCTTTCATTTAGAAACCATAATTCTAACCAATGAAATACGGCTGCTGAATATTGAGGATGTGTCCAGCCATGATAAACATCTTCACCATACATTAACTTAAGATTAATATTAACCATATCCAATTCAATATGATAAGCATTATGAGTTCGTGCCATTTGATCAGCTAAAGTAGATTTACCTGATCCACTATACCCAGTAATAAATAGAATCTTTTCTTTACCAACAATCCAATCCTCAACTTTATATTCCATATATAAACCTCCTAATATTAATTATTCTTACTATATCAGGAGAATAATATATACTCTTTACTCTATGAATCTGCATTAAACAAAAAAAAATAACGGTATAGGAAATTAATCCTATACCGTTATTTTATTAGTAACCGTTAAATTGCAATGTAGCAAATGTACGCACAGTTGCTTCAACATCTAAAGTAGCGCCTGCTGTATGATTTGCCACGATTTCAACATAATCACCCTCAGCAAGTGCAATATCAACAAACCCTGCAACCGTGTCCGAAGCAGCCGCTGTGATAGAAGTGAATAGCAGAGTTGCTCCGCCATTAACTTTGTAACCAACAGAACGAAGACCTGTTGCGTTTGCTGCATAATCCAAGGAAGCTTTAAGAGTATACTTCCCTTCACGAGGAGCAATCAGTTGGGTAGTGTTAGTTACAATGCTATGGTATTTAGATTCACCAACTGCAACACTATCCCAATCCTCTACATCCCATGTAACAATTGCATCAGTACCACTCACTGGAGCAGCTTGTGCCACGCTTTTACGAACTTTTATACCGTGAATAAATGAAGTTGAAGGACTGCGACGATCTTCTTTATTACTGCCCATAGTGAATCACCATCCTTTTTTAATTAAAATCTATATAAATGTTGATAATTGCATTAAACCGTTAGGCGATTTTAATCATACTGCTTGAATCAAATTTGTCCATACCATGTTCAGGGAACAGGATGAAGCATACAGAATCTTTGTAGTTCTCATAGTACTGTCTAGCATGAGTAATCATGAAGACCTGAGAGATTCCAATACGTTTGATTTGTTTCATCAGAATATTACAGTATACTGCTTTATTCTGCTCAGAGAATCCAGCATCAACTTCATCTAGTGTCAATATACCATACTCAGCAATTACTTGCTCGATAAGTGACATTGATAGACAGGTTGACATAAATGCTCTTTCTGATGTGGAACCTTTAGAGATATCATCTACAGTTTCTCCATTATGACTAAATGGAATTGCAAACTCCTTCTCATCAATATTAAACGGATGTAGATGTAGAGTACCATCAAATGTCTCACTAAGTAAGAGATTTGCTGTTCTTCTGATTTCATCCACATACATATTCAATAGACTTACAGCCATACCCTTATCAGTAGATAGTGCTTTTCTGATTAAGCCAATAATCTTAAAGTTTTGTTCAAGAACTTCCTTTTCAAGATTATATTCTCTTATTCGGATTTCTTGATACTTATACTTGTCCCTCTCAGTAGTTAAAGGTTTTAGTTTAGAATCAATACTTTTGAGTTTATCTTTCTTCTCATCAAGATTCTCATGCAGCTCATCAATCCGAGTAGTTTTATTCTTAATAGAATCAAACTTATCAGAGAGTTTAATGATGCTGTCTTTACCATCTTGAAGCTTAACAAATTGATCTCTGGCTTCAGTAAGAGTTTCAGACTTAGAGTTAAGTTCCTCATATAATTCTTCAAGGTCTTCTAGCTCTTTATCTTCTTTCTTAATATCTGCAAATACCTCATCATACTTGCTATTTAGAGATGTAAGATCTTTCTTAATAGTGTCTATCATATTCTTATTAGTATCAAACTTCTCAAGCTCAATCTTAATCTTAGGAATTTTGATATTCTTAATTTCTTCATACTCAGCCTTATCCTGAAGAATCTCAATCAAGTCGTAGTATTGATTCTCTACATTCTCGATTGAGTTATACTTCTCTAGGATCTTTAAAAGTTTCTCTTGAGTAGAGAATGAGTCATTGAACGGTAGCTTAGAAATAAGATAATGCTGACTCTTGTAGATATTCACAAGGTTTTCAACTTTACCTTTTACATTGATCATCTCAGCATATCGCTTTACTTTATCCATCAAATCTTTATAATCAGAATCAACTTCACCAAGATCAGACTCAAACTGTTTAATCTTCTTATCAATTTGAATCCACTTGTGATAGTCTTGTAGGAACTCACATGAATCAATAGTACAGTCTTTTGGACGTTTACTTATACTGTTTTTCATGTGTTCAAAAGCAGATAGTTTTGTGATATTGGAAGTTAGTCCTTCGACTTTCTCCCTAATCTTATCATGCTTTTCTTTAGTATCAGCATATTTAGCTTCAAGCTTATTTGTGAATATGTATCCAATAGCTTCTTCAAGCATAGATGCACTGTCACAGTTATTATAAACATCAACCATAAATTCTCTGAGATTTTCAATGACAGTAATACCTTGTCTTAAATCATCAGCAGACAAAGAGCTATTAAGCTTCTTAGTTCTGGAGTCAAAGTTCTTAACTGTCGCAATGTATTCATCCATCAACTTTTCAAGATCTGATTTGGAATAATCTCCAGATATCTGATTTAGGAATGATTCCTTTTCAGTAATCTGGTCTAATAGAGTTGACTTCAGATACTTCTTCGAGTTTAATCGTGATCTAAGATCAATCAATTGCTCCCATGCTTTATTACGAGTAGCAATGATATCATTCAGTTTCTTATCACATTCCATCAGAGATTCAATACTAAATCTTTCTCGAATCCCTTCAAGTCTGGATAATAGTTTCTCTTGAGTTCTCTCAAGATCTTTCAATGTAGATTTGATTTCCTTATAGTCAGACTCAAGTTTACCATCAGGATCAATCTGATCTAATTCTGCTTGGTACTTGTTAATCTTTCCTATAGTTTTATCTCGCTTCTCAACGAGTTCATTTGTAGCAGTCTCAATCTCTTTCAGTTTTTCACTAACAGTGACTTCATCGTCCATCTTACCAAGTTTGTCAATAATTGATTTGAGGAATGAAGCCACATCCCTATGCTTCTTGGTAATAATTCGTTGATAAATTGTACTGTCATCAGCTTTAGGTACAAATTTATAGATATGATCTTTACGATTGGCTCCAGTCATTTTAACTAAACCAACCATATCTTCATTTTGAGTGGATAGTCTCAGGAAATCCTGATCAATACCGAACTCTTGATCTACCGCTAATAGAAATGATGATACATTACCATTAGGGTTTAAATCCAGCTCCTCACCATTTTCAATCTTAAATATGTATGATTTGGTAGAATGAGAGCCAGACTTATTAGGAATATAAACATGCTTTATTTTTATCTGACGACTTTCGTCATACATATCTTCATAAACTAATAGCTTATATCCTTCTTTCTCTTCTCTGATAAATTTATCACGATTATCAGTAGTGCCAGAGAATGGATGAAGAATAGATGCTAGTGTTGACTTTCCTTTGGTATTTGCACCAATGATAACAAAAACAGATTTGTCTCTAAAACGACTAAGATCTAAAGTAATTTTCTTCTTACTCAGACCATTATAAAATCCTATAAAGTTATTAGCTTCGAAGGTCTTTAAACGATACAATTATATTCACCCTCTCCCAAGATCATATAAAGGTTTACTTCTTCTTTAATTTTTGTTTAATGTCACGACATGAAAATTCATCGCACATATAAACATCCATTCCCTCATTATAGTAATCAAGTCCAAGGACTTCTTTAATTAATTTTTGGAAATGAGTGCGTAAATTTGCATATTGTAGCATTGATATTCTATCTCGTTGATTATTCCATGTTTCAATTAATGCTTCCTTGGATGATCCAAACATTTCCACTTTACAATTAGTACAATGAATAACAAATTTTCTAGATCTATCTTGCACAAATAAATGCGGATTATCTGCATATAGATCTATGGTCTTTTTAATCTCTGCACTAAAATCACAGAACGGGCATGAATGAAGTATAGCTTCCATATAGACCTCCTGCTTTACGTAGATTATTGAAATAACTATGCGAATTATTATAAAGTAATGGTGCTATGAAATTTGTTATTTTATTCCAATTTTTAATAGCTTCATCCTTAGTCATACCAGTTACTTTTCTATGGCAACGTGAACAGCCAGCATATGGTAAAGCTATTCGTCTTGTAGAATTAAAGAAGCCATCATATCTGTGGGTCATCCAAAATCTAATAGGATCAATTGCATATGCAAGAGAATCACAATAAGCACATGGGCGTGGCTTCATTAACATATATTTCACTCCTTTAAGTTTACTTTCTAATAGAAAGTTTTGGACAAAATTAATTTTTCCTTGTCTATAAAAAATAAAGAGGAGAGAATTATATCTCTCCTCTAAGTGAGTCATACCCACTCTATGTAATGCAGTAAAGCATCAGTGCTATCATACCAACTAGGAATAGTGAAATCACCATCTAGTCTATCACATATATTAGCGGCATCTATAAAATTTTCTACAAGTTGAGTCTTGCTTGTGCAGCAACCCCATTCAACTTCGTCGTCATCTCCATCTCCAATTTTGTACTGAAACATGTTTACATTGTTTGTACGGAGAAATACTGGATGTATATGTGCTTCGTTAATACATGAAAATACTACAACTCCATTCTCATCTTTCTCTTCATCAATATCAAAATCAATACCTTTAAACTCGTACTTCATAGCTAAATCACCCACAATAGATTCCTTTCATAAACCTCACCAGTATCTCTGGATTATTGGTCCATCTGATAAAATAAATTAAGATGGCATTAATCATCTATGTGGGATACTCTATAATAATATATATTTTATACGACTTTCGACTCGTGGAACGTAGAAAAAATTTTAAATTAAATAAAGAGAATGGAACCGAAGTCCCATTCTCCATTTTATGAATGCGATATTATAGGCATTTCTCAACGAACTTCTCGAATCTTCCTTGAACTGTAACCATAAGCGCTTTACCTGGTTCCATGATTGGCAAGAAGTATTTGTACATTGTGGACATTACTACCGCTCTCATTTTTCCAACGATTGAGTTTACAGCTTTTCTAGCACCAAGCATTAGGATTTCTTTATGTGTAACTGCAAATGCCAGCACGTCAGTTGCAATGTCGTTCATTAATTCTAAGTAGTTATCAAGGAACTCTTCCTTGATTTCAACTGTTAATTCTTCGCCAGTTACAGATACAGTGACAATTGCAGTTCCAGTATCAACCGGACCTTCTTGGTTGAACATATCAACGATTACATCGAAAGCACCAGCTTCAATTCCTGCCGTTAATCCAAGATCAGCGACTACCTTTTCAAAGATTGTTTTTACCAGTCCGTTGATTTTTACCATTTCTGTTTTGTTAATAGTGATTTTCATTTTGTTTGCCTCCTTAAGGCTAGTTAGTTTATAGTTAAGATAGATTATATTTCTATCTTATACCCAATAATAATATATAGCTGTGAAGCCCACTACTTGCGGTAACTCTTTCCTATGAATCTATTGTACCATATCTACCCAGCCATTACAAGCGCCTATGTAGAAGATTATTAATACACAAGCAAGCAGTACATCTATCTTTGTGAATCTTCTAAGGAATCTAACTGTGAATGAATCTTTATCATCATTAAACTCAACCATCACCATAGTGAATAATGCAGTTAGCATAATGATAACTACGATTGGCATTCCAATCCAGCCATTGATTTCAGAAGTTCTGTTAAAGATAATACTAAGACCAAGAAGGATCATTAAGAAATATCCGAATTTAATATATATAAGTTTAATTGCTTCTTTGATAAAGTTTTTCATGGGTTATCATCCTTTTCTCTAATTAGAATATTTTGTAAGCGATAATTCTTTTACTAGGCATCCAACCAAGCATGCCTTTATTGTATTCAGCGATTGCATTACGATAATACTTAGGATCGTCAGTTGTATAAATATTACCTGCACAAGATAGAGTTGAAAGATGCAAATTATTATTCGCGTCATCAATATATACAGGATTTAAACAGTGACGTGAAGTTGTAAATGATTCACAGATATGACCAGTTGCAAGAACCACAATAGCCGAAAGCTTACGAGTATCAGTGCCGCTATTATGATCATCATGCACGATAATTTCTTCTCTCTCAGCTAGGAACGCTAAAACTTTTTTCAATTCTTCAGCATGTTCATACTTGAATTCAATCGGTTTTGCATAATCCGTTGTAGGGAATACGAATTCCATATCCACCATTTTTTGTGTAGCAATTGCTGTTACTGTCGTTGTAATCATAAGATTAGCAGCTCTCCTTCATATGTTTAGCAGAGTTATGAGATAGATTATATTTCTATCTTATACTCATCAATAATATATACCTATATACGCTACTACTTGCGGCAAAAAAAAAATAAGACTACCTATACTTTTACATATAGGTAGTCGTTGTTTATGATGGTTGACTAAGGAATCATAGCGAAGACAACTTCTGCGTTTTCCTTCTTCACGATCTTGATATAGCCAGTTGCTTTTTCATTACCAGCAACTTTGACCGCTTCAACAGTAGCCGCAGTTACAACATCGAGGCTGTCTGTATCGAACTCTTCCACATCATCATCATCATTGGATTGGAATCCAAATTTATTTTTCTTCTTCTTATTCTTAAACTGCTTGTGAGCGTCGATATGCTTCACTTTGTCGGATTTCAACTTATTGGTAGCACCTTCGACAGCTTCTGTCACAGTCAGTTTTGGATTACCTGCAAGAGTGTACTTTGCAGTTGTGATAACTTCTTTCAATGTAGCCATTGGAAGACCTTCAGTAAACTTAGCGAAGATCTCAGCAATGTCCTCTTCAGTATTGAAAACCTCTTTAAGATTCTTACTCTCAAAGAAGAGTTTTCTAGTTGCATGTGTCGGATTGTCGATCTTAAATGCACGATCAAATCGACCAGACCGATTAACGAATGCAGGGTCAATACGTTCAGGGTAGTTTGTAGTACCGATAATGTAGGAACCAGATTTAACATCTACACCATCAAGGATATTGAGGAACTCGGAGCGATTCTCTTCATTGATGAGAGAATCCATATCCTCAATAATGATAATTGCAGGCTTGCCGTCCAAGGCACGAAGCATTGATGCTAAGATATGCGTAATCTCATATCCCACGTTTGGACTGATAATGATTTTACTAACGTCGGAACCGATTCGACGAATCAATTCACGAACAGCGGCAGATTTTCCTGTTCCTGGCGGCCCATGAAGAATAGAACCACGTTTAAATGGAATATCCATTTTCTTATAGAAGTCTTTGGTTTCGTCGGTAAAGAAATTTGTGATATCATCCAAAACTTCACTTACAACTGACTTCTCTTCGAAGACAAGCTTCTCATCAGAGACAGTTTTCTTAACGGCATTAACTGGTTTTGTTTGATTACCGATCGCTTTAGATACCTCAAGATATTGTCCAGGTTTGCATTTGAAGCTAACGTCTTGGAAAATATTGATTTGAGATAAATCTTGTTGAATGATCGGCTTAGTGACTTTGGCGAACTTCTTGAGCATCTTAGTGTCAATCATGAAGACACAATAGTACGAATACTCTTGGAAGTTATAGATAACCGCCGTGTTTAATTTCTTGGATACGCCAATCCGTAAGAATGATTCAAAATTGGCAGTAAGATCGAAGCCGTTAACCATCCGCATCTTAGGGAATACTTTCGGATAGTCATAAATATTACCAACATCCTTGAATTTACAGGCTTTCAAGATTTGTTTGATAATGGTTGGGTCGTATACATATAGTACGCTCATTTGATACTTCTTGATCTTGAGCTGATCTTTCTTATCCAGTTTTTCGTTTACCAGTTTTAATAATGCTTCTTCCATGTGAGAATCCATGCCATATGACATTCAATTACCTCTTTTCAGTTAGTATTTATCTATATTCCAAGGGGAAATAAATAATAATATAAACAAGGCTATGAGTACACTCCCATAGCCTTAATACATTAATCTTCAACAATTGTGATGAGAACCTCTTCATCCTCATCATCTATTTCAATATAATGCTCAGCAAGAACAGCTTTTATTGCCGCTTCGAGATTTTCATTCTGAGTTTCTCGCATAACGTCAGCAACTAAATCATGTATCTCTTGAGCCATAGTAACAGAATCTTCATATCCTAAATTTTCTAATGCAATTGGTAGATCATCATATAAATTATCGTGATTGATAACGATAAGATCCATGTGTTCGGGAATTTCGAAATCTGCAATTTCTCCATCTGCAATTTCAATTATTACCGTTTTACTTGCAAAGATCTCTTTCCAGTTATCTTTTAACCACACTCTAAACATAGATCATCCTCCAGATTATAATTTTAGGATATCTTTAATAATACTTTTGATATCCTCATTTCCAGTCTTAGCAATGACATGAACTACATCATCGTGTAAATCAGATAAGAAGTCTTCATCATCATTGTACTTATAACCTAAATCATCAAGAACTTCAGGAATTTCTTCTTGAAGACTATCATGGTCAATGATAGTTAATCTTATATTGGGTGGGCTTTCGTATGAAACTACATTCCCACCCGCTATTTGGACTATTGCAACTTTTTCTCCAAGAATTTGCTTCCAATCAGGTTTAAGCCATACTCTAATCATTTAGCTCACCCCTAATATAGATTTTACAGTTTGCTCTACAGACTCACCGCTAATATTCATAATAGCTATGATCTTATCTCCGATAGAATCTGTGTAAGTATTATAGCCGAATCTCACTAGAGTCTCGGCTATTTCAGTCCTAATATCAACAGGTTCCTCATTAAAGAGGGCTTTCCAATTTTCTTTAAGCCACACTTTATACATATTAAGTCAGATTCTTGAGGTCACTAACAGTCGTGATTACCTCAATATTCTCATCGTTAATAGGGTAATGCTCATCATTAAATATCATGATGGCTTTACCATCTTTAGAGATTGGATCTTTAGCAGTATGCTTATCGAAAATCAACAAACCAAAGTTGAAATCGAACAAGTCAGCATACTCATCCAGTTTGAAGAATGTTAGGGAATCACCTTTTTCCAAAGCCTTCTTGGTATTGGCTCTATCCCAGTTTTTATCCATTTTATTAAGGTATATCGCAAGTTCAATCTGCTTAGCAATCAACGCCAAGCGAACTGCTTTAATACCAGTATCGTCGGAATCTTTGATCTCAGGTTCAAAAGCGCTACCTTTACTTTTGAGTTCTTCGGTTGTGACTTCATTGAGATACTCATTGAGCTTCTCTTTAATAGTCTCAGGAGTAATTTCGAATATTCTCGATGTGTGATGCAGCTTGCGTTCTTTATCATTACGCGGATAAATGACGACGATTTTATCATCTTTATCAAGGTAAATACCAGCTTCGGCAGAGTTCTTTTTCATCTTGCCGAGATACGGAAATACATAAGGATAGCTAATTCTAAACGACCCTTTGACTCCGCCAAAGATATAAGCATTACCAAGTTCAAGCTCATCAACTTCATGGAAGTCATATATACGATACATGAACTCACCAATCTTGATGATTTTATCGGATAGTCTTTCCGACATTGCTGCTAAATTCGAACTCCATGTATAGAAGCTGTCCGTAAAATCGGTTAGCTCTTTAAGTTCATATCTAAGCTTATTGAGTTTCGACATTGGTCAATCAATCCTCCCATTACCAGCCCTTTTTTTGTGTTATTGCAGGACCTTGTAATTTTAATTTTTCCATCCCCGTATTGCTTTCTTTTTGTAAAGTCATGTCAGGCTCCTTTAATTCATCGAAGTCCTCCAATAACGATCTAGTAAATTCATATTCATGGTTTCCAATTTCCGCACATTGTAAATAAGTTACTGCTAGAAGTCCGGCAAGATGAAAGTCAAAATTCTTGATGAACCTGAGCATTGTCTTAAACCGATCTTCTTTAATCTCAATAAAGGTTTTGTTCTTATAGTCGATGCAGAGTTGAACCATAACTTCAGGCTCTTTATACTGCTCATTGAGTATCAGCATAGGATTAGCAGTTATTAACTTATCCTTGTAGAACTCGATAATGTCATTAGTTCCATAGTCTTTATTTATCTTATAATTATCACCTATCTTTAGAATTAGATCGTCTTTCTTTAAATCCTTTCTAATCTTCTTCAAGTACTTACAGAAGAAGTCTCTATTAGTTATATTGAGAATCAAAGCATCAGAGTATAATTCATCTTTAAACTGAATACTCAATATAGAAGAGTGTGTTAATCTTACAGTGGTAACCTTATTAGGATCTTTATATTTTGACTGATAGGTAAATTCCTTATGGAAATAATCTCGATCACCCATTTTATTGGGCTGAGATAACTTTACCTTATGATAGAGGATTAGGTTGCTAGATAGTTTCATAATAGGAATACTTATGACATCTACTAGCTGCTTCTTAGTTATTTTAATCATAGATCAAATAAAGAACACCACCTTTATTTTTGACTTTTCAATCGTTTCAACTTCATCGACTTCAATCTTGTCGATGTTGTTACCATCTTCAGATTGATCTGTGGCTACAATACCGTATACCGTAAGCTTGCCAATATTTATCTGAATGTGATCTCCTTTTTTCAGTTTAAGTTTCTCATCTACTTTAGCAGTAACAGTCATATTCGGAAGTTTAATAGACAACTTCTTTTTGCTACATTCCTTAACTTTCTTCATAGTAAGTTTCTCTCCCTTTCCGTGTCAGTTCATCAAGATAATAATATATATTTCTACATATTACGTTAGGTGACAGACACGGTTATTAGTTTATTACTTTTAGCTTTTTCCATTAGGAATTTGGATCGTCTTTCATATTGTTTAGCAGCTTCACTAAATTCTGTATTGATTAATTCCATATAGTAAACTTTTCTTCCTTTAAGTTCTCTTAAACGACCAGGTAGTTGATTCGCATACACTGGATTGCTATAAGGAATGGTATTGATCATAAACTGAAGATCTTCAATGTTTGCTCCAGTCCCAATACCTTTTTCAGTGGCAAGGATAATATCTTTCTCCAACTCAAGTTCTCTTATCTTCATATCCTTAATTTCGCCAGAGTATAACCCTATGCTATATTCAGGAAAGTTTACTTCTAAGAACTTTCGTATAGTTTTGAGGAATTCAATCGTTGCTCCAAGGATAAGAAGTTTCCCTTGGAACTTTTCAGTTCTATTGATTTGAATATTGCCATTGGAGTTTCTGATATATTTACCAGGTCCAATATTAGGTAAGCTAACAAAGCCAGAGTTATTTCTGTATTTCACAAAGATATCTCTAATAGCTTTATTCATAGCTGTAAAGAATTCTTGTCTTGCACCTTCTTTAGATACAAGATAATTAGAATACTTCACTGCCGATAGACCATAGCCATCATTGGTTCTTATCTTACAGGAAGCTCTTTGTTTAACATTAGGCATATGCTTAAAGAAATACATAAGCATAATGATATAATTCTCTTCAGCTTTGACTAATTCTTTACCGAATATAGGCACACCGCTGAAGATCTTTTTGAAGATTTCATTCTCGAATCTATTACCTCTAAGAGCAGACGCTGTGAGGTAAATATTCTTCTTAACATTGGAATAGCAGTCAATTAAGACATTGGATCTCATATCCATATGAGCTTCATCAATAATCTTAACTCCAGCTTTAGTCTGTGCAATCATCTCTTGGAACTTAGTCCAACCATATGTGTTAGCATATGATAGTGCAGTTCCCTTTGTAATGATAAACACTTCTTTATCAGCGTACTTACCTTTATGAATATCTTCACACATATCAGAACCACGGACAATCAGAATGTCTCTAGGTTTTTTATCAGTATAGTCCGTAAATGCGTCATACCATTGATCTATAAGCTTACTTAGCTTAGATGGAATGAATATGACGATTTTATCTTGGAAATAAGATAGTGATGCAACCGTACAGTAGGTTTTACCCTTACCTGTATTCAGATCACAAAATACCTGAGAGAATTTTGCAGTGTAAGCATGTTTGCCTAATCCACATAGGAAAGACATCATTTCTACTTGCAACTGTTCTCTAGGATTCTGAAAGAGTCTTAACTTAATCTTATCATATTCTTGCGGTTTTTGATTAACAGTCATCTTTCTTTTGAATCTGAAAGAGTTGAGAATATCTTGATATGGATATCCTCTTGGAATCCGTAGCTCATTAGTTTCCATATTGTAATGATACCCAATAGGGATATAACGATAGATTCTTTTATCAAACGTACTCAAAGCCTTCTCTAAGTAGGTCAGTTGATCTTCTGTGCCTTCTTCTTTGTAATTAGGAATTACATAATGCGAGAAGTTGGCAATGATGTCGTTATTCATACTTATGCATCCTTCTTAACCTTTTTAGGTTTATTAAGTCTTGATACAACTGTGAATAGTGTCATCCAGAATGGTAAAACTGTTGCAAATATAATATGCAGAACCCACGTAACAATTACTTCTTTAAGATGTGTGTAATTATGCAATTCAAACTGCATCCATAATATGAGTTTTGCCACATACCAAAGTATAGCAGCCCAGATAAGAAACAATCCCCAAAATTTAATATTCTCTTTCATTTTTCATACCTCCTAAAAAATATTGTCTATGACCACAGATTCGTAGTCATAGACCTTTCATCAAATTTAAGCTTTACGATTTAACGCATATCTGCGACCGAAATTGTTACAAGAACCTGCACACCAGATATTTTTCAACTGCGTTTTAGATTTAAACGAAGTATAATCAATATTAGGGAAGTCCGTATGAATTTGATGAGTTGATGATGCCATTTCGAGATACATAGCAAACGTATCTTTAGTTTGCTGCATGATCTCGTTTTGAGCCTGACAGCAAAGTCTTTCGTGACATTTAAGAATGAAGTGCTCATATAAGCCACGTTCTTGAACAAGAATCTTACCGGCTTGTGGGAATGTATCTTTTGGAAGAGATACCATATCCCCAATCCAATCCTGTTTCATTTCATCGCTTGTAATGATTGGCGGAACATAGAGGAAATCTCCAGGACCCATTCCATCGTATTGAGGAATAAAGACATTGTAATGGAGAGTTCTATGACGCTGAGCCTGTGCAAATTGCGCCCATGTTGCCCAGTAATTAGTTTCATACGTATTTCCGAAGTAGTACTCCATCGCAACAGGTTCTTCCAATTGGAACATTGAAAGACTGATACCTTTATTCTTGCGATTCATACCTTCAACTTCGAATGGCTTCAGACATTCTACAAACAGCAGAATCTGTTTGTTCAGTTTTGTTACAAATCCGTTATCAGCATACTTCTCCTGACTTTCACGGACAAATTTAAGCATCATTTCAATTAGGTAATTCAATTGCGATAGGTTAGTCGTATACACCATTGTAGTTGGTGTGAATACGCTAATCATATAACGAGAATTTTCCATCGCAAGTTTAGTGATATGTGTATCTAGTAGCAGCGGATATTCGGCTCTGATCATTTCTTTGAATCGACCTAACCAGTTATCATAACGCTCTTTTTCTTCAACCGGAAGATTCGTCATTTTGGTATAACGTGCAGACTTCTCGGAAGTAGTATAAGGTTTTTCATTGTTAATAAGCATTGCAATAATTTTAGGGATATCTTTGAATACCAATGTATAATGAACGTGTTGATATACAGAATGATGACCGCTACCAAGAGTTTGATCTATTCTTCTTTGAGTTCTTTCAATATCCTCATTAAGAATAGCTTCAATGTCCTCTTTCATATAGCAGACTCCCGCTGCATATGACGATAATTTCAGTGCCTCATTAATAGGCATATTGTGACCAGTTTGTGTTGAGCCAAGTACGATAGTTTGCAAATAACTCACGACCTCTCAATTATTTTCTATTTAAAGTCCTCGATTAAATATTTTTACATTATTATTACTCTTTATCGCCTCCATCATTTGATATGTGGTATAAGAAATACTTCTCAAAGTATATAGAGTATAAAACCCTCACTACGGTTTTCTTATAACGATTTTCAAGCTCATAATCCTCAGTAGGAGTAACAAGAACGATTCTATCAGATCTCATATTTAGGATAGTATAGTAACTGTAATCTAAATCTTTCTCCTGATCAAGTAAGAAGATTTTATCTAGATCAATATGATTGATGTCGGAAATAGTATTATAAAGAGCATTGTTATTTATAGCATAGAAGTAGAAGCTTTCAATATCAGTAGTTTTGAATAATATTTCTAAGATAAAAGAACGTAGTACGTATAGCTCATAAAGTTTGGCAGTTAGTTCGATATAGTTGATAGAGTCTCTATTGAAATACAAGACTTTATCATACTGTACGATACATTCTTGAAGATTTTCTTTAATGCCGTTGTACTTACCAGCAGCATCTTTACGATACTTATCCTCAAACATTCCTTTTACTTGCTCATAATCAGAAACTTCTCTATCAATACGAACTTCCTGATATCTAGTAGGTCTTCTTTGATTAGATAAGTTGCTCAGTTGGTCAGAAAGCTGAGTTAACGTTATAGTAATATCAGTAAGTTTATCACCCATACCTAACAGTGCTTTAATTTTTTTAATCATAAAAAATATCCCTCTCTTAATAAATCTAGAAGACGGCAGAACTCTCCACCGTCTTCTAAACTATTTTTATTTGTCTTTATCCAAATCTTCTTCTTTATAACGTCTTTGAATTATACCGTATTTCTTAACCGACTGCTTAATTTGCTCAGCAATATACTTAAGTTCAAGATCATCGGTAAGCTGATACGCTGTGAACTTTGCAACCTTACCTAAACTAATGTGTAAGCTGCAAATTTTTGTCCCGTCCAGTACACCATAGTTAATATATTTCATATTAGTATCATGACAGTACGCTAGTCTGAGATATTCTGTAAGATTTGTATAGAATGAGTCAGCATGTCCCGTTTCATACATTAATTCAATATAAAACATAGGAAGATTAGGACCTGGTTTTGCAAATATAGCTCCTCTAATTTCTTTAGGCTTATAAAGGGAACCAGTGATTTGATAAATGCCTTGAGAATATTCAGCAACTTCAAGTTCAGTTCCTGGAGGTATTGCTACAAAATCTCCCTCTGGCTCGCTAAATACTGATAATTGCTCTGCTACTATATATTTAAGTGACATGTATAATTACTCCTTCTCTTTTAATGATGTAATAGGAATCATGAATCCACCGGAAGTTGATCTGACAACTTTAACCATTGCTTTTTGCTGATCATTTGAGATATGACCAAGGAATGAAACCTCAGTGCCAAAATTATGACGAAGCTGAGGTGTTTGCATGAAATCATGTTTTAGTACATATGGTTTACCCGTTACTAAATCGTTAGCAGTTAATTCCATTTAGATTGTCTCCTTTGCAGAATCTATCTGCCTTTGATATCTTTCATCTTTCATTTTCTCAGGGAGTTCAGGGTCATCAATGATATTACCAACGATAGTGATATCTTCACCGATTACAATTTGGCTATACGATGAGAAATTATCTCTTTGTAAGTACCAGCCAATATCCATACCAGTGGCAGAACCATCATCATTTTCTTTTCTTCCTACGAAGGTAACAATGAATCCATTATCATCAACATCACCTTCGAAGACATATTTATCTTCTTGACCATGTGAACTGATCATCAGGCGTTGACCCACAGTAGCAGTATCAATTTTTCTGAAGTCAGTTACACCAAATCCATTCTTAAAGTGAAGTTCTTCGAATAGCGACATGTAAGTACCAACTACCCATTCACCAGTTACCACATCTTTACCTCTTGCTACCCACCGACCGAACCGATCGGTGATTCTTACTCCAAGTTTACTAGTATCCATTCTAAACAATCTCCTCTTCGTATTCTTCAATAGTTTGTGACCCATCTGCATGTATAGCTATATGCGGATGTCTTACTTTAATATTATGATCAGACAATACAGATTTAATAGCATCTGTGGTTTCGCCGATGATCTGCATATTCCATTCCATATTAATATCTTCAGCGAGAACGCTAATACAATCAAATACCGCATTGTCAATGTCATCATTACGTTCTAGATGCTCATCACTAAGCTCCAGTTCTTCATCTTCTTCGTTTTCAAAATTATCAATTTTAATATCATGCTTAGTTAGTACTGTATTAATAGCTTCAGTTGTTTCTTCAATAACTTGTGCAACCTTATCTATTATACGATAATCAGTTATAGTTGCAATGCTGCTATATACTGCACTAGCAATTCGATTTTCGCGTTCTATTTTCTTTAGTTTCTTATCTTCATAATGATAATTTAATGATACTATATTTAGTTTAATCATATAGAATTTTCTCCTCAAAATTAATAGAGGGAAGGATCATAGAGAATCCTTCCCTTGAATCATTATTGCTCGTTAATGAACAGTACGCTATAGATCGAACTTCCACGTTTTCTATAAGTTCTTGGCATTTTAAGTTGACGACGAACTTTCTCGAACATCAATCCAAGAGTTACAGAGTTTGATAGGATGATGGAATCATTGAGTGAAACCATCTTATACATATCAGGAGTTTGTTCTACTTCCCAATCAGGAATCTTTAACTCATCATCAGTTCTTCTAATAAGATTTCTCAGAAGCATTTCAATATGGACGGATGGGATTGCCATACCCCCATATCTATAAAGTTTATTCAGTTTATCAGTGAATTCATGGTAATCGAAAACATCTTCAAGTTGTTTCTTACCTTTTTGAATGAATCCAGCCAACTCTTTTAGCGGTTTAGCAAGTTCAGCATTTGAGATCCGTAAGAATGTGAATGGCTCATCAATGCTGAAGTTCTTTAATTGGATTGAGATAGATTCATCGTTATCTAACCCGAAGAATCTCTTATCTCTAAGAGTGCTGTACAGTTGCTTACTCAAATACATATGAGTATTTTGCTCCTCATACACTTCGAAATGTTCTTCGGTTTTGTTATTCTTGAACGTCAGTTTATTAACGTAGTAATTATCATATTGCTCGTAGTTTTCAGGGTTATCCATGAATACATCCGAAGCATTGAATACGATAGAATACTTACTTCTATCAATATCATTATTAAGACTAAACAGCCAGCCATTTTGATTGATTAGGAACATCTTCTCGTCGATCAAGTTAATGGTGGCACTCATTGTAGCTAATGCATGTCGTGCAGATAGCTGTCGCTGAGTTTTATTTTCATTTGAATCAATTGCTGCAAACAGTCCTGCATGCATTCCGTAGTTTACGTTATACATTGTACCGTAGCAGACTTTACAGATATGACTATCTTTATTCGCACAAGTTTGTGGTGTTCTGAACTCCAGAGTTTCACCAATTAGATTTGTGTCTTTCTGTGTAAGAATCTTGTAACGCTTCTCACCAGTTTTGTAGAACCGTCCATCAAATAGTTCAAGATCCAATGCAGATTCGATCTTGATATTCAACAGATTCTTCGTATTGCAAGAATACGATGGATCTTCATGTAGTACGACATTCGAAGTTACGAAACTTTGATGGCGACCGTAATAGCCTGACTCACTAACTGCGAGCTGCATGATAGCGGCTTTACGAGCACCTTGAGCATCCACATACAATGCTCTTGGATCTTTCAAGCCATAAGTAGTAAAGTTACTGTTACTAGTTAATGGCATAGTGGAACCTGATAAATCCGGTTTAAAGCCCAAGTGCAAGAAGATCTCTTGAACTTGACGTTTGTTTACACCTACACCTGCACGAATGAATGGTTTAAGAGGATTATTCTTATCCGATTCATTCATCAAGATTTGGAAGAAGCGATCAGTCTGTTTGATGAGGAATTCCTCTACTTGACTGACTTGGAAGTTTTCAAGATCTACTTCCGTATTCATTAAAGCATTGATTTCGTTATTACGTTTTGCCATCTTTACCATGTCATAGATAGAGATGGAGTTACCGAATAACGGACCAAGTTCAACTGCGATCTTATTCATATACACTTGAATATCGAATAGAATCTCAGAGTATTCTTGCATTGTAAATCTATCTCTAAATCTATCTGCAAAGTTATTGAAATACTCCTCATATTTCTTATTGTGGAATACTTCAGCATTGAAGATATCTTTCTTAGTCACAGCAATGTTAGATACGATAAACGGACGCCACATGATAATATTGAAGAGGAAACGTACATAGTTCATCTCTTCAAATTCGTCATCCGAATTAAACTTGAATGCCATTGTCAGTTTGGCTAGTTCATCCTTACCATCAGACAATAGGCGTTTAGTGCCAGTGATTAGTGCTTCAATATATGAATCATATGAATCAATAGTACCGAATTCATTAATTGTAGGATAGATTCGATTTCTATCCCCAGTAGATGTGAATTCCCCTTCTTCTTGTAGCTGTGCCACAATTTCATTCAAACTATGTTTCCAATTACCCATAGCGTAGCGGGTCTTAGCTACCTCTTTCATTTTCTTTTTCAATTTAAGTCTAGCTTTTTTCTCTTTTTTGTTTCCCATGTTTTAACTCTTCCCTTCATCTCTAGTATAAGTAATTGATATATTGCACAAGTAAATAATATATATTTGAAAGAAAAACTGATGATGACTCAAATATGGTCATCATCGAGTTAATTCTCAATTATTTCAATTTGAATTGGCTTTGTGTACGTTTAGCCGACATTCCAGCAGCATCTGGAGCATACCGGAATTGACGTTTCATCACAATAGTCTTTGCTTCATTATAACGGGAATCGTTATGAATTTCAGCGCTAAGACGTTTGATAGTACGGCGCATTGCTGCAATTTTAAATTGACGTGGATCTTTGGCTTTGCGAGCCATTTGCATACGAAGCATTGATTCTGCTTTGTTACGCTGAGCATCACGGGAAAGTACCATGAAGGATTGACCGGCAGCATCTTCAGTGAGCAAACCGTCGCGCACCAAAAGGTGTGCATTTTCGGAAATAAATAATTGAGCTTCCTCAAGAGCATACGCTTGAGTAGCTTCCAAAATCATAGCTAGTGTAGCTTCAGCCATCATTTCATCAGTGACTTCAGCTTCACCAATAGGGGCCGGTTCTTTGCTAGATTCTTGAATGTACGAATTTTCAAGTAATGATTTAAGACGATCTTGTAAAATTCCCATCTTAAAGTCCTCCTTATAAATAAAGTAGTTTCTTTAATACTCTGTTCAACCATAATTTAAATCTATAAAGCCTTGAACCATTAATAGACAAGTAAAATGAGAGGGCTGATATGAATGGCTGAACTTACTGGACTCTTTACTAAAATTGATGGAATTGCTGTATATAAAGGATTTATGAAAATCGTAGATACCTTAAATAAATTTAAAGCTTCTGAATTTAACTTCTCTAAAGGTGTGTATAGTACATATCATGAAGGAATCATGACAATCTTGACATTCACTGAAAAGTTAGAGAAAAACGTTACTGAGTTTTTCCCTTTTGTATTTGATATTCATCCTGCAACTTTCAAATTCATGGACAAGCATTTCACAATCGTTGATATTGTTATCGACGATAAAGAGATTGAATTCTTATATGATTGCGCTGCTCCTGAAGTAATGTATGCAGATAAAGCATTCGTAAAGATCAAAGATAATATTTATAAGAAAGATACATATTTTGCAACTAAGATAAAACTAAAGAAATCCGATTTATATAAGAAGACAGTATCTATCTTCAACTCTATTACTGATATGAATCATAAAGAAAGTAAAGAGTTTAAACTTAAGATCTATGAAGATATTGCTGCTTCTGAAGTACCTCTTGTTATTGATGATGAAAGATTCTTCACAAGACTTTCTAAATCAGTATTCCAAAATGTCACTAAAGGTGATACTGCATTAGTTAAATGTATCCCTTACAGTGATGAAAAATCTTCGGTATTTTTAACAACAACGACAGTCAATAAATCTGAATACCAGATAATAAACGTATTCAATGTACTCTACTTACCGGAAAGGGATGAATAACATTGGCTGACAAGAAGAAACCCGATACTAGTCTATCGAAGAGTCTAGGTGGAGTTCTTGATAACCTTAATAAGTTAGCAAGATCCACCAACTTTTCAACTTATGGTGTGAGCAAGGATTCGTTTGATACTGAGCGAATGCTTAATAAACTGGATGAGTTGTCTAAGAAGGATGAAACCTCTCTTAACTCTACAGTTCAAGGAAGTATCTACAATAATTCCAGAATTAATGGTTTTGGTTTAACTGGAAAGAATAAGATTCAAAATGCACAAGGTAAAAAAGGTGCTAACGGTAATCAACCCGATAGTATCTTTGATGCCATCTCTAATAATAAAGGATTGTTCGTAGAGTTAAAGAATCAAATCCTTATGAATGACAAACTGTATGAAACTCTACAAGATTATGAAATCTTCCGTAGAGCTATTCCTCAAGTTTCTCGTGTTATTGATTTGCTTCTAAATAGTATCGTAACTCCAGAAGCAATCACTGCTGAAATCTTCTCTCTTGAATACAATATTGAAGATGAGGCAAAGAAATCTCTTGCTAAAAAAGTTAAGGAGAAATATGAGCTTAACTTGAAAGTTAAAACGATTGTGGAGAACTATTTGGTTATTGGTAATGAATATATTACTGTAGTACCATATAGAGCAATCGTTGAAGCGATCAAACAAGATAAGCTAAGTACTAACGGTAGAGCTTCTCTGGTTCGTGAATCATCGTTGATCACTCTTGATAATGATAAGAGTAAACATCCTAAGATTCTAACTGAGTCTTCTGTTATGGATGCTTTCGAAGACAAATTGCAGGAAAAATTCAAAGCCATGGATACTGAGAAACAGAAAGCTTCCATGACTGGTTTGAATGAATCAGTCAATAAATACTTGAGCAGTATCAAAGTATACAAATCTAATAAACGTATTGGTTATGATTCTGCTTTAGTTGAAGCAGTTATCAATACTAAGGATGAATTCTTAATTGAATCATCATACGATGAGCAGTTTGAAAAAATCACTAAGATTAAAACTCCTAATGATGATGCCGCTGCTGAAGGATTGCTTAATACATCTAAGAAGGATGAGTATGATAAGTTACAAATCCTTGGGTGTAAGATTGAACGTCTTGATCCTGCGAGAGTATATCCTCTAAGAATCAAAGATACGATTGTTGCTTATATCTATATCGAGGAACGTCGTGACGAAGCTCTTAGAATGAATCTTCGTAGCAATTTCCAATCGAATTTCTCATTCTACAAGAATTCCTCCACTGATTATAGTGATCAAAATCTTAAAATGGTTGAGAATCAAATTATCAGAAGTATTGGTAACTCTGTACTCTCAAACATTTCTCCAAAATTCTTAGAAGCAAACTTTGACGGAATGGATGTTCTATATGAATTCCTCCGTGATCGTCAAATTCACAGAGAAGCACGAGATATTATCATTCTTCATCCTGACGATGTGATTGAGTTCCGTCGTCAACAAGGATCTATTATGAAGAATGCTCTCTTCTTCTTGAAACTTTACATGCTTCTTATTCTGAGTAATATTCTTACTAAAGTTCGTAAAGGTTCTGATAGAACTGTATGGACTATTAGTAATGGTCTATCTAATGATATTGAGGATTCTGTAATGGAAGCTATCGAAGCTGTTCAGCAGTCTCAAATCAGATGGTCAGACGTTGGCACTATTACAGGTATCATTGGTTCAATTGGTTCCACAGTTGATCTATTCTTACCTCAATCTCAAGATGGTGAAGTTCCTATCAAACCAGAGGTTATCTCTGGTCAGCAAGTAGATATGGATGAACCAATGCTACAATGGATTATGAAATCTATTATCATGTCATTTAACGTACCATCGGTAGTAGTTGACGTATCAGAAGAAGTTGAATTTGCTAAGACTCTATCTATGGCAAATCTCGATGTAGCATCTTCTAGTGCTCATGCTCAAGCAGAGCTTAATACTCCTCTTACTAAACTTATGCGTCATATCATGACATATGAACTTGATCTTACTAAGGATGAGATTGAATCTATTCATGCATCTCTTATCCCATCAAGAAGTATGGCAATGCAAATTACTAATGAACTTATGAATACTATTAAGGATCTTGCTGAAACATTTGCTGATACTCAGATCATGGAAGATGATGAACTCTTGAAGAAAATCTTTAAAAGAGAATTCATCCGTGATAATCTTACTTACGATTGGGCTGGTATTGATGAGATGCTCAAGAGAAGTAGAGAGTTTAAGATTAAAGAAGGTCTGCAAACTGCTATTACAACTGCATCTACAGCAGCAACTGGTGATACTACTACCACTAGTACCGATGATTCAATCGTTTAAAACAAACAAAACTTCCCATACTCCAACTTAATGGAGTATGGGAATATTTTTGTTACATCATGGACGTTTGAGCTGCAATTGTTTCACCATTCAACGTTCCACCTGGGTGGAATGGATTCGTAGTAGGTTTACCACCACGAACAGCCGAAGCCGCATAATAGTTGATAACAGTCTTACGTTCAGTCAGGTATTCAAGAGCTTTAGTATTGATCTCCGAACCCCATTTAAGAACGCCCTTCATTGCGATATCATGTCCTTCAACGATGCCGATTTCACCAGCATTTTGATGGAAGATTTCGCGTGGAAGAGTAGTAGGCATTGCTGCCGTGATATAGTGCGCGCGACCTTGGATTTCAGTCAACTCAGGGTTCGAGTTACATACCAAGAAAGCAGCCGTATGATTCTCAAGGGAATAACCACCTGCGATATCAGCCGCCATACCTTTGTAATCCTTGATTTTAGACGACTCATCGCCACCAACCAAGTACATCCACTCTTGCAGCATGTTATATACTGGGAGCTTTTTGAATTCCAAGCAACGTACTGTGAATGTATCGAAATTACTTTCGATTGTCGTTGCATGTGGAACTTTACGATCGGCAAATCCGTGAACTTGGTCAACGTAGTTAACTGTCAATTCAGGAATACCGCTGAAGCTTGTGGAAGTACGTTCAAAGATAGCTTTGAAGTTCTTTCCGTGGTTAGTACCAAATACTGTATCATGCTTCACCAAAACCTCAGGTACACGAACTACGAAAATATGAACGTAGCCAGTATAAGCTGGGTCAAAGTTCTTCAATTGGTCCTTGCTAAGGTTGGGAACGCCCAACCATAGCGATGAATTTTGGATATTATCTGCCATGAGTACTTACCTCCTTCATTTATTTTACTACTAAATAACTGTGAATGTGAACGTAGTTCCTTTGTTGATGTTCTTGAAGCGAACAGTCAAGAATACGTTAACACGGTTACGATCTTCACCGAAAGCTCCGGCACGAGCTGTTTGGATTTTCAATTCTCCGACTTTACCAGCCATTTGAATTTCCAAACGTTGTTGAATACGGGCACCATAACGTTCGATATCGGAATCTTCAGCGAAGTTCCAACGCTCAGCTTTCGCTTCGAGCAAGCAAGAACGCATCATCAAGTGGAGAAGGTGTACGTTGTTACGCTCACCAAGACCAAGTGATTTGGATTTCAAGGATGTACCTTGATGGAATGCTTGATAACCAGTCGAATCTTCCATAGCGAAGTTGATTTGGTGATCAAGTAAAGATTTTGCAGCATCACTATTTTCATCATAGATGACAGGTAGATACGTGCCAGCAATGATGTTACTGTAAGTGTAAGACGCACCAGCGAATGGACGTGCTCCACCTTCAAATGTAGTGATATGGTTTGGAGTAGCATAAGCCTCGAAGAATGACAAAGGCATAACTACTTTCTTATTGGTAAATGGATCACGGTAAGTACCGATACCACCAGATACAACAACTTTCTCATTGCTGTAAGTGATACCGCCAGTAGTCCGTGCCGCAAGAACCGATGTTGCAGTTTTGTTAGCACGACCAGTATCAACAATTGCTTTTGTAGTCTTACGACGTAGAGCAAATGCTACGATAGCGTCTTTAACAGTTTGTGGAGCACCGAAGTCATATACATAGTCGATAAAATACTTGTATTCGTTCTCCAGCATTTGGCTCGTAATTTCACCGAAGGATGCAACGTATTGATCCATCATGTTATCTTCACGAGTAGAAACATTTGCAGCAAAGTTACCATCGCTACCACCAGCTAGAGTAATACCGCCAGAAGCAGTAAAATCTACAGAAGTATCCAAGATGATATACTTAGAATACGGAATGCCGGTTTTATCTTTACCGAAGAAAATATCCGGTTTAGTGCTTTCACCAGCAGGAAGGAAAGTTGCTAAAGCAGTCAAGAAAGTATTGTATGTGCTAAGAACTTTGAAGAATACATTTTGAGACTGCTCTTCAAAGATATCATTAGCATAAATACTTTGACCGTCGATAACCGCATCAGCATCAGCAGTGAATCCAATCGTCTTAGCAGAACCTGAAGACGAAGCACGGGATTCCAAGTTGTATGCTTTTTGGTCGATTTGTTTGTCAAGAGAAGTGTTAGGAAGTAAGCGGAAAGTATACTTGTTACCTTCGCTACCTGCCCAGTTCAACCCAGTGATAGCAATAGGATAAACTTTATATCCATCAGCATCAGCTGTAGTTGTAAGCAAAGCTTCAGCGTCACTCACCATATCTTCAAGGTCTGTTGCATCTTGAAGTGTGCGAACTTCGAATACGATCTCAACTTTACCAAGGTTTACACCCTCAATAGGTGCACGGAATTTAGCTACCAATACCGCATGGGCAAAAGCAGCAGTTGTGGAAGTAATACGACGAATGTAAACATCGCCACCACCACGAAGGAATTCATGCGCATAATAAAGAGGCGCAAGAGTTGTAAGCATGTTCGGCGTTCCATAATAGTCAATAAGCGAACCTTGACTGTTAGCTTGGAACAATTTTACCTCAGTGTCTTTTCCATATCCTTTTGGTGAAAAGATAGGAATGTATGCCCGAGGTCTATCAGGTGATAGTGCTGCTGGAGTCGTTGTGGTTACAGTGGATTGATCCACAATTACGATTTTATCAAACATCTCCAAAAAACCTCCTTAGAAAGTAATTAATATTTAATTGATTGTTGGCACTATCTAAGTGTTGAAGTTTCCTTCACACCTTTGATTACTCTTTCAATTGGGCTAAGTGTTGTCGATTGTTTATCATCTCTATTATCAGCTACAGTTAACATGGACTTAACATCCTCGAAACTGACACCTGCTAAAGTTGATGTAAACGCAGAGTTCTCCCTCATGTTAAGAGCTTTTACTTTGGCATTATCCCTATCCTTAGTAGTCATAATTAACCTAGCAGGTTTGGAATAATCATTCTTATCCCGATATACCTCAGAGATTGATAATTGCTCAATATACTGTGGTACATTTACTTTTGTACTGTGCACCTTTTGAATCTTATTCTCAATATCAGGTACTTTCCAATAAGGTGCTCTAATTTTGCCATCATTTCTTAGACTAACAAATCGTTCCACCATTACTGAAGTTTGTACAATCATACTATTATTCAGAATAGGTGATCCTTTATAGTAGGTAAATATCCGAAACTTCTCAAGTTCTCCGTAGATATCAAGCTCTGCGGTACGAACATCATCAGGTTTAGTGGTTGCCATAGATGGGAATAAGAATTCACCAAAATTCTTAGACTCACTATCCTTCTCACTATGATATAATTTATACTTCAAAATAAAGAATAGATTATACATTTCTCCATCTTGAACAGCAAGCCGACTCTCGAAATAGCTATCAGGTACATAAATTTCACACTTGTAAGTTTCCAAGAATATAGTAGTATCAACCTTTTTAAAATACGTTCTATCTAAAATAGACAAAATAGTCCCTCCTTTCTCCAGCTACTAATGAAATGTTTAAAAAATAAAATAAAGAAATCGCAACCAGATTTCTCCGGTTGCGACTTTTTGTTTGTTTATTACATAATACGAGTTTTAACACCTTCAACTAGCTCAATCAATAATGCGTTGCAACCATCGTTATACATGCTTTGTGTAAGCACATTCATTGTATAAGATAGTACGTACTTATTGTACTGACTATTGTTTAGAGTAGTTGATTTGAAAGTACGGGCAATAATGTAGCACACTGCAATAGCAGCTTTACGAGCTTCTACAATGTGATCAACTTTAATACCGTTATCAGCAATGAATTGTTTAATGTCGATTTTATCAACCATAACAATTTCATCTTCTTTAGTGGATTGAACTTTCAGTTCACCTCTAAGAATTTGCGTCATTTCAGTATATTCATTAGAAGTAAGGGCTTTAACTACTGGGAATTGTCCACGGATCATAGACATTTCAAGGAAGCTAACCCATACCGATGTAAGGATTTGCGGTACATTTGTTTTCTGACTGAAGTTCTTTGGCATAGGGAAGGAAACATTGATAGTGCTATCATTGTTTAATTTCCCAACGAAGTCAAAGATTGTTTTATTCAGTAGAACCGAATCACGGAAATCTTTCAGCAGCTTTTGCTTACCGTTTTCACATTTCTCGAAGATTTGTTTAAAGGTAAGAGCATCAGTCATCGCAGAGATTTTATCATTAGTAACACGTTTCTCTTCTTCCATGAAACGGTTATCTGTGTAATCAGTGCGACCATCAAGATATTCAAGGTATAATTCCAAGTATTTGCGATACTTGTGGAATTCAGTAGGGTAAGTTGCAGTATCAGTTTCCAACTGCTCCTTGATACCCGCTTGAACTCCATCCACATCAATATCTTGGAAGAATTTCATGTGGCGGTTGATTTCTTCCATTGAATCCACAACGCCTTCGTATTCTACGATACCGTCACGGAAGTCAACAAGAAGTTTCTTTGCCAGTTGAGCATGGTTATTCGGATTGAACTTTTTGATTTGATCATATACATCATTACCGTAGATGTTTTTGATTTCAATCGGACTCATTTCCTTAATCTGTCTACGATCAAGGTTAATGATCTTTGCTTCGATATCTGCAATGATTGCAGTTGAATCTTCTTCAGTAAGATCTTCAGGAATCAAAGTAGTCAAGTTCTGCTTAATGATACCAGCAAGATGACGCTTGATGTTTTCAGGTTGAATATCTTGCAGTGAGTTAATATCAACTAGATCGCCTGCATTACCAACAAGTTTTTCACCAGTGATAGCATCAGTCATTACTACACCAGTAGCGGTTTCGATACCAACACCAGTTTTACCAAGTTCTTCAAGAATATCTTCACGAGTTTTACCTTCGAAGAGTTCACCTTCACCATCAAATCCTTTAACAGGAGTTGCTTCTTGGTTTGCCGGTAAATTATTTGCCAGTACATTGAAAGGTGCTGTTTCTGTATCGGAGATGGGCTTTGAAGTTACTGGAACTCCAATTTCTCCCATAATTTCTTTACCTACAAGCTCAAGTTTTTCTCTTTCCATTTTAATCATTCTCCTCGTCCAATTTGATTTTGATATTGAATACATTGATAAGGTTATCTGTAATAGCAAGAATGATCGAGCGATCATACTCACCATTTACAATCTGATAAAGAATGGTTTGTACGAGTGATGCTTCTTCGATAAACTTCCAAGAAATTTCAGGAGTACCTTCTTCATCTCTCTCTTCGAAGGATTCGATGTCTCCTGCTCTTGCAGCATATCGGATGAAAGTTTCAAAGTCAAAATCCAAGTAACTTACCTGTTTGATAAGTTCATCTACATTACTCACAGCAATGTATTTGTTCTTATCTTCTTCACCATCAAGTTTTTCTGTTACTTGAGTATTAAGATTATCTTCAGGAATTCCAGGAAGTAATTCATCATAATTTTCAATAATATAATTTAGCAGGAAAGACGTAGTAATAGTTTTAAGTTCGATAACGAAGAATTTGTACATTTGATAAGCTACTGATTTCAAGCAGTCGTCATCATAATCAATTTCAACGCTATAACGATCTTCAATCCAACCGATAGTATCTCGGTAGAGCTGCTCTTCGAATATGATAATGGACTGATAATCAGCTTCATCATACTTCTCTTGAACTTCTTCAATTTTCATTCGGATTTGATCAATATAATCCACAGTGTTACAATCAAGGCTTTCAAAGATTTGCTCCTTAATTGCCTCTGTATAGAATTCATTATCAATGAACTCTATAATCGTCCGCACATTTGTATCGTTTTGCGGCCCATCATCGTATTCTAGATAACTCATCTAAAAACGCTCCTTCTACTTACAAATTTTGTCAATATCTTCTAATAGTATGGTTTAGGTATAATATTTTTATATAAAAACAAGAAAGCCCAGGGATGGATTTCCCTGAGCTTTTTTAAATCTTATTACCAAGAGCTTCCAGAGTATCTATCACCTAGACCAAATACAGAACCAGCACTACCGTTTATACGATTGGATGATCTAGCATTTAGTTCTCTGAATGCATTCTTCTTGATTTTCGAACCTGCCATTCCATCGGAAGTAAATAAACTTCCTTTATCATCATCACTAGCTTCAAGATCATACATCTCTCTATCAATTGCTTTATTAACATCGTCGATGAATATAAGATCTTCGAAGAGTCCAGCAAGATAAGGATTGGATTTAATGAGTCGTTGAAGCTTGGCTTTCTTAAATACTTTAGCAACTTTATCTTCAGGTGGATCTCTATCTTCGATCTCACCACCTTCAAAGTTGAAAGCATTATATAGACCGAATCTCGGAAGATTCTTACCATAGAACATGATGTATATGCACGCTAAGTACGCAAAGACGGCATCATCATGATGTCCAGCAGCATGGTCAATTCTTTCTTCATTCTTATACTCCAAGTGACGGATTTGATCAACTAATTCCCTAACAGCAATTTTCTTCTTGTGTTTGGAAACGAATTGAAGTAATAGATCCATCATCTTAGGACGAGTAGCAGAAGTTACTTCATGACCATAGATCATACGAGTTTTAGGTTGTTTTTGTACTTGACCATCTTTACGTCTATCTTCAGCAAGACGAGTAACGAAGTCGTAGTATAAGTGATGTTTAAGAGGAGAAGCTTTTAAATCCTCAATAATTGCATCACCAATATTATTACTCTCTATGACTAGTACTGAGTTAGGAAGATGATCGAGAACTAAACTCATTAAGAATCGTTTGAGTTCTTTTGACCTAATAGTATTATTAATAAATAGACCACATACTTCTAAGGTTTGGGAATCTACGATAGCAACTGCTGTCGAATCTCGACCCACACCCTTCGAAACGTCCACACCTATAATATAGCGTCTGTAAGGATCAAGTTCTTTGTAGAGTAGTACATCATAGTATTTATTGATTCTAATAGTTTTGAAATATGGAACTGCCATTGTATCAAGTTCATCAATATCTTCAGGAAGGAAAGGAGAGTTTTGAGAAGCTTTATTCCATTGTAGAAGAAGTTCCCGACGGATTTTCATCCAGTTATGATTCATACGTCTACATTGTTCTTCAAACCATTCCATTGTCTTACCTAATTGATAGAATGAGAAGGAGATGTACAGCATTCCGTTACTTGAGTTCTTACGTAACCATGTTTCTACTTCGTCCGGATCTAGATCATACAGATTTTCATTGAAACGACCTGCTTTTTCTTTAAGATCATATCCATATGCACCATGTGCTGTACCAAGATCACCAGGTGTACTAGTGATACAGATGGCAAATGGTTTATCATTTTTCTGAGCATTTTCAGAAGCCTTAGAAAATGCTGGGATAGCAGCGGCATGGATTGTTTCATTAAGAAGGATAAAGTTAAACTCATCGAACCATAGTGCAGGAACAGAAAGACCCCGACCAACCCTCTCGGCAGACTGAACGTTACGAGCACCAGCTTTAGTGATGATATTATTCTTTAATTTCTTATTCTTGATTTCATTTACGTTATCAGTATCTTTCTTCAGTTGACCTTTGTCATCTAAAGTAAATACCATTTGCATATACTCAGGTAATAATGATCGACTATCTTTCAAACGAGTTAAGTTGGCAACAGATGCCGCTTTATCCATATTCATAAAGATAGTAGTAGAAGATGTGGTGCCATAAGAGAATTGCCATAAATATCTCTGTACAGCCCCTGTTGTCTTCCCGAACTGTCTCGGTAGCTCCAAGAAGTGAGATATGTTATGTTCGAAAGCCCACATCTGAGCCAGATTGCCCCGATGAAGCATAAACGGTGTACCACCACCAACCTCAGTACTACTTCCTTCTTCAGGAATCCTTGCAACTTCACGTATAAAATAGAAAAAATTAATTGCAACTTCCTGTAAAACTTTACCCATATCCTCAGGACTAATATCTGGATCATATGGGTCAATATGCATTAGATCATCATCATAAAGTCTAAGCATAAAGTGATAGTTCTCAACACCAGCATTCTTTAATAGTAATGCTACTTTAAGGAATGACGTATTAGTCGTTTCCCAATGTATATGGTATTCTTCTTCAGACTTTCGATAGGGTCTTTTGAGTGACATATGCTTATTTCACCGTCCTTTATAGTTAAAAGTTATTATACAGGTGTTTTAACTATAAAAAGACTACTGTTTGTTTAAAAAGCCACAAATATATATTATTTACTCGTAATATACTATACTATTTTGGAGGAATTTAAAATGACTGACAAAAAAATAACTATCCGTGATTCCGAGCCAGTAAACATTGATGATGCTTTAGCAGCAAGTATATCTACTGATACTAGAAAAAGAATTCCAAGCATTCTATTGACTGGGCATTATGGAGTTAGGGATGTAATTAAACCTGAGCTGCCAGCTAACGAAATACTATTTAATCCGCTAGGAGTTATCAATCGACTTAAACTTGAATTGGGTACGGTACAAGTATTACTTGATAGCAAGCCAGGATATTATCGAGTTGGTAGTATTGGTAGGATGTCAACGTATTACATATTTCATGGATGTAAAATACTTACTCCTAAGAAAACTAATACTCGCCGTGAACGTCGTATTCTTCGTCGAGCAAAGAAAGCTTTAAATCTTAAAAAGGTAACTAAAGTATTATATTCATCATTATGGCCTCGTGTTTATTGCGTAGAAGGGATATCAAAGATAGCACGAGTTGAATCAGAAGGTACAATTTCAGAAACTATGGAACGTCTATTTGATAAATTATAGGAGGAATTTAAAATGAATAAAAATGTAGAAGATTTGAAAACAACTTTGATTTATCCTTGCTATCCAACTGGTGGTGATATAACTATCGTCGATCTACATGATGATAGTTATCTTATCCATGATATGACAGAAAGTCATCGTGGTAATATTAAAATAAGAAGAGTTGGTTCTATTTATAAAGCTGCTGATTATGCGGGTATTGATGATTTTGCAGAGAAGTGTGAACCTTTAGCTTATGTTAAATTATTCCCTGAATTGATGTCATTCGAGGATAATGATTTCCGTCCTAAATTCTATTCTGAAATAGAAGAGAAATTAAGTGCTTGGTTTAAAACTCCAGAATATTTGAATAGTTGTGACGACTCTAATCCTCCTGTAGATATAATTCAATTACATTCACTTCAAGTTTATCTCAACTACCAAGGACAAAGTTTCATAGATTTTGATGGAGAATTTGAATGTGAAGAAGATATGGATTATGTTAGATTACAATTTGATATATTAGAATTTGTAGAATTAAAAGATCTATTTGACAAAGTTGTATCTCTAGCTAAAATTGATATTGGATCTATTAAATTTACATCTGCATCAGATCCGAGTCAATATCACATGCCAAGAGAAGTTGGTGTTAATAACATTACCGTACCTATTCACAAATTCTTTAAATCTTAAACGTAAAAAGGAGTATGCGATTATCTCGCATACTCTTCTTTTTTTTTGGAACATAGAGAAATTAACGATGAGCGTGGATAACTCCCGTTTTTACCTTTTCAATAAGTGCCTGCATTTTTTCTTTTTTCTCTTCAAGTCCTTTGATATCACCATCGGGATCATTATGCCTAGAATGATTATCTTTAACTTGTTGAATAGCACGATCGTAACCTGCTATGACACTTTGCATATGTTCAATCTCAGCTTGTTTATCTTTCGGACTACCGTATAATGTAGCTTCCGAAATATAAGTACCTTCTAAAATCATCTTTAAATTCTGTTCAACTGACATATATTGCACCGCCTCTTGTTATTATATATTAGCCTTCATAACCAGCGGGATATTCAATGAATACGCCGTATTGTTTTTTGGAAGGTTTCATATCTTTCATTACTTGAGGAAGATCGAGGAACTTCTTAAAGTATCCATTGATAACCTCATCTTCAGGATTCTGATCAAGATACTTCTCGATAAGGTAGATACTATCATATACCCGATCAAGAAGATACAGTCTCTCATAGTTAGATGCCATATTCTGCATTTTGAAAGTGATGATATCAATTTCTTTTTGCAGAGCTGTAGTATTAGGACGTTTTTGCTTAAATACGCTCTCGATAATAAGAGAAGCTTCATTCAACTTTTGTTTACTCTCAATATAAGCAAGAGTAGTTTCTTGCAGCATTGAAAGTTCATACGGTTTAAGATCCTCAATCTCGGAGATACGTTGTCCGAACTGTTCCTCTTTCAATTCGATATCAATCGAAGGGAACATTTTGAAGATATTAGTATCGTAGGTTTTCTCTACGAATTGTTTATGCCATTGATACTGACGAGTCATACCTTTTGCTTTTTCCATGACAATTTTAATCAGCATGGTAGCAATATAGGTATCAGCTACGTATTGATCATCAGGATTAGATAGATCGAATTCTTCTACTTCTCTCGCAATAGTTTGAATAGCTGAGTTGAAGTAATCGCAGATTCCCATATCAACTAGGATACGGTCTGCTTCATACATCTCAGTATCAGGAACTACTGGATCTTTATAAGAACGGTTTGCGATATCAAGCAATGCAAGATCACGAGCTTTGCTATCAATATTATACATGATGTCAATTACTTTCATATTCGACATTTTACATGCATGGTAGATAGCTGCTTTGAATCTTTCAATCGCAGTATAAGTCATTACGTTATGAGATAGATCATGGATAAGCATAGCAGCAAGTTGTTGACCAGTTAGTACATCCAAGAGCTGTTGTTGAATCTCAACTACATAACTCTTGATCTCAATACCTTTCTGATCAGATAGAATAGTCTTAGGGAATACAATCATCCCATAGAAGTTTTGAGCAGTAGCAGATTTATTAACCACTACATTAATACAAGGAATAGAGATCTCGTTATTAAGAGTATTTTTGATACGATCAATTGTATCTTTTGGATTACGTTGATTGTGTCTCAACTCATCTAACATACTTGCTAGAAATTGAAATACGAATTTGTTCACGGACGTTCCTCCTTAAATTAGTCATATTTATATTAAGTTCTATTCTTAAAATCAAATAAAAACTCCCAGCGGCCGAAACCGCTGGGAATCTTCTAGCTAACTATCTTCTTATGCGTATCTGCCAGTGTAGAAGTCGCTGTAGTTATTGTCCATAGTGATAACCGCCATAACAGGATTGTATTCCTTAGTTTGGTAGCGGCTGGACACCATGATAGCCGGAAGGGCTGGGTTAACCGAGCTACGGTATTTGTTGCTAACATAGTTAGCATAACGGTAGTGGTTAACTGTGATGATGTTGTTTTGAATGCTGTTAGGGATAAGGTTAACATAGATTTTACCTGGTGCTACACGATCTGTAGACAGGTAGAACACAGTGTTACCAGTGCTCATTACCGCGAAATCATAGTTGATTTGCGAAGCACCAGTCATATCCTGGTTACGACGGAAGATGTATTGCTCGCCGGATGCATTTGGTACACGAATATCAATCGGGTTACCAACTACACGGAAGTGGCAATCATCAAGCTGAAGTTCAGCTTTAAGACGGATACAAATACGCTCAATGAACGGGTGGAACTCACGACGAAGCCATTCTTCACGACCAAGGGAGAAGCTCGCATCCGGAGTTACATTGAAAGTTTTTGCAAGGATTGCTTGGGATTCAAGATCCTTAAGAGCCTCATAGATTGTGCGGTCTTCCAACTGCTCAACCAATTGACCCATTTGATTTGTGTACTCTTCAAGTACGTTGATACCAGTCATACGAGTTACATCATCAAGGAACTCAACGGATGGGTTCACTTCGATGTGTGCGCCGTCTGGAATAGCAACGTTTGTGTGTTTGTGTTCGAAACCAGTTTGAAGTGCTTTCAAATGAGTTTCGGAAGACAAACGAGCACCGAAAGTTACTGTTTTAACACGGGAAGAAGTTGCGGAGATGCTTGTAAGAACAGCAGCTTCGAAGTCGATCTCGCCCATGATTGTAGCTTTAGTCAATTCAGGTCCGATTGTTACATCAACGCTGAAACGACCAGTTTCGATGTCGATCTGACGGTTGCGTCCAACGATTTTCAAATCGCCAGCAACTTCAGCAGTCGTACCATCGGTTTTAACACCAGTGAAAGATTTTAGAACTACGTCGATTCCAAGCTTGTTACGCTTGTCGATCGAACCGGATGTGAAGATATCATAAGCCGTTGTTGGTGCAGTAACTGTGAAATCGAATTTTTGATGAAGGTTGTTCACCAAATCCGAGTTACGGTTGAATGCATCAGTGAAATAATGTTTGTTACCAGCAATGTCGATCACGTATTGCTTACGCTCAGTGATTTTGAAACTTGGACGCTCAGCTTGAATCGTTTTAACTGCACGATGCATAACTGCTTTAACATACGAACGGATTTGGAACCCGAAAGATGTCAAGGAGATCGGTTTAAGAGCCGATAGGCCTTGTTGAGTTGCTTCAGTAAGCATCTCGTTTACTACGTTTTGCATGGACACTGCACGAGCTGCAGCATCTTCACGCAAGATGGAATTCGCAAGACCTTGACCTTCGTAAGTGCTTTCAGCCAAAACCTCGTTTACGGATTCCAAGAAAGATTGTGCGGATTCTTTGCTTTTGAAAATACTAGCCAAGTCACCAGAAACATTACCACCATGAGATTCAAACAGTTTCGCATAGAAGTTCGAAACCGCAGGATCGGAAGCAGTAGTCATACCCATGGACAATTCAAGAAAGTCGCGATTAGCCATTTTGAAATTCCTCCTTAAGAGTAAGTTAAAATATTTATTCTTTGTTGGTTTTTCTAAAACCTCGATTTTATGTTGCTTCTCTCGAAGTTATTTTTTTATTTATTCTTTTTGACCTGAGATGAGGACTTAATGATATTAGCATAAAGTTCGCCTAGTAGACGCTTCTCCAGAATAAATTGCATAAAATTATAATAGTTAATTTCATAAGAATTATCAGAGTACTTATATAAAATATAATCAGTGAGTTTATTTACAAGATCAGTTCCCTTTTCAATAGTAGTATTTACTACCAATCTGATATCATCATTAGTAGGAACAAATTCTGAAAGTTCACTAATTAATCTACTAGTATCATCCCTAAGATCTCGATATCTCTCAAAGTTATTATAAATGAGGATAGCTCTAGCTTTAGGATCAATGTTTAAGAGTTCTCCAACTTTCGGTGCCGGTGGAGTAGCCGCCGTATCCTCAGTCCCAGTAGTGTCAGCATCTCCAGTATCAGAAGTGATAGGGGCGTCATCAGTACCACTATCGTCATCAGAACTGTCGTCATCAAGATCATAATTCCCGCCAGCATCGTCATCAGTGCCAGCATTATCATCACTGGTAGAAGGATCAGTCGGGTCAGTACTTTTGTTATCATCGGTATTTTCGTTTCCATCGGTATTTGTAGTATCACCTCCTTTATTAGTATCATCAGTAGCAGTATCATCCTTAGGAATAGGTGGTGCTTTATCACTACCTCCACTTGGAAGATCATACTTATCTTCAGGTGCTTCTAATAGTAGACCACCTTCCATTATAAGCCGAAGCTTATTAGCAACATCACTCATTCTGGCACCTCCTATTATTCTTTCAAGTTGTATTGAATTCTGTTCATTGCTCGACCAAGTTGATTTTCAATTCTCAAGAGTTTATACTTGGCTTTGATATCTCCTCTAGTCTCAGCATCTCTAAGCTTCTCCTTAACAACTTGAATTTCAAATTTCAAATCATTAAAGATAAGATTCTTATACTTAGAGTCTGCTCTCTTATCCATAGCAGTTTTAACAATGATTGCAGTTACAGCAGTAACAATCTTTACAGGAATACCACCAGGAATTAAGAGTCCAAGGATAAATGACCCTAAAAGATTTTTCAGCATTCTGGAAAGATTAATAGAACTTTTAACGATAGTATCATAAGCAGCATTTCTCTTATTTTCTCTAAAGAGTTTAATGTACCTATTAAACTTATCATTGATTTTTTCAGACATTTCTTTATCAGCTAGTGTAAATCTTACAACTGTTTTTGCTACAGAGTCTTTAACTTTTCTTACTACTTGAGTAACACCCTCTTGTAATTGAACCATTTCAGTATTTGCTTCAATATACTCATTGAGAGTCTCAGTTAGTGATAGGATCATTGCCTCAAGAGCAAGATCACCATCAATAGGGGCAACAATTTCTGATTCATCTTCATGGCTAAAAGGTACTGCCATTTGAAGCATTTGTGATTTTTTACCCGACAGTAATTTGCTATTATAGAATCCATTAATCATTTATGGTACACATCCTTTCATTGAATAGATTACATTATTCAAATGTTTCGAGTTATACATTTGTACAGCTTTTTTACAGTCGAACACTACATTAATAGTACCTATATTGAGGAAGGGATTGATAACTATGTTCGCACAAGTTACAAAGAAAGAATTTCCAATCTATTATATCGTAGAAGCTGCTGTAAATCCTGGGGATATTAAAACTAATATCCTAAGAGAGAACACAGTTAATGGTACAGATGGTAAAGTTAAAACTGTAACTGCCGAATCTGTACTACAAAGTTTTGATCGTATCAACTGGAACGGTCGTAATTATCCAGGTAAAGTAGTAATGAGGGGTATTGCTGAAAACCCTAAGATTCAAAATGATATGAAGGTAAAACAATGGGCTGGAGAATGGTGTCATCCAGATAGTAAGGATGTTACTCGTCAATCCCAAGTTCTTGATCCATTTGTATCTCACTATATCGACAAAACTTGGCAAGAGGGTAATCTCCTTAAAGCCAGTGTAACAACTGCCCCATTTGGTTATGGATTTGATATGTATAACAAACTTATGGCAGGTCGTCCTTGGGGCTTCTCGCTTCGTGCATTCGGAGCAACTGATTCCAATAGCGTTGCTGTATGGCCTTTGACTATCATCACTTATGATCAAGTAAACAGACCTTCTCATGTAGAGTCCTATGCTACTCCTAGTGATGTAACTGGTACCAATGTGTATACTGATTCCTTCTTGCAAGAGTGTTCCCTCACATACTTGATGGAATCAAGCACTATCACTCAACAAATCACTAACTTCGTTCTTGAAGCGTCTGATAATATCAAGATTGCTAAGGAACTATTCGGACTTGAAGAGTCTGCTGGAACTTTCAATGATAAAGGTCAAATCATTCTTGAAGGATCTCATCTTGGATCTTCCATTAAAGTATTTGTTCCTGTAGAATCTTACGTTAAAGATAACTACAAAAATATCCTTCGTGGTCTTCGCTAATATAAAAAGCAAAAAAGAATTGAGGTGATATAATTGAATATCAATACAATTCTCGATATCCTTCTCAATCAAAGATTAGGATTACCTGAGTATAAGTTAAACTATCTTTATCCTGAGATTCATAAGAATCTTATGACCAATACTCTTCCTATCTTCTCACAATATTTTCCGTGTTACAGAAGATATGATTTCGACCCACAGGAGAATAAAACCTCGGTTGAAAATGAGTTCTACTTAAATATCCCTGAAATTACTGTGAATAAACTTCATATCATTTCGGTAGCAGATGTTCAGATTAAATCTGGTATAGATAGTATGTCTATGATGGATAGCTATATACCGTTTAATATGAGTATTGAAGATGTACTAATAAATTCAGCGGCTACGAACATTGCTTCTGCTGCTGGATATAGTTACAAGAAGTTTAAATTCATTCCTCCTAATAGATTGAAGTTAAAAGGATTTGGTACAACTGATTTGTACGTTACTTTCAAGATGACCTATCCTTCATTCTCTTCAATCGCTGATTCTGTAGTGGAACAGTTCTTAGATCTTGCAGAAGCTGATATTAAGATCTTCATATTCAATAAGCTGAAGCACTATGATCAGTTGAGTATGCCTATCGGTAATGTGGATCTTAAACTTAGTCTATTCGAGAGTGGAGAGTCGGATCGCAAAGAAGTTATTGATAGATTCAATAGCAAAGGCTATCCGAATAAAGCTGGTAAATTTACTCGTCGTTACGAATAAAAACAAAAAAAAAGAAACCCAAGAGGAAATTACTCCTCTTGGGCTTTTTCTGTTTCATTCTTTTTCATAAAATCAAAAATCTCTTGATCAACCTGTTGACAAGCTTTTAAAGCCACATCAGGAGGAATTATGGATTCTGTATCGTCACCATTCCAGGTTTTTTCAAGTTGGAAGTCATTATTCAATATAATTTCCGTTTCACCTTGGAAGATATAATTATCCGGATCAGGATCGCCATCCATCTTGATGGTTAAAAGACCTTTTCTTATTATTTTCTTCATTCCTTCACTTTCATCCGGCATAGGAGTAAAGATACCTTTAAGAATATCTAGATTTTTATTTGCTTTCTTAAGCATTTCAATCCTCATAGGATTAGGATTCTCACTATGTGGTATGATAAGTTTAAGAATAAGATTAGCTTCATATGGTATAGCAGTAGACGCACCGACAGCCATTGTAATTTCATCATGATAATCATTGATTCGATCTAGTAATGTTTTATCACGTAAGAAATAGCAATCATAATGGTCTAAAGGATAAGGACGTTCAGGATCAGGATGTTCGCAGCATTCACACCAAACATGTCTACTACCATGAAACGTTCTAATCTTAAATAGTACCCCTTGATCATCTTTAAATTTATCACCGACACAAATACTATCAATATCAGATCTTTTCATTTGAATACCTCCATTAGTAGAATAGTTTATACTTGTCTAGAAACTTATGGAGTGTATGAACTTCTACACTTCCACTCTTATTAAGAATCTTCACAGTAATATCAGTTTCATTGATTGTATTCCAGCCTTCTTGACTTCTCTGGAAAGCAGAACGCCCATCAATGACACCTTCTATACGAGGTATTATACCGAATAGATAATTTAATGATGCGACATTGTATGTGTCATCCATGACGGTTTCATAATCATTATCATTCTCACCGTCACCATCTGTTAATACAGTTGCTTTAACTCGTACAGTCATATATAGAATCTTGGACAATTTTTCATAGGCTTTCAATGAAAGCTTCTTATACATTCCACGACCTATATTAACTAGAATGAATTTTGCACCTTCACCATGGTGATAATCAAAATCCGCTAAATGATCATCAGTAACATGACCTTTTACAGTGGTGTATTCATCAGGATCTCCCATAAGAACAATGTTCTTCTCATTAGGATTAGTGAAGCCTGTACAATCTTTAGCCAAAGCATCACGTTTCATTCTGTGAGTTAAATCTTTAAGGATTTTCTTATGCTTTTTACTAAGCGACTTTAAAGCCAGAGGTTGATCCTCTGGCCTTATAAGTGTAACTTTTGTTATACGTAGCATATACTACCTCCAGTTTATTTCTTAAATAGACCGTTTGGATTAATTGTAATTCCAATATAGCCATCAGGAGTTCTAACATACGAACCTTGTTTAAATTCAGGTTTAACACTAGCAGTAAGTCGCAATAGAACAAAGTTTCTGTTGACTTTGATATATCCTTTAGGAGTACGTTTGTAACTCGCAGGATTAATCACCTTATCAACTCGAATATATCCTCGCTCATTACGAATATATCTAGGTCTTACGATCTGGATAAAGCCACGTTCATTTCGAAGTTCACGATACTTGAGATTGAATCTTCTCTTCTCATGATCTTCCTCAAGAGTTTTATAATGCGCTCTAATCACATTATATACACCCTCATTAGTTTTAATCTCTTTGATTCTCTTACGAAGCTTCTTGATATAAGGCTTCTCGATTGCTTGAGAATCTCCGAAGTATCCTCCATCATAAATCTTACAGAATGGAGTAAGCATACCGGAGATACCTGGTGAACTGGACGAGATAGCATTAAGCTCGAACCGTCCAAGATGACTCGGATAGATATCCCGTTGTTCATCCTTAACTTTATCGGATGGCAGACCTTGAATACCTGTGAGTGAGAATTTCAATCCGTTCAATGCTTGAAGATCATTGATATCAATATTGTAACGGAATAGTGGAGATGGCTTCTTACCACGGAACAAGGCTTTGATAAGAATGTGCTCATCAACCTTGAAGATCCGTGCAAGCTTGTCTTTATCATACGGCTTCAGATTCAAAGCGTAGTTAACTTTATCTTTCCAATACCGTGCAAAGTATGCAGCAATATATTCATTAGTACGAATACGTTTATTAGCCAAGGAGTTGTTATCCATATTTCTCAACTCATTGAACTCTCGCATCATCCACCGTAATACACAGTAGATATCAGCTTTGTCTTTGTAATCAATCCGTAAAGCATTCTGAGTTGTGGTGTCCAGAACGTTTCGGAATGACTTCATAACATCGTAACCTTTGTTCAATTGATTCTTAGCCGCTGATGTGAATAGCGTGCCAAGTTTCTTGACCCAAAGTTCTTCTTCATAAATATCTTCAATCTTGTTACGAGTATTGAATAGCTGAGCAAGTAATCCTGTGAAAGTTCTAAAGAATCCGTCATCATCAAACAACGTCTTTTCACACTCGAAAAGAATGTTAGAATTGATACGGAAGTAATAGAACAATTCAGGCTGCTTAACTTCTGTAACTAGATTAAGAAACTTTGTATATCCAAAGAAATCAATCGTTCCAAGAATAGATCTTCTAGCCGCAAAGTAGTATAACGGATTGAAAGTCTTCTTGAATAGATTGATATTTAAATTACTGATCTTGTAAAGGTTGCCTGTCTCAACACAGAGAAGCTCATATTTCTTTTTCTTCTCTTCTCTGCTAAGACGTTTCTGGATTCTGGATTTAAGGATTACTTCACCTTTGCGGTTGTAAGTTGCGTTATCTACAACCTGGAACATAGCTAAAGTTTTATTCCCAGAGATCATGAAGTTGTATCTATCTATATATTTCGGAAGCAGAATAGTATTCTCTACTTTCTGACCACCGGCAATATCCACAGTAAATCGAATAGCATCGAATACATCAGGCTGTACTGGAATAAGCTTCTCAATTTTATTCTTGAGAATCTTCTTATTCTTAATATTCTTCAGGTTCAAACGAACATCAAGTTTAGACGGGTCCTTTATATATTGAACATTCTTCAGGAATATATCAGGTAACATTTCTACTGATCTTAAATCTTCAGCGATAAATTCCCAGATTTGTTTCCCTTTCCGGCGGTCAAACAGATCTTCATTAATACCATCAACCATGGTGTCAGACATTTTAGCGACCATCTGGCTTAGATAATTCATCTATTGACATCTTCCCTTCTTATCTATCTACTTATAACTTTGAACTAAACTGTAATGTCTTCCCCCATTTTAAAGTGAGAATACGAACAGTTTTCCTGCATTTACATTTAAACTTTTGATAATTTCTTCTACCAAGAGGTGTTGCTGAAATCCAAGAAGTTGAATTGCAGCTTTTACAGCTAACGGAACGCTGAGTTTCTTCCATGATATATTCTCCCACCTTACAAAAAATTTTGACAAATAGTAAGAACCGAACCGGATAAGTTTCCGGTTCGGCCTATTTGATAAAGGATAATTAGACGAGGGCTTCGATAAGACGGTCGTTTTTGATCGTTTGTTTGAACTCTTTGGATGGAATGAATCCGAATTCCCATTTGTCCTTTTTACGCTCGATCGTATACGTACCTTCGCCCGGTACTTCATATTTAACTACTTCATCCGGAGACTTGGAGTTAACCAAGACATGGATGATTGCGGAGATGTGTAATGCAACGAATAGCTGCGAAGAAGTTTGATCAAATTCAACGCCACGGTCAGCGTCAGTTTTCTTTTCAATCCATTCGCTTTCAGCCACATCGTATTCATCCAATTTGCAGCAGTGCATAACAGTATCAAGGAACACTTCGTCGTCGATAGTTGTTGCAATGCTTTCGATAAGGGAAACGTTCTTGTGCAGCTTCTCTTCGAAATTGTCAAGCTCAGCCAAGAATTTCTTTTCGTTCGTCAACGTGAACGTTGGATTCAATGATAAGGATTCGCCGGATTTACGAGCAGTTACACCGTATGTGAACGGCCCTACAACCAATTGTACTTCTTCTTTCGGCTCAGCGTCCATGATAAGGAACAGAGCACGTGGAATTGCATTGGAGATACCAGTGTCGATCATTGCTTGAATTGCGATATCAATTTCGGCCTTTTTATTGTCACCGTCAATGTTGCGTTCACAGTTAAATGCTTTGCTGGATACTTCGTTTGTTACCTCGATAAGTTTTTTAGCCATTGTTAAAATCCTCCTAATAATTTGTAGTTTGATTTTTTGACACACTAGATACTTCTAATATTGTGTCATATACACTATAATTATATATATTTACTGGGTGAGAGTAAACCCGATTGCCCACTGGTCGTCAACCCACTCAATGGTATAGATTCCCTCACCTGGTATTTCAACTAGTGAAGCTTCTTCTTTATTAGCGGAACGCAGTAACATATGCGCAATTGCCAATACATGTACAGCTGCAAGCAGATATAGAGAGGATGAATCCAACTCTACACCACGATCTTCTTCATTCGGCTGCTCAGTCCAGATGCGTGTCTCAGCATCATATTCACTTAGCTTAGCGTAATTATGTGCTGCTTCATAAAATATTTCATTGCTATCGCTTCTAATACTTTCAGCGATCAACTCAACCAGAGCTAGATTTAGTCTAGGCTCTTTTTTATATTCTTCGATATTATCAAAGAATCCTTGCTCATCAGTAAGCATGAATACACCGTGCCCATATGTGAATGGACCGAGTACCAAACGCTTATCTGGACCTTGCCCCAGTAAAGGGTTTAAGGTATGTGTAATACCTTTTGAGACACCAGTATCAATAAATCCTTGAACTTCTGAATTGATGTCAATATTGCCGCCATGTTTTGCTGACGTACAGTTAAACAGTGTGTTTACGCCTTCTCGTGTTAAATCTCCAAATGGTTTTGACAAATTAGATACACTCTCCTCGATAGTATTGTTCTATATACACTATAATAATATATATTTGGTTTCATATTCGATTCATTTTGACAAAAAAATAAGGAACGAACCAGAGATCGCATTGACCCCTGGTTCGTTGTATGGTTATGAGAATATTGGTAACTAAGTGAATACGTCCACTTTGATAAATGATATAACGTCTACCTATGTATTCTCTCTTTCTAATAACTTCAGCAAGGATCTCTTCACCTTCTGCGATTTAATTCAACCAAACTTGATAGGTGAATCCAGCAGAAAATTCCGAGTAAAGGTCGCTATGATCATTCCTGTATATGGGCGAAATGATTTGAAGTATTAGGTTTTCAAAGAGAGAACGGTTTGGACACGACGATCAACATAAATGGTTGAGTGGTGATTACTTGTGTACTCTAAAATTCTCCCAATTTAATGTTTAGAATATTTACTTTTTTAATTTAAAGATGCTCAGTACGTTTCAATAAATTCAGACAAAAGCATAATTGGAATACCACGTTTCCTTGCTTTCTCTGCCTTTGTTTTATTGAAGTTCTCAGGCGTTACAACCAACAAATCAACCTTAGTACCTGATTCAAGAATCTCGAAGTTTAATCTTTCACATATCTCTTCAAACTTTTCATTGCTTCGGAATCCAGAGATAAGAACTTTCTTATCATACTCATGCTTAACTGGCTCGATACAATTTAGAAGTTTAGATATATTCGAGAATTCAGGATAAGCATCAATCAGATTGATTGCAAAGTCATGAGCCTTCTTATCAATACCTTTAATTGCCTGTAGAGCCTTTAAGAGAACTTTCTCATCCTTCATCAGCATCATTTGCTTCAGGTCTTTGATAGAGATATCTTCAAGAATCTTTTCAGCCGTTTTAGTTCTGAGATTTGGAATCCTTAGAAGATCAATCACCTTAGAATATTCAATAGGTGCTTTAATCTTATTCTTGAATTCTTCCCATGCTTTTTCCAGATTAAGTCCTTTAAGAACTTTTGCAAGATCGTCCTTTGTCATATTAATGAATGATATTACATCTGAAATATTGGCATCCATCACTAGACCATTAGCAGTTTCATCCCCAAAGTAATCTATACTAAAGATTCGAATTGCTTCAAGGATTGTTCCTACCTTATGACCTGGACATGTATCATTAATACACTTAAGCATATCTTTAGTAATAGCCAATTCACACCCACAGTTAAGGCATGTGGTTGGCATTGGAATAGCCAAACCATCAGGTGCAGGTTTACAGGTTTCATCCTTGTAGATATAACCCATAACATCTGCGTTATATGAGACAAGAACTTCATCACCGATATGTGGGTTAAGTGTATTGAATCTTGTCACATTATTAACAGGAGCTTTCACATATCCTACCCCATTAAACTCAATAGGATCAAAGGTTATATTGTGTCCGATAAACCCTTGCTTACCCATGGATGAAATAATCCCTGTGATCTTGGTTCTTTGAATCATTGCATCGAACTTGTAAGCAATTTGCCACTTGTTCTTATTGCTAGACCGACCAAGAGTATCAACGTGCTTATAATCAGCGACTGATAATACTAGACCATCAATGCTGAAGTTTAGATCGGCACGATTCTTGACATATTCATCCACGAGTACTTGAAACTTATTGAGAAGACTGTCTATATCTCCATCAATAGAATCAATTCGATACTCCAATGAGGTTTTACTATCAGGACGATAGAAATCCATCGAAATAGTTTCCATCAAAGTTTCAAAGTACATAGATTTCTTAAATCTACCAATAGAATTGTCATCAATCATTAAAGGTACTAATGTAACACACTTATTGATCTCACCAAGTTCAAGTGGTGGTGTCTTAGGATTAGATATCCGTTTTAAGGCTGCTGCAATGGCTGCTCGACGAGTAGAATAGTTGATACCAACAATCTTAGATAGATTCTCTCTACCATATTCGGTAACCATTGCTTCATACTGAACACCAATTCTTTCACCGTTAAGACAATCACTTATACCGTCATTGATAACCAATTGATCTCTTCCTACAAGAATATTGAATAGGTCGACACCAAGATTATTATCGAAATCTCCACGAGTTATTGCCTTAGTAGGAATTAAGGTAGACTCATCGAACTTCTTCAATTGGTTTGGTTCATAAGTAACAGTTACGGAAGTTCCATCGAACTTTAGAGCCACCATTAACTTTAACTTCTTAACTCCAAGCTCTTTAAAGATCTTTCTTATCCATTTTTCTACAGATGGTTTCTCCTTGAGATCATAGATTGTATAAGCCTTATCAAGAGTACCTGATAATTCAGGATAATCTTGAGAAACACTTCTCATTCCATTCGGAATAAAGGATTGGAATGGCTCATCTTCATTCTTCAGTCCCTTATAAATCTCAATCAAAGTATCATAAGTATCATTGGGCATAAGCTTATACGTAATACCACTCATATACTGATTGGCTTCGTATAAAGCTTTACTTGCAATGATCACATCTCTTAATCCTTGAAATTCCCGATCATTAATATCCTTCGGTTTCTTCTTGATAATCTCATAAAGGGGTACCATAATCTCGGGATGCTGTAAAGCTACGACAGCCGACAGATACTTACCTCTACTTAAATCCTCAACTAATCCTTTTGCTAAATTATGAAACTTCGTCATTACCTTACTCCTTTCAAATATAGCATTTTACTTCAGGTTAATAATATATATTTACAAAAAAATATACGCCCCGTATATTTACAAAGGCGTATACTAATTACTTATTCTTTGATTTCACTTACAATTTTTTGTAACTTATGAATTTCAGTAAATTTCTTGGTATGCATATATAAAACATACCACCGGTGATCCTTTACAATATCATCAAATTCAGCACATCTTTCTGGTGTGATCAATAGATCTGAAAACATTTCGTTAGTTATATTGAAATGAACACATATCTTTTCTTTATACACACCTTTTAAATGATTATGCATTTTCTTGAATACTTCCTTTGTATGTTTGAGCATTTTCTTCAATAGCTTATGCTGATAATAATCTTTGAGTTGAGTCTTATCGTTATCTAAAGAGTCTGCCAATCTAACTTTGTTTATCAGCAGAGTCGTGACTTCCTCAAGATTATCTTTCCCGATATAAAATTTATATTCTTGTATAAGAGATATATGCTCTTGATCTCCTTCGGGAGTATATAACGTAAGTACACTATAAATAATACTTAACATACTTTCAAGAGACTCCTTAGAATAATTTAATTCAAACGGCAGATTTCCTAATTGCTCATTATATTTTTTCTTAACCTTGTTAAGCTTTCTAAGCTGTTTGTTAAAACTGGACATCCGTTTTTTCATTTCCATAGTTAATTCCTCCATATAGTTAATAGTATATTCAAGTAAATAATATATATTTAGTATATCTAGAATTTACAGCAAAAAAAGAAACCGACGAGAAATCATCGGTTTCTTTCAGCTTTATTTAAACTTATCCCATCCGGCAAAGACAACTTTTACATGTTTGCTTTCCATGTTCTTAATCTCTTCAAGGAAGATGTCATTTACTTTCTTATCTGGATATTCGAAACGTAGTCCCATACCACATACCATGAAAGTAGAGTTGAATAGATCTACTACACGAGAAGTTGAGTTGTTCATCTCGATTTCCATTTCATCTTGGAAGATGTTTGTATCAAGTAGCTGTGCAAATTCACGACGACCAATTACGGATGTACAATACAATCGTGTAAAGTAGTTAATAGCCGCAGGATCGTTACACAGATTGAGGATATCCATTTCCATATTACCAATCCGAATCGCTTGGTTATTAAACAGAGCTGTTCCTCTGCTATATGCATGCGATTTAATCGGAAGGAATGTACGTGGATTAATAGTACCTTTAGAACGTACAGAGAACTTTGTAATCGGTTCATGTTTCAGTTTGTAGATATATGAATCAGACATAATCAGTTTGTTTTGGATGTTAAAGACTTGTCCTTTTTCATCCATAACTGTAAAGCGTTTCTTCTTAGGTTCAACCTTCTCAACCAGTTTAGCATAGTTGTCAAAGCTAATCGACATACTAGGCGGTTGGAATGTAACGAACTCAGTTGTAAGTTGACTCATAAATACTTCTTTTTCAGCTTTATCAAGAGAATCATATAGTTCACGCACTACTTTTTCTTGATTTGGGTTACAGATGGATAGGAAGTCAAGCAGTGTATCGAACTTCTTCTTCTGCGAGACATTACCATTAAGAATCTCATCCACAATCCAGTTAAGCTCAAGCTCATATAGCTGTGAAGGATTCAGACGACCAATAACTGAAAGAGCACTAAAGATGATTTCAGCATATTCACCATCTTCACTTCGTGGCATATACTTCTCTTCAACAATTTCGGAGATTACGCCTTTATTACCATGGCGTCCTACAAGTTTCGTACCGATAACAGCTTTCTTAGTATTGACCACTGTAAAATACATGATCATATTATCAAAGATAGAACCATCATCATCCCACTTAGTAGTCTTACCAATACTCAAGACATCTTTAGCCCGAGCATAAGTAATACCAACTTGGTCTGAATATTCATTCTCAGGATTATCGACAATACGACCAAGAACTTTTCTTAGTTCATGCCAATATTTGCTAATCATTTTCATGTACTTAAGAGTCTGTTCGTTTACCCGATCGGTAGGAACATCATCAATAGGTACATTAGAGTAGATATCAATATCAACTACAGTACCATCAGTATACGTAAGAGTATCACCAAACATCTCTTTACGGAGATTCTTACTCTTAAGCATATACTGTGCATTATTATAATCAATTCTGCGCTTTCCACATAGAACCTTATTCTTTACCTTCTCACCAATATCTGGGAACGTTTTGTATACTTCACTATTCCCATATAGATTCAAGAAGATATCATTTGTATTCTTAGGAACTTTATACGGTATAACATCAGTGGAACGTAGACGATATGCAAGAGGGACAGACGTTCTAAACCCATCTTCTACAATTGCAGGATCAGTCATATAAATTGTCTTAGCATTAATTCCTAGACGATAATTCATATTCTCATCATAGGAATTAGATTTGTGTAGAATCTCACCTTCTCTAATCTTATCTCCGATATTCATAGAGTCAATAACCGTGTTATTGATCTTTACGCCGGAAGATTCAGCAAAGGATTCTACTTCGTTTCTAAGTACAAGATCATAATAATTTGTACCTTTTTCTCTAAGGACTAAGGCATATACAAAGTCATTACCAAACTTTTGAATCTTGTTAACGACTTCAAATTCTTTCTCAGTCTTATGGAAAGAAGTTGATCTATCTCCGAATACTTTCTCATATCCAGTAGATACTCTTGCAATCTCAGGTTCAACAAGATTTTTAGACTGACCTGTTTGTTGAAATACTAATGCAGCCCGTGAAGAGTTTACTTTATTTCCAAGTGGAATAAGTAATCCACTCCCTAAAGCATGGTCAATATTTTTAATGTCACTAGCAATACGGTCAAGTTCTTCAATTTGATCTGGTTGAAGCATCTACTCAGTCCCCTTTATAGGTAGTGTAACTTTTGTAATGATAAATGCTCGTGCATATTTTCCAAGCTTTGATGCTACGTATATAAATACTATACATTCTCTGCCGCTGTCAAAATGTTCACTACTAACTTCAATACTTGCAGTAGTATCAGGATCTATAAAACAAGCTCGTACCACATTAGAAGATATTTGAGAAAATTCTTCATCGGTAATACGGAATGGCGTGTCTTTTTCAACTATTACTTTATAACCTTTTTCATGAATGTCTTTTACAACCATCATAACTGTTTTTAAGCTTATGGAACCTTGAACGTGTGTGTGTAAAGTAACCACATCATTAATAAATAAATTCAAATCAATCGGAGTATCACTCATATAAATCTCCTTTACATAATAAGATGTGGATAGGAATAAGGCTTCCTATCCACATAAATAATATATATTTTTCGAAGAAGTTTAATAAAATAAGAATTAGTGCCAAATACCACTTGCAGTTTGTTCATATTTGTTACGTTGATAGTGATATTTTCTATCAGCCTTTAAGAACTCAGTCCAACCTTGGTTCTTGTAGAACTCAATATCACGTTGGTGATCTTCAAGAGCCGCGAACATGGAATCCACTTTTTCAGATTCAGTTTCTACAGCATTCATGCGACCTGTATCAGTTGAAAGCATAGCTTCAAGATACGGCAGACAAACCATGTATAATGCTTCCAAAATTTCAGGAGATTGCATTACTACATCTTTGAAGTTTTTCTTAGTGAACTTAACACTCTCAAGTCCTGGAAGGAAGTGAGCACGGTTAGATCCAAGAAGAAGTTCATTCTTCACAGCAAAATGGAATAAAGTAAGAACTTTGGAGAAACCACCTTTACGTTGGTCAAACACAAGTTCTACTGGAACGTTAGCAGCGTTGGTACGTGATTTAATAAACTTAGCTTCAACCAAGAAGCCAGGAATACCATAATCCATGCCATCAGTTTTACCAGAGATCTGGTATTTCTTAAGAAGTTTCAATTTAATAATGTTATTAGCCAAGTATAATGTAGCAGCACCACCAGGCATTGTTTCACCTTGGTTCAAGTACATATGCTGACTAGCTTTTGGCATAAAGCCAGTGTTTACGTCTTGGTTAATATGGTTAACCGCAATAATACCAACGTTTGCTTTCTTACCGATAGCAAGCATTTGAGATAGAATCGCTTTGTTAAATTTAGCAGCTTGAGCCGCTTGCATATTATTTGTGACTCCGTCTACACCTTTGTTATCTAAGTTCACTTCACCTGATTTAAACATGGCAAAGGAATCAATCAGACCAAATGATGGATAGAGTTCATGAATTTCATCACCAAATACATCACGAATGCCTGTATTGTATGTGAAGAGTTTTCTATTTTGAACTTTTACATCGCAATGAGTTTTGAAGATGTCAACTACATCTTCTGCCCCTCTATCACGATAAATTTTATAAGTATCTTTAAGTAATGATGGCTTAATTTTGGAGATCGTCATTGGGCGTTGAATAGTGGTTGCTAATTCAAGGTCAAAATGAGTCACCCCAGATACATCACCAAATTTATGAACACCAGCAAGTGACATCTCGATAGCCAATGCAGATTTACCTGTACCTGAGATTCCAATAGTACTAACGAAAGTACCACCAACAATCCCAATCAAATCTTGCTTTGCAAATGGTCTGTCATTTTTATCATATGAAGTAACACGAACACCGTTTGCATAGTCAAGCGGTAGAAATCCCGTAGGATAACTCATTTCAGTGACGACTGTATCGTCAACTTTCTTATCAGCCTTACGCTGTTTGTCAATCAGATCAAACAAACCCAAAATAATCATTCCTCTCTATGTAAGTATCTAATTCCGTGTTCCAGTCCAAATATTAAATAAGAGATAGGAAGATTTCTCTCCCTATCTCTCTAAGTAAATTACTGTGGATTGATACAGATATCAGATAGATCCATTCTAGGAATTTCTAGACGAACGGATTCAATTCGTGGTACTGTTTCATGTGAATTGTGAATATTGAAATGCTCAACCGGTTTAGCATTAGCAGCTTTGCTATTGGCAGCATTCATGATAGTGAAGTAGTTAGTGAAATTAATCTCTTCTACTTCTAAAACACGACCATTGTTAAATCCATATTTCAGTTTGATACCCATATCTTTCTTATTATCAATATCAATAGCAGCAATAGTAATACGAGATTTGAAATCCTTATTGCTGATGTAATGAGAGATTGGGATAAGGTTATTGAACTCGATATCGGCGATAATCTCACCAGGGTTTGTTTCATAATTGAATAGCAAGATATTGCGATTTTCTTCAGGAGTTTCAGCTAGAGTTACGATTGGCAGATACCGATCACCACCAAGATAAATAGAATACATTTTTGTAAATACATTACTATTAGGATAGACCATCCCAGCATCAACTACTGTTAGATCTTCATATTTGTTACGATCAAGAGCCAAACGAATGCCCTTTTCAATTCCAGATAGACAAATGTTATGATGTTTACGATCAGTGCGATTTTGAACAGGCTCACTAGCAACTTGCCAGCCTCTAATTGTACTTTCTTGGGATACACGATTATACACTCTGAACATTGGGTTCACATACCTTTCTATACTCGATTATTATCTCTATTTCTAAGTTAGTTAATAAATAAAAAGATAATTACTTAATATTGGGATTCAGGGCTTTAAGAATTGGATTACAATGAGGATCTTTCAACTCTTCTTCATATGCTTTAACTAGATTTCTTAAAGCTTCTCTTACTCTTGGAGTATGTCTAGTGCCACTTGCTGCGATTCTAACACCAGATTCATCATCATTACCTTGAAATAAAGAAATATGAATATCACCCTGATCATCCGTGAACACTGTGAGAATATTTGGATCATCAGCAGATGTATAATCACTGAGTATCTTAATTCTTTTTGACATTATGTAATCCTCCTTTATATGAAAACAAAGAAAAAATTAAACGAGAGATTTTCATCCCTCGTTTAACTGGTTGGTTAGTACCGCCGTTGACCATTGTTTTGGTTATTGTGGCGATTATTGTTATTACGGTTATCCCGATTATCATATCTTCGATCGTTGTTACCACGATTTTGATATTGATTTTGCTGCGGCTGTTCAGGTTGTTTAAACTGAACCTTCTCCGGCTCTTGCTTGTATTTGCTATCTGACTTATCCAAGTATACTCGATACATATCGTTTTTCTTGGCAAGCTTTTTAGCAACCTTGTGGATCTTTGCATAATCTTCTTTATTGATCGTAGAGAAGTTAACCCGACGTCTTTGATATTGCTCAAACTCGGATCTTCTTCTTTCATTACAGTATAGCTTTAGCAGTGTCTTAACACCATCTTTTTTCTGAGCATTAATCTCATCCAAAGCGATGCTGGTAAGAGTACCATATAGTTCTGAATCAATCCAATTGGATTTTGTGAAATCAGGACGTTTTTCTAGTAAGATGTATACAGCAACTTTACCCATATCCTTCTTACCGTATAATTTACGGAGAATTTTATAGATATCTTGATACTTGCTGATCTTCAGCGTGCTGTACATCATTCTAAGAGTGTTGATCATTGTATGACCAGGAGAACCATGTGAAACTAAACATAGCTTCAATGCTTCATCCCAATCTACACCTTTAATATTTAGAGAAGTAAGTTTCTTAATCCTTCTCTCGTTTAAATCTTCATAGAGACTTGAATAAATAGCAACCATTTCTTTGTAGCGGTTACGACGAGTTCTATTGAGTTCGCCTACTGCATTCGAAATGATCTCGCTAAACTCTTCACCATTTTCAATAATGAAATCGTAATTTTTCTTTACGATCTTAGGAAGGATTGAAACGAAGGCGAAGTCTTGCGTCATGTTGAAGATATATTCTGGACGCTTCTTCTTACCCATTCTCCATTCCTTGTAATCATTAAACATGGTTTCGAGATGTTCTTGAACTGAAATTTCTATCACCTCCAGTGATTCCCGTAGGAATGTTTTTGGATTTTCATAGATCTTACGTAATTCTTTGATGCGAGGCTGGGAGTTGTTATGTCTCCCACCCTGCTGCTGCTGTTGTTGCTTTCGTTCTCGGTTAGTATAGTTATTATACTTGATTTTCATCAATGGCAACTACCTTTCTGTTTGGATTAGAATCCGTCAAAGGCATTAGAACCTTGCCCAGTCCCATTAGAGTTTCCATCCCCTGCAAGTTGCAGTTTGGATGAATTTCTTTCAACTGTAGGCAGCTTTTCTTTTTCTTTAACTTGTTCAAGCTCGGAAATACGACGATCAATCATTTTAAAGCGTTGCATTGGAGCTGATAGACCAGTTGCAATCATTGCAAATTCTGGCCCTTGTCCTGTTGCATTTTGAAGATGTTTGAATGCTAGACCACTTGAAGGTTTTCCAGCAATCTTTTCTTGAACATCATGGAATGTAGTATCCACAGCCGAATATACTTCCTCATCAACATTCATGAAGAAGCCATATGCTTCAGGAGATTCCGTGATGATATTTGTACTACCTTCAATAGCTTGCTGAATACGACCAGTAAGGTCGATTGTTTCTTCCGACACGCTGATGTTCAGATTGGGAATATTGATTACGGATGTTAAACCAGCATAGCTTGCTAAGCGAGCATAGTCTCGACCGTCAATATTACTCCGTGATGTCTCAACGAAGAAATCTTTAGATAGAACACGAATTGCGTCAACGATATCGTTATTAACTTTATCGTAAACTTGATCGCCAACCATATTCTTCGTACGATTGTTATCGAATAGAAGATACGGAACGCTGAGTTTATTTTCAAGATCAGACATAAACTCACGCATATTTTCCTGCGATGTTTTATCTTCTTTAATTGAACCTAGCATGCCAATAAAGAAGATTTGTTTATTTGGATATTCTTTCTTAAGATAAGCGGCGGTCATAATGGAAATGATTGTACCAGTTCCACCACCACCTGTACCGACAACGAAAATTAAATCGTTCTCGATAAGCTTCTTAATTCCGTCATGTTCAAAGAATGATTTATAGGAAAGTTTGAATTGATCAGATGCAAATGCACGATCTTTACCAGATCCATTAACACCTTTAATTACCACTCTATGATCAACCATCAAACCAACCATGTCGGATTGTGTTGTATTTAAAGCTGCTGTATCATAGCCATCGAAATAGCTCATAAGATGTGCGATATTACCGCCGCCAGCACCAACGCCAAAAATACTTGCTTTCATTTTCATTTGTAATGCTTCATTTTTACCTTGGATTTTGCTCATATTTTCTTTCAGTTCTTGCCCGAGTAGTTTTGCGGATTCGTTAGACATAGTTTCAGTCTCCTTTTAATAGATAGTGTATGATATACGCGATAGTTACTAATATATAGTCATCGCATAATAATAATATATATTACCAACGTATGTCCTAGATGATCACATCAAGGCAGTGGAAATCACGTTGCAATTTCATGCAGTCTTCAAACATGTATAACCACTTAGGTTTATTCTTAATATCGAAAATAGGCTTAACTCCAAATTTCTTTTTGAATAGTTTAGCCTCAGATTTTAATTTCTTAGTTTGAAGATGATATTGTTCAGCGAATGGGAGTAATGCATCTGTCACAATTGAACAGAATGTTTGCGCTTCCCGAATTTCTTTAATCGCATTATCACTTTCTTCTTTATTCTCAAATACAAGATAGGTAATCTTTTCACCTGGGAACATAGGATCTTTCTTTTGTATCAAACACATTTTTAATTCATCACGCCAATTCGGTTCATTATCAACCTGAGGAAGTAAATGTGTGATAGTTGCTTCTTCTTTACTAAGTAATTTTTCGAATCGTTGTTTTACGGTTGGATTAAAATATTGAAAATCAGTACCAAACCATCTAGGTGATGGTGTGTTAAGAATAAGAGTTTTACGTACTTCTAATGGAAGCTTTTTAAGAACTTGCTTCTCAATCTTACTTTCACATGGTTGTGTCATATACCTTTGAATTTCAATAATGCGGTCAATAACACGCGTTTGAACATTGGTAAGTCCAATTTCTAGCAGAGTTGTTTCATTACTTTTAATATTTTCCATTCGAGTCAATCTCCTTTTAGTAGGTTAATATAGAAATGTGATGACCATTATGATTTGGTCATCACATTAATAATATATATTTGAAATGATTACTCATTAGGAATGATAAGTCTTAAATAGGGTCAGGTTTAGTGACCTTTGATAGAGTTAAGCCAGTATTCTCTTTCAGGTTTTGTTTTACGATATTAGCGTACTTTTCACCTAATTCTCCACCATTGTAATTGATTAAAGCTCTTTCAATGCTGCCCGATGTATTGATAAGTTCACCTAGATAATGAATAGACATTTTGGCATTTATTTCTTTATTTATACCCATCGAGGCATGGTTATAATTTCCGAGTTTAAGCTGGTCTTCATAGAGCGATTCGCCAGTTCCTTTCAATACCTGTCCCCAACCAGATGCTGTTGATCTGTTTGAACGAGCATTTGATTTGAACTTACTTTCTAATTCTACAAGACTAAGCCACAAATGAGGATTTACTTTCTCCTCTTTAGAGATGTTCACAATCATTTTGATATCACTCAGAGTCATATCGGACCCTGGGTATTCTATAGCATAAGCATACTCATTATAGAGCTTTACGTCTTGCTTTGTGGTTGCCTTAGCTTGTTCAATCTTTGCATCATACTTTTCTTGCAATGCAACAATTGTTTCTTGCTGCTCTTTGTTTATGTTAATTTGTTTAGTAGTTTCCTCAGCCTGTGTTACCAAGAGAGCTTTAGTTTTTTGCAAGGCTTCTTCAGCACTAGTAGCTTCTACGTAAATGTCATTAATAGTAAAAGAATATTTTTCTTTGAGGTTTGACAATTCTACCTGTTGAGCTTGATAAGCTTTATCTTCTTTCACCTGAGTATAATGCTTATACCCAGCAAATGCTAACATATAGCCAATAGTTAAAACAAACATAACTAATAGAGTGGTTGACACAATGAATTTAGAGTTATTGGTGACTCTATACCTCTTATGGTTAAAAGTGTACGATGTCATAATAAAAATCCTCCTACGTTTAATCAGGGTTTGATATTGCTTTGAGCACATTACATAAATTTTATCAGGGGTAACATAATGAAACAATCATTGTCACCATTTTCTTATAAGCCCCACGTCCTTTCATAGTTTAATAAAGAAAAGCTAAAGCGCGATGGCTTTAGCCTTTCTTGACTTGAGATTCGTTCATAATCTGGGAAGCGATCTGTGCACCGACAGCGACTTCCATCATTAGACCACCTTGAATTGGTGGTTGTTGAGGAGATTGAGGTTTCTTGCTATTCATAGAATATCACCTCACAATAATAATATATACTTCAGTACTTACTGTAATAGATTGTTGCCCTGATAATATACAATTATTGATACAATTGACCACCACGCTCAATAACGATAGGTAGTAATTCTTTATCGTTAATTAAGTCGGATTGGTAACCAGCAGCTAATAGTAGGAAGTTCATATAGTTAAGAGATACCTTATCTTTTGTAAGATTAGGAAGCTCAGCTAATGATACTGAACCCTTACGCTGAATCTGATAGAGCATTTCATTCTTAGCTACAAGGTTATCTGATTTTGGGCCATAATCTTCTGCAAGCTTATTAAAAGCTCCTTGGAAGATTAACTGGTACATTTCCATATCAGAAGTTCTTGAGTTTTTATCATCATCAATAACTTGACCCGTTTTAGGGTTACGTTTATTAATGGAAGTAGAAACGTGGTTCTTTACAGATAGAGTCTGTTGAACTCGACGTTGATTCAGGTAGAGTAATAATACCTTCTCAATAGTTACATAAGGATCATCAGGATCATCACTAATACTAGGCATTACAATGTAATCTTCAAGAAGTACATTTGCAGTTTGCCCAGCATGAACAAGCTGTTCAATAGTTACGTTCTGATCAAATTGATCCATTTCAGCAGTGAAGTTATCATTGTCATCTCTAAGGAAATCTTTTGCCCATTTTTTGAAATCATCATCAGACATTCCATCCAGATGCTGTTTATATCTTTCAGTATTCTTACCAGTTGGATCTATAGCATCAATAGCTTTATAGATATAGTTAAGAATCTTTTGGTGCTTCTTAGCCAAATGATATCATTCCCTTCTTATGACGGTTGACTTTCTTTATTGATTGAATATACGAACATGGTGAAGATCGCTTTACGATATGCGTAAATAGTAGCTTCTCTAATAAAGCGTTGACCATTTAATTTTGAACCTTCAGCAATCCACTTATCCAAAGTATTTTTAAGATAAACTACTCGTGGCTTACTGGAATTGGATTTATACAGGTATAAACATTCATTGATGAACTTGGACGTATTGATAGTGGTAGCATTATTGTTACCCTCAATTACATACAGTTCAATAATGGAACTTACAAACGCATCAACATCTTGTCTATAATGCTCAATAATAGTATTGAGAATATTTTCAAGAGTGATTGGATGTAGATTGATATCAGCATTGGCTGTCTGCTTAATAATAGATCTATTAAAGCGATAGCTAATGATATTAGTAGTGGTTTTACTAGCTAATTTAGAAACGAATAGAGTTGTGCTATCTGCAAGACGATATTTATCATCCTCATGCACATCAGCTTCTCTATTGAAATAATGACCAGCTTTATGATCTTCAAGGAAATAGTTCATGATATTCTTCAGCAATGAGTTAAGACGAGTACGAATAGAACCGACATAATCATTTACCATCTTATCGGTCTTTAACGTCTTAAGATCAACGATATAATTCTCATGAGAGATTTTAGACATATGTTTGAAGGAATTGAACAGTGAACCTTCCTTCTTAAAGATAAAGTTTCCTGTTACATTAGGATTCTTTGTTAACGTATACTCCATGATGGCAGCGTTTGGAGGATAGTTAAAGATTTTAGGATGTAGCACAGAATAGAAGTAGCAAGTAAGGAAGATCTCACAGATTTCGACATCCTTCTCTAACTTCTTATTATCAAAATAAAGAATACATAATAGTAATGCAACGGTAGTAGGATTCAATACCCAATTGATTTTGCCAAATGGTGATTTATCTAGTACCGCTTGAATCTCCTTATCAGAGATTCCTAGACTTTCAAACAGAATCGCTTTATCAGCTTCAAATACGATAAGCCGTTCAGTGAAATTTAAAGAAAAAAGAATATGAGAGTTCTTATCAAAGTACTTCGACAAATAGGTTTTCAATTTCATTACATTAGCAGGATTACTTAAAGCAGTAGCTGCTTTGCTATACAAACTATCTAGAATAATAGTATCAGACAATTGTACCATTCCCTTCACAGTGGTCTATTATCTGTGTGTTTCAGCAGAAAAAAAATAAGAAGAGAAGAGGATTTCTCCTCTTCTCCATTTGTTATTTTTCCTTGAGAATAATCTCATTCTTCCGCTTGGCTTTAAGAACCTTCTCGCCAGACGAAAGTCTTGTTTTATTCGGCAGATCAGCTAGTACCACTTCTTCAGTTCCTTGAAGAGATACTAGTAGAAGCTTAGTGATCTTAGGACCAACTGTAGCAATCTTATACAGGTCTTCACCTGAAGATACTACTGATACTCCGTAAGAGCCACGCTTCATATTGTTAAACGTATTCTCAATAGAGAATTTCTTAATATGACCACTCTCAGAGACAGTGACCATTTGTTCATCGGAAGACTTAACAAGCTCAGCTCCGATTACATAATCTCCATCTTCCAGCTTAATGCCGATATTACCCATAGTGAATCGGGAAGTTACTGTAAGATCATCTACAGGGAACATTCCACATTTACCACTCTTGGTATAGATGAGAATCTTGGAGTTCTTAATTTCAGCAGCGGAGAATTCAAGTACAGATACAAGCTCATCATTCTTAGCAAGCTTGATCCCATAACTTCCTTGCGATGAGATAAAGTAGTCAGAAAGCTTACTGTTTTTAATCAGTCCAAGTTTAGTTAGACAGATTATATTTGCAGTGCTAGACTCTTTACCTACAAGAGATCCGATTGTGTTATACTTTGTAGAATCATAGCGCTTAGAGATAATACTTCCAAGGCTAGAATCTTTGGAGGTCTTGATATTAGAAATGTTATCGCTGAATACCAAGCCGTTGTTTGTGAAGACGAATAGCTTATTAGCATCCCCAACGTTGATATGCTTATCAACGAGTAGAGACTCATCATTGTTCAACTCAATAGTTGAACCGACTTTAGTCTTACGAATACTACCTGAATGAATAACCTCGATGTCAAAGAATGCTTCTTCTTTATCACCAAAGTTAGCTTCAATAATCTTCGATTGACGCGGGCGAGAATACTTAGAAATACCCTCTTGCATCTGTTCGATGATGATCTTGTTAAGAGATCCTTTAGTCTTCAAAATATCTTGAAGTTCTTGGATCTTAGCCTTATTAACTTTACGCTCTTGAACATTCTCTGCATAAGCTTCAGGAGAGATTTGATCAAGTTGTAATCTTGAAATTTGCTTCGCTTGGAAATCACTGACACCGTATCTTGAGATAAGAATTTCAGGAATATCCGCACGTTTTTTCTTTTTGAAAAGCTCGATAACGTCATCCAGTTGCTTCTTTTCGAATAGGTCGATCAAAGCATCTAGAATGTAATTACGTTTAGCTTTAATTGTTAAATCACTACGATACATCCGCTTTAAGACTTTCTTTCTGGTTTTAATCCAGTTAAGAATACTCTCACGCAGATTGTACTTCACATTTCTATTCATGTCTACATACACAGTGTTAAGTGAGAATGTGGTTTCCAATTGAGTAAGCTTGTAAAGTTTATCCATTAGAATATGAGGATCAATACCTTTGGCATATTCAATTACGATATTCATCGCATCCTCTTTGCCTTTATGCTGAGGAATTTTACCTGCCATCAGGTCAATCTCCATTTCTATAATACCGTCAATCTTTTTCTCTTCTCGCAGCTTTTTAATCTTAGCAGCGACTGTTGCAGGATTTACTTCATACGGAGTGTTTAAGATTCTGATCATACCATCTTGAATGATATAGTCGGAACGAACACGGAACTTCAGACTTTCATCGTCATCATTATTCATATCATGATCCACGAACTTATGGAATACCTTCTTACCTATAATGGTACAGCCCATTGGGTCTTCTGGGTACATCACAAGTTTAGCATTAGGATCTAGAACAAGGTCGATGACTGCTTGCATTGCAACTTGAGGTAAGAATCCTGGGCTGGATGTGGATAATCCAAAGCCCATACCACTACCCCAGTTCATTAAGAATAAAGGATATTTTGCAGGAAGATAAATTGGTTCTAAGTCTTCACCATTAAAGGTTGGACGCATATCAACCAGGTCTGACTTCAAATCCCATTCGGAGAAGAAGCAGTCCCATGCAAATTTGTTCAATCTACACTCAACATAACGCATTTGAGCATACTCATCTGGATTCTCAGCATTACCATAGATTCCGCTGACATCTACCAGAGTCATAATATTTCTCCATGGTTGACCCATAAAGATTAAAGCTTCATAAGCAGCAGCATCACCATGAGGATGAAACTGTTCAATAGTTCTACCAATAACACCAGCAGATTTCGAATAATTACTTGTAGGTTTCAATCCTTTAGTAGCCATAGCATATAGAATACGTCTATGAACTACTTTGAGGTTATCAAAGAATAACGCAATATTTCTTTGTAGGTTTCTATTTACACCATGAAGGGCCATACCGTCTTCATCAAATTGGGCAATGTTCTGCTCATCAATGTTTTCGATATTCCAAAAACCCTTCTTAGGTCTGATTATGTAAGTCATTAAATCTCATCCTTCTGAATTTCAATTTGCCCATTATAAGGCTTTTTCCCAGTAAGAATCATTACAGGGGGTATTGTTGGTGGTATATCGGATCTATATTGCGGATCAATTTGTTGATCATACGGATAAAGTCGTTTATTACCGTCGCTGATCGCATCTATAGGTCTATCATCAATGATTAAAGTTGGTGAAGACATCCCACGACCAATATTCGGGTTAGGAATTTCCTTGGCATCTTTTATTCTAACGCCAGGATTAAGCTGCTTGAATTTCAGAATAGCGTCATGTTTATCAATTGCACGTTGAGTGCCAGTATGACTCCCAGACGCATTACTGTATTGAATTTCGAAATTAGTTAACCCGTCACTCTTTTTCTTCTTCTTAGCCAACTTGGGTCATTCCTCTCCATAATAGAAGTAGTTAAATTAGTGCGAATTTGATTAATGTAATGCTGTGCATCAAGCTCAGTAATCATTTCTTCATAAATAAGAAAATTATTAGTAGTTTTTCTAAGCCTAGCATCAGCAAGTATAATCGCTTGAGATTTGCTTGACGCCATTTGAATGATAGTATACAATTCAGAGTCCTCGTAATCATAATATTTGATTCTAAACTGCTTTGTATTCTTCAAATGGCATCAGCCCTCTCATTTGGGTTTTAAGTATCGACATCCATGATATCGAACTTGAAGTTACGCATATAGATCTTGCGTTTGTTCGGATAATCTTTTTTCTTGGAATGCATTACTGCCATACGCTCATAAGTATCTTCGATATCCTTCATAGTCAATCGAATACTGTGACGAGCTGATTTGTCAACGATAGTTCTTTCAAGATCGGCAGATCTCATCTCACCTAATCCTTTAAAACGTGTAACAATTTTAGGAGCATACTTGGATACAGTTTGCATTACTTCATACAAACTCATCTGTTTACCATCAATGGTATATCCATAGAAATGCGCCTCAGGGTTAATCTTATAACGCTCTACCGTATCTTCAATGAATTCATCAGTGAATTCGAACAAATTATATTCGGAACCAACCATACCTTCAATTTCCAGATAACCATTATCGCCTGGTCTTGCTTTAAGGAACCGATATTTAGTCGGAAGGATATTGGTATTCCAAATTTCAATTTTATGATTTTCGAATCCTACATGTAGATTACTAATCAGGAACTCAGTTAGTTCTGGAGTTAGCAAGTACTGATTGGATAGGTATTGCAAGTTATCTTGATAAGTATGGAACTCAACCAAGAAGTCCAATAGATCTTCGGATTTGATTTCCTTATTATTCAAGAAAAGTTTATGTGCTTTCATAAAGCTAGTTTGAGTATACTTAGCATAATCACGCACAGTAGAGATAAAGACCGATTCGCCTTTTACCTTTACTTCATAAAGAGGTGGTATAATCTTAAACAATCTTCCCGATGTTACAATAGCTGGGAAGAATCTAGCATAGATCATTGCCAATTGACAAGAGATTTCTCCACCATCAGAGTCAGCATCTGTTACGATATTAACTCGATCGAATGGGAATTTTTCAATGTCAAAATTCTTGATATTTTCATTTTCGATTTCATAAATCTGAACGAGATTGGACACTAGCTTAGAATTAGCAGGCTTTGCAGCTTCAGCAGGCGTAAGGTCAAAGATATTCTCAACTTTACCTCTGATTGCAAGTACTGCCATTTGGTTCTTATCACGAACAGCTTTAAAGCCACCACGAGCAGAAAGTCCTTCTACGATACACATCTCTCTAAACTTACTCGTTGAAAATTTAGAGATTGGTAAATACTCATTGATTTTATCCGGTGAAAATGCATTTGTAATATCTTTTCTGATACGCTTCTTGCTGTTTTCAGCAGCAACACGCGCTCTAATGTTAGCTTTGATAATCTGAGCAAACTTGTTAATAGTGTTCTTATCAAGATCTCTCAGATATTTTCTAACAGAGTTAAATGTGAAGTTCTTGAGATTGTTATCATCAAGTCCTTCTTTATATTGACCTTTGTAGCTAGGATTAAGGGCGTAGATTGATACAATCCCTACTAAACCTGCTTTAACGTCATCAATAAGAATTCTCATTTCTTTCTTATCTTTTTCCGTAAGGTCTTTCTTTTCCTTATCAGATAGGTAGGACTCCATCATATACTTTCTCATGAAGGTAGAAAATCCTTCAATCAAGCCGTTAACATGAGAGCCACCAATCTTATTGTAAGAACCGTTAGTAAAGCCAATTACTTCTTGACCCTCATCGGTTTCAAGATCATAACCAAATACAAATTCAATCTTAGAGTTACCATCCTGTCTCTTATATTCAGCGATAGGTTGAACTACCTTGAACGAGGCAAGATGATCTTTAAGTTTGCCATTCTTAAACGTTTTAGTGACTTCTTCACCTTTTTTGGATTTACCACTAAAGATGATAGTACAACCACCAGCAACTAAACTTTTCTTCTTGATCTTATCTAAGATATGATCAATAGTGATAGCTACGCTGGTGAAGAATCGTTTATCGACTTTCCACTCTACATAAGTACCACTTGATTTTGTCTTACCTTCTTTAACTTCTTTACGGAGTCCATCTTCATATAATGCATCAATGAACTTACCATCTCTCTCGGATCTTACTTTCATATATACCGAGAAGAAGTTAATCAATTTGAAACCCATACCGAATGCACCAGTTGAATGGTTGTAGGCACGGTTTGTAGTTCCCATTTTACCTGAGGAACTTAGAACTTCTAACAGATCGAAGAATTTACCATGAGGTAATCCACGACCATCGTCTTGCATTGTAAACACACTAGTCTTCTCATCAAAAGTAATAATGATTTCAGACCCACAAGAATCCGGCGCTAGTACTTCATCAATGTCATTTGCAAATGCTTCTTCGAATAAATGAATTGCACCATCAAGATCAGTACTTGGTAAATACACTTGAGGTGATTGACGAACTCGGGATCTATCGTCGTAGTTTACAGTAATCTTGTCATCAGTATAATCGAAGACATTCTTGTCTTTTCTCATATACCATAGAATACGTATTGTCACGTTTCTACCAGTCCTCTCATACTTAGTCAAATAAAGAATATATATTTGTCATTATAAAATGGTTGATAGCTTTCTCATAAAATAAATCTTGCAAAAAAATATAAAAGGCAGATGGAGATTTCTCCCCATCCGCCTTATCGGTTGCAGCGGCTGACTAGTTCCAGCGCTCGCGTTTGTTGTTTTTCTTCTTGCTCTTCTTACCTTTCTTGCCTTTACCTTTGTCTTTCTTTTTCTTGTCTTTCTTGCTTCCCGCTCTCGTAATATCAGCGATAGTGGACGGAAGCTCACGCAGAACTTCCGCGTCAAATGTGGAGATCATGCGCATTGTTTCATCGTCCAGTTTGATTTTACCAACGTGAACAGCAGCACGAACTTCAGCAAGCGCGGTTTTAATAACATCCGCAGAAGAGGACAGAATATCTTGTGTCAGGTACTCGGAATCAAGAATAACAACTTCTCCGCACTTTTTGCAACGGCCTTTTCTTACTTCATCTTCTACAAACGGTACAAGTTTAGTTTTTCCGTTTTTACCGATATGTGGGCAAGTAGCTTGCTCCAACCGGATAACCTCGTTTAATTTCTTTTGTTGCTGTTGCAGCTTTTTCAATTGTTTTTTCAGATTCGACATCTTCGAAAACTCCCTTCAGAATTTGAATTAGATTGATTAATACATTGTCATTCACACTATAATAATATATATTCCTTTTCGTACTCGGGTCCCACTGGGATTACCTTTTCCTTAAGGTGAATGAACTTTTCTCTCCATACTAGAGTTATACAACGTATTTAATTTTGTATAAGCTACTGATATGGGATTGTAGGTCTAGCAGAATTTATATCCATGGCTGCGATTTTAGTTTTCCATTCTTCTATCGCATCATCCTTTAGATATCCATTATTAAGACTTTCTCCATCAACGATCAAGGCACGACCAGGGCGCCTTGATTTATTGTATTCAATATGATAAGCCAGATCATCAGGGTGTACAATATTAATTACGAAGTTTCCACTTGCGTAAATTCCAACAGAAATGTGATTAGGTCGCTGGAGTATGTTTAACACTTCCCCAAATAGATTTGAAAGCATTGAATGCAAATATGAGAGCTTGAGCTACATAAATAGATAGTCCGAGACTTTCTTTGAACATTGTTTCAGCAACGCCGCTGCTATAGACAGTATTGTTTCCACCCAAATCAGCTAGAGTCATTTTCTTCATGCTGGAGCATAGAGAATTATTATACCCAAGAGATTCTCGGATTTTATCTTCTCCAACCTTTTGAAGCATGGATAATACATATAAAGATTGATCAGTAATTTCTTCTTGGATATGTGTAAGGAATTTACAGAATAGTCCTCGAAGTTCTTCGTTAATATCAATAAGTCTTACAGAGATGCTGTGAACATCGTTAACATAACCCTTTGCAGTATCTTTAGGCATGTAATAATAAAATTGTTTTCTAACCTCGTTCTGACAATCTTTATGGAACGAAGTTTCAATCGGTTTACGTAATTGTGCATTAATTCTGATCATATATAATCCTCTTTTCTCTTAGTCGAGTTTATTTGGGTCAATAGTATAGTTCTTTAAAATCTTACTAATAATCTTCCATAGTGGAAGAAAATTATCTCTGGCAAAGATATCACATTGAGATTCGATGCCGTTTACAATCTGGGAGAGATTATTACTATTGTAACGATCTTCCCACTTTTGAAGAGTTGCTCTTCGTCTTTCAAATAACTTTGATACAGATTCAGATAGCGAATCGAATATACTATAATCATCAATAATTCCAGCGTCGTGAAATAATTTTATTAAGTTTGCATGCCCAAGTTCATGCAGTAGTACTATTAAGAATAATGAGCACTTATCAATAGGTACATCAAGAGATGTTAAGAAGGTTTCCCTTCTATCTGTTTCTCCAGGGTAGAAAATTTGATTAAAGCCATAAATATTATCAGAGATGAAGATGTCACATATTAACACATCTTTGTTATATCTTGCATCACACAAAGCACCACCTGTGGATTCTACCATAAAGTGATTGTAATCAGATACTGCGATAATATTAACATTAGTTTCATGAGGAAGTTTATCCTTTAAATACTTAAGGGTTTCCTCAATACAAACAGTTCTAAAGAATTGGTATCTTGATTTGATATTTTCGGTTGTTATACTTATCATCCGAATATCTCCTTGAATAGATTGCTCATACCACGATCTTCTCCCACAACCTTTACATACTTTCGATCTTCCAGATTAAATCTCTGGTTGTATCGAACTATGGCCGTGGTACTTTTATTCTTTAATTCTGGGCGTATATAATGCTTCACAACATTCCAAACTCTTGGAAAGTTCTTTAAAGCATATGCATCTGCAAAATTCTCTTGAACGTCTGCCGTTTGTCCTAGAGATATTTTATGTGTCTTTTCCCATAATTCATTTTGCTTATAAGAGCCAGTTGCCATTACAGTGGCTTTAGCCAAATGATATAGGTTATCATATTCCTTTTCCATACCGAGGTCTAGGAATAGTTTTATCAGGTTGGAGTGTCCAAGTTCATGAAGAAGGGATATTGTGAATATTGAGTATACATTAATCTCAACCCCTAGTGATTCTATGAACTCAAAGAATCGTTTTTCAAAATTGTTAGTACAAGTCTTCTTTCCTATCAGTGATTCAATATCATTACAGAGAGTTATCTCCGCAATAACTTCTTTAAGCTTTGGTGGTCGTGTTCCATCATAATTTTTATCAAAGATATTTATATCATGGGAAGCTCCACCAGAATGTTGTAAAAACCTAGCTTTTTTAACTGGTAAAATAGTTACCGCGAGCCGATCCATCAGCTCATCTTTTAAAATTTGTAAAGTCTCATCAACGCAGTTCAATGTAAAGTAGTCTAAGCTACCATATCTAGTAGATTTATTTATAGAGATTATATTATTCAACCTCCCTTTCTTATTATTTTATTGTAACGCTCATTATAATAATATATATCCACAAAAATATTGAAGCCGTACCAGAATTTTTATCTGGTACGACCCATTTAAATTGCAAGTACTGCTATTTGCTTTGCACGAGTCACGCCTACATACCTCATTCTCCGTACCATGTCAGCACTTCCGAATTGTTCGTCCCAATATAGGACGTTGTCGAAGTCAGAACCTTGAGAAATATGAGTAGTAATAGCATGACCTGATTCCATTTTAATTCCGAATCTTCTATTGAACGAGAAATCCTCTTCTTCATGCATACCACATTCTTCTTGGAAATAATCTATATCTACAGGAAGATTTACATAGTAATTATTATTAGTATAATCAGGCATGAAATCCAATCGAATAGTTCTAGATTTTAAATCTATAGATCCTTTAGTTACATCATGCACCACAGTACCAATTGTACCATTAGTAAGTGGTGTATTTTCAAGCATCCGATTCCAGTAGTTAAATCTACAGATTATTTTGTCACCCTTAACAGGCAGTCTTGATTTAATACCTAGTATATCATTACGTATACGTTTATTAAAGTAATTGCGAGTTCTATTCTTCCCACAGAGAATTATATCAGAGTTCATAAGAATGATATCACTGATTTCTGCTTTAGGGATAATAAACGCATCATTTTTGAATATAGTTTTCTTAGTAGGTAATTCTTCGCCATTACGGATTAGAGTGGCAAGTTCTACTATACCAGAGTCTTTACCAAATCGAGTAAGCTCTTTGATGAAGAAGTCAGGTTTTAATAGGTATCTTGGTCTTCCATAAGGTGGCCCAAGTTGTCCTGGATCTCCAGAGACACAAATAGGCAATCCGAATGATTCAGCTAATTCGCCGAGTTCATCAGGAAAGAAATAACCTTCATCAATAAAGAGCATTTTAATTTCCTTAGGAAGAAAGTCTCTTCTTTTGAAAGCCAATGTCTTTAAAGTTCTGCCATCTTTCTTTAGGATATTACCATCCCTATCAGTTTTAGGAACTTGGATATTCTCCATGAATCCCGCATGAGCAGAAGTTGCAGGAATGCCTTTAAGAGTTAAATTAGAAGCTGCTTTACCTGTAAAAGCAACTGCCATTACCTCATGCTGTTCAAGTCCCATCTTTCGTATCATTTCAGGAACGATAGTGGTCTTACCAACTCCAGCCCATCCTGCGTATTCAAACACTTGTTTAGTTTGTTTTTTATACCAGTAGGCGCCTTCATTTATACATTCTTTCTGGTCATTGGTCCATTTGAATGCATTTGCCATTATTTACGTGGCTTCTTTGAATCAGATACTTTACCGTCAAGCTTTTTGAAATCACTAACAAGATCTTTAAATGAATCAGCTAAAATCATTTTACTAATCATAGCACCCATTAGAATATTAAGATTTTTCATACCATATACTTTCAATTTCTTAATATCTTTTTTATAGGTTAATTTCATTTCACCTTCAAGAAGCTTGTCATCGTCTTTCATTGCCTTATGCTCGAATAAACTTTCACAATCGTTTATTTCTGAAAACAGGTTTATAAGGTATTGACAATGATTAATATTAGTAAGTGGTCTGAACGGAACTAGATCTTCACTGCTAAAATCTTTCATATCTTTATAGGGAACCAATGTGAAGAATTTAGATTTAAATTCTAATGGGTTTGGTCCATAACATAACTTATCATCATCATCCACATCCAGTTCCAGATAATCAATAAGCATTTTAGTAATATTGTATTCTTTAATGTGAATATATTTTTTCTGTTTCATAGTAATCATACCTCTCAATATTATAGAATGGTGGTGTTATCTATGGCTGATTTTAGATCGCCAGAGATGAAAGAATTTATGATTGGTTATACGGTTCAAGATTATAACTACAGTGTCGGATCAATGAATTTGCATATACCAGAATTAATGATGGATAGGTTGGCGTCAAATTCTTCGTCTAATATTCAAATCCCTTCTGGTCTTTTCAAGTCTAAAGAGAACATTCATGTCTCTACTTCAGTGTCTAACAATAATTTTATTTCTATTGCTGTGAGTAAAGCATTCACTGCGACATTTAAAACTCTAGGATATGATAGTCAGTCATATCCACATTTCCCTAAAGGTTCTAGAATGGTTGTGTTTATTCCAAATAAAGAAATAGACGATGCAGTCATAGTTCCATTTATATGAGAAGGAGTGAATAAGAATGGCTTCAAAAAATAAAACGTTAACTCAGTATTCCACTACGGTTAATAAAGACTTTTTTAATCTTCGTAGAGTTAGTAAGATAGATACTTTCGATGGATTTGAGTTTCTTTCTTCAATCTCTATCGAAGCTTATCTTGAGATTTTAATGGAGAAGGCAGAGACTGTCACTTTAAGTGATAGTGAAGTAGCTAGATTTAGGTATAAGCCCAAATCTCTATCCAAATTCTTATACGATACTGAAAATCTCTATTACTTATTGCTGTTACTCAATAATATGACGGTTGAAACATTTATACCGTCAACTCTGGTTGTATTAAGTTCCTCTAACAGATCACTAGTTGAGGACATTGTAAATCTTGAACGTAAGCTAAAAAATATTTAAAAAGATGGAATGGCAGAGTTAGAACTCCTGCCATTCCGTTTTCTTACTGAAAAATTCTGTATTGATTGTGACAGAGATAAGACCTCGTTCATTTCTTACATACTTATCATCACTATTGTATGTGCGGAAGATAGCATCAAGTTTTTCTTCCTCATTAACCTTCTCGACTCTCTTATCAAGCTTCTCTTTGATAGCTTTTCTTTCATTGATAATATCTCCGAGGAACTTAAAGTCTTTGATTTGGTCATTAGTGATAACTTCATTATTTTGATCGAATTTCTTTTTCTGGATTGGAAGCTCTTTGATCTCACGCTTCTTCGGTTTATTCCTACCCACAATTTCATTACCTTCTCTAACTTCATCAAGTGAAGTTCTAGATACAGGTTCTTCTTCATGAATATCTTGTACGAGTTTAATACCGTTTTGAGGATCAAATGGATGTGCAAAGTAATCAGAAAATTTATGCTTTTTACCTCTACTAGACCGTTGTTTCATATCTTTGAAGGTCATATAATCATTACCTTCATCATCAGTCTCTCTATTGATCGCAATAGCAGAGTCAATGTTCTTGAGAATGGCGAATGCTTCTGAGATGAATGATTTCCCTAACAATTTACCGATATCATACTTGTTACCATCAGCGCCTGTTTCAATTGTATCAGCAGCTTTACGGTTAAATTGCCCTGCTCCAATAACTGGAATGCTAAGACGTTTAGCCAATACTGAATAATCATTTGCAACTTCAGCAAGTTCAAAGCGAAGCTCTGCATGATTTTTGGAAGATTTAATACGTTCAATATAGTCATGTAGCAATGCAATAACTTCACGACCAGTATCTTCGATATCACTAATGATCGAATAAATATCAATCGTCGAGATTGTTTTATCATCATAGTACTTAATGATAATATCAATATCATCTTCAGTATTAAGTGTAAGTTCCCCTTTAGTTCTAAGGAGCTTAACAACTTCTGCTGGAGTATAGTCACGAATATTATTACCCGTAACCTCCATATTAAATATCCGTTCAACTGTCTCTGCAACTGTATTCTCTTGAGATATGTATAGTACAGCAGGACGTTTCGAAGGATCTTTAGTTTTAAACCTATTACATTTCTTAAGGAAGATCATCAAGTTAATTAGTAGTACGGATTTACCAGCACCTGTCATACCAAAGAATAGGTATGAACGAGCTTGTTCAAATCCTCCATTAAGCATGATGTTTAATGCTTGAATCCCAGCGATAAGTTTATTGCTCGGATCTTTTAATTTCTTAACGATTTGCTTAACAATGCTATCGAAGCTTCCCTCACTTAAATCAAGGGTCATTGTATCTTCAGCAAAGTTCTCAGCATTTCTTATGTCGAAGAGGAGATTAGTGATAATCTCTTTAAACTTCTGGGTGATATCTCTTAATGTGGTATAGTTATGAGACTCTAAGTCTTCAAAGACTTGGAAGAGTTCATCCTTATATGAGAATATGAAAGCATGAATAAGCCTATCTACCACATAGGAGTTTAAGTATTGCGTCATTCGAGTATTCAACTTAATCTTATTGAACTCGGGAATGATTTCTTCTCTAATCAGGTTCTTGTTATCACACTTGTCTAAAGCATAATTCATCATGATCTTTCTATTATCGAAACCCATGTGTAATCGTGCTTCAAGTAGCAATGCCAATAAATCAACCCTTGAACGCAAGGATTGATTGTTTTTATACAGGTTTACATTACACAGACTCACCCATGTTAGTAAGTTGTTAAGTGCAGACCTGGTTATATATTGATTGTCTACATCATAAGCATATGCTAGTAATAAATCTAACGTTTCGATGTCTAATTTCATCGGAATCTTTTTATATCTTAAACCCACATTGGGTTTTACGTTGCCCACTGTTCCCATTGAAACGGCAGTATTTTCAGGGTATTCATGAGGTAATGTATCTTCTACCATAGCCGCAAACAACTATAACACAACTCCTCTCTCAATCATATACTAGTTTTGGAAGATATAATTTATCAATTCCGAGTGAGATATTCATCACTCATAATCAACAACTCAAGCTTATCTAGGGGAATAAACTCTTGGTATTCCTCATTTATAAATCGTTGCAGTTTTTCACTAAACTTCAAAGACTTATCTCTGAGATACTCTTTCTTATTCTCTTCTTGAGTTTCTGCTTCAACCATAATCTCTGCTTCCTTAACAGATAGAGATTTGAACTTCAGCTTATTTACTACTTTATGATTGCCATAATAATTCCTAAGAATTTGAATCTTTGCAGCGTTAACAGCAGTGTTCGCATATTGGATATCCAAACACAGTCTATCAGTATTATTCTTAGAGATGTACTTATCAATTCTTTTTACGATATCATTAACCTCAGTCTTTTCAAACTCACTATGTTTCATATAGAAAGTATTGAATTTAAAGGCTAATGTATTCTCGATTCGTTCAGCTATGAACTTCGAAGTTTCAGTTTCATAAGCAGTGACCATCCAACCCTTTGGTTCTTCTTCACTATGAGAGAATCTAGTGAAAGAGTTGATATAATAAATCCTGCCTCTGTATCTGAGATTCTGATGAATGTGACCAAGTAAGATTGGTCCTTTACTCATCCTAATCAGTTCCTTACTATTGTAAATAATATTCTTAGAAATAGAATGCTCAGTATCCTGCTTTATAAATTGAGTCTCGGTAACAGAGCCGTGTCCAAGAATGTAATCAAAATAATTATCAGGATAGTCATATAATTTCTTTTCCTCCTCTGGATCTTTAATATAAATATCAGGTAATCCATACATCATTAAACCTTTTACTTCAAGTACAGTAGGTTCTTCAACAAAATGAATCTCTAAATCCTTGTCATTCTTGTAGAACTTGACGTTATTTAAGTGATCACACTCATGGGATAACGTCCCTTTAATAACTATAATAGCGGCATTCTTTTCTTTAGCAATTTTTACTATTGAATCGAAAAACCATAGGTACACTTCAGCCAGTTTTGAATTAAATGGTAAAGGTAAATCAGATACATCTCCATTCACTGTAATAAAATCTAGAATCATCATTTCTGATACGGGTTTAATAAATTGCTCATATAATTGATACTTAAACTCTTCAGCGGTGATCAATCTCACACCTAGGTGTATGTCACTTGTATGTACACCAACCTTTAACCTGTCACGATAGTTCATGTTTGCCACCTCAGTTAAATAATATATATTTTTTTATAACTTCTAATTTAACTTGAAAAATATACTAATTAATAGTCTATATGATTGCGACAATTTAATATGTATAATTTTTAATAGGAAGGATGAAGTTACTCATGAGTAATATTCAACAAAAATTACAATTTATGCTTGAAGGTACAAGCGGTGGACACGAAGTTGAGCTGGATCTTAAAACTGAAACATGGTGCAGCTGTGATCATCCTTCAGGTTTTAACTTCGTAAAAGCTGAGGGTGGAGAACAAATTTGGCGGCATACAGTATGTGGTGGACTCGTAGTCCGACCATATCATAATAGGCAAGACTACGGTAAAAGTAATACATTCTTTTAATTAGCAAAATAATCATACTAATGAGGAAAGTCTCATTAGTATGGTTTTTGTTTTTATATTAATTCCTTACCCCAATACTTTTGATTGAGTAAATAGTAATCATAATAAAAGTCTACCAATTTCATAAAGCATTCACGGTATGCTTTCATTTCATCTTTATCGTCAACCAATTTAATTCTAGCAGGTTTACCAGTTTTCTTATCTAGTAAGATCACCATATATCCTTTAACTTTAATGTCATCCTTTTCTCTTACAAGTAAATCATAAGCAGCCATTTGCAGGAACATAGATAAATAGAAATCCTTACTTGTCTTAAAGTCACAAATGGTCAGATAATCTTTATACTCAGCTAGTAAGTCTAATGTACCACCAAACTTCTCACCTGATAAAGATCTTTCATTTTGAATAATTTTAAAATCTTTTCTATTTTCCATAAAGAATTGAGTGAAGGATAAGAATGCTTTTCTTGCACAAAGATTCTCAGCAATTCTTTTTGGATCTATGAAAGATTCAAACTTAACTTTACCAGTCTTAAAATACTCATCAATTGTATTATGAGTAACTGTACCGATATAAGCATGACATTCTAATTCATGCTTTACATTTATTCTTTTAAATCCAAGAAAGTTTGCCCATCCTAATAATTCTTCTCTATTTATAATCTTAAGTATCGTTGTAACCGATGGTACTACATTACCATCAGAATTTCTATATACATGATGATCTTTCATCTCTTTAAAAACAGGGATTGTAGACATATATTATTTCTCCTCCCGACAACTATTAATTAAGAGTCCATCTCAAAATAAGAAAGGATATGATCCGATATGTTTGATGTTGACAAAAAGCTTAAGGCTATCATGGAGGGCGCTACTGTAACAGGCACTCAAAAAAATTGGTATGCTGATGATAACGACGAAGGCGGCATTAACGATCAAATGTTTTTGGAAGGCGTTTTCGATTTGTTCATGGCTGAAGCCGAATTACCTACGGGGTTGAACGAATCTTCATTTGAAGGTATTACTTTAGCTCAACTTCTTCGTGAAGTAACTGAGCAGGAAATCAAGGATGATGTTGCTAAGCAACGTACTCGTTGGCAGAAATTTAAAGAGGGTCTTAAAAGATTCTTCGATTCACCGGCAAATGATCCATATGGTGGCTTGAAAGAACTTAAAGCAGTCAATGAATTAATCAAAGATGACATGTCCGTTAATGTATCTTTGGCAGTTATTCCATTCTTTGGATTGTTCCTTGTTATTTCTAGCCGTGCTAAGAAATATAAAGATTTTCCTAAAGAAGTTGCAGCACAATACGTTGCTGAAGGTAAGAAACACCGTGAATATTTAAATAAAATTGCATCTAATCTTGAAAAAGAAGATGGTGCTAAGTATAAGAAAGCGGTTAAACGTGTTCGCAGTCAAATTAAACATCTCGATGAGTGGTTGTTGGAGTTCGAACGTAGAGCTGTAGATAAGGCCGTAATTTAATCAAATAAAAGGAGAAGACAGAACAAATCTGTCTTCTCTCATTTGTTTAATCGTTTTCTTTAACGTATTTCTTAACCTTATCCATAATCTTATGAATACCATTATCAACGTATCCATGTTTTTTGGATTCTTGCAGATATTCCTTGATGAGATTATATTGCTCATCTTGGAATCCACGTTTGAATTTTGTAATGAACTTGTCAATTTGACCGAAGCCCATTTCAAATGGTAAGAAGTGAGCATCATTTTCAGCAGCTTCGTGGCAAGTTTCACATAACATGACAACTTGAATCCAGTGTTTCTCATGAGCTTCTAATACTTTATTAGCAACCATCATAGTGGTAATTTCTTCACCTTCATTAAGCATGTGATCAGTTACGATCAAGCATACCGTGAATAAGTCAAAGATTGGGCCATGATGTTCTTCAATAGGTGCCATTTCTGCTGTAATACCAGAATGAACTTGACATCTGTCAAGACCTATTGAATAGAGATGACTCTTATAATTATTATATCGAGGATCTTTCCTCACCGCTGTTTTTACACCATTAATAAAATTAACCGATAGCTCGTAATCGCTAAGGTCATCTTTATTTAAATAGTATTTAAGAACTGTGCCATCAAGAGTAGATTTAATCTTTGGATTATTCTTACCTTTAAACTTAAATTCCTCTGCCATCTATTTCATCTCCTCCTAAATATAGAATTAATACGGAAACAGCATAATAACTGATTATCTTTCTGTTTAATATGAAAAGAGGTGTAGAAATGGATTCATCTGTTGAATTAAGTTATGTGACCGAACTTGGCACGACATTAATAACTTATCTTCAAGATCTAGTGGTAAAACGGGATGATCTAGCTAATAAATATGAATCGTTAGCCACATTTAAAGCCTATGACGAATACATCGCTGCAAAAACTGCAACGGATACATTTGAGGGTTATGAGAGCTATAGCGATTCAATTTATGTGCAAGCTGGTCTTACTTCTCAAGAAATAACTCTTGCAAAAGTTTACAAAATGAATGTACCGGTAAATAAACGCCAAGCTTGTATGCTTTTTAAACGAGCTGAAGTTATTGCTAATTATGTAGAAAGAAATGATTACTATCGAATGCTTATGGGTCTTCCTGCAAATCTAGATATCACTCCACTATTTATCACAGATACAGTAGCTGGTGTTGATAATACTATACCTTTGCACAATATGACCAACGATGAGATTTCTATTTTAACTTCAATGGGTTATATAAATAAGCTTATCAAGCAATATCCTACTAAACCATATCTTAAATTCCTCGGAAGTAAAGGTATTGATCAAGTCTTTGCAAGATCTGCAAAGAAGTTTGATATCATTCGTTCAGGATCTTTTGATAGCGCAGCAATTAAAACTCGTTTTGAATTGAATTACGAGATATCTAGAACTTATATTCTTAACAACTATTACAAAAAAAGGATGTCATTAGATCAGCAATACTATGACTCCTATATCGGCTTCATTATTACTACTAATGCTATTATTATGACTGTAAATGACTCTATTGAAATCTTCAATAATAGAGAGTACTACAATGAGTTGATGGTTCGTCAAATCCTTCAATCTCATGATCTCAATATCTATGATGATATTCCATTATCATATCGTAAAGAGGTTGCTAATAATATTAAATCTCTTATTGTATCTAAAGGTACAGATGAGGTTATCTTTAAAATCTTTAAACTATTTGGTTTCGATAACGTCGTAGTTAAGAAATACTATCTCGTTAAAGAACATAAAAAAGACGGTGATGGTAACTATGTTTTCGAGTATGAGTCCGATGGAGTTACTCCTGTTTATAATCACATGTATGATGTCAGCTTCGCTGCTGTCGATATTACCACTGATAATATTGATGCTGAAATTAGGAAGCCGGAAAACAAAATAGCTTATACCGATGTAGTAGTATCTGATAAGTATTGGGGTGGTTATGAATCCGATACAGAGATTAAAAACAGATTACTTAAAGAAGACTTTAACTATATCGACACCGATTATGTGACTATTGGTACTGCTTATTTCCTTGCTGATATCGTAACTGAGATGTCATATGCCTTCTCAACTACTCTAGCAGTTAAAGACTATATTAAGAAACTTACATTCATCGAACCTATCTTCGGGTTTACGATTGATGTATTCTATGCTTTAACTATGCTTGGTGCAATGATTAGTAGAAAGGCTGGATTCCAGGGAGATATCGTTTCCAATCCTGCTAATCTTGCGTATCTCTATAAATTTAACTTCGAACGAAGTTTAACTGAGATTCAGAATATTATCAAGAAGTATAACTATAAAGGTAATGCTCTTGATTATCTTCTTAAACTACCTCCTGGTGAGATTCCAACTCCTGCTTCCCTTATATCACTTTATTTTGATAATAAGGATATTTATACAAAACTACTTGAGATTCGTTATAAGACTAAAAACTTAAATGAATACTTGGTAGTTAAAGAGCTTATTGATTATCTTACTAAATCTAAATTGATTTCTGATGTTTATAGGAAGAGGGACGGTACAATTGCAACCACCTTTATAGATTATCTTGCTGATAGCAATCCTTCGATTGCTGAGTATATTGATAATCTTCCTATTGATGATATTGATACAATGGCTTTTAGACTTCTCACAAGTCTTGAAGACTACTTTAGAACAGATCGGTTTACTTTCCTCTTCTTGAAAGTACCAACCTTGTCTGGTGAAAACTCTCTTAAACGGTATATGCTTAAAGTAATCAATACTTTCAAAGCATTTACTATTAATATCTTATCATTGACTATTACTTATTCAATTGATGATAGGAATAACTTTATTAAAGTACTTGATACTATGAAATTTGATGGTACTGCTCATCCTATTAATAACATCAGTACTGTGGATACAGTTGGTCTTACGTATTCAACTAAGGCAAGGTCGGACATAAAATTAAGAGATGAAATTGAAATAATCCAATAGAGAAAGGATTTGAGATTAGAATGAATGCACAAGACAAACTTCGTATTTCCGACGACCTTACAATGGAGGATGGAACACCCATTATTCCAGGATTTAATAAAGTAGGACGTCAAGTTATTGGTGAGATTAACCTTATTAATGATATCACTGGCGAATCAATCTTTAAATTCAACGATGTAATTATTCTTGGATCTACTTATATCCTTGAAAAATTCTTTAACAAACGTTCAACTTATGCAATGCCTTCACTATCATCCGATCTATCCGTCAATGCTACTATTAACCCTACTCAAGATAATCTTAAAGATGAGTTCGTCTTCGGATTCGTTGTAGGTACTGGTGGAGCAGAATCTTCTGACCTTGTACGTGCAGTTAAGTTTAAGGATAAATCGGTATCTTCGATTATCCCGTTCCGTGTAGTACCTACTACTGCCGATCTTACTCCTTTAGAGCAAGCTAAATATGCTATGAAGAAGCAAGTAGGTAGTAACTATCACTATTATGTGAAACGATTTGATACGGATGTAGTTATCCGTCACTTGTTCACAGATGGTACAGAGATCCCATCTAATATCGACCAAACTGAAACATCTCTTGGTCTATTGGTATTTGGTGAAGCAGTATTAAAATTATCCTCTTCCGATCTTCGTGAATACTTCATGGATCAATTCGGATCAATTGATAACTGCCGCTTTAACTCTATCGGACTAGTTGCAGGATTTGTCAATGGTTCAGACTTTGCTGGTGTTCGTACTGTGACTAAGGTAAACATGCCTAACTTGTTCTTACGTGATACCGAGTCCAGTTATACCCTGGTTTACAAACTGTACAGCATCTAATAAATTGCCAGATGGTGGAGAAATCTACCATCTGGTTTATATTTATCGTATAAGTAACTTCCTATTAGTATTGTATCTAAGGAGGAGATTTATATGTTAGAAAGTGAAAAATCATTTATAGATTGTGTTAATATTAGATTAGAAGAAGTTGAAGGTGCTAGATATAAAAAGTATACGGTGGAACAACCTTTTAGAAATCCTAATCAACCATCATTACCATCTGTATTATTGGTAAATAAGGAGTCAGGATATAAAGTTGAACTTCCTATCACACCTGAAGATACCGGAATGCTTTATCCTGTAGCAATAATCACTGAAGTGCAGGTTGGAGTTGTGGTAAAAAAAGTAGTAGAGATTATCGACGCTCTTGAAGCTCAATACGAACAATAACAAATACCAGATGGTGGAGAAATCTACCATCTGGTCTTTTATTTTATGAACCTTAAATAAATCATAATACTAAGTAAGAGGTGAAAAAATTGAGACTTTTAAACAAGGATGAAGTCGAAGAACTTCTCTCGTTAAAATTCGAAGATATTACTATGAAGAAGATGAAGTCTTTCTTTGCTAGGACTTTAAAGAATCCAAATGTTAGATTTCAGGTTACAGATTATTTCCATCTTCCTGAAAATTCCTGCTCTAAAAATATCGCTGGCTTTACCAATATCGGTTTATATCTATTCAATAAGCTTGTAACTGATAAGCATTTTTCCGATGTGACTGGTTATATTAATGTACCTATCACTAATAGTAACTTGAGTAAATTATACACTTATGTTTCTCAAGCTCGGTTTGATGATAAGATTGATCAGGACAAATATTTCTTCCTAATTGATATGCTGGAGTGGCTTGGAGGTGGAGACTTAGCAGAGTTATTGAACCCATCACTCACTACTAGACTACTCGTTCTTCCTCCTGAATTTAAGAAGCTTCGTGAAGAATTATTCAAGAAGTATGAGAAAGAAATTGCTGCTGGTGATGTAAGTATCGGTGCTAAGATTGAAGAGGAACTTGTTGCCTTTGGTAAGAAGCATTTCTCTCAATATTCGGAGTGGGATAACTTTGCCAGTGGTGCTAAGTTAGATTATGATAACTCTATGAAAACTATGTTACTGATGAAGGGTCCTATTCTAGATACCCTTACAGATACATGGAAAGTTCTTAAATCAAACTATAATGATGGTATCTCAAAAGAAGAGTATCCAACATTTGCTGGTAGTGCTGTATCTGGCGTATACTCACGGGCATTAGGAGTTGCACAAGGCGGTTATGCAGTAAAGAAATTTATTGCAACACTTCAAGACGTTGAAGCTGCTAAAGAAGGTACAGATTGTGGGACTAAAGATTATCTTGATATCCTACTTGATCCTTACTTTAGGAATGAGTTCTTATATAGCAATATCATTGATGATAATGGTAAAATGATTACGTTACTTCCTGAAAATATTGACAAGTACATTGGTAAACGTATCAAGCAATATAGTCCAATGTATTGTAAATATGAACCACCTAAAGTATGTAGCAAATGTCTTGGTACTCATCCATATAAGATGAATATTCAGATGATCGGTCTTGCATCAACTAAGATCGGTGCTACACTCATGCAGAAACGTCTTAAAGCCTTCCATGTTAAGAAGGTTTATATGTATGATATTAGTGTGGATGATTTATTCGGTTAATATGAAGAGGTGTATAGTCGAAAGGCTATACACTTTTTTAATTATGATAGAAACGATTAAATAATCAGCAATTAATAAGGGAGAGATTAAAATGACATGGACTAATGCAGATGTACAGACATTGTATTTTACAGCAGTTATTTTTTTAGTAATAGCACTGATTCTAGTTAATAGGTATATTATCGCAATAGAACGTAGACATGCTGTTAGGTTTATATTCAATCCAAAAACTATTGAAGCATTCGAAACATGGATGGGAATTAACATCACTATGTATATGACTCGGTATCTTGAAGAAAAGATGGGTCGTGAGATGCAGCAAGAAGAAGAATTGGATATCTCTGCCGGATTTGCACAAAATGGAATTGACTATGTGACAGCAGCAGTTATCACATCAATGCCACTTTTCTATAAAGACTATATGTCTAAATTCTATGGAGAAGAAAGAATGATTGCTGCAATTCGAGAGAAGGTAAGATATCTATTCGTCAAGTTTATTGAGAATCTAATTAAGAAGCGTGCTGGTGGTGGAGCATTAATTCCATCCAATACGGATAATTAAACAAAAAAAATAAGAAGAGAAGAGAGGCTAATGCCTCTCTTCCTTTTTTGTTTGTTAAGTCAAAATTGTGACGATAACAATTTCCTCTTCATCAGGATCACCAATAGGAATATTGGTATCGAATGGTTTCAGTCTGAACCACTCATCAATTATGAGTAACGCATCTTGACATTTGAAAAGCTCTTTAACAAAAGGAATATCCTTAAGTTTAGCTTCACCAATCATTGGTTCATATTTAACTTTACCTTTGATTTTTGTAATGTCAATAAAGTTTGTTAGCTCAGTACCTTCTTTTGAAAGATGGTCAAATAGCTTCAAATAGATAGGTTGATAGATATTAATAACGAACTCGGCATATTCTTTAAACATTGCAAAGACACGAGTAATACTAGCGACATCTTCTACTCGTCCTAAGAAGAGTTCGTAGTCGTTTATAAGAACACAACCTCTTTTGAACATACTTCTAATATGTGAAATCTCTTTACGAGTATAGGTATCCAAGAATTGTTGAGCAAATGTGCTTTCGAATTTTTCAATAAACAATCGTTGATCTTCCAGTTGTTCGGGAGTTAGCCCGATAATTTCATATAGATCGTGAGCTTGAACAGTTGCTACAAGATTGCCATACCATAAGAAGAAATCAGGTATAACATCTCTCTTAGAAAACTTACTCTTAATAAACTCAAGAGCTTCTAAGATGTCATCTTGTTTTTTATAGTCAATACTTTTAATACCTACGAAATTACTCATTACTCTTCCTCCTAATAGTCTCTCTATTTTTATTTTACAAAAATAAAGCCGGAGAAGGAATTTATCCCTCTCCGACATCATTTATACTACCGTATTATTCAGCCGCTGCTGCAACTTCTTCATCAGCAGGACCATCAAGATGCGCACAAGCTTGTGCAATTTCAGCTTCCAATGTAAAGATATCATAAACCGATACGATTTGACGAAGAAGGAATGGTTCAACATCCACATCATCAGTACGGTATGCAACTTGCTCGAAAATTACGAATGATGCATCTTCTACTTTAATGAACGTAGACGCATTATTCATTTTAACGAGTGGCTGCTTGTTACCTGTCAGCGTTGTTTCTGTGGATTCAGTGTATTTACCATCAGTTACACAACTGAATACAGATACTGTATTACGTTGAACATCATTACGGCCTTGATACTCACCATTTGGATCTTTACGAGTTACACGGTGAATACCATATTTTTCCAAGAACTCTTGGAACTTAGTTGCATGGAAATAAGCATATTGTGAATTTGGTTTGTTAACCAAGAATACAAAGCCATCAGCAAATTCAAACGGATAGAACCGTTGACCTTTGACGCGGTTTTCTGGCATTACGATTAACTGACCTTGTGCCGATTTCCAAATCAGCCAAGCACCAGCTTTTAGCGGTTTAAGTTTCGTGTAATTGAATTCTTTAACATTAATTTCAACACTTGTCGTTGTTGGTTCCGGTTTAGGAGCAGCAGGCTTCAAGTTTTTATTCTTGTAGTCGCTTAATTGCGTGCGAAAATCCGGTCTTTGGAATTTCGTCTTTTCAGCGGCACCAGTACTTTCGATCGCAACCGAAACTGGTTTCTTTGCAGATGCTTGAGCTTTACTAATCTTTTTCATGAGTAATTCTCTCCTTCAGAGTTATAATATAGTTTATAGGTGCATACAACGGATACCAATTTATTGTTTATACACAATATAATAATATATACTTGTATCGCACTTGGACAGGGCTTGCAATTAAGATTTGATTGTAAAGAATCGTTGAATCAAGGGAAGGATATAATTGATGTAATTATAAGAGATATCAATATCAAATCCTAGTAAGTAATCTTCAGATTTGAATATCTGATCTTCCTTCCCTGTAAATAGAGAATAGTAGCAATCAGAGTTCAGCTCTCTATAGAACTGATGTTCCAATTCCTTATTCTTATAGAATTTAGAGAATTGTTTTAGCTTGGATATTATCCTATCATTAGAAGAAGTCTCTAATAGATTGAATATATCCTTTAGGAATTTACACATGTATTCATCATGAGGAGGAATCTTTAGATCATTGATTCCTTTAATATCTAAAACTCTTCCACTATTTCTATAGAAGAATTCGATATTAGAAAACTTATGAAACGATGTGTACTTATGCTTCATAACGAATTCAACATTTCTAAATGAAGTCTTATCACAAGCCTTATTAACTAAGAAGATCGCATCTTTCTTAATAGCTAGGATTTGATGCTCCTTGATATCATTGGCAATGAAGAATTTCTTCCTCATCTTAATGAATGCTTCTCCAAGGTTTCTATTCAATTCCTTATCAGCCTTTCGCATATCCCCAATAGTTACATTCTGGATATACTTAGGAAGCTCTTCAAGATACTTGATGGTTTGCTCGTCTAATAGCTCATAGTATTTAATGAGGTTTAGACCAGCACCTTTCATATCATACTCGTAGATATTAGCATTAATAATGTAGTCAATATTCTGAGTCCATAGGTCACGCTTATATAAAGTGTAACCTAATTCTTCATCTTTATCAATCGAGCGTACTCGTATCTTCATTTTAACTCCTATTTAAATAGGGATAGGTCGTACATTGTATAATCGGCACGATAGATAAATAACGATTTACCATCTACGATAAGTCCTGTACTCTTGTCAATCTTTGTAGCGAAGTATCCAACTTTATTACCAACGAAGGCTGCAATTGGTACTCCTGATTGGGAACGCACTAAAATTAACATGCTGTTACCAGTTGTGTAGTTCTTCATATCATTGATCATCTTATTGACGATTGGGACAGAACGATCGAAGTTCTTGATATCTACTTTCTTTGAAAACTCACTGAATACATCGGGTAACTCTTTATCTCGGATAATCATTGTGCTGCCCACATGAACCATTGGTTTCCCTCCAATAGTCAATGCAACTACAGCAGACTTCTCAACAACTTTACCTTCGCTATCACGTATTTCAAATTTCTTATCAGCACCAATACTGATAGACTTACCTTCAATTTGGTCAATCACTTGACCAGCTTCATCATAAGTCCTGATATTTTGATCCCGACCTTTAATCGCAGCTTCAAGGCCATTAACCGTGTGACCTAACGTCGTACAACTTGCCAAAAGTGCCGTTGCTATTACTAATAATATCATAATTTTAATTGATTTTAACATTTCCATACCCCTCCCATGGGTGTAGTTATTTTACAAAAAATAAAGAGAGAAGGTATTTCTACCTTCTCTCGGTTTTGCTGCCGGATATTAATCTTCGTCCTCGATATCATGAATATCGTGATAAATTGCAAGAACGAGGTTGACCATATCCTTCTTGGACCAACGATCGCGTTTCTTTCCAAGATCAAGCTCTTTAGCATGACGCTTAACGAGCTTTTCACCTTTCTTGGATTTGCTGAACGCTTCAATGGATTTAATGATTGCTTTCTTTTCAACGTCATCCATCACATTATCGGATTGATTGATCAGAAGTGCTACACGGTCGATAGCGAATTCTTGATCTGCTTTCTCAAGCTTTTCCAATCCTTTGATGTTGATTTGGCAAGTATCCTTAACGAAGTCGCGCAGACCTTTGATCAGCGCTTTCTCACGTTTGGATTTCTTCACGCCTTTAACTTCTTTGGAAACGATCTTAACGGCCTTGAGGTACGACTTAACGTCAGTTGCCTTCATACCGTATTCTTTCTTCAAGAACTTGCCAAGAACTTTCATGAATCCAAGTTCCCACTCAGCATCCGTTGTAACAAAGATCGGCAGGAATTTCTTCTCGTTGGAAGAACGCACGATTGTGTACAGAAGGAAGCGGTTTTGGTAGGATTTCAAGGATTTTTTGTACGCTTTCAAGAATGCTTTTTTGCTTACATCGCCGCTCACTACAGCTTCGATTTGTTCTTTCGTTGGGAACAAGGATACGAATCCGTCATTGCCGACGTTATCATCGTTCTCCATGCTATTGGAAAGGATATAGACATAAGCATTAGCTAATGCTTTGTCACCTTTCTCCAGAATCTTGTCAAATTTCGATTGGTTGATAATCAACATTTTCGAACATCTCCTTTAAAATGTATAATAGATTGAATTACCTGTATGTTTCGAACGTATTAATTAAAATACGCTGGAAGCTCTAATCTTGATCTTCATGATCTGATTCTTCGTTTCCGTCACCGAAGTACGTTTCCTCATAATCACCATTAAATTCTTTCAGTGCTGTAACTTCCATACGAGATACAATCAATTCAGTTTCATCATCAGTGTCAATCTGAACGATCTTCTCCATATGCTCTCTAAGATTAATGTGTACAATCACTTCACCTTTGGACATTATAATCCAAGGATCTTTCTTCAGTTGCTCAAGTTGAATGCCGAAATGAATTTCGTCATTATTATTTGCGCCGGCATAAATTTCAATGCCAGCATCTTGACATAACTGAGCTGCTTCACTTGATTCACGAAGATCCTTGTCGATATCCTGAATTGCTTCAGCGACAGACGGGAATCTTGCAAAGAATAAATCTCGAATAAGTTTATCCGAGTCTTCAGATAAATTTGTGTTGATCAACTCGAAAGCTTGATTCAACGATTGAAGGTTTCTTTCTTGGTCAACCTGTTCATCAGGTTTAAGTACATCAATACCTCTTTGTGTTGAATGATAAACCGTCAGAGGTTTTGTTGTTTCAGTAGTGGGCAGAATTTCTTCTTTCTGAGAAGAACGTGCTTGTGGCTCATCGCAATCCGAGTCTCTTTCTTGACTCGGAACACTAGACTTTTTTACAGTTTCTTCCCCAGATGATACGCCGCTACCAGAATTTCCAGACAGTTGCTTAAGTTTATTCAAACCAGCATGTGCCACTTCAGGTGCTCCTCCCCCATTATTAATATTAGTAGAATCAGATCTATTAGATAATGCAACGTATTGTTTCAACGTCGCTCTATCACGGTGTTTAGTAAAGTTCTTATAGAACTCATCAAGCTCTTTCGAAGGTTTATACTTCGGAAGTTTTTCAGCAGAGGCATACTTAGTTTCAGTATAGCCTTCAAGCACGACATCAATTTTGAATACATTCTCACATTCGCTACATTCTAGCTTAGTGAAATCTTTATTGTATTCTAAATGTCCTTTGCAATATTTCTTCTTATCGCCGTCACCTTTATAACGAATGTGAGGGCAACTGAAATTACCTACAGACTTAAGCTCGACATATCCAAAATCAATGATTCGGATATTGCCTTTCTTATCAACACCGTAGTTTTTATGCTTATCCAAACCAAGGTCAACAAGGATAAAACCTTCCTCATCCAGTTGCTCAAGGATTTTACGAATTTTCTTCTTCGTATCTTTCTTTTGGAAAAGATCGAAGTCGATAGTTGGACATTTTTCTTGAATGAGGATTAGACCTTCTTCATCCAATTCAGGAGAAGATGCGAATTCCTCACGCAGACTTGCTTTGTGATATTCATTCAGATTGTCCAAGATACCTTGCGGATCAAAGCCAATCTTAAAGACTACCTTAGGATAATCTTTGTGTGTATAAACAATACGGTTTGTACCAGAATCAAGCGGCTTCAATCCGTACTTCTTCATAAGCTTATCAATTTTATCAGCTTTCTCTGGATAGTTCATCGAGGAGTCAGCCCATTTAAGAATCTTTTCAAACGCTTCTTCTTCAAATATATCTCTTAAAATTTTTCCCATAAGAGTTTGTCTCTTCCCTTCATTAGTAGATTATATTTCCATTCTCCATAATAATAATATATACTTCTTTGGAGATTGGATAACTATTAGGTTCAATCATATCCATGCTTGTTCCAGAAGCTATCCATAACCACTTGGTTAACAGACGGATTCTTCATTAGTTCCGCATGGAAGTTCTTTAATGTGCAATCAAGTTCAATAGGAGTATCTTCCTGCTCCTGTTCAACTATCTTCTTCAAATATTTTCTGTAATCTTTCTTATCCAAAAGAGTTTGGTCATAAGCTTCAGGATTTAATAGATACATTAAACCTTTACTTCCCTTGAGAATATTTTTTACTTTCTTCTTGCGCTTTTTACTAAACTTACGTTGTTTCTTTAATTGATCTCTCGCACCAGCGAGTGTTCTACTGGACTTGAGCTTGTACTCGATCACATCGGTTTTTTTCTTGGTTGAATGCTTCTCAAGAGCTGACTCTCTGTCATAATCTTCTTGAGATAAGACATACTTAAGGAAAGATTGCTTTCTTTCTTCCGATAATGCATTGTAGTAATTCTTAATAGGTTTTGTGAACTTGGAGATTGTAAACTCTTCTCTGGTCACATACTTATTGGTCTTGTAGAGATTCTTCTCCAGTTTGTTAATATTCTTGGTCAGGGATTTTTTAAACTTATTATCTTTCTTTTTACTCTTCCCCATATGCGCGTCCTTTCTCTATTACGCTAGTCCGAGTTCTTCTAAATTTTCAGTAAGACATTTGTCAGCTAACTCATCTACATACTTATTATATATTAATAAGCGCAATAACTCGATGTCTTCGATCTTAATTTTATTCTTCTTGTAGAAGGTTTCTTTTGCTTCGAGAAACTTTTTATTCTCCCAGATCTTCTCTGGGATATCCAGTTTCAGTTTAGACTTCTTATGACGATTTTCAAAATAATATAGAATCTCGTCCATATAATCTGAATAGACTTTCAAGTCAATCTTATGAGAATTGATATGGAAGAATTTCAATATGTACATATCGTTAGTAAGGTATTTACTATGAATATCTTTCAGGATTTCTTGATTTGCTACTATATCGCCCGAAGAGTTATACCAAACCCCTTTTCGAGCTTTCTTTATCCAATTATAAATCCAACTTCGACAAGACTCTACCGTGTTCAGAGAGTCTGAATACACATGCACCTCAACAGGTAAAGTTATAAACTTTTTGTCTACTTTCTTAATCATTTTATTAATCCTATTAAAACCGAGTAGCATCGCAGATGCTTCGGCAAGGTTATTAGTTCCTTCTTTATAAAATTCAGTACCATCTTTAATCATTCTGTCTTTAATGTAAACGGAGAATGCAGATGCGCTTGACTTAAAGTCATCAGCAATAATGGATGAACCATCAGTAAACATTTCTAGTATCAACTCTACCAGTCCTTTCTTATAATTTTAGATTCGTCACATTAATAATATATATTTCTTCGAAATATTCAAAGGAATCTCATATACAAGAATTGTCCTGTATATGAGATTGTTTAGTTTGAAATTAATATTTAAAGGCATTACGAATACTTTGCACAAATCGGTCTTCAATGATACCAATAACGTTTGGTACGATATCAGAAAACTTGTTCAACTTACTTGTCAGGAACAAGCTTAACTTACGAGAGATATCCGGTTCGTTAAGGTTAATTGCTGCAAAGTTAGCTAAGAAGTCAAGTAGACCGATATTATTTACAAACATGGCATAGTTACTCTGATCGTTTACAGATAGAGAGTTGTACAAGCTTCTAATAGTAATAGATACTTGAACTTCTAGTGGAAGCCCATTTCTTGACATGGAATCACCAGATCCAAATCTATTAATAGAGATATAATCGACAATACCCATATCACAGTTAAATACACCCTTAGCATTTGCTTGAATCAAGAAAGGAGAGTAGTAACCATTAGGTCCTAGTTGTCTAGGGAATGATAGGGCTATGATCATATTAAGTGGAACCATGATATTTAGGAAGAATGCCTCTGGATCTCCATATGGAGAATGTAGATGGATATCCAAAGTGAATGAACGGTTAAACGCCGATTCTGACCAGATCTCAGGGAGCAACATATTTGCCCCAGTGATAACAGTTCTAAATCCAACGTTAAGATTATTCATTACACCTTTCATCATACTAATATTAGGATTATCCTTATCGTTAAAGTTTTCCATCATCATTTGAGTGGTATTCATAATTTGAGTTTCATAGTTTTCAGGATTCATAGAATCCAATTGTCTACCAGCACCCACACCCATTAAGAATGAAGCTTCCCTTGCAGCGCCAGAAGCCTTATTCAAAATACCATCAAGCATAGATTTTGAAGTACCATTTGAGCCGGATTCACTCATACCAGAAGATTGTTTATTATAATAGAGTGAAAGAACACCACTATCTTTAATCCAATTCAATACACCAGAACCTTTGTCAGCTTCAACGTTTGTTACTTTCCAGTTCATATCATCATAACTATCACTACCGGAACGTAGACTTTTATTCTTGATACCAAGATAAATAGCGGATGTTCTATTAAGAGCATTAACAATTTTTAACCACTCAGTATGTTGAGTTTGGAATGTGTAATATCTTGCAACTTTACCTTCAAGAATTTGTGTAAGAGTCGCACCCAAGTCCTCAACAGATTGTTTAGCAGCAGATTCGATAACTGAGATTAATGAATCCCGCGTATTTTTATCTACACCTTTACCAGAAAGGAATCGTGGACCGCCAGGAATAATATAACAAAGTGGCATATCCATCAATATATTCTCGGTAAACATCCTACCATAGTTAGAGCCAGTTGGACGCATATCAGCAGTCCATAAGAATTGACTTGGTAACCCATAAATAGAACGCAATGAAGTTAGTTTAAACTCAGATAGTTCAGAATAGTTTTCATAGATACTTCTTATCTGATCTAAGTTTATCGTTGCATTATCATTGTCATCAGGTTTTGCAGCAGTTTCTTCAATAGTTTGTGCTTGAGCTGGTTGGCTTGGTGGAACATCGTCAGATGTTTTCTGCATATATTCCATCTTTGTTCCTGCGGAAGCCCAACCCTTGTCAGTTTGAACCCACGTGCGACCATCATCGTCTTTCTGTGTATCAAGAGCTGTAACAACCTGACCCTTGGATAATACTTTACCTGTTTTTGCACCATCTAAACTTGGTGAAGAACGAATATTTAACGTGTCGGCTAATACTGTATACTCTGCCATTAGATCACCTTCTCATTTTGACATTATTAATTAGAGGTTTCACAAATAAAAAGAGGATGGAATATTATCCATCCTCAATACAGATTACATCATACTACCTTTAGCAATTTGTGCGATAAGAGCACTTTTATCTCCACGTTTAGAAGATGAACCACCACCTAAAGGATTAGATGGAGCAGGTCCAGTGTTATTCACAATAGGTCTAGAAGTATTTGATCTCTTATTAGGTGTGACCGCTTTAATATTATTCTCAAAGTATGTTTTAAGAATTTGTCTAGATTCATCTGAAATATCAACTAGTTTCTCAACAGCATTTGCAATCACAGTCAGAAGTTCAACCATTTTAGCAAGGTTACTGGAACTAGATTCATTTGCAGATGAAGCTTCTTGAACTCTTTGAGTATATTGGGTAATATCGGGAGGTCCGAATGAATCAAATTTAGGATCTCCACCACCAGTTTGATTTAACCATTCTGGGGTATTCATACCAGCAGTATTATTAGAATAAGACGACGAACCTGAACTTTTAAATTCGGTCGAAATATAGTTGCTCAAATTAGGATTAGGTTTCATTGGTGTACCATAAAGAGGCATTAACTCATCCCTAGATCTACCATAAAGCTTGGTTTCAATAGGTTCAAAGTGCCATGGTTCCCAACTCATAGGACGATATAATCCATATTTAGCAAGATCATTTGCAGAAAGGTCTTGCAACCATCCGCTAATATCAGCAGCAATACCTACACCATGATTACTTCTACCAGGGTCAGCTACCCATTTCCTTCTCTCTTCTTCAGAGGCTCCAGGATGTTTAGCTTTCCAGTCAGCAATCAGTTGCATTTGTTCAGCATCAGATCTAAATCCAGAGTTAATGGATAGAGATTTACCATAAGCTTTAGATACATTATTCAAACGTTCAGCGAGGAATGGATGAATATCATTATCTCCACTTATTAGAGAATATAATGAAGAGTTTCTAGCTTTAACAGCTTCAGAATCACTGTCAGAATATTGCATATTAGCAGCATTATATCCAGCTCCAGCACCACCACCACCTGTTACAGCAGCATAGAATGGGTCAGCTTTCTTCATAAGTTCAGTATCAATAGAAGAAGTTAATTGAGAAGGATCGAATCCATATACTTCTTTAATCTTATCTCCACCAAGGAATGCTCCCATAGATCCAAGAGTAGTAGCCATAGTGAATTCTTTAAGACCAGAAGAAGAAGAATCAGTTCCAGCACCAATACCTGAAGTTCCTCCAAGCATTGCATAATCTACAGGACTCATTTTAGAAGCGTCAACTACATCGCTTAGATTTAAGCCTGTATTTTCTTTTAGGTTTTGCAATACTCTTTGTAGATATTCGCTACCGTGACCAGCACCATATCCACCGTTATCATTTACACCAATACCCTTTTGAACATTACCAGGTCCGACATTATAAGCAAGGATCGCTTTAGTGCCATCACCGTTGAATGTATCAAACATCTGGCGAAGATACGCAATGGACATTGTAGCATTGGTATTTTTATCAAATGCCATACTATGATCATACTTACCAAGCTTAAGAGTATTTTCATAGACACCTTTAGCTGTACCTTCAAGCAATTGACCCCAACCTCTTGCGGAGGAACTTGCGTTGTCTGCTTTAGAGTAAAGATGACTTTCAGTTTCAGCCAATGCCAACCAAAGATTTGGATTGATACCGAATTTATCAGAAATAGATTTAATCATTGACAAATCGGATGAAGTGGCATCTGTACCTGGGATCTTTCCGTTTATTGCATAGGATAGATCGTCAAATTTAGGGTCACCACCACCCTTTTCATCGCTAACGGCAATAGAGTTCAACCAGTTGGAAACCTTACTACCAACTTTACGGGCATCATCTCCACCACTTTTACCAGCGTCAATCATATTTTCTTTAGCTTTTTCTCCACGATCTCCGAAGATAGAATCCCACATGCCTCCAACCCAGCTAGTGGTTTTATTCCAAAGATTTTTTAAGCCAGTACCGAAACTTTTCAGAGGATCAATAATCCAGTCGTTCCATTTCTCACCAACCCAATCACCAGCAGCATTGAAACCTTCTCTAACAGCTCCTAATGCTCTATGAATTGGATTAACGATCCAACTTTCCCATTTATCTCCGAGCCAATCTCCAACAGCAATGAACTTATCTTTCATAAAGGTAATCATTTGTTTGATCGGTTCTGGGACATATTCTTCCCAAACTTTTCCGAACCAATCTTTAACATCACCCCATTTTTCAGCTACAGCATGACCGAAGTTTTTAAGAGGATCAACAATCCAGTCGTTCCATTTATCGCTAACGACTTCTTTAGTTTTAGCCCATGCCCCGGAAATCCAATCACCAAATGCTTTAACTGGTTCTACAACCCAGCTATCCCATTTTTTAGCAGTCCAATCTTTAAGCTCAGTCCATTTCTTAGAAATCCATTCTCCAGCAGATTTAATAGGATTAATAATCCACTCATCCCATTTTTTAGCAACCCAAGTTCCGAGTTGTTTCCATAGTCTACTAGTAAGACCACCAAGAGCTTTAAGTATAGATACAGACGCATCATAAACACCTTTGGCAACTTCGGAAATCATAGTAACAAAACCAGTTGTTAAGTTTCTAACAGTTTCTACTGGTGCACTATGCCAAAATGCTTGAGCAGTGTCAGTTGTAAAGTTTTTAACTTTATTATATTTATCTTTGGACCATTTAGCGATATCATCTTTCTTATCATAGAGGCGTTTAACTCCCTCTTCTCCAAGGAAAGCACCACCGATACCACCAACTACACCACCAATAGCAGTTCCAATAGGTCCGCCACCCAATGTACCGACTAAAGCTCCAAGTCCGGCACCAGCAGCCATACCTCCACCAATTCCACCAAGAGTACCCCAAAGACCTCTTTTAGCAGCATTCTTTTCATCAGCACCTTGAGCATTTTTCAGCTTCATAGCACCGTATCCAAGAGCACCAATACTTAACACAGTACCAAGTACTGGAACACGTTTTAGTAATTTACCACCTTTACCCAATGCTGACATTATTTTGCCAGTTCTGGCAACAGTAGCACCTTCACTAGCAGCACCAGCAGCAGCACCTCTTTTAAACGGATTTAATCGTTTATACCAAGGAACTTTTCCTGATCCTTTACCAGCCGCCAATAAAGCAGCATCTTCAACAACATCACTACCTTCAGACACAAGTGCTTTGGTAGGGATTTTAGGGGTATTTGGTTTATCTACATCAGGAGTATCCACATCAGGAGTATTTTTAAACCAACCTTTCATTTTCTCAGCAAGTTTACCAGCAACACCTGTAACAGCATCAGTGATATTTCTTAGGAAAGGTATTAATGCTCCAGCCAATAAAGGCCATGCATTCTTCAGAACAGTTCCGATAGATTTAAGAGTATCTAATAAACTCTTACCTTCTTTATCAGTTCCCATTTTATGAGTAGCATCGAGTAATTGAATATTCGATACTGTCAACTCATTCAATAACCCAATAGAAGCATTATGGTAATCCTCTTCAGATTTTACACCTTTAGCAAGATTTTGAATGCCCATAATACGTGGAACAGAATCATTCCATTTGCCGGAACCCATTCTGCTAAGGAATGAACCAGCCTTTGCAAATATGGATCTTGTTTTAAAGGTTCTTGCTTTACCTGCACCTTTAGAAGATTTATGTTCTTCTCCACCTTCAGCAGTTGCTTCCATATGTTCAGGAGAAGGCATATGTTCAGAACCCTTAGGATTTGAAGCAAAATGTTGTAGATCTAACTTGAGTCTAGGAGTAAATGGTTTATTAGAATTATTACGAGATCCTAATCCCAATCCCATTGAATGCGAACCAGCAGCATGACCACCACCAGTTTTCTCAGCTTTAGTAATTATAACCTTAACAATTTCCTCAATTTTAGTAAGGACATCTACAGTTTTAACCTTATCAACTTCTTTAACCAGTTGAATTTCTTTAATAGTTTCTACTTCTTTAATAGTGTTAACCTTATCAATAGTACCACCTACTACATACACAGGCTTACCTGACATGCCAGTGGAACCCATGATATCTCTAGTTTTACTGCCAATACCAATCATTCTACCTATTCCTCTAAATGCACTACCAACCATACCAGCAGCGAATTTAGCCATACCCCAGATAGCTTTTCCAACAGTTGCAGTTAATTTCAACATTCCTTTACCCAATTCAAACATACCAGTCCCAACAGCTCTGATACCTTTGCCCAGATATGGAATTGCATCTTTAGCTAAACCAAGCATACCCATCATAGCATCTTTCGCTAATCCGCCGATACCTTTAGCAATAGTCCATAAACCTTTGGTTACTTGACCCACTACAGTGAACAATCCCTTAAGTGGTTTTACAAGTATACCATCAATTAGAGTAGAGGCAAATTTGCCAATAGATTTAAAGAAATCAGATTTGAAGAATTTAATCATACCTTTTCCAATACCACCGATAGCTCTAGCTACGCCACTGATAGCTTTGAATGGAAGTGATATAAGTTTATTCACACTTCTACCAAATAGCTTAATTCCGCTACCTAGTATTGAAGGAATTGTGCCAAAGATTTTCTTAATTCCGCCCATCATCATAGTGATAGGTTTCATAATTAATACTTTGGTCATATTTTTCATAAAGTTAATAGGATTAGTAAGTAGATTTAACATCTTACCGAAGATTCCACGTTTTACACGATTACCTCGCATACCACGTAAACCTTTAGCATCTACTCCTGGATGTCCATATGTTTTCATTAGAATATTGGTCATAGTTTCAATATTATAACCAACACCATCAAGTTGACCACTAACTTCATTACGGATATCTTTTACATATCCTAACATAGTAGCATTATGAGCATTAAACTTATCATAGTCGAAAGCACCAACAAGAGTAAGTCCTCGCTTGTCTTCGCCATGTTTATGCTCTTTTTCTTTTACATGAATACCGTCTTTAAGTTGTGTATCAATACTCTTAGTAGAGTCGTCAATATCCTTGAACTTCTTACCATAAGAGATAAGAATTCCTTTAATTTGAGTTAAGATATCTCCGCCAGCACCTTTACCTCTAGCACCAAAGTCGAGTTTCAATTTATTAGGATCACCAGAGGCAAACATTTGTAGGTCAAGAGGTAAACGATGTTTGCTCTTAATATCATTAGGGTGAACAAGATTAGATTGTTGATTTATAAGTGGCTGAACGATATCATTATGAACTTTTTGTTGAGCTTCACGATGTTTAGCCATTTCAGAATCAAAATGTTTATCAAAAGGAGTATCAACAACTCTAGTTTCAGTTTTACGATTTCTCATTGCTTCTTTAAATTGCATGTCAAGAGGATCATTAGGATCAAGATCAATTAATCCATGCTTTTTATTATAAGCAGCAAGTTTTTCTTTGAGTTTCTTCTTACGACCATCCATAATCATTTCTTTGTAGTCTTGATCTAAACTATTCTTAGGATCAAGATTCATACCTGCATCAATATCATATGGGTCGTATTTAGTAGGACCAAGTCCGAGTTTCTTAAATTGCTTATCATCTTTCTTCTTATCAGCTTCGATAATGGAATTTGCAAAGAGTGCAAGACCCTTAGCAGGTGCAGTTAAAATAGCACCCAAACCTTTACCAATAACATTGAAGAATTTATTAAACATATTCTTCAAAGGATCAGTAATGTTTTTAGTTACAAATTCTTTTAGAGGAATACCAATATTGTTATTAAATGTATCGACGAATGCTTTCTTAAAGGAGTCTTTCAACTCACCCCAAGATTCTTTGATATTCTTACCGATAATACCAAATGCATCTTTTAATGGAGTCATTACATGAATAAATGGAGTTTTAATAGAGTTTTCAAACCAGTCTTTAATGATGATACCCTTCTTACCTACCCAATGCTTGAAAGGTACTAAGAATTCATCAGCAACGAAATCGCGGACGCTACCAAGTAAACCGCCTCTTTTTTTATGAGTATCTTCATCTTCTTTACCAAAGAGGAAGCTTTTAAATTTATCAGAAGATGTGAGGATCGACATAGATGCACCCATCATTGCACCAATGATTGGATTACCAGTTAATACACCAGTCATCATACCAAATAATGCTCCACCTACACCTTTAGGGAGATTCTTCTTAATTTTATCTTTCATATCAGGAGAAAACATACCTTTGGTAATGATATTACCTTGGTTATCAGTTTTACCAAACAACGTTTCACTAACTTTAGCAGATTTGGATGCGAATCCAATACCAGCTCCGAGTGTCATTGCAATTAATGGACCGCCTGGAAGTAATGCACTTCCGGCTAAACCAAGTAATGCACCTGCACCCATAGCAGGAATAAATTTCTTCAATTTATTCTTAAAGTCGGCACCTAATACACCCTTCTTATCATCACCATTACCAAATAGCCATTCTTGAACTCCTTTGGATTTAGCAGCATAACCAACAGCAGAACCGAGTGTTAACCCAACTAGTGGACTAATACCTGGTAGAAGCATGCCAGCTCCAAGACCAATTACACCAGCACCTAATATTGAAGGTAATGATGCTTTGATATTTGTAAGGATTTTCTTATAATGAGGAGGAATAATACCTGGTCTTCCTTCATCATCATTTCCAAATAAGAACTCTCTAAACTTTTTAGAATGTCCAGCAAAAGCAGCAGTTGCTCCGAGCATACCCCAGACAAGTGGTCCACCTGGAAGTAATGCACTACCAACCATACCTAATGCTCCACCAGCAAGACCTTTAGGAAGGAATCCTTTAAACTCTTTCTTCCATTTACCAATAGCTCCTTGCACATCTCCTTCAGATTCACCTTCTTTAGTTTTGAAAAGACTATCGAAAGTTTTGAAGGCTTTATTAAGCTGATCCATCACACCTGAAAGGAGTCCATCACCTTTACGCTTAGTAACTTTCTTCACTTCACCAGTTTCAGGATCTATCACATCATGCTCTTCCTTAGCACCGAATAATCCAGTTTTGATACTTTCCATAATATTTTTAGAATATGTCTTAACGTATGCAAATACTGAGGACTTCTTATTCTCAGTAACCACATCCCCATTAGATTTCTTATACGTCGATCCAGTAAACAAATGTCGCATTTGGTTGGAATAATCCTTAAAGGAGTTACCAACATCAGCAAAGATACCGCCAGTATAGAAACCATCTTGATTTAGCGTACCCATGAAAGTTTCTTTTAATTTATCCCATTTACCTTTAGCAAATGCTTTCATTTTATCAAGGAATGGATTCATTTTTTCTTGGAACTTTGTAAAGATACCTTGCGCTCCAAAAAACTTCTCATGAAGAGGAGTAAGAACTTTACTTTCAACCCACTTCAAAGATTTATCAATAGCAAGAGACATTCTTTGGGTCATTCGGGAAAAGAAACCATTTTTCCCAGGACCACTACCATCGCCATCGGGACCATCACCATCGCCATCTGCACCACCATCACCGGACTGCTTACCGCCTTGTCCGAAGATAACTGTGTGTAGGAATGAATCTACTTTACTCATACCTTTAGTGATAATATTTTTAGGATTCATACCCTGTCTAAATACTTTGTATTTATCTTTAAGAGTTCTTTGCTTAGAGATTTCTTCAATGAACTTTCTGAATCCAGTGTGACTTGAACCAGCATCAACACCTTGACTCATCTTTTGCTTCAACTCTTCTTCAGTTAAACGATGAGTTGCTTCCAGTTTATCTTTACCTTCAGGTACAGGATTAGGAGTCGGTGGGCTAGGAGGACCACCACCTGAACCGCCACTTCCACCACCGCCATAATCTTTAGTATCTTGTCTTCTGCCCATAATATTCCTAATCAAATTAGGATTTCCAGGCATAGTACCAATTTGAATTACTTTAATTCCATCGGTTAAGATGTTTTTAATATCTTTAAGCAATCCATTAGTAACACCAACTCCAGTACCTCCTTTAAGTTTTGGAGGTTCCAAACCAGAGTAAGCCGCTCCCATACCAGAGTCTTTAAGTTCATTCTCAATAGTATCAACAGTTCTTGAGGACCCCATGCGACCTTTAATAATTTCATGTGCAATTCTATTTTGCATATTTTTAGGCATGCTCATGAATGCAGTTCTAATTAGATTATAAGAACGAGGATCTCTCATGTTTAATCCATCAAGATCAGCAGCAGTAGTGTGTTTATAAGGATTATAGTGCTTACCTCTTGTGACCAAATGATCCAAAAAGGTATCCAGCTCATCCGTCATAAATGCAGATGAACCACCTTGAACATTAGCAAGTCTATTTTTCATAGCAGTACGGGTGTCATGCATTTCATAAGCAGTAGATTGACGTACTCTTTGCTTATGCTCTGACATCATTCCTGCACCATCTGTGAATTTACCAGTAGTATAGTTATACAAAGATACCTTATCTGAACCTTTTACAGCGGATAAGATATGACTTAATAGAGTAGGAATGACTTCAGTCAGAGCTTTATCAGCACGACCATTGTATTGCATCACTCCTTTATGAAATCTGGAAGTATCAATATTTCTTTTACCACCAATATCAACACCAAAAACAGATCCAAGGAATTGTTTGAAAGGACTAGAAAAATCACCTTTCATTTTATTGAATCCTAAGATAAGAGTGGAGAATAAGCCAGACATGGATTTGTCTAGACTTCCCATTGCCATCTTCATTGATTTAGGCATTAATCCAGAAACAATAAGGTCTGAAATGAACCCTAGTGGGTTTCCTTTAATAGCACCCATGATACCACCGTCACCACCTGCAAGTTTAGCAAATGATGCAGCCATACCAAGAGTTGTACCGTTAAACCAGTTTCCAAAGTTTTTCTTAATAGCACCACCGTATGCCTTCATATCTAATCCACCACTACCTAAAATATCCTCAAAGCCATTTGATTTACGACTATTGTGATCTTCTTGTTTAGGAGCAACAGCAGTTTTAATACCACGTAATTCTTCCAATACACTATCATAGAATACTAATGTCTTATTCATATGCTCAACCATTTGATTATTTTGGAAATTAATCATACCAGTGAGTAATGAATTAGTATCATGCATAGTTTTAATTGTTTCGGTATGCATTTGAGAAGAAAGACTCATATGCATTGATGTAAGTTTTCTACTATTATTAGTGATATAATTAGCAGATCTTTCAGAAGTATCAATTAAAGTTTCCATAACAGCTTTTGTTCTAATAGTACCACCAGCTTCAGCAATTGCAGATGCTCTTAGTGAGATAGAATCATTGTCTTCTTTGATTTCGAACGTTGCATCAGATGCATCTTCATTATCAAAGTTAAAATCGAAACCACCATCACCATCTCCACCAAAACCATATTGCTTCTCCAGTGCGTCCATATCTCTTTGCATATTATTAATCTTACCGGTACGTAAATCATCAAATGCATTTTTACGTAGCTCATCAAGGTCTTTAAGAAAATGTGACACAGCAGTATTCACACCATGAGTGCTAATAGCACCTTTCTTAGTAACGAACTTCTTAATATAATCAGTTCCAGTTTTAAACTCTTCTTTATTCTTCTCGTAGGTTCCTGTAATTACAGGCATTTCATTTCTGAAAGCAGATTTAGTTGAAAAGTATAAAGATTTCCCTAAATTTGCCATGTATGAGTTCATCGCCATTTGTTATGCGCACCTCCTTATAATATTAAAGTGTTTCCATGTAAAAAATTCATTTACAAAAAAAAAGAGAAACCGCAGAAAGGATTTCTCCTCTCTGCGATTCGGCTGCAATGCTGCGTATTAATTCAACAGATCTTTGATCGTTGGATTGTAACGGGATTTCGTAGCAATTTTACGGTGTTTCTTGAACTTAACGTCCTTAACAACCGGTTTGCCTTCGCCATCCTTTTGATTTGGTACATGGCTGCGACGAACACGTTCGTCAAAGTCACGCATAAAGAATGTTTGATCAACGTCGCCTGATCCATGGAATTTAACGGCTTTGCCGATTTTGTCCATGTACAAGAAGTCAGCATGGTGAACTGCATCAACCATAACTGCCGCAAGGCTTTTTGGAACTTTGTATTCTTCAACGGCAGCAAGAGCTTCGCTGCTGTTCAAGCCAAGTTGTTTCAAGATTTCAGCCAAAGCTTTCTTGAACTCTTTGCTCAGATGGCGATCTTCTTTGATGAATTCGCCTTTCTTGATCTTGGTATTTTGAGCAACGTAATCTTTGTCGCTCAGAACCGCTTCAACGATTTGAGTCAGTTCAGCTTTGTTATACACCTTACGCGGCGATGGGTTTTTCTCTTTCAATTTGTCAATCGTTTCGTTTACGCTAACTACACGGATTTTCATTGATCTCGCTCCTTCATATTGGGAAATGTGATGAATTTAATTCTAGGTTAATCGGATGATTTTTAATTACACTGGAGGCTTCATTATTTTTTCTTTCCTTTTGCGGGCTTCTCCTCTTGCTTTGGAGCATGGAAGAATCCGTTATAAAAGACAGCAATATTACCAGTTTCTGTCCGACCGTACCCACCAACCATTTTCAATTTCGGAGTTTCATCTCCATTGACCACAAGACTATGAACTTCTTGTGCCTTTGCCTCGATATCTTCGGTAGAAAATCCGAATACATCAGTTCGAAGCATTTGCATGACTACACTTTTGTTCACGTCGGTAACTGCAACGGCCATTTTTCAACCTTCTTTCTTTACCTTAATTAATATGAGGTTTTCATACTAATTTAATAATATATATTTGTAAGCCCTATATTAAGTTTGGGGATTCATATCTATTTGATTCGTCATTCTTTGTAGTTTTTCCTTAACAAGCCGATTAATTCTTTCTTCAGGAAATAATACTACTTCATTCACTTTAAATCCTAATAACTCTTGACCTGGAAGTTTTTGATGTAAAAGACTCATGATATTTGAACTCAGATACTCATCAGTTACCTCGATCACTAACTCAAGCTTACGCCCTGGAATGAAGCTTAAACTTTCAACTGCTCTTTTATAATCTTCGTTTGATTCCATGTGGTTCTTGTGATTTTCTAAAATTTGGTCATAGTTATCTTTCTTAACAATTTGAATTGAACTCATTGTATCTCATCCCTTCTATTTGTATTAATGCTGAGTCCTGACCTTTTTAATAAAATATATCCTAAGTGGTTTCTGGCTAAATTAAATAGTGAAAACACCAGAATAATCTTATTTCACACAGAAAGGAAATGATAATTTTGATAGATATGAAGTTTGTGAAACCAAACCTACTTTATAGAAGTGATTCCAAGTTTAGATTGCCTTTAATGGTAAAAGAGCAAGATAAAGGCTCTGTATTTATTCCGATCGTAAAGAATGATGAGGCTACTCTGAAATTCTTTAAAGATCAAATGTGGGAGATTAGACATCTTAGATTCTACTTCCACGAGAAACTATTTAACTACAAAATCTACAATACTGTAATCAGATATCGTATTCAAGATACTGATCTGCGAAAAACGTTCGATGAAAAGCTTCAACCTATTTTTCCTGACATTAGTTTAGTTCTCAACTCTGCAAATATGAAGGGTAGAAACTATATCCATGATGTCAGCTATTTGAATACTGAATTCTTTGGTCTTAAAGATGTTCATATGGGTATGGTTAGAGTTAATGAATACTTTAGATTGTTTAAAGATTCTATTACTTCTAAAATTGACCAAGCTGCTTATCACAATAAGTGTATTATGATTCCTATTGATAACTGGGTTAGAGATATCAAGGATCTATCTATCTTTAATGTGAGAGAAACTGGGAACTTTATTTCTCTATTCTTCAATAAGCTTAAAGATGATCCTACCTATTTTGTATCTAACTTCAGTGGATGGAAATTCTACTTTACTTATGAGAATCAAGTTTTCTTATTACTCCCTGAAAACTTTGATGTAGATACTCATAAGGAATTTAAAACTCTTTGGACTAAACTTCATCACACTAGAAAAGATGTTGAATCTGTGGCTAGTGAAGATGAATCCAATGAATTACAAGAAGCTAAAAATCGTACAGCACTTCATGATAAAATCAATACTCATATCTCTGATGGTGAACTTGATGAAGAGGGAATGAATACTCTTATCGAAAAGTCTGCAGATAAAATGGGTATTCATATGCAAGACAAAAATCCTACTATCTCCGATTCTCCTGTGACTTTCTTGGAGCTTGAACTTGAAAAGGCTAATACCGAATTAAAGACGACTATGCCTAAGTCCAAGCCAAGACTTGCTAGAGAACTGAAATTAATCGAAGATATGAAGGGTCTTAAGATTGATGATAAGACCATCGAGGATATTCAAGCAAGAGCTGCTTCTAATAAGATTGAACCTGTTGAGCTACCTATTGATGTAATTAATCCAGCATTGAAGAAAATGACATTCCCTAACTTTGATGAGGCATATTTGAATAATCATTATAGAAAAGATATCGTTACTATGATGACGAATCTTCAATATAAAGATAAACCATTATACCTAATCGAAACTAGAGTTAAGGATGCTAGTGATCCATTAAATAAAGTTGAAGAGTTTACATTCGTCTTTGAGGATGAGAAGGGTAAACGCCATAACTTTACTATTAATCTTCCTAAATTTACAAATGGGCGGTTCATGAAGATCGGTGGTAATAAGAAGATCATGATTAACCAAATCATTCCTCTTCCAATTACTAAAACTGGTCCTGATACTGTACAAATTGCTACTAACTATAAAAAGTCCTTTATCACTAGATTCGGACAGAATATTTCCCCTAAAGTAATTGAGTTCTATAAGAAATCCGCTGTACTGTCTAATAATAAAGTCAAATTCGAACTTGGTTCTGCTAAGGGTAATAAATCCTATATGACCACTATCGAGTATGATGAACTTGCTTCTAAATATAGAAAGATCACTCTTCCTACTGTAGTTATCTATTTCTCTCAAGCTGATATCAGAAAGAAAATGGAAGAATTGAAAATTGCTCCTCCTGAAAGAACTTCTTCTATTATTCCTCTTGCTATCAAGAATAATAAAGAAGTTATTTACTTCGATACTGCTGCTAATAAAATCGTGCAAGCATCAGCATTTGACAAAGATCTTATTGACTATCTTGCTCAGGAAATCTCTGTATATGAAGAATCATTTAAAGATCTATTTAAAACCGTCCCTAAAGGTAGAAAGTATATGTATTCTAGATCTCTCATTATGAATAGGAAAGTGCCAGTTGTACTTCTTCTATCTTATCTTGAAGGTCTATTGAATCTTATGAAACGTGCTAAAATCAATTACAGAATTATCTCTAAGCAAGATTCTCCATATACACCTAAATATAAGAAAGGTACAGAGGAAGTACTTGAGTTCTCTGATGCTTGGCTTGTATATGACGTATATCCATTAAGCAATACGTTGCTTATGAATGGATTTATGGAAGTTCCTACTAAGATGTATGATATCCAACAATTCTTAGCTAAAGATGTATACCATGAAATCTTCGACACTTTATTTGGTCGTAGTAATATCGGTTATGCATTCGAAAACTTTGAGCAGTTGTTCATTGATCCTATTACCGAAGAAATCCTTCGTGATTTCAATTTACCTACTAACTTCGTAGATGTATTCCTTTATGCAAACTCTTTGCTTGAAGATAACTCCTACACCGATGAGGGTGATATGAGGATGCACCGTGTTCGTTCTAACGAAATGGTTAGTGCATTCTTGTATAAAGTAGTATCTAAAGCTTATGAAGATTATCGTCTATCTGCTGATAAATCTATGGTTAAGAAATTCTCGGCTAAGAAAGATGCTGTTCTAATCGAGATTCTTACAAACCAAGTTACTAAAGATTATAGTGATCTTAACCCTCTTTATACTATCGACTTAATGAGAAGTACAACCTTTAAAGGTCCAGCAGGTATGAATGAAGACAGATCCTTTAACTTGTCGAAACGTTCATTCCATCCATCTATGGCTGGTGTTATTTCTCAAGCATCTCCAATCTCGGGTGCAATTGGTATTGCTCGTACTCTTACAGTAGATGCCAAGATTGTATCATCCCGTGGTTATATTGATGTAACTGATAAGAAAGAAGATCTTAATAAGCTTTCTACTCCTAACTTAGTATCTGGTGCGGAAGCGGCACTTCCATTCTCGGTTACTTCAGATGAACCAGAACGTGTTGCAATGGCATCAGCTCAATCTCGGCATACTCTTGCTTGTGTAGGTTCTGATCGGAATCTAGTATATACAGGCTTTGAAAAAGCTCTACCTCATCTTATCGGAGATACATTCGTATTCAAAGCTAAGAAAGATGGTAAAGTTCTGAAGAATGATAAGAAAAATAATCTACTTGTATTAGGATATAGTGATGGAACCAAAGATGTAATCAGTCTTCAACCAGAAATCGGTAAGAACTCTGGTGCTGGATTCTTCGTATCCAATAAACTTGATTCTCTTGTAAAAGAGGGTGAAGTATTTAAAGCTGGTAGAATCATTGCTCATAACCCTGAATTCTTTGCTCTAGATAAATGGTCTGGAGATTCAGTATTCATGCATGGTCCTATGGCGCGAGTTGGCTTAAAATACTCCTCTAAAACATTTGAGGATTCTACAATGATTTCTACTAAACTCTCTAATAAGCTCAGTTCCCATATCGTTATTAAGAAAGATATCGTACTTGGAGCTAATGCTAATATTTCTAAAATGGTTAAGAAAGGTGATAAGGTTGAGGTTAATGAGGCTCTCATGATCTTTGATACATCACATGACGATGACCTTGTTAATAAATTCTTAAACACTGCTGAAGAAGAGGAAGGTTTTGATATTGAAGAAGCCGCAAGAAATACCATTGTATCTAAGTACAATGGCGTGGTGGAAGATATTAAAATCTACTATACTGCTCCTAAAGAAGAATATAATAAATCTATTCAAGATATCATTACTCATCATGAGAATGAAAATAAGAATAGAATGAAAGAAATTTCTGCTCATGTAAACCCTAATGATGTAGACGTACCACTTACCGAGATTTATTATATCAATCCGGGTCTTAGTGGTAAAGTCAAAGGTGTTAAAGTTACTCAAGGTGGTATCTTAATCGAAATCTATATCAAGTATAAAGACACATTCTCCATCGGAGATAAGCTTGCAGCATTTATTGCTTGTAAAGCAATTGCTTGCGATACTTGGGACGAAGGTCAAGAACCATATCTATTATCTAATCCTAATGATAAGCTTGATGCTTATTTGGGAGTAATCAGTCTTGGTGCTCGGATGACGTTTAGTGCAGTTAAAACTGGACTTATAAATTCGATTCTTATCGGGATGAAAGATAACGTTAGAAATCTCTATGAAGAAGTTTATGGTGAAAAAGCATAAAAAAAAAAGAAGTGAGAGAGGGATTTTACACCCTCTCTCCTTTCTTAATTGTGATCAGCTTGAAACTGTTTAATTATGGCAGCCATTCTACCTAATACATCATATGATGAACTAGACAGATTTTTAGTAATATTTCTAAGATGATGTGGCATAGCTTCCAACCTGGTAAGATTACGTGCCTTATTAGATTCCAGAAGCTCCTTAATTTCTTCAGGAGTTTTTCCACCTAGCTGTCTAGCTCCTAACATACTGAGCGTGAATCGTGCATCATCCTTTACATTATTCCACAAGACTCTTTCAGTTAAACTGAAATAAACATGAGTAAAGATATTGAATGGATATGTGATGTCAAATATAACCATAGGTGCATTTGATAAGAAGTATTTATTTGAAAATTCCTTGTATTTATGATCAAGATCAGTATACAATATATCACTATCATATGGTGTATTATCAGTGCCTATGAACCCATAACAAAATAACGAAGTATGAGCTACCATTGCAGCTTTTAAATCACCATTATCATACGATCTAAATTCTACACAATCTTTACTTAGGAAGTGGATATAATCTTCTTCAGTAAATTCTTGTTTCAATTCAATATTTTTACCGATAATGAATCCAAATTTTTCTTTCAGGATAATGTCTTCCACAAGAACCGCACCAGGTTTAAGATTACATTTATTATGACCAAATAGAATACGTAAACCTTTCTTGCGGAACATAGGACCTTTATCACCAGCAGTTAAAATAAGGACTTTCCCAATCAAGCTTTTTTCAGAATCGGGTATTGGCATATAGCATAATTCATCACCATCATAATCAGCGTTATATAAAGAATTTCCTGGATAGTAAGCAAGTGGATTAAACATAGTTTAGTAGCTCCCTTATATTTAGTAGTTAAAAAATAAGCGAGTAGGAATTACCCTACTCGCTATGAAATGTTATGAGGATTAATAAACACCAACAGCGCGAAGAACCTTGAACTTAAGGTCTTCCATAAAGAATCTTGGACGATGACGAATTTCATTTTCAATACGTTTAACACCAGTACCGAATGGATGCGCTGTTTTTGGCTTAGCCAGATCAATTTTCATCTGTTCGGAATAAGCAACGAGGCGATCTACAACTTCCTCGTTTTCTTTAATCCGATGCTTCGCTTGTTTCTTGCCACCCGCAAGAATAGTCTGCGCATAAACCCGGAAGGATTTCTTTTGATCTTGGAAGACTTCCATGTCTTCTTCAAGAATCATCTTGATTGCTTCCTTACCTTCATCTTTGTTGTATTGATACAAGATATCGGCAATGTTATTTTGCCCATGTTCAATATCAGCATCCAATTCCCAAGAATCTCTAATCGCAAGAACCAGTTTCTCATAGATTTCTGGTGTATGCTTGCGAGTGGACTCGTTGATTTTCACTTGTTTAGCAGCGTCAGTATTTCCTTGTGTACTTACTTTTACTTTCATTACAATCATCCCTTCAAGATAAATTATTTGTAGTGCTTACACTAGAATAATATATATTTCCTACATATCTTTAATGCGGGAATATATTATTAATAAAACTAAAATCAACGACTTATTAAAATTAAGAAATCTGGAGGGATACTTTTGTCATGAGAATAATATATATTCCTGATGACTTCCATCTCATCGTCAATCACATCACTAAAACGTTATTAAAACAGTATGAATCAGATGAAAAGATTTATCTTCATTTGCCATCATACTTCGAGGTTATTAATATAATCATCCAGTTTGAAAAGGATGAGATTCAGATGAGTACTCTATTCAATTATGATTTATCTGCAATGACAATTGTGGAGACTCAAGAGTACTATTATATCAGTATGGGTATGTATACTGCTTGTCATATTGCTTATAAGCATAAAACTAAATCTGAATTCTCAGAAGCCCTACAGGATACTATTAAAAAAGTTATTCCTAACATTTTTGATCGGGATGAGTTAGAGAAAGACTTTATTAAAAAGACTAAGAAATCTATTCACTTCTTAGATTACTCTCATAATTATATGAATATTCTAGATGATATTTATACTATGAATAATTCATATATGGATATTCTTAATAAGACAGATCTTGATCGAGAAGAACTAAATAAACTATTTAGAATCTCTGTCAGATATCTGATTTCTCTTAATGAGATTGTACAACTACGCTGGATCAGAAGTATTTTTGTGATTCAGAATAATTATAATTTCTATCAAGATAAGTTCTATGATTTTAGTGCAGTTGCCCTTGATCATGGTTCTTCTAGAGTGAATATTATTCGGAACTTAAATGGTATTTCTAAAGATGATAAATACACTAATAGTGGAGTACAGATTGAATTCAAATCGTCAATTGCTGCTATTAATGAATTTACTCAAGTTACTTGCCATTCTTATATGGACTCTAATCCAGAAGTATTGGATATTCTGCCTGCTGTTACTATATGCGACGCTGTGATATCTGTTAGCTTAGATGATATTGTTAGATATGCTAATGGTAATCAAGAACTTGGTCATTTGCGTGATCTGTTAATATTCAAAAATATTTATATGAGCTTTGCTTTATATGGTGATGAAAAAGGAGGAAATATAAATGATCGAGTCTAGTAGAAATTTAAAGATTGCAGTTTATGTAAACTTTGATAGTCCATCTAGCGATGATATCAATGAAGCTGCAATTCTTCTTCTCAAAGGTAAAGAAGTTATCAGAGGTCGTCTTATTGGTAAAAATATTGACGAATCTGATGATGAATTGATGGAGAAGATCTTTACTGAAGAAACTGATAAGCAGATGTTTGATCACGAAACCTTGAAACTTGGGCTTCGGAACGTAGACACTTCTCATCATGATACAGTTATTGATGATATATTCACTGCTATGCAATCGTTTAAAGCAGTTATTAAACGTATTGATGGTTCTCAAGACGGTGATGATCAATATGTTATATATGGTGATAATAGAGAAGGTATGATGAGTTCAGAGTTCTTCTATTCATTAACTGATCATATTGAAAGTCATGATGAGAATCTTCTACCTACATCTATTAAAGATATCTATAATAAGACCACTGACATCAAAGTAATCTTTGCTGCTGCTGGATATACGGATATTATGTATGTAGAAAGTTCAGCTATTTCAAATGCTGCTTTCATTGGTATTGCACTTGATTTTAGTCTAGGACACAGATAAAAAACGGATAGGGAATTTCTCCCTATCCGTCTTCTTTTTTGTTACAAAGAATCGAATCTTTCAAGAATGCGTTCACAATCACCCATTCCATCGGATTTAATAAATAGTAAAGCATTAATAATATGAATTGCAGCAGCGATAATACGGAACATTTGCTGGACTCGATTGGTGATAGTCACAGGTTTAACTTCGCCGCTTTCTTTGTACTTATCAATGATTTTACCAGTATCATCTTGCCATCTACTTAATAAGTCTTGCATCTTCTTATAGCTAGTAGAGATTACGCTTCCTTCACCTTTAATCTTAGCAATAGTAACAGATGCAAGTTCAGCATGTTTAATATCCAACTCATATTCAGTAATATCACCAAGCATATAACTTTCAAACTCACCGATCTTACTTGCCTTGTTATTAGTAAGAAGACCTACCATAAGATCAATAGCTACTTCACTATTAGTAATCTTAGCATTAGGAATACCACGGATTAGTGATGCTTTAAAGTCTTCTACACTACCCAAAGCATTATTAACAATATCATCAATTTTAGAGATCATATCACCAATATCAGGTATTTGACCAGCAATAACTTTAGATCTAACTTTTACTTTTAAAATTTCTTTCGACGGTAATTTAATATGATGAGTAACTGGAGGTTCAGCTTCAGGTGAAGGTTCTGGAGGATGTTGCTCCTTAACTTCAGCATATGCTTCTTCATCACCTGATTTAATAGCTTCAATAGTTTTCTTCAACTGCCCACTTTTAACCTTTGTTTCAACTCTTGCAGCAACAGCACTAACTTGCTCTGTCTTCTTTGTAAACTTGCTTTTAATCCAGTTAATGATATTCAGTATCTTATCTCGAATCCAGATAATGAACTTTTTAATTCTATCTTTAATAGTATCAAAGGTGGATTCTTGCAAATAGATAATACTAGTTTCAGTCATATATTGAAAGTCACAATTAATACTTTCAAGAATAGCAGTTACTTCATTATAAGAACTTTCAGTAATCAAAGATGTGAATTGATCTGGATGAGTGTTGATTTCGGAGATCGAATGACCTTCATTAATTAACTTTAGTTTATCATTTATGCTCAGCATACCTATAACAACTCCTTTTATTAGCATCGTTATCAATTTGTTTTTGATATTGTCACCTTAAATGGATATAGTGATATAAAAAAATACAATAAAAGTATACGGACAGCATTTAGCCATCCGTATACTAATTTATATATTTTTGAGCATATTATCAAAGTGTCTTTGAGTCTGTCGAGTTCGTTGTAGTTTCTTGCTATAACGCTCTCTAACAGTTTCTCCACCACGAAGATGTTTGATTGAATCGTTATATCGGAAGATTGCCATGACGTTATTATGTAAGTTTTCGCTAAGTTGTGGTAGTTTCGTAGTCATGTCATAATGAATGGTGGATTTGCATACACCAAATTCTAAAGCAGCTTGTCTTATTGTACATTTAGTTCCAATAATGTGATTAGCCTCATTAATAATTCGGGTACGCAATTCCTGCTCAGTCAATTGACTATTGGACATTTATCCTTGCCTCCTATTATAAAAGTCTTTCTTTACTGTTTTAACTACCATTTATAAAAAGATAGTGGAAGGGCTTTAAATCACCCTTCCATATTTTCTATTTCTCGAAGTCAGTCCCAACGCTAGTTGTACCAGTTATAAACTTTTTAACCTTAGCTAAGAAGTTCATATCGAAATAGATAGCTATATTATATACCACTTCAGAATCAAGACCTTTTAGATCTAACTGATACGTTTCCTTATCGAACTCCATAACATCTGGATTTTCATGATCAATAAGCTCAGTCCATTTGTATACTCTAATTGCAACGTAATCATTAAGTAAATGATTGTCATTGATATACTTAATCAATGGTATAGTATCATAACTTAAGAATTGATTAACATCGACAACTTCATGAATGTTATCTGGCTGAACTGCAATTTTTAAGTAGAGAGATAAGTTATCCATAAAGCTAGGAACAGTTGGAGCTTTGGAAGAAATATTGATACGTGTCATGTAGTTAGACATTAATTCAGTAGTGTCAACTTGATCCTTAGAAATAAGCAAGAAGTTATTCATCAAGTTTGTTTCAATTTCCATAGGGAACGTAACTGTAGAATTCATTTCTACACGATTTTGCATATTACGTTGACCCTGTGCATATTCAGGAAGTTTGATTTGGATATCGCTCATTTGTAGAATAAAGAATTCAGTGGTCCCAGTTCCTGGTCTATGAAGTCTTAAAATAGTAAATGGGCAACGTTTGTTTAACTCGGTTAAGAAATCTTCAGAATTTACATCCATACTAAACTTATCAGCAATATAGTCTATATATGGTTTAGGAATCATTGTTTCAGTATACCTCATAATAGGATACATATGACGGAATCTGAAGTTTGATTTAAGATAGTTTTCAAGATTCAATCGCTGCATTTGAGTATCTACAACGACTGTAATATTGAATTGGAACCGATATCTTGCAATAGTATACCCTAACGCAAATCCATGTTCTTCATCTTTATAGAAGAATTCATGATTCATCATATACAGCATAGGTGCAGCGTTATGATCATGTGGAATAAATCTGTCCCAAGTAGCCCATGGTAAAGAAACTGATTCTTGATCCATTACAATCTTAGGATCAATAATAAGATATGGTTTCTCAGCAGCAATAAGATTCTTCTTCCAATCTTTAATATCTTTAAATGCTGCTTCAGTAGTTACGCGTTTTTGTTTGAAATAATCTTTGGGCATCATATCTTCAATATACTGCTCAATAATACTAGTAACATTTCCTAAGAGATGTGAGAAAGATGTAGTTAGCTTATATATCTTAGCAGTTTGATCAATCTCGCTATTAGGTCTATTTGCACCGTCATCGCCGTCATTATAGACTTCATAATTTATTTCGTCCGCCATATTATTGCACCACCTTATTTATTTTATAGCTATTATAAAGCTGTTTTCGTTATTACTTAAACATTCAAATAATCTGATTTTAATGAAAGGATGATAAGAATATGGCATTAAGTAGAGAAATGCTAATCGACCTCGTTGCAACTTATGGAGGAGGAGATTATGGTAATATTGACTATGTAGTAACTACCAACTCCGATACAATTCGTCTTGACTGGTATGAAACTAAAGGAAGAGGACTTAACTGGGTTGATAAAGATCTTGGTGGTGGTAATCGCCGCACTGGTATCGAACTTTACAATTCTATTCCTCATACAATTGAAAACAATCTTGAAGATAACGGAACTAAAACAGTCACATTTATTGAGATTGAAGCTCTTGACCGTATTGCATTTAAAGCCCCTATAGCTCCATCATGGGCATACAAAAGCATCGTTGCAGAATTGAAAGACCTGTTTGTAAATGGTGGTCACGTATACGGATTCAAGAAAGATGTTCTTACGTATGATGTAGTTCTTCCATTTGGTGTAGTAAATGTTCCGGTTATTTCAGCATCAGTTACAGATAACACCTCAACAATGGTGATTACACAATCCCCAGGAAAAACTGGTCAAGGAAAAGTTGTTGTTACTGCTCAGGATAGTACAACTAAAACCACTTATCTGATCAATTTCACTGTAGCTAGTTCGTAATACACTGACTGTACTCATTTCTGGGTACAGTCCTTATTTTTTATATACATAATTTTAATAAGCTATACTAGTGATATTAATAACTCCTAAACAATATAGATTAGGAGGAGATTAATATGCTAAATTCACGTAAAGGGAAAGTATTGCTCCTTATAGCAGCAATTTTAACTGGCAAATAAATTTAACAAAAAAAGAATGAGAAGTAGCCAAAAGCTACTTCTCGTTTTCTTATTGCATCCTAATCACCGTAAGGAGATGGATGTTTTACCAGAACAAATTTCTCTGGTATTGCAAAATTTTCGACTGGACAATGATGTATTGTATGATCGCCTAATGATTCATATACAAGTACTTGCTCTTTTGTTACATCATGAGTACTCATAAAATGTGCAAGATAAAGTTTATCTTCGGTGCACTTATAAGTACCGCCAGGGATTATTTTGTCTTTAACTGCCAAGATCTCCACTCCATTTCTCGAACCTATCAATCGTCCATAGTTTTTTCTTTAATTCTATGATAACTTCTTTAATCTTTTCATCCAAAGACTGAATGAAATGTGAATCAGTTTTGATAATGATTGATGATTTGTTATCGAAATCTTTATAATCACATACATCAATTCTATGAGTATACATTTCATCAGCACCCATAGCGACATAATAGTTAACTTTCCATTCCGTATCTTGGTAAGTCACCAACTTCTCAACAGCTCTGATATTATCGAGCTTTGGTTTAGGACTACCAAAATTAGGATAAGGAGTATATTTAGGTATAGGCATATCTGTAATTCCTTGATAGTTAAGATTTCTTATCGTCGGTCTTTCAGAATCCGACTTCGATGGGTTTGCTTCTTGTTGTAATAAGCTATCAACGAGTGTTTTCACATTGTTCATAAATTCGTTTTGAATTTCTTGTTCGAATTTAATAGGTTTCTCTGACCGGTGTATTAATTGATATGGTGGATTATGTAGAATATGATTAATAACCGTGTCAAAAATTTGTTTCATTTGAGATTCTGGATTGATATTTACCGCCAATGCACGTAAAGAGTTAGATATATTAATTCGAACACCTGGCGTCAGTGCTGATATCGGATCATCTAATAATACGAGAAGTCGCATGATGGCAGTTTTACTAACCATATTCACTTCAATTCCATATTTTTCAAGCAACGGAATTTCTGGATTAAAATCAAATTCGTCCAGTTTAATTCTCCATTTATAAATACACATATGAGTTAGCATATATATCATCTCTCCTTTAGATTGTATCTAATTAGTTAGCAGTAGTTTTAAATAAGATTTGAGGTTCTATTGAGATTAATTTTCTCACGTGCCTGCCTCTGCATATCAAGTTCTTCGATAATAGAAGTAATTATGAACGGAAATAATTCCTTTTTACATTCCCTAATTACGCTATTACAAACCTCAGGATATGCCGATTCAGCGAAAGCTTGAACATACGTAGCATCTCTAACATCACCAAATCTTTCAAATAAGTTATCACCAAGAGGAGATTCATATGCAGAGCATACTAGTTCATGTATGTAGGTCACAAGTACCTCTTCAATAAAGAGATCTTTTTTATTACCAACTCGATTACATATATTCTCTGCATATATGACAATCATTCCAGAATTATCAGCACTAAGAAATTCTTTAGGTGTATATTTGGATACATAATATCCATCAATCTCTCGGTATTTAACATCACCAAGACTATGTGGGCAAGTCATCTTAACAGCAATTCTTGGGATCGTAGATAAATTTTCTATCCATGGAACAATTTTCTCAATACTAAGATCAATTGCTTTCCAAGCAGTACTTACTGCATCCCGAGCATCAATATAATTATTAGGAACTGTTTTTGTAATTCTCATAGTTAACATCTCCTTATATTTTTTAGAAAAATAAAAGAGAAGGTTTTTAACCCTTCTCTTCAGACACCATTCTTTTGAACATTGGTACATTACTTTTAAAATTTTCTGGAGCTTCAAAAATCTGTGGAATATACTTAAGCATACTGTGATAACGATTTGAATCTTGAATATCTTTGAACGTTGCTTGTTCGATATCATGTATACTTGGTTCACCTGATGTGAATTTGTAATGATTATCAAACTTATCCACATCCAGTTTAATCTCATATATAAACCCAATATTTCTGAGTTTATAATGATCGTCATTCTCATTGATAATCATCTTAATACTTACTTCAGCTTTTAACTCTTCTTGCTTCGTAATCTTATTACCTTCAAGATCTTGTATTCTAACTTCTTCAAATAATTCCTTGTAAAGATTTTGAATCAGGAAGTCTTCAGGTTTTGTTGAATATGCTTCCATACTGAAATCAGTATGTCCTCCAATCATACCTAACCGATTACTATCAACCTTTCTTAATAATAAGAATTCAGTACGATCTTTATTAGTTACATAAGCAAATGTTAATACTTGCTTATATCTGTAATCATGTTCAATCATATATCTTGGATAGAATCCACTGATTGTATTATTATCTGAGAAGTCATTGAACTTAAATCCTTCACATAGTACTTGATATCCATCAGAATCTACTAATAGAGTTTTCATCCCCATCTTTGTTAAAGCAAGTGAATTGATACAGAGAATATGCTGATCTTTATAAAGACCTCTTTCTCTCTTACGGATTTTCTCTAGTACTTTCATATACTCATCTGATGTGTATGGCATTGCACCTAGTTTCTTATCCAATTCAATTAGACTTAATTGGTTTTGTTTCTTTTCTTTTTCTTTGATTCTATCTTTCTTAGCCATTAATTATTCTCTCCCTTAAAATAAAGTATTGATATACTAAACATTCTTAGTATATCTGTATCAGATAAATAATATATACCCACAGGGGTTTTAACTTGCATCTGAAATTTTTACAGGGACTCTGTCCAGTCGCTGTTTCTTTCTTTAAATTCTTTTTTCTCTTCTCTTTCCTTCTGGCTTCCCCTTGTCTCTACGAGGTTTCTTTCTTTTCCCCTGTCGGGAGATTAACATTTTTTTCCTTTTTTCTTTCTTCTTCCTTTTAGTTACGGATGCGTCCCGCACCTCGCGGCTCAATCGAATGTTAAGGTCTTTATTTTTTATAATTGAATATCCCAGTATTAGATAGAGTTACAGAAATATATCCTCTACTATTTCTTACATAATCCCAGCCTTTGCCCGTCCAGGAGCAGTTTGACGGTTTGTAATCATCATTAACATTTGAACGTCTTATTACACTAGTAGTATCAGGAGCAAATCCCATATCCCCAATAAAATGAAGATATCCTCTGCTACCTTTTTTCTCTCTCCATAATTGACAAACTACTATACCTAAACCACCATATTGTTTATATTTCGGATGGCTTTCATCGTGACATATTTCTATTAAACCTTTCCATATCCCATACTCTCTTCTTTTAAATATAGAAGAATCTTTTGCCAGCTCTTCAACTTTTTCTTTAGTAGCCATGGTGTGTATACCTCCAAATGATTTTATCTCTCCATACTAATAATATATATTTTATACGAGACAATAAAAAGGTGGTAGACAAGCCGCCGAGGGGCTGTCTACCAGAGGAGTGAGGGAAGAGAAAAAAAGGATGAATTGACCATACTCACCACGATTTTCAATATAGTGTTCAAAATATTTATTTTTTTAGCTCGTCTAGAATGGATTCAAATTCATCAGCTCGAACAAACCCCTTCCAGTATAATTGTTTAGCATTCATATAGTCAGGAAGAGCATCTTCCAATCTTTCATAGTTCATAGAAAGATCTTGTAAGTAACTATAAGCAGCTTTTACATTATCTGGAATATACTTTTTGTATTCTTTATAGAACTGATGATAATCTCCGAAATCAATAAATTGAAGTGGGTAGAAAACTTCTGGAGCATTCTCACTATGAATGAGAGCATGAGTAGTTTTATCCAGTGGGACAAGACCAACCAAGCCTCTATAATGAAGTTCTAGAATCTCATTAACGATATCAAGGTATTGCATAGACTCTCCATTAGCCATACGCTTGATAATGACTGTAACTACAATATCCTCCATTACAAATGGAGCGTGGTGAACCTCCACTGAGAACTTCTTGTCAGGGGTTCTAACGATACCTCTTTTTACCGCAGTTTGATAAAATCCTTTGTGTTCCTTGAGGAATTGCATCATATGCTTATATTCAAATACCATACGACACATCGTTTTAATTGTTTTTATAACTTTAGGAAATTCTTTCGTATCCTCAGGATCAATGTTCGGATTATAGTGCACTCGCTCCAGAGACTCAACGTCAATAGTTTCCGTAACTGATTCAAAATTTTTAGACTTAAATGACGATGCATTTATTTTAGGTATTCTCATTTTACATCATTCTCCCTTCTTATAAAATTAAATTCATTATGTATGTGTTTAAATAACGTATATATAATGACTATATTAGAATGAGGAGTGAAGTAGGTATGAATACAGAATATTCGTTATTTTTGATTAAAGAAAGCTCCATTGACGATATTTCTAATGTTACTAGATTCTCTAACATCAGTCTTAATACTTTAATTACAGAAGCTGATGGTGAATCATTTATTGACAAAATTAAAAGGTTAATTAAGTTTATCCTAAATAAGATTTCTAACTTCTTTACTAACATGACTTCATCTCAAGACGAACTAAAAAACAAATCCGGCTCAATTATCAATAGTAAAACGAAAGAAATTCAAACGGCATTGTACGAGAAATTGTATAATAATACTTTTAATATTGACTGGGCATTTGACGCATTTGAAGATGCAAGATCTCAGATTTCTAAGGGTATTAAAGATCCTCATGCTGATTCAGGAGCAATTAGAGATAAATACTTTAAAGCAGATAAGTCTGTAGTTGATATTCTTGGTGAAAGAAAAGAATTTCATATTACTTTAGAGAAGGCTAAGCAAATTATAACCCATACCACAGATGAGATAAATAATTTTACTAAAATTCACAATAAACTCAAAGATCTATATGCTAATATAGAATCTAAATTAAGTGATAATCTTTCAGAAGAACGGAAAGCTGAAATAAATCACCAAGTGGCATTCTTAAATGCTATTGCTGGTGATATTTTCAATCATGTAAAATCTATAACAAAATTGGCAAACTCTGATATTAATAGATTAGTCACACATTTTAATCACGGATAAAACAAAAAAAGTAGCATAGGATTTCTCCTATGCTACTCATAATTTGAAATTTTGCAAAACGAAAGGCGGGTGCCCATCTTTATGAAAGGCCCCGCTCAAACGTTTGTTCGCAACTAGACTCTAATGGAGGTAAGAGCTATTACGATGCATTTTTACGATAGCCGCATGTCGGCTACCATACCGGTAATTCAGGCGAAAACCCCGCCAAGGCCCGCAAGGTCCAGACGCCCACCCAACATAGGCGCACCTTGCAGCAATAACGGCGCAAATAAATGGCCCACGAGCAGATCCTGTCGCCACGCGCACTCCGCGGTTGGCCGCCTATAAAATATATGTGGCAGCCCGGCGCAATCAGCAGACTAGGAAATCAATACTCAATATATAGTTCATGGTATATAAATATATATTATTGAAGTGTGATAAATATCTCATATACTCAGGAGGAATAATATGGATAAGCATTTAAGCTATATTGAAGATCTTTGTAGGATGGAATCCGATCCAATGATCAATGTTTACAACGAGGAATTATCTTATTTAAAAGGTGAGCGTAAATATGATCAAGCACCTGATAGACATATTGTTTCTACTATTGGTACGAAACTAATCAGTCAAGAGTTGTTGACTGATTTGTTAGGTGGTCTTGTTGGGCGATTTAATGTACCATCTGATTTGGTTGAATTCGAAAATAACTATATTGAATTTAAATCTCCACTACTTGTAGCATGGGTTGATTTACATTTAAGAACTAATCCTAAAGAACGCGGTAAATAATCGTAGCAAATATATATTATTTACATGTAATATACAATAACTATTAGGGAGCGATATCGAAAATGGAAAATATTAAAACGCAATCAAAAGGCAGCGAAATTTCAGCAGAACTAATTCAGGCTATGTTTGAAACACATTCAAACTTTAGCCAACGTGTTAATTATCTTGTTAAAGAGCATAAAAGAATCAATCCCGATATTGAAGATTGTGATACGATTGTTAGTATCGAATATCAAGATGGCTTTATCGTTGTAACTATCGCTGAATCATATCAAGATGGATTTGTAAATAGCAACACGTTTACTGAGTTTCTATTTGCATTGGAATTATTCTCCAATGATAAACTATTGGATGCGTATATTGAACTGACTGAACGTACATACAATGAAGAGAAAGCTGTGAAAGAAGAAAAGCAAGCAAGGAAAGCTGATAAGAAAGCTTCGAAGTTGGAAGCTAAACGAATCAAGAAAGCTAAGAAGCTTCTTGCTAAACTTGGTTATGCAGTTGTAGCAGGTGCTCCTGTCGTTAATCCTAATGAAAATTCGGAACAAGAAGGCAGCCCTGAGTAATTTGCAATACAAAAGAGAATGGGAGATTGTTCTCCCATTCCTTTATTTTTTCTATGTTCCAGCCAAAATCTTAAGTCTAACAAGTTCATTCTCGATATGCTGAATTAATTGACCTTTATCCAATGAGATTAAAAGATCTTTTTCCAATGTACTAAGTGCTGTGGCAGAACCAATGAATTCATTGATTTGCACTTCAATCTCATCGCGTACAGCTTGACGACCTTCTTTTTTCTCCAGCTCGATAAGATAAGTATTACTGGAAATACCTTTTACAATTTTGGAACGAAGACTTCCAAGGATATCAGAATCCCCAGAAACAAGTTCCTTACCAGTAGTTTTAGAAACAATCCAGCGTCCAGTAGCAACGATTGCGCCAAGTACTAGAATGACAGCAATCCAAAATTCAGACAGGTTATCAAACATTTAACATCATTCCTTTCAAGGGAGTATTTTTCTTACAATAGTTTGTTTTAAATTTCTACTGTAAGTATAACTGTAATTGAATATATATTATTTACATGTAATATACCCATTACTAATTATGCCCTTAGGAGCGTGTTGAAAGATGACAGATACTGTTAACAATTTTGAAGAAATTGTTGAAAGAATCAAAACTGGCGATTGTAAATTCTATACCCACAATTTCAGACCAGGTAGAGATTTGGTACATGAATTAGATATACTTGCAGTAACCAACTCTGGAAAAGTTCTAGCGTTTAAATCAAGTGATACATTCTTTCCTTCTGAGATACGCTATAATGCTGAAGTTGAAAAAATTGTTGTAGTTACTCCCGATGTATCTGAACAGCCAATGTTTTTAGTTGATACTAAGAGTAAGGGTGTTGATAGATCCGTCAAAGATTATAATGATTTTGTAAATAGAGTTAATGTTAATAGACCAGAATATCACATCCAATCTATATATTGGGTAGCAGATATTATTGCTAATGCTGTGTCTATCACTAATCATACTTTAGGGGCGTGTTTAAACATGGTAACAAATGTAGCTGACGATCAAGCTAGAATTAATGAGATTATTAATCAATGTAGAGATAACGTAATTAAAAAATGTATAGGTAAAATCTTACAATTACCTGAAGCAGATATTGAAGCTGTGATAAAAGAAATTGATTATAAAGTTAATATGCCGATGGGAATATTTGGTCTTTCATTACCTACTGATCCGATGATATTCGCCTGTCTTATCATTAAGAGAATGCGTGATGATTGGAACTATTCAGCAATATTCAACGATCGCAGTGCTGTATTTAATGGATGAGGTAAAACTCATCTTTTATTTTTTCATGATAGGATAATCAATTTGGTTACAAATATATATTATTATAATGACTATACAAACTACTCTTAGGAGGCAATACAATGACTGACTTGATGATTACGATGAAAGAAAACACTGATCAACTGATTTATATGGATCGTGAACTATCTTGGATTAAGTTTAATGAGAGAGTAATGGAGTTAGTTTCTGATGACAATACTCCGCTATTAGAAAGAGTTAAGTTTCTAGCTATTGCAAATTCTAATCTTGATGAGTTCTTTACAATTCGAGTTGCTGCAAGACTTAAAGGTCAAGAAGCATCATTTGTAGAAACTGAAGCTTTCAATCCGGATCAGCATGGTGGTGATATTAGCCTTAGCGAGATCTTAAAAACAGGCAAGACAATGTTAAATGAGATCGACAGACTTTATGATATCATAAAGCTGAAATTAATGATGAATTATATCAATATCCACGGACCAGTATTAGATCTTGATACTGGTGATTTAAATATGAATCTCGAAAGAGATCCAGTAATGGAAGCAAAGAAAGAGAAGTACTTCTTTAAGAATATCTTCCCTTCGTTAACTCCGTTAATTATTGACACTACAAGACCACTTCCACACCTTAAACCATTTGCAATCTATATCGCACTGATTCTTAATACTGGTGATGATAATGAGAAAATTGGTTTAATTGAAATTCCGCCACATCTGGATCGAATGGTTCTATTCAATGATAAGACTGATGATATTGCTACTAAGCAATGGCATTTCATTGAAGATATTATCATTGACAACCTGAAAAACCTATATCCAGGTATCGTTTATTACGATATTACTGCGTTCCGTATACTACGGGATGGTGATTCAAGCATTGATAACAATATCGCATTCCACGAATCAAACTATGTAGAATCTATGATATCTCATGTGAGAAGTCGGATTCTATACAATGAAACAATTCGTGTAGATATCTGGGGCAATCCAAGAAAGAAAATACTGAACATGCTTAAAGACTCTTTGGATATTTCAAAGAAGTTTATGTTTCATTCAATGTCTCGTTTGAAAATGTCAGATATGATGCAAATCTATTCTGAGACTAAAGCTCCAGAATTAAAGTATCCAGACTTTAGTCCTATTAAACCGTTTAAGACTTACAAATCCAATAAGTCTATGCTTAACGCTATTAGTAAGCAAGACATTCTAGTTCATCATCCGTATGAAAGCTTTAACGATACTGTATTAAGATTCGTGGCGGAAGCATGTTTTGATCCACATGTAATCTCTATCAAACAGACGTTGTATCGTTCGGGTAATGAATCTAAGATTCTTGAATATCTATTACACGCTGCACAGAACGGAAAGAACGTAGTAGTTGTAATGGAGATTAAAGCTCGGTTTGATGAAGAGACAAATATTGAATGGGCTGAGAAACTTAAACGAGCTGGTGCCATTGTGGTATATGGTTATGAACATATTAAGACGCATGCAAAAATGATGCATGTGTTTAGATTGAAAGATGGTGATCCGCAGCAATTTGTACACATTGGAACTGGAAACTATTCTGAAAAGAATGCTAAGATCTATACAGATTTTAGTTACTTCACTTCCAATAGAAAGATCTGCCAAGATGTGAGTACAATCTTCAATATGCTTACAGGTGGATTCATTTCTGAAAGTATTCAACTGAATCACATCAAGATCTCTCCAGTAATGACAAGACAATTCCTGTATCAAAAGATTGATAATCAAATTGTCAATGGAGATAATGGTTATATTGCAATAAAAGTAAATAACCTTAGTGATCATGGACTAGTCAATAAACTATACGAGGCATCTAATGCAGGTGTAGTAATTGAGATCATCTGCCGTGGAGCATGCTCATTGATCCCAGGTGTTGTAGGATATTCTGAAAATATTACGGTGAAATCAATCGTAGGAAGATTCCTTGAACACAGTCGTATTCTGAAATTTGGTTGCAATAATGACCCAAGTCAAGAGTCAATCTTTATCACTTCGTCTGATATGATGACAAGAAATCTTGACAGACGCCTTGAGCTAATGTTTGAAGTTAGTGATAATACCAAGGAAGAAATTAATGATTACTTAATGAGAGCATTGAGTGATAATGTTAATGCGTTTGAAATGGACTGGCAAGGTAATTACACGAGGGTTGAGCGTAAAGAAAATCAGACTTTGGTTGATTCGCAACTAGGTACTTTAGAGTATCTTAAAGAACGTGATTAAGAGTTTCATGAAGAAGAGAAGATAGGGATTTTCCCTATCTTCTTTTACCGTATATTCAGAACTTACTAGGTATATATTATTTACATGTAATAGAAATTATAAAACTTGAGGAGTGTTTATTAATGTTAAACTTTGATCATGTAACTACTGGCGGTTCCGAACCATCCGATACAGGTAAAGGTAAATAAAAATATAATAACTGGAGCTGATATACATGAAACATCAATACGTAATCATGATTAAAGGTCGCAAAGATGTAACTGGTGAAGAAAAGCCAACTATGCGATTTGCTGCTATGGATACTGGTAGTTATGGTAGCGGAGATCCAGTTTGGGGATGGTCTGATCATAACTGCATGAAATTTGAAACTATTCAAAAGGCTGAAGAATGGTTCAAGCAATATAAACATTTCCTATTCGGTACGTACTATCATCCGTCAGAATTTGTTATGGAATCTTTATCTGTACGAAAGCTTAAATATATTCAAGAAAAGATGTTATTCGTATGAGTAGCATATTCCAAGTAGCATTAAAACCTGATGCAGATTCTACATCTATTCCAGTCCGTATTGATGTATATTCTATTAGAAATGTAGATAGTAATAGAGATATATCAACTCAATTTCTCATATTCGATGAAGTTCAAGGATGGATTTGGGTATATGCATATCTATATATTCCTTTTAAAATTGCTGATCAATTAGTATATGATAATATAAATAAGGCTGCAAATGCAAAAAGAGATCGGTATTAAACAAAGGGATAACCAGGAAGCGCCCCTGCCTCCTGGTTATTTTTTTTTTAGTAGTAGATGCATATCGCTGAGTAAGTTTGCTACATATTACTTTCTATTTTTAAGAAAAGTATATAGATCATCAAGAAACTTGAGTAAACTAGTAATATTCTTAAATTTAGCAAGTTGTTTGATAAGCATATCAGATATAAATCCAAGAAAGAACACAGCTAAGTAAATAAGGTTTCCCTTGATATACTTTCTAATAAGATCCAAACCAGAAAACATCACTAACGATGATGTTATAGCTAATAGAATCATTTTAAAAATGACGTAACCGCCTACACTACTATTCTTCCTCTTGGTGTTTTCTGTGAAGATAAACTTGATGATTGACCCAAATAGTGACAAGGAGAAGAATATAATGAGGAGTATGGGATCATTATTTATAAATTTGTCGATATCAAATGAGATATTTTCTCCCAACTTATACCCCTCCACCTCCGAATAATATATTTAAATGTCTATATAAAAAAATAGTTTTTTATATTATTCTCATATATCGTACTTTTCTCGAAGTCTTACCGTCGTTATAGCAACGTAGATAAGCATGATAAGCCCCAAGAAAATCATAAATTGATAAACCATTCTAATTGTTTCAAATTGTTGAGCCGATGCTTTAACCATAGTATTATCAAATATATTATAGATGAATGCATTATGCTTAACAATTTCTGTTATATTAAAGCCCTGTACTACGATGAATTGATAAATATTTTGACGCTGACCACGGTCATTAACTAGTGGATTGCCAAGAATATCCTTATCAACGAATATATATTCAGGAACTAAGAATTCAAATGATTGTAGAGAATTAATATCTCCATTGGAATCTTTAAAGACTTGTTTTAATTCTTCTAGTTTCATAGAAGAGATCTTTTTGATACTAGTACTTTCTGGTTCAAACCATTGCCAGAATATGTATTGTTTCTGGTAGTTTTGTTGAATCATTACGTTGTAAGCTTGCTGTGCAAGATCTTTGTTATAATGTCGAGAGATTTCATATTCGATAGTTCTAGGCTTGTCAGCACTTGCTGAAATAGATAAATCGGAGACTACCCCAATATCTTTCATCAGTACAAACATATCGTTACTATCAGTTTTAATTCCATTAAAATATTTATCACGGATATTATTAGCCATGATTTTTGCTACAGGGTTTTCATATGTTAAATCTGACATTTTCTTGAGGTCTGATTCCAATCTGACATTGTCAGATGAATATTCTTTGTTAAAATCAGCTAGAATATCTGGAATAGTATCATTCTTGAGCTTATCCTCAGAAGTCAGTATTGATTCATTAATAAGGTTTTCAACGATCTTCCATGTAATATCTAATCTAATTTCCGTTTCTTTTTTTTCTTGCTGTTTGAGATCCACGTTCGCTAGATACACAGTAATTTGATACGAAATAATTAAACAAGCCGATAGCGATGCAGATATCACGAACCTATTAAACTTGTAACTAAATTTTTTTAAAGACGAATTTGGTTTCACCTTAAAAACACCCTTTCTAGAATAAGTTTTTAATAGAATGTTTTCTAATAGTTCATATAGCTATTATCAATAGAATTATATATAAAATATTATTTTATACTATATTGATCTGTTTCAACGATAGACACAATAAAAACCAGTATCTACATAATTGTAGATACTGGAAATTTTAACTTTTTAATATTGTGTGATAGATGCCATTGTGCGGTTTCCAGCACCATCAGTCCACGCTACAGCCACGAATGAATTATTACCATAACATACACTTTTCCAACTATAATCATTAGTAGTGCTTCTACTAGTCCAATTTAAACCATTTGGAGATGTCATAACCCGATTACCTGTACCACTTGCAGCAACAGCTACAAAAAATCCATTAGCATAGCAAACTGAATACCATGAATTAACCGCTGCGGGTGTTCTAGATGTCCATGTAATACCATCTGGAGATGTCATAACGGGACCATCACCAGCAACAGCTACAAATAATCCATTACCGTAACAAACTGAAAACCATGCACTGTCACTAGCACTTGTTCTTGAAGTCCAAGTAATGCCATCAGGTGAAGTCATTACTCTATTACCTGTACCAGTATATGAAACTGCTACAAATAATCCATTACCATAACATATTCCATACCATCTATTATCGGCAGAAATTGTTCTTAATGTCCAAGTAATACCATCTGAAGATGTCATTGCTTTATTACCCGAAACATCGGCTGATACTGCAACATATCTTCCATTACCATAACATACAGCATTCCAAACAAGATCAGCAGGCGTTGTTCTTGAAGTCCAAGTAATACCATCAGGTGAAGTCATTACTCTATTACCGGTACCATTTCCAGAAACAGCTACAAATAATCCACCATAGCAAACTGAAGTCCAACTATAAGCAGTAGATGCTGATCTTGTAGTCCAGTTAATACCATCGGGAGAAGTTATAACCATATTAGTTATTGAACCAGTTGCAGCAACAGCTACAAATATACCATTACCATAACAAATACCCATCCATTGATTATCAACGGCGTAGTACGGTGTCGACCAGTTAATACTATCTGGAGACATCATTGAACGGTTTCCTGAACCATCCCATGAAACTGCTACAAATAAACCAGCACCATAACATACTGACCACCATGTATTAGCATTTGCCGCTGTTCTTGAAGTCCAAGTAATACCATCTGGCGAAGTCATTACTCTATATGTGCCATTTTGTGCAACTGCTACAAATAATCCATTACCATAACAAACAGACTGCCAAGTGGCGGAAGAAGCAGCTGTTCTTGACGTCCAAGTCGTACCATTGGGTGATGTTATTACAAGACTTGAACTATTTGCAACTGCTACAAATAAACCATTACCATAACAAACTGAAGTCCACTGAGCACTATTGGGGGTTGTTCTTACAGACCAAGTAATACCATTAGCTGATGACATTACACCAACTGTTGAGCCTACAATTCCTACACCTACAAATACACCATTACCATAACAAACAGCTCTCCATGTTTTATTACCGGTACCCGAACCTAAAGACCAACCAAACCCATCATAAGAATACATTGCACTATCATCAGTAACAGCTACAAACAAACCAGCACCATAACAAACAGCATACCAGCTGGTACCTGGAGTCGATCTTGCAGTCCAATTGATACCATCAGGGGAAGTCATTACATTACTACTTCCTGCTGAATATGCAACTGCTACAAATAAACCATTACCATAACATACTGAATTCCAATTGGCAGAAGCAGCAGACGTTCTTCCTGTCCAGTTAATACCATCTGGTGAAGTCATAACACCAGTTGAACCGCTTGCAACAGCTACAAATAAACCATTGCCATAACACACTGAATTCCAAACTCTATCAATAGATGGTGAACGGGAGGACCAGTTAATACCTGGTCGTGATACACGCTCCGGTAAATTAGCAGCCGGTGTAGAAGTATCAATTGTTCCTGATGTCATAATGTGTGTATTTCCTGTGGCTGTACCTGCAACAGCTACAAATAGCCCACCACCATAACAAACGCTTCTCCAGTTATTATCAGTGGTTAATCTTGCAGTCCATGTAATACCATCTAAAGATGTCATTGCTCTATTACCTGTACCATTATTAGAAACAGCCACAAATACTCCATTTCCATAAACAACTGATTTCCAGCTGTTATCAGCACCGGCAGTTCTTAAAGTCCAAGTAATACCATCAGGCGATGTCATTACTCTATTACCTGCACCAACACCTACGGCAGCATCTGAAACTGCAACAAATAAACCATTACCATAGCAAACTGATGCCCAGCTATTATCAGAAGGACATGTTCTTGCTGTCCAGGTAACACCATCAGGGGATGTCATAATTCCATTCCCTCCGCTACCTGTTCCAACAGCCACGAATAAACCATTAGCATAACATAATCCCTGCCACACAATATCGGCAGTACTCGTTCTTAAAGTCCAAGTAATACCGTCAGGAGAAGTCATTACACGATTTCCTGTACTAGATTGCCCGACAGCCACGAATAAACCAGCACCATAACAAATACCAAACCAAAGATTATCAGTAATAGTTCGTGATGTCCAGTTAATACCATCAGGAGAAGTCATTAAATGAGCTGAAAGATTACTGTTGGTTACCGCTATAAATAATCCGTTACCATAACAAATACCAAGCCAAGATCTATCAATGGCACTAGTTCTTGATGTCCAAGTAACTCCATCGTATGATGTTAATATTCTAGCACCCCCACCATACTGTGAGGTAGCTACAAATAGCCCATTACCATAACATACAGCACCTAAAGCATAGTCAAAAATACTATCTCTAATCGTCCAATTAATCCCAGGTATAACTTCACGCATATCAAATTCAGAACTGAGTGAACTGTCATTTATTAGCCCTGAAGTCATTACTCTATTACCCGTGCCAGTATTTGAAACTGCTACAAATAATCCATTACCATAACAAACTGATTTCCAGTTATTATCAACTGCACTTATTTTTAATGCCCAGGTAATACCATCTTTAGATGTCATTACCCGATTTCCTGTACTGGTTTGGGCAACTGCCACAAATATTCCATTACCATAAACAACTGATCTCCAATCATTATCAGCAGCACTTGTTCTTAATGTCCAAGTGATACCGTCAGGAGAAGTCATAACTCTATTACCTGTACCAGTCCATGATGTCGCTACAAATAATCCATTACCATAGCAAACAGTATACCAATCATTATCAGCAGCACTAGTCCTTGCTGACCAAGTAATACCATCAGGAGATGTCATAACCCTATTACCTGTGCCTGTATTTGCCACAGCTACAAATATTCCATTGCCATAACAAACACCATACCAGTTATTATTAGCGGGAGTAGTTCGTACTGTCCATGCAATACCATCAGGAGAAGTCATAATTCCATCTAAACTACCACTAATTCCAACTGCTACAAATAACCCATTACCATAGCAAACTGAAACCCAAGTGTTATCAACAGCACTTGTTCTTAATGTCCAGTTAATACCATCAGGAGAAGTCATTACTCTATTACCAGTACCGGTAGATGCTACAGCTACAAATATTCCGTTACCGTAACATATCGCAAACCAGTTATTATCAATAGGAGTTGTTCTTGCAGTCCAGTTAATACCATCAGGGGAAGTCATTACTCTATTACCCGTACCTGAAGCCCCTACAGCTACAAACAAACCAGCACCATAACAGATGCCTCTCCAATCATTATCGGCAGGAGTTACTCTTGGAGTCCATTTAACACCTGGATCACTACTAGTACTACTTTTACTTCCTAATCCATGTACATATGATTCTATCATGTTCATATTCTCTCCCATCTATTATAAATTTAATTAATAAATTTATTAAATAAGGAATGTGTAAAGAACACATTCCTTATTTTTATTGTTTAGCCATGAAAATATTAACAATTCCTATCTTTAATATTGTAGAGATGAAGTCATGGCTCTGTTACCTGTACCATCGACTGATACAGATACAAATGTGCCAATACCATAACATACCGAACCCCATTGATTATCAACATTGGTTGCTCGTAAAGTCCAAGTGATACCATCAGGTGATGTCATTACTCTATTACCAGTGCCTGACATTGCAGTAGCTACAAATAATCCATTACCGTAGCATACTGAATTCCATCCATTATCAGCAGGAGTTGTTCTTGATGTCCAAGTAAGACCATCAGAAGAAGTCATTACACGATTACCTGTACCAGTAGCGTTTGAAACTGCTACATATAAACCATTACCATAACAAACTGAACACCAGTAATTAAGAGAAGCTCCTAACCTAACAGTCCAAGTAATTCCATCAGGAGAAGTCATAACTCCATCCACTGATGCAGTGAGGGGTCCTACAGCCACAAATAATCCAGCACCATAACAAACTGACTGCCAACTGTTATCAAGAGGAGTAGTTCTTGCGGTCCAAGTAATACCATCAGGAGAAGTCATAATTTGAGAAGGTGAACCGGTAGATGCGATGGCTACAAATAATCCATTACCATAACAAACAGATCTCCAAAAATTGGTAGTAGTGGCTGATCTAGTTGTCCAAGTAATACCATCAGGCGAGGTCATAACTCTAGTCGATGCAGTACCACTAAGCGCCACCGCTACAAATAATCCATTACCATAACAAACAGCAGTCCAGCTATTATCAGCAGCGCTTGTTCTAGTAGTCCAAGTAAGACCATCAGGTGACGTCATAACGCGATTTCCAGTTCCTGATGTACCAACAGCTACAAATAATCCATTACCGTAGCATACTGAACTCCAGTTATTATCTACAGTAAAATATGGTGCCGACCATTTTATACCATCATTTGATACCATTGATTTACCATTACTATCTGAGACTACTAAATATATACCATTGCCATAGACGAAGCCCATCCAAGAACTACCAGTAATTGTTCCAGTTCTTAAGGTCCAGTTAACTCCATCTACAGAAATCATAATTTTACTAGTGCCTGTATCCCCAATAGATACAAATACACCATTACCAAAACATGTTAGATACCATCCATTGGCTGATGGGCTAGTTCTTGCTGTCCACGTAATACCATCAGGAGAAGTCATAATTTGATTAGCTGTGGTGCCGTTATATGCTACAGCTACAAATATACCGTTACCATAACAAACATCATACCAACTATTATCAGCAACACTTGTTCTTAGTGTCCAAGTAATTCCATCAGGAGAAGACATAACTCTATTACCCGTACCTGTAGTTGCTACAGCTACAAATATACCAGCACCGTAACAAACTGAACTCCAGTTATTATCAGCAGGTGTAGTTCTTGCTGTCCAAGTAGCACCATCAGGTGAAGTCATAACACGGTTACCTGTACCAGTAACTGCAACAGCTACAAATAATCCATTACCGTAACAAACAGCAGCCCAGTTATTATCAGCAGCACTTGTTCGTTGAGTCCATGTAACCCCGTCAAAAGAAGACATGGCTCTAGTACCTACACCACCATTTGAAACTGCTACAAATACACCGTTACCATAACAAACAGCAGACCAGTTATTACCAAGAGGGCTATTTATTGAGGTCCAATTGACACCATCTTGAGAAATTGCAACTCTATCTGTACCTGTGTACATTACAGCCACAAATAAACCATTACCATAGCACAAATTATTAGCACCAAAACTAGGTAATGCGTTTTTTGCTGACCATTTTATACCCGCTTTAACTATTGTATCTGAGTATGATTTAGCTAGGCTAGTATCAGTATTAGCACCACCTGAGCTTGTCATTACCAGATTACCGGTACTTCCAGTATATGCTACAGCTACAAATATACCGTTACCATAACAAATACCTCTCCATAGATTATTTCCTGCACTCGGTTTTAATGACCAATTAATACCATTTGAAGATACCATAACTTTATTACCGGTAGCATCAAAGGAAATAGCTACAAATAATCCACTACCGTATGCTATACTAACCCATTTATTATTAGATGCGGCAGTTCTTATTGTCCAAGTAATACCATCAGGAGAAGTCATTACACAGTTATTTATAGTGCCATCAAAACCTACAGCTACAAATAAACCAGCACCATAACAAACTGCAATCCAAGCATTATCCATGGGTGTTGTTCTTATTGTCCATGTAATACCATCAGGAGAAGTCATAACTCTATTACCTGTACCAGAGATTGCTACGGCTACAAATAATCCATTACCATACGCAAGACCGTACCATTGATTATCGGCAGGGGTTGATCTTAAAGTCCAGTTAATAGCATCTTTAGAAGTCATTGCTGCGGTGTTACCACCTACACTATTAGCTGATACAGCTACAAATGTCCCATTACCATAACAAATACTATACCATGCATGATTCCATGGAACTTGTTTTGAAGCCCAGACAACTCCATCTGAAGAATACATTATATACCCACCAGCAGCCACAGCTACAAACATTCCGTTACCGTAGCAGATTGAATACCACATATTATCAGAAGGGCTTGTTTGTGTTGTCCAGTTAACTCCATCTGCAGAAGCCATGATACGATTCCCAGTACCAGAAATTGCTACAGCTACAAATATACCACCACCATAACAAACTGAAAGCCATTGATTATCAACAGGGGTTGACCTTATTTGCCATGTAGATCCGAGTTCAGGTTTTCTTATAGCAAATTCAGCAGAAAGAGTATTATCAATTACGGTGCCAGAATTCATTGCCCTATTACCTACCCCATCAATACCAACAGCTACAAATATACCATTACCAAAACAAACACCTCTCCAAGTATTATCAATACTTGCTCGTGTAACCCAAGTAATACCATCTTTAGAGGTCATAATTCTATCTCCAGTACCAGTAGCACCCACAGATACAAATAATCCATTAGCATAACAAACACAATACCAATCATTATCAGCAGGACTTATTTGTGATGTCCATGTGATACCATCAGGAGATGTCATTATACGATTTCCTGTACCTGTCATTGCAGTAGCTACAAATAAACCAGCACCGTAACAGACTGAAAACCATCCATTATCCGCAGTGCTAGACCAGTTTACTGATGCTCCCGCACTTAATCCCCAAGGTGTTAACCAGAGTTTGAATCCTGTAGAATTTACATATCCACCCTCAGAGGAGAATAATTTCGTTACACCATCTATAACATATCTGTCAGGAGTTGCTGATGTGTATGAAATAGTGTGTGCTCCAGATGTTAAGTTTAATGTGTCAGGTGCATAGGCTAATGAAACTTGTACAAACACTCCACCTGAATTTACTATTGTAGTAGTACCGCTACCACTAATACCTGTAGTTCTTAATGTCCAAGTAATACCATCAGGAGAAGTCATAACCCTATTATTCGTACCAAGCGATGCAACAGCTACAAATAGTCCATTGCCATAAACAACTGAATTCCATTGATTAGCGCCAGGAGTTGTTCTTACAGTCCAGGTAATCCCATCTGGGGAGGTCATAACTTGGTTATTTGTACCACCTTGTGCAACTGCTACAAATAATCCATTACCATAACAAGCCCACCTCCATGCAAGAGCAATAGGAGGTGTTCTTAATGTCCAGTTAATACCATCGAATGATGTCATATATACACCACCAGAAACTGCAAGTGCCACAAATATACCATTACCATAGCATACTGAATAGTATGCATAATCGCCAGGAGTAGCTCTTAAAGTCCAGTTAATACCATCAGGAGATGTCATTATACGATATCCGGCAGTACCCGAATCAGATACTGCTACAAATAATCCATTACCATAACATACAGATCTCCATGTATTATCAGCAGCGCTTGATTGTACTTGCCACGTAGTTCCAACATTTTTACTAAGTGTGGGAATATTTATGCTACCGCTTGTCATTACTCTATTACCTGTGCCAGTAGACGCTACAGCTACAAATAATCCATTACCATAACAAACTGCTTGCCAAGTATTGGTAGTAGATGTAGTTCTTGTAATCCAGGTAACACCATCAGGAGAAGTCATTACATTGCTACCTGCTGCATCATATGATACCGCTACAAATATACCGTTATCATATGTGACTAATATAGCTCCATTGGTAATGCCTCCAGTTCTTGTTGTCCAGTTAATACCATCAGGGGAAGTCATTACTTTTTTGCTTGAATTTGAAACGGCCACAAATAATGCATTACCATAACAGACTGAAATCCACCCATCATCGGAGGAACTTGTTCTAATAGTCCAGGTAATACCATCAGGGGAAGTCATGACTCTATTACCTGTACCATCATTTGAAACTGCTACAAATAAACCATTACCATAAGTAAGTCCACGCCATTGATTATCAGCGGGAGTTGTTCTTGCTGTCCAGTTAACCCCATCAGGAGAGGTCATTGCTCTATTACCAGTACCAGTTTGTGCGACAGCTACAAATACTCCATTACCATAACAGACTGCCCACCATTGATTAGCATTAGGGTTTGTTCTATGTGTCCAAGTAATACCATCAGGAGAAGTCAATATAAGCGTTCCAACTTGACCAGCATAAGCTACAGCTACAAATAAACCATTACCATAACAGATTGAATTCCATGCATTTTCATAAGTACTTGTCCGTGATGTCCAAGTAATACCATCAGGAGAAGTCATTATTCTATTTGTACCAGCATAAGCTACAGCCACAAATAAACCATTACCATAACAAATACCTTTCCAGAAATTATCTACAGCACCCGTTCTTATATCCCATTTACTAGCTGGGGCTAATGTTTTTTTTGTTTGACCTACACCATGTTGAAATATATCTAACATAAGGAAACCTCCTTTTTAATATTATAAATTTTATATAGTTTAAATATAACTAATAAAGATAGGGAGAAATTGTCCTCCCTATCTTTATGTTTTACTGTTTAATAGCTATGATAAAATTCTTAAAGCTCACTTACCAGATCTCCATCAGAGTCGTAAGTTAATGCATATGATTTAGTACTTAAAACTGTAGTACCATTTGTATCATACGTTGTAATGGTTCTAGTAGTATAAGTTGGACTTGTTCCACCAGAAAGTACAGATGTTTGATACACGGTGTTATCAGGTCTTTTTACTGTAATAGTAGTAAATATTCCATTAGAATCTTTACTACTTCTAACCGTATTGTAATTAGTTGCAAGTTTAGTTACAGTTTGTAAGATCTGATCAGTTGCTTCATCTGAACGATACATTGTCATAACACGGTTACCTGTACCCGATTGTGCGACAGCTACAAATAATCCATTACCATAACAAACTGAATCCCAGCCGTTATCGGCGACACTTGATCTAATAGTCCAAGTGATACCATCTGGAGAAGTCATAACTCTATTACCTGGACCATCCGATGCAATAGCTACAAATAAACCATTAGCATAACAAATTGTAGTCCAGCTATTATCAGCAGCACTTGTTCTAGTAGTCCAAGTGATACCATCAGGAGAAGTCATAACTCTATTACCAGTACCTGCAGCGCCTACGGCTACAAATAAACCATTAGAAAAACAAACTGCGAGCCAGTTATTATTAGCAGAAGCAGATCTTGTAGTCCAAGTAATACCATCAGGAGAAGTCATAACCATAGAAGGGAAACCACTATTAGATATCGCTACAAATAAACCATTACCATAGACAACTGATCTCCAGGCATTATCAACAGAACTTGTTCTAATAGTCCAAGTAATACCATCAGGAGAAGTCATAACCCTGTTACCAGTACCACTCAACCCTACAGCTACAAATAAACCAATAGCATAGCAAACAGCAGTCCAGCTATTATCAGCAGCACTTGTTCGTATTGTCCAAGTGATACCATCAGGAGAAGTCATAACTCTATTACCAGTACCAGTAGATGCAACAGCTACAAATAATCCAGCACCATAACAAACTGCTTGCCAGTTATTATCAGCGGCGCTTGTTCTTATTGTCCAGTTAATACCATCAGGAGAAGTCATAACACGGTTACCTGTACCCGATTGAGCCACAGCTACAAATAAACCAATAGCATAACAAACTGAAACCCATTGGTTATCAGCAGCACTTGTTCTATTTACCCACGTATGTTGAGTTACAGAATCTAAATTCTTTTTACTAGTAACATCAATTGTATCTAGATTACTTAATCTAGTTGCAACTGTAATAGGCCCAGCACTAGTCATAACTCTATTACCTGCACCATCAAGTGATACACCTACAAATAATCCGTTACCATAACATATTGCAGTCCACTGGTTATCAACAGGTGTTAATCGTTGCGTCCAGTTAATACCATCTGGTGAAGTCATAACACGGTTACCAGTACCAGTTTGTGCCAAAGATATAAATACTCCATTACCATAACAAAGTGCCATCCACCAAATATCGGCAGGAGATACTCTTAAAGTCCAAGTAATACCATCAGGAGAAGTCATAACACGGTTACCTGTACCACTCCAAGCCACAGATACGAATAATCCATTACCGAAACAAACTGTATACCAGTTATTATCAGCGGGGGATGTTCTTATTGTCCAAGTAATACCATTAGGAGAAGTCATAACACGGTTACCTGTACCAGATCCTGCAATTGCCACATATAATCCATTACCATAACATACTGAAGACCAGTTATTATCAGCAGCGCTTGTTCGTATTGTCCAAGTGATACCATCAGGAGAAGTCATTACTCTATTGCCAGTACCAGAAGTTGCAACTGCTACAAATAATCCATTATCATAGCATATACCAGCCCAGTTATTATCAGCAGCACTTGTTCGTATTGTCCAAGTGATACCATCAGGAGAAGTCATTACACGGTTACCAGTACCAGTGGTTGCAACAGCTACAAATAATCCAGCACCATAGCATACTTTAGCCCAGTTATTATCGGCAGCACTTGTTCTTATTGTCCAAGTGATACCATCAGGAGAAGTCATTACACGATTTCCTGTACCACTATTAGCAATAGCTACAAATAAACCATTACCATAGCAGATACCAAGCCATGCATTATCAATAGGAGTTGTTCTTGCAGTCCAAGTATCAAATACTCCTGCAAGATTGTTAATATCACTTTTATATGATGAAATAACAGACTGTATTTGATCAACAACATCGACTGAACGAGTCATTGTCATAACTCTATTACCTGTACCATCATATGATATAGCTACAAATAATCCATTACCATAACAAACCGAGTTCCATGCATAATCGGCAGCACTTGCTTTTGCTGCCCAAGTAATACCATCAGTTGATGTCATAACTCTATTACCTGTACCACTGTTACCTACAGCTACAAATAATCCACCACCATAACAAACTGAAATCCATGTATTATCAACATAGCTTGATCTTAAAGTCCAGTTAATACCATCCGTTGATGTCATAACTCTATTAGACGGTGTATCAAATGAAATTACTACAAATATACCATTACCATAACATATTGATCTCCAAGTATTATTGGCAGCACTTGTTCTTATTGTCCAAGTAATACCGTCAGGAGATGTCATTACTCTATTACCTGTGCCTGTATTTGCCACAGCTACAAATAATCCAGCACCATAACAAACTGAAACCCAGCTATTATCAGCAGCACTTGTTCTTATTGTCCAAGTGATACCATCAGGAGAAGTCATTACACGATTCCCTGTACCTGTAGCTGCTACTGCAACGAATAATCCATTACCAAAGCAAACTGCTTTCCAGTCATTATCAGCAGCACTTGTTCTTATGGTCCAAGTAGTACCATCAGGAGAAGTCATTACACGATTCCCTGTACCTGTAGTTTCTGCTACAGCTACAAATAAACCATTACCATAACAAACAAATCTCCATCCATTATCGGCAGGGGTTGTTCTTATTGTCCAAGTAATACCATCAGTTGATGTCATAACTCTATTACCTGTACCTGTATTTGCCACAGCTACAAATGTTCCATTACCATAACAAACTGTCATCCATTGATTATCAGCAGCACTTGTTCTTGTAGCCCAAACACTAGGTGTTGTAATTGCAGCTTGAACGAATTGAGTATTAGCAAGTGCTGTTGAATTTGTACCTGGTGGTTGGATCTGAGCTGTTGGCGTTCCTAAAAAAGCCGGTGAGGTTATAGGCGCTCTACTTATATCCACAGGATGTACATGGTCGTCCCTTGAAAATTTACTCGAAACACCAGCCGTAATAGTACCGTTTATTACTGGTAAAGCATTTGAAGCTTGACCAATAACGAATGCAGTAGACGCAGCTTGAGTTGTATTGGTATTAGCAGCTGCTGTCGGAATAGTTACAGTTCCCGTAAACGTAGGAGATGCTGTTGGCGCTCTACTTGTATCAGTAGGATGAATATGATCTTCTCTAGCAAATCTAGTAGCTACACCAATTGTAGCTGTACCATCCATAAGAGGAGTTGCTGTTGCTGCTTGACCAATAACGAATGCGGTTGTAGCGAGTTGAGTAGTATTCGTATTAACTGCGGCAGTAGTCGCAGTAAGACCACTACTAAAAGAAGTTGTTCCTGAAAAAGTAACTGGACCAGAAAAAGAAACTGTCCCAGTAATATTAGCATTTCCTAAAGTTGCAGTTGTCCCATCATCAGTGATGGAACTATTTACTAAAAGTCTCCCAGAAAATCTGGGTAAATAATTGTCAGTACCAGCTTTAACTACAAGTGGATATCCACCTAATGTAGACCCACCATGCCACTCGCCCATATATAAGCCTCCTTATCACATTTCCATTATAAAGTATCTTATTTTGATGTTTCATAATATAAAGTTGACAAACAAAAAACCAGGAAGAGCCTTTTTAGACTCTTCCTGATTAATTGGTTTATTGTTGTGATTCGGGACTAGCAGCTGCTTCAACAACTTCTTCTTGGGCAGCTTCTTCTACCGGTTCTTGCGGTTGCGGTGGTGCAAGAGGATTATCAATTGTATCAAGAATAACCCCGACTGCTTTGATTACCGCAGCACCTTTAACTTTCAAGTGTAGATCTGCAAATGATTTAACCACTTCGGCAACTGCCGGTGTAAGAGCAATAACTTTGTCGTGGTTAGCTTCAACCGAAGCCACGTTATTTGTAAATTCATACAATACTGCATTAATATCTTGCAGAACATCAATACCATTTTGACGCATTGCAGTATCAATACAATCGTTTAAAGTGTGAATACTTTGATTCGTGAAAAAGTGATGATTATGACTCATGAAAATAACAACTCCTCGTTTATGGGATGGGATTTATAGATAGTTAAATACGTAATAATTTAGAATACGTAACCATCAGAAATGCCGCCCTGAACTTCGAGTCTACCATTCTTAACTCTCATTTGTCTTTTCCACATAAGATCAAGATCAGCATCAAGCATTGCTCGTTTTACAACGAATAGATCTTTAAACATTGATCCACAATCATTAGTATTATCCCATCCACCAAGCTTTAAGTCATAACCATACTGATTTACGAAATAATTAGATGCGATTGTTCCTATAGACTGAGTATGTGAAGTAATTGTTCCATTGATTCCATAGAATTTCCATGTAATATTAGTCCCATTCTTTACTATGGAAATCATATGAGGTCTGTTAAAATAATCTGATGGTGTAAGAGTTGCAATTATACCACCATTAGTGATATTCAAAGTATCAGCACCAGTTGTTTTGCCCCAGTATTTATATCCTCCACCAACACTGTTCGAGTTTGCACCAAGAGTATCAATATTGTAATTTGTTAAGTTACCAATACTACTTGTACCTTTAGGAATTTTTGTATAAACAATTGACCAGTTACTATTCCAGTCAAGACCTATTGTATTATACAGATTGAATTGAAGATTTCCTTTCATGCGAGTTGTTTTATAAAATGGAACTTCATAAGCACTAGCTGTAAACATAGGATTTCTATACAAAACATAACCTTTAGTACCAGATGAATTATTAGCACAAGGGTACATTAATAATCTAGCAATCCCAGAAGAAGGTGCAGTAAATGTATAAGTAAACCGTTGCCATACTCCTTTTCTGTTCATATTATAATTAAAATAATTAGCAACGATATTTTCTATTCCGGCAACCATCGTAGTATTACCATTAAAGTCAGAAGATACAAAAACATCAATACTAAAAAAGTAACTAGTACCAGAAGTTACAGCAATATCATGACCTTTATAGTTTGTACCTTCTCCAAAATAGTCATATCTATAAATAACATTTGAATCATCAAATTGTATTGTTTTAAAATTACTAGCACCTTTAACCCCAAAATTTGATGTATCTTGATAAGTTGGAAATAAATTTGCTTGAGTAGTTGAATGTACCCATGCATATCCGTCCCTATAAGTAAGAGCATCCTTAACAATCGCATCAAACTTGAAAGTGGTATCAAGTGTAGTTTCACCAAGAGGCCAATAATATGCATCAGAAGGAATCCCAATAGGTTTTTCTACAACTGGCATATTTATATTACCATCAATAGATAATTTAAATTTTGTAGGAGAATAATTCTCTAAAACCTCAGCAGCAGTTAAGACTCTGTTATATAGAGATACATTTCTAAATTCCATTGAGGTTGCTGATCTTATGCCACTTCCTAAATATAAACCAGTTCCAGATGCTGTAAATGCTGCAAACCAGTCACCTATACTTGGTACAGTTATAACTGGATCTCCATTTATATACATCGTGACACTTCCGTTATTTGTATAAGCAATAGCAACTTCATACCATGCAAATAAGGTAGGGAACCATGATGATGATCCTGATGCTTGAAAATAATTTGAAGCATTGTAGCATCTAAACAGTGTGTCGCCTGAACCTGCGGCAGTTGGCATTAACAAATCAAATCCGCCAGAAGAGCCATCTACACCAGTAGAAAAAATTGGCATATTAGCACTAAAAGCTCTAGGCATAAATTCAAATACGAATGTACCAGTAGAAGGAACCATTGATTTCGGTATTGAGAAAACACTATTACTGGCACGAGTTCCGGCAACGTAGCTTGTAGGATAAGCTTTATCTTCCCATTGAAGATCATACACGTAAAATTCATCATTTACAGCTCCGCCAGAGATACCAAAGCAGAAGATGCAAGATGCCACGGTGTTAGATACAATCGTATATAATTCAATAATTTTAAACCATCCACCACCAAGATCTATAGTTGCTAATCGAACAGTTGTTACATTTATCGTATTCGATGCTTCAGGATTTGGTTTAGATGGACTTACATACATACTACCAGCTCCAGTAATTTTCATTACTATTGACATGATATATGTTTTTCCAGTAACTGCTGGTAAATTTTTTCTACCTCTTGCAACAGATCCGACTCCATTTACTACATATTTTTGAGAAGTTTTATCTTCAGGGTTTGGTAATGCATAATAATCACCAATCTGTGTAGCACTAGCATAGGCTCCATATGATACACCATCTGCTAGATTAACAGTAGCAGAATCTACAGATAAACCAGTAGTTCTAAGAGTGGTGTTAGTATTAATAGCTGGGTCGATTTTATCTTCAATACCCATTATTAATTCTTGTACTGTATTTTCATAGCCATCGAGCATTTCCATTCTTGGGTGATACATGTATTGTTTTTCTGTAGTAACTGTTGAATAGTATAGATATGCTCTATGACCACTACTGGTAGTTGTATTTAGCCATTTCCAATCAATCATAGTATTCATTACCTTTTTACCGGTAATATCATATATACCAGAATCATTATGAGCAGTTACTCCTGCATAATCATACGGTCTAACATGTGCAACCCACAATAACCATTGATTTACAGATTGTGGAAGATTTGAAGCATTTTTACTTGTAAAATATGGATTACTATCAGCAGTGGTCGAACCTAATGGCGACACAGTACTTGTTTGAGGGCCAAAGTATGTGTACCCATCACCAACATCTTCACGTCTAACCCAAACAGAAAATCTATAAGTTTTTGTATTATCTACAGGTGCAGAATTATAATTCCATCCACCATCTGCATCACTAGTTACATCATTATTTAAACATCCCCATATCGTATCATCTATACCCCATGGATTTGGATATCTGACAATCTGATTCTCACTAGTAGTACCATTTTGATTGAAACTTCCTTGAGAACCGGAAGTTCCTAACTTCCATTGACTGTAATCTACCAAATTTCTTTTCTTATTCCAATCCTCACCAATAGCAGTATTATCGAATGGGTAATGTGCTATTAATCCATTAGTAATAGCTTGTGTTCTTTCATTTATTTTCCCAGCAACCATTAAATCACCAAATTTAAGTCTACCAATTGTAGGCATTTATATTTCACACCTTTCACGTTATTAGATTTATATATGGTTTAACAGATAAAACTGGATGGTCCCAAATAGGGAGCCATCCAGTCTTTTTGTTACGGTGTATAGATAAAATCAAGTGAATCTTCAGTTTCATTATAATCTAAAGTAAATTTCTTAGTGGTAGCACTAGATTTTACCTCAACAGCATTTGCAGTGATTAAAGGAGTTACGATAGAACCACTTGCTGTAAGAACTCCTGTAATAGTAGGAGAAGCCGCAGCCGCTCTGCTTGTATCACTTGGATGAACATGGTCAGAAGCTGCCCATTTTAAAGATGACCCTATTGCAGCAGCTCCATTCATAACAGGTACACTTGGTGCACGTTGACCCATATACCATGCAGTTGTTGATACTTGAGTAGAACTATTATCAACTGCTGGTGTAGGAGCGATCACAGTTCCAGTAAATGTAGGAGAAGCAGATGTTGCTCTAGCATTTAATTGTGTTTGAATAGAGCTAGTTACACCGGATAAGTATCCAAGTTCAGTTGCAGTTACAGAACCGATACTAGTAGTTGAAGGTAATACTACAGTTCCAGTAAATGTAGGTGAAGCCGTAGGTGCTCTAGAAGTGTCACTAGCATGAACATGATCTTCTCTAGCAAATTTAGTAGAAGTACCGACAGTTGCAACTCCATCCATTAATGGGGAAGCAGTTGCTGCTTGACCTAATACAAACGCTGTAGATGCTATTTGATTTGTATTAGTATTAACAGCGGCAGTAGTAACTGATAGTGGTGCTGCCGGGGTTCCACTATTTGTCATAACTCTATTACCTGTACCTGAAGTTGCTACAGCTACAAATAAACCGTTATTATAACAGACTGAAAACCAGTTATTACCAGAAGAAGCCGTTCTTGCGGTCCAAGTGATACCATCAGGAGATGTCATTAATGTAGATGATTGTGCAACAGCTACAAATATTCCACCACCATAAGCAACTGATCTCCAAACAACATCAGCAGCACTTGTTCTTATTGTCCAAGTGATAGCATCAGGAGATGTCATTACACGGTTACCTGTACCATCAATCGCAACGGCTACAAATAAACCAGCACCATAACAAATTGAATACCAACCATTATCAGCAGCACTTGTTCGTGCTGTCCAGGTGATACCATCAGGTGATGTCATAACTCTATTACCAGTACCAGTAGACGCTACGGCTACAAATAATCCAGCAGCATAAATAACTGAATTCCATTGATTAGCATTGGCACCCGTTCTTGTTGACCAAGTAATACCATCAGGAGATGTCATAACACTAGTAGTATCAGTTACAGCCACAAATAATCCATTACCATAACAAACTGCTCTTAACCAACTACCAGAACTTCTTATTGTCCAAGTAATACCATCAGTTGATGTCATAACAGTATTTGGGGAACTACCATAAGCAACTGCTACAAATAATCCATTACCATAACAAACAGAAACCCAGCTATTATCAGCAGCACTTGTTCTTGTTGTCCAAGTAATACCGTCAGGGGAAGTCATGACCCTGTTACCCGTACCAGTTCCAGCAACTGCTACATATAATCCATTACCATAACAGATTGACTGCCATTGATTATCAGCAGCACTTGTTCGTGCTGTCCAAGTAATACCATCAGAAATACTATTCCCTGACAATAAGTTATTAATAAAGGCAGTTGTTGCAGCTTTTGTTGAATTATCACCATTTGCTGGTGTAGGAACAGTTACAATCCCAGTAAATGTAGGAGAAGCCGTAGGTGCTCTAGACGTATCACTAGGATGAATATGATCTTCTCTAGCAAATCTAGTTGCAACACCAACAGTTGCAGTGCCTGCCATAAGAGGAGAAGCAGTTGCTGCTTGACCAATAACGAATGCAGTAGAAGCAGCTTGAGTCGTATTAGTATTAACAGTTGCCGTAGGAATAGTTACAGTCCCAGTAAAAGTAGGAGAAGCCGCAGGTGCTCTACTTGTGTCACTAGGGTGAATATGATCTTCCCTAGAAAATTTAGTAGCTGTACCAACAGTTGCAGTACCAGACATCAATGGTGCCGCAGAGCCAGCTTGACCAATAACGAATGCAGTAGAAGCTGCTTGAGTAGTATTAGTATTAACAGCGGCAGTAGGAATAGTTACAGTCCCAGTAAATGTAGGAGAAGCAGTATCTGCTTTAGCTGTATCACTAGGATGTACATGATCTTCTCTAGCAAATTTAGTTGCAACACCAACAGTTGCAGTGCCATTCATAACAGGAGAAGCAGAGCCAGCTTGACCTAATACGAAAGCAGTAGAAGCAGCTTGAGTAGTATTAGTATTAACAGCAGCTGTAGGAATAGTTACAGTTCCAGTAAATGTAGGAGAAGCCGTAGGTGCTCTAGAAGTGTCACTAGGATGTACATGATCTTCTCTAGCAAATTTAGTAGCTGTACCAACAGTTGCAACACCAGCCATTAATGGAGAAGCAGTTGCTGCTTGACCTAACACGAAAGCAGTAGAAGCAGCTTGAGTAGTATTAGTATTAACAGCAGCGGTAGGAATAGTTACAGTTCCAGTAAATGTAGGAGAAGCAGATGTTGCTCTAGCATTTAACTGTGTTTGAATAGAACTAGTTACTCCAGAAATATATCCAAGTTCAGTAGCAGTTACTGGTCCAATGGACGTCGTAGCTGGTAATGTTACAGTTCCAGTAAATGTAGGTGAAGCCGTAGATGCAGCAGTAAACCCGAGATCCAGTCTTGGAATTGGTGACGTATGAATACCAGTACCAGATCCACCAGAAGCTATAACAGGTATTGCAATTTCGATAACAGCACCACTAGGTGCATAAATTTGAGGAGCGGTATTATCATACCCTGTCGATGGTTTATAAACGGATTGAATATGCATCCAACCATCAGCCGTTGAAATGTTTAAAAATGATGCAGTGACATCAATACCATTTTTAGCCAATTTTATACTTCTACTAATTGTGGCACCAGATCCGGTTTTAAGTCTAACCCAGAAGCTGAATGTGAAATAATCACCGCCACCTGCTATATTTTTAGAGTTATTTGTAGTTAAAAGATAATGCGATGTGTTAGTTGCATGCGGAAGTGATGTACCAGAACCTTGAGTAATATCAAGAATATGAAATTCTGCTCCATATCTTTTATCTGCTCCAGCAATAGTATTCATCGCATTCACAAGTGCAATCGCATCAGCAGTCATGCTTCCAGCAGAACCACCATTATCTGTATTATTATGAATAAATTTACCACCAGTAGAATTATTTCCTCCATTATATGGGGCAAAAAATTCATTATTAATAGTAAATGCAATGCCTGATTGAATTGCATATGGATCTTGCTGATTGCCCATAAATCTACCAGAATCTGGTATCATATTTATTATAGGTAGATTTGCAGAGTTCCAAAGTTCATTGCCAAGCATATCAATATCAGGAGTTTTTACTATTGTAGTAAATGTAGGTGAATCCACTGCTGCTCTAGATGTATCAATGGGATGCTTATGATCTTCTCTAGCAAATCTAGTAGCAGTACCAACAGCTGCAACACCAGCCATAAGAGGAGTTGCTGTTGCTGCTTGACCAATAACGAATGCAGTAGATGCTGCTTGAGTAGTATTAGTGTTAACACCAGCGGTAGGAATAGTTACAGTTCCAGTAAATGTAGGAGAAGCCGCAGGCGCTCTACTTGTGTCAATAGGATGCACGTGATCTTCTCTAGAATATTTAAGAGAAACACCAATTGTCGCAGCACCATCCATTAACGGTGAAGCTGAACTGGCTTGACCAATAACCCATGCAGTTGATGCTGCTTGAGTAGTATTAGTATTAACAGCGGCTGTAGGAACTTTAGGAACTCCAATAAAGTTAGGAGAATCCAAATCAGCTTTAGGAAGAAGTTTATCATCCATATATGATAATAAAGCAAGTCGAACTGTTTCAACGATAGCATCAATATCAATAGGAGTTTGATGTTCATTATCATTGATACTTTTAAGAATGGTATATAAATAACCAAAGAAACCATCTTGAACATCCAAGAATTGATATACTAAAGATGGGATAACAGGAGTTTCATCGGTGATTACATTGATTGTATAATATGCACCATTTTGAATGCCATTAACACTCTTTTTATCACCAGAGATAGTAAGAGTAACATCCTCTTTACCAAGACTGCTTGTTTTAATTGCTGATAATATCTTAGTGATCTGTACAGTTTCACCTGAACCCACAAATTGGTATGATGTACCAACGATGTTATCAGACACGTATCTGTAAGATTCAAAAACAAAATTATCATTTTTTTCTAGCAAAGGAATCGTAGTATTAACTTTAACCTTAACACTAGTAGTACGTCTATTAAATACCCAGAATGAATACGTCAGGTCAGATACAGCCTTATCTTTGATAATATAAAGATATCCGTCAGCACCAATATACATTTGGTTACGATTTGCAATCACATCTTTATTAGCTTCAACTGTTAGAGGAAGATTTAAAGTAGTTGCAACATCCGTAGTTTCAGTTAAATAGATTTTAAAGATTTTGTTATTTGTAAGAGTAGTTACTCCCAAATTAGCATCAATCTTTACTTTTCTAATAATCTCGGTAATAATACCTTTATTGATATCCATTGTATCAGCATAAGTACCAAGTTTACAGAAATATTCAGGGAATAGAATGGTATCTTTAAGATTGTTATTATTGTCATACTGAACTAGCATAAGTCTATTATGAATACCAGTTGCTGTGACAATATTACTTAACGGCATTGATTTGGTTACTTTAGCTGAAAAATCGCCCTCAGTACCAACACCAACTTTAGCAGATTTTACAATTTGTGTAATATTTACAGAATTTGGAGCATAAATATTTGCATAGTCGTTTACACTTACGATATTTCGTAGTACGCCAGTATTATCTTTATATACTAGCCGATAGCTGGAATCAAACGCTAACTCATTATTTTGCATCTTAGATGTATCCGTGAATACATTAAAAAAGTTAGCAAAGCTAATCTTCGTTACATCTGGTGGCATATTATCTTTCACCGTCCCTCATTGGAGTTAAAGGAGAAGATCCGAACTAGATCTTCTCCATATTCTAATAATTTGTTCCCTATAACTGATAACGAGGATATAACCCAGCTCTCATAGTTGAAATAGGAATACGACCATCAGATAACATAGTTCCAGGAAGTTCAATAGGGATTCGAATATTATCATTATCAGTCAAATGATCTCTTCCCTTTAAGCAATAATAATACAATACTTCAAATAAATGACGTTCAGCTAAAAAGACTGATCTTGAATTATTTTCACCAGTAACAACGGTGTTAAGAGTCCCAAGTAGTGTAGCTATTTGAGGAGTTGTTAAAGTTTCAAGATATTCAGTCCATTTATCTTTTACTCCAGAGAATTTCTCTCTTCCAGCAAGATCCATACGTCTTCTAAATACACACATATTATTAGTAGATGTGGTTTTAACAGAGAATCTGTAGTTGTCAATCTCTTTAATATCATCAGGATGAATAAGTTTACCATCTACAAATACAAGATTGTATTTCTTAGAGAATGGGAAACTCTTATCATTAAGTGCGACAATTTGAGCACCATCAGTTAGTGTCACATTATATTCAGCCAATTCAAGTCTAGATGTAAAATACCCATTGAATATTTCACCATCTATGGTATTGGTATCCAAATCTGTGACTAATACTGTATCACCTTTAAGAACTTGATATCTAAAAGGATCAAATAGATAGTATCTTTCTTTTTCAAGAAGTCTACCATTTAAGAATATTAACATCTTCTCTTTAGGAAGGAAGCTTATCCATGTAGGTAGTTTTTGAAGTAAGCCATCATTGCTATAACCTTCAAAGATAAATTGATTGTAGCGTTTCTCGCAGACATAAATAGATTTGCCAATTCTATCAGAATTGAAATTAAACTTAATAATATTCTCAGCTATTGTGTAAGTATATTTACTTGGGTCCATTATAGTAATAGTACCAAGTGAATCTGCTGGAGTATCAAGTTCAAATACATCGAATAATAGTTCAGATGTAATTTTAGTAGATGGCCCAAATACTGTAGCTTGTTGACTGATAATTTTACTATCATAGTATGGAGTTTTCGTCATTCCAGTGTCAACTTCAGTAATTTTAGATCCTTTAACATCATTAGCTCTAAATGAAGATGTCCATTTTCTAGTAGGGACATTATAAGTAGCTGATGCTGGAGAAATGTTTAGACCGTTTATGAATAATAAACGTTTTCTTAAATCGTGATTTGTCACAAGTTTAAGTGAGTGTATCACGGTATTAGGAGGTTTAATAGTTTCATCGAAGTTTAACTTCATTGTAGTATTTGCATCCACAGCTAATGCTGTTTTTGCAGTATAAGCAGCTTGAATCTCAGCAAGAGATCTTCTAGTATTGGAGGCTCTAAAATCATGGATAATACCATTTACATAGTTAGCACTGACATCAGCACCAATGTGTAAGAGATCTTTAATAATAGCATCAGAAACAGTCACTAATGACCCAATTAATACCCCATTAATATACGCATATAGAGTTTTATTTTCCCATGCCATTACGATGTAATGTACATTTCTAGCAGTAATTAAACCAGCAGCAGATACTATGCGTTTAGCGGCAGTATCATTTCCTGCATTAGAGAACATCACAGAACCATCAGCTTGTATTCTAACAGCAAACTTTGTAGCAACGTTTGAATCATTAGTTTGAAGTAGTGCACGATCAGTAACTACTTTTGGAGTATACCAAATTTCAAGAGTCCCTACCGTTGGATTTAAAACATTTGGAGATGGTACTCTAAGAAAATCGGCAGCTTTATTTACGGCAGTAAATGTTAATCCACCATAACCAAGTTCAGTAACTTGAACTTCTTTAAGATAATAATCTTTTTCCTCGTAAGTATTCCATCCACCCCAGAATCCAATATTAATTGAAGTTCCAGATCCTGTGAATGTATTTGCAGGAATTCGATATTCTTTATAGGTAAATCCGTCAGCATCTACATATGATGTGAATAAGAAGCTATCTAATAAAACTTCTACACCATTGGTAACAGTTCCAAATCCATATAGCTGATTAGTACCTGTGTTTTTAATATATTTCACTTTGAATTGGATAGTAAGAGGTTTAGTCTTATCCACAGTGAATGAAGGAGAAGTCAATCTGATTGAGTTACTGTTATTATTAAATCCAGTGTGTCGCAATACATTATTTGCTACAACTACTGTAGTTTGAACAGTGGCAGTATAATTCACAGTCCAAACAGTTGGATTCGATATACCAGCAGCTATTAATGCAACTGGTGTATTGAATAACGGATCAGGCATTTTATTATTGACAATATCTTCAATAATAATACCTTTTTTCATAGGATTACTATCTTTAACATATCTAGGAGTATCAGTAGCAATTACAGAATAAGTACCATCTACACTTGTAGCTGTATTAGCTCGGGTATAAATAGGATTTATATCTGTAGTAACATAGTCAGTAAACTTAATACTTTCAGTTTCTTCGAGATATTCTTTCACAATATTAGGATAGTCTTTGGAAGCCAATACCATTCTATCCTGAAAATCAGATGTAAGAGTATCTAAAGTAATATTAGGCACATAAGGAGTGTAATTCTTAATGAATACAGGTAGTGTATTAGCTAAATACTGAGTCATGTAGTCATTAAATTTATTATACTGATGACGAAGATCAGCATACTTTGAAGTATATTCAATACGTTTGGAGAAACCTACAAGTCTTCCAACTGTATTATCTGGACCATTAACCCATGTAGTTCCGCCAGAAATAGTTCCAGGGTTTGATCCTTTAGTATCATTAAGAGTGGCTCCAGTATTCTCATCAAATAGCCATTCATTTACCATTCCAGTAGAAGGATAAATAGAATTATATCCATCCAATACCTCAGAGAATTTCAATTTCCTATTATAAATACGGACAAAATCAATATCTATAGATGTGTAGTCTTGACTAGCATTTGCACGTCTACCTAAGACAAGGAAATCAGTACCACTATCACTTGCACTATTATCAATAAAATTACTAGGTTGCTGAATACTATTGACGTACATTGTAGGTACTTCGCCAGTAGCAGCAGTTATAGTCATGCTATACCATGTATTAGCAGTTAAAGGATTAGAAGTGATATTCTTAAGAATATCATATTTCTTAAATTGGAATGCTATTCGATTATCTGTAGTGGTACGAAGACACCATCCAAATCCATCAGAATTACCCCGTTGAATAACACGAGCGAGATCACCAAATGCATTGATCTTAAATTTGATATGAATTGTTAGCTCACTGCGAGAAGGATATGATCCAAAGGAAACATAACCGGTAGTACCATTAAGAGTAAGAGATGTTCTTGTAACACCTTCTACTTTAAATCCATCATATAGTGGAGTATGACCAATCGGCTGGCTAAATCCAATGCTTCTATTTCTCCACATAAACACGTTATTTAAATCAGTATAACCAATTTCATCAGGGAATTTAATATAACTATATTGGCTATTAGTTTGGGGAATGATGTTATAGAATTTGAAAGTATCAGAAAGCATTAGTAATGAGAACTTACCTTGTGCTCTGATGGGAATATAATATTGACCATTATTAAGAACCGGATCAATCCATTCAACTGCTCCACTAGGAGAATTGTCAAGTTTAGTCCATACGACAAATGAGTTTTTATAACTCGCTGGAATAGGAACATCCACGTTGTTATTATATCTGGCATACATCAATACACCCTTTAAATAGATAATTGAAATATAAACAGATGTGTCTTTATTGATCATAAATACCAGTGTATTCATATCAGTAACGTATACGCTAACAAGATCTGGATCAATTAATCCAGTTTCATCAGATATTATCATACCTACTTTAGTTCTTACTCCAAAATCAGTAAGTTTATACACAGTGTGTGGTACAATGGACTTTCTATCTAGTAATGCCTTATCATTTAGTACATCCTCATAGAGATATACTACAGCACTATTACTAGGTAGAAGATTCTTTTTAGATTTACCGAAATCGAGATATGAATCTGTCTCAATTACACTAGAGGGAAACACGTTTGTTCTGAGATTATTGATTTTACTTAGTTCATTTTTCCGTACTAGAGTTTTAGTGTATATTCGTTTATAAATATCTTCATTAGCTCTCATTGGTTTATTTAACCTCCTATTTTGGATGCATAAATTTAATTATCTGTGTGTTCCAGACGTCATTTTAGACCTCAAAAAAGATACTGAATCAAGGTTCAGTATCTTAATTTATTTGCGATCCAGTCATATTTGAAATAAAAGGCAGTTATATATTATTATTATAGTATATATTGGATTACTATTGTACTAAATTGATTCACACTATTTGTCTCCAATATATAAATAACTAAACGGGGAGTGTTTCGCATGTCAATTGCAGAGTATCCATCGACCTACTCCGAATGGAGGAAGATGAACGAGCCTAAAGCAAGCTCTAAGAAAGAACTTAGTCTCGACGAAAAGGTTGATCGAGACACAAAACGCATGCTGAAACGCTTAAAGCGGCTTGAAGCAACAGGATTTACTTACAAGGAATCTAAATCTAATAAGGAGAAGAATCGGAGAATTAAAGAAAAACTTGATCTGCGTTTAAAGGAAACTTATATCCGTAGATTCAAATGTGGTGAAATTGGCATTGCACAAATGCCCAAAGATCTATTTCCTGAATTATTTGAACCTGAAGTTAAAGTTGATGATCGCCAAAATTGGCAAGAGCACATACATCATCATCTACGATGTGAAATTACTGATCATGAGAATGGCGTAAATGTATTCTGCCATACCTGCTCAGATAATCCTGAAGGTAAGTTAATAACAAACTTCTTTAAATCTGAAGACGAATTTATTAAATTCTTTCGATCCAATAATAAGAAAACTACTAGAAGTCATCCGTTCTATAAATGTAACTATTGCAAGTGCCAGATTTCTGTAAAGAACTTTTACAAGAAATATCAAATGCATAGATGCCCTAGTTGTGAATCGTATGATATCAGTAAAATGCGTGAAATTGAATTACATGATAAAGAAATATTCACATTGCTATCTAAAAGAGAAAGGATTAGACTTGAACTTAAAAAACTTATTGAAGATAAGACAAAAGAGCTTGAGCAATTTGACTATCTGGACAATCGCGAAGTTATTTATTGTAAAGAGCCAAAGATTGATAAAGTGGAATATGCAAATGAACTTCGAAGAAGAACAATTCGTATAGTCTTGAAAGATAATCATATCTTAACGGATTCTGCAATCGTATCTAAATTAAAGGAAGAAGAAAACAAAAAAAGAGATGCTCTCCCAAAATACGAGAAGAGCAGATGGGAAGAGAAGAAAAGATACAAGAAGCGTGGACGAAAACTTAAACTATAAACTAACTATTAGTTTTCGACGACACGTGGAAGTGAGATAGAATTGACCATTCTATCTGCGATTTATTAAGAATTTAAACCATATACTATATATCATATAAAAAATTTATTTAATTAAAAACCATACACAATATAAGACCTAACACAGATAACTACATGGTTATACATAATAAATAATCATTTAATTTAATATAATAATTTAAACTACTAATTAAAAATGGATTAGACTCGAAGACATTTTGTCTTCGGGTCAAAACACCACCGTATATATTTTTTTTCTATTAAAGAAGGAGGGAAGCAATTAATGGGTGAAGAGAAAAAGAATGTGATACCATTCAAATACTATTCCAGGTTCATTCTAATTTCAGTATTGCTTGCAATCACTATCGGCATAGTGATATTTACAAATTTTACAAAAGAAAATAAATATGACTTTCCTTTTGTAACGATTGTTGATCAAAATCAGGAAATCGTTAGAGTCTATCCAGCGTCAAACTTTGAACATATTGTGATAGACGATAATCCGTTAACCTATCATGCGGCTAAGAGTTTTATCAATAAAACAATGTCTTATGAAAAGATCTCTGATTATAACTTTGGTCAAATTGATCATTATGTAAAATCAGGTATCTATAAGATATATGATATTTACGGAGTTAACTATTTAACTCTATATGAGCAGGATAAAAAGATTGTGGGTTTAACCTACAAGTACATGCAAAATAAAACAGGAACAACGGAATTTCCTGAACGAGAATATATCTATCAGGATGTCGCTCGGATTGAGAAAATGATCGGGAATAAATTTACTGTAGAACCATACACCGGATTTAAAAACTTCGTTGTAAATAGAAAGAAAATGATATACACGCTATCGGCTATTGCTAATGACACAACTGCTGATACTATAGGCGGCATATTAAGTATGAATAAAGATATGTCGATTAATCTCTCGGTGTTTAATACTATGGCATCATACAATAATTTTAAAATGAAAATACAAAACTGACTCTAGAAGGAAACTGTCCCTTCTAGAGCTTTTTTTTTGTTAACGAACGGTTGAATACTTGTCACTTACTTTTTGTTCGATCTTTCTGTATAATGAGGTCAATTGATCACCAACCTCAATAGAAATCTTGTTAAGGTTGACAGTAGGGGACATCACAGCAGCGCTAATAATCATATAGAAAAAGTAAGGAATGTATTCAGTTGCAAATAGAGTAGAGGAGCCATAAGACGTGACCCATCTGTCAATGAAGTTCTTATAATTCAATTTCTTCATCTCAGGGAATACTCTAGCAAGATTATCAATAAAGATCTTAAGATTCTTGTAACCAGAATCATCTGTATACATAGGAATCTTAGAATCCAATGCTTTGATAACTTCTTTACTATTGTAACGAAGCTGATCGTACATTGGATTAGTAAACATTTGGTCATGTCCATAGATTTGATAATAGAAGAAGTTAGTAATCAAGAAGTTAAACTTCTCTTTCTTAATATTATCCATGAATCCAAGATTGGACACCACGTTAGAGAATAAACGAGCATAGATAGGAGCAATATCTCTAGCAAATGTAATGATCGTTTGATCAATAATTGTAGAGAATGCTGCTGAAAGTAAAGATGCGTACAAGATATTAGGAGAGATCCTAAGAATATTATCCTGACCCAATTTACCGAAGTTAGTTACATTGATAACCATAACAGGTTTCTCATTAACTACTCTTCTAAAAAAAGGAACTGCGGTAGTCAAACGCTGCTGATCATTATAGACCAGTTCAAGTTGACCACTTTTTACTAATCGGTCGATAACGTATTTAGATGGGAATGGGGATGTTCTATTAGTCACATCCATCATAGCATCCGCTACTGCATCATAATCAAGCGTGATAGTTCCGTTTTTACCTAGACTATATGCCATGACTGTCTTAGTCAGGTTAGAGTCCGATGCTTCTTCAGCATAGGCAAAAACAGATGTAAGATTAAGTGGGGTTAATTTTGCCATTTGTTTATCATCCTCCAATTGTTGGTCTTAATAAGCTGTTTTGTTTTATTCGTCTTGGACTATCTTCTTGAGTGTTAGACTCGCAGTAAGAGAAAAATCAGTATCGGTAGCTTTAGTAATATTTATTACAGAAGTAGATAGACGGTAATCTCCATTCACAGGATTAAGCTCTTCAAATTTCTTATGAGCTGTCACTTTGTATAGAAGATTTGGTCCAATCATTTCATAATCAATATCTATTAAATTTACCATTAAAGCAGATTTCATTTCTTTAGATCTGTGTCTTAATTGTCTAGATATTTTATGACTTGATACATATACAGGTTTTACTAATGCATCATCACCACCGTCAAAAGTTGTGACAGTTTGTAAAGAATCTATACTCATAATACTTGAACCGTCAATAAGTTCTGAGTAATTGTCTAGTTTCACAATCTTAGGAGGCTCTGTCATATTGGCAATATAAGCATTACCTTCTTTGGAACATCCCACATCAGATTGCTCATTAGACCCATCTTCTTCCAGGAACATAGCAACATTTGAAGGTGTATCCTCTTCAACTGCTTTTCCAAGATTTATTCTATCTAGCATATAGTTATGAGTTAAACCCATATAGAATGTATAAGGGGTAACAAATAATCCATTATTCTTATTGATATAATCCAAGGTAGCTAAAAGATTACCTGTCGGTACAATGATATTAGAAACTTTGTCATACGGAATAGCATTCATTAATATTGAAGTGAATCCTCTTGATGCAAACGCTGCTGCTAATGCATTCGTCAATGAATCGACCACACTTAATGATTTAACTTTTCTATACATTGTAATATTCATATTATCTAGTAAATAGAATGATGCATCTACTAAAGCATTAGGACTATTAGCATCAATCTCATCACCATTATCCTTCTCACCAGTCATTGTACGAAGTTCTTCAGGTTGAAAGTCGTATTCATTTCTAATAGAGAATGATTTATTGAATACTAACTCACGAGCTTTAACGTCAGTATTAACAATATTCTTATACATGATAACAAGAGCTTTTAAATCCGCTTCATCAATTGTAAGTGCTTTATATACATCTTTAGTAACTGAAGCAATAACTTGAATAATAGGTATGATATTTTCATCATACTTATTGACAATAGTAATACTTTTAATAAATGCTGATTTAATGATTAACTGATCATTGCTACCTTTTTTCGAGATTATGATATCGTTTAACACATATTTGTATTCATCCAAATCTCCAACAGATCTTAACATTGTCACACATCCTTTATAATTAAAATAAAAAAATCACGAACCCTATTATTTAAAGGTTCGTGATATAATTTATATATTAAACGCCAGTATGACCAAATCCTGTAGTACCACGTTCTGTTTCAGATAGAACTTCTTTCTCAGTGAAAATACCTTTCCACACAGAAGCAAGTACACCTTGAGCAACACGTTGTCCTTTAAATACAATGATTGAACCTACAGGAATTTCCTGAAGATCGCCATCTTCATAAATAAGACCCTTAGTTAAAGGATCAATATCATGAATGCTGACAGGATAATTCTCCAAAGTTACTAGTTCATCACTAGTTTGCATCACAACTGATTGCTCCTTTTGATTAAATTCCCATCGTATCTGAGTGATATTATCCATGTTAACTTTAAGTTCACCACGATAATTAGAATCACCAGTACCTAAAGTTACACGAGATTTAGTCTTAGCACTTAATCCAGATCTAGGACGAATTTGAACTTCTAATCCTAGTGGAGTTTCAAATGCTAATCCAGTTGGAATTAAAGCAGTTTCACCAGGAAGAATAATCACATCTTCCATAGCGACAAGATCATATCCTGAATCTCCCCGCTTATTATAGACAGGAATTTCAGCTTCAGGATTGATTCTTTTTATACCAACAGGAACTGTAAATGGATACGGATCATAGATAGTTTTATTGAATAGTGGATCTGCTTCAGGATTACCTGTAAAAATTACACCACCTTGTGTACCATGTGCAACTGCTCTAGCACCCTCATCTAATATTTGTGGTGGTTTATAACCTATATATTTTTCATTTTCTTTCATTGTCTATTCCTCCAATTTTGCGATTATAATACTCGCTATGATATCATTCTTCTTAATAAAATAACTGTTTACTGGAACTAATTGTGCAGGGATAGTCGCTTCTTCACCGTTAATAAGTTTAACCTTATTAGACTGCATGTGCACTGGTCTATCACCTGGACTTTTTACAGGAAACATAATAGGCATCTCATAATTATGTAATATGAATTTGAACGTTTCTGTATTATGAGTAGATTCGGTACCTTCTTTGAAGAAAGCATGATGCTTTACTTCCAATTTAGTTTTGAAATACATAGTATCGGTTGATTGTGCAATTAACGTTGACTTATCACCGATAGCAATCTTCAGACCTGTGTCAATACATTTACTTTCACCGGGTGTCATAACAATGTCGTATACAGCTCTAATTGTTACTAGCAGTACAGTTGGGCTAATTTCGATTACTTCAAATGGGCAACTGTAGGAAGCATAAGTAATTGGAAAGTTTTTAAACTTACCATGTTCAATTACCTTGAATGTGATATCATTGATGTTAATAAGTATCTCTCCCTTGGAAAAAAATATGAACTAGGAATTTATCTTAATCCCTAGTTCATTTAATTATAAGTTTTTAAATATTGATACGTCTAGCCGAAGAAGATTAGTAATCCTCTAGGTAATCTCACCACACCAGTTAACCAGCCGAAGCTATCAGATTCACCAGCGAATACATCAAATTTATGATTCTTCATAATTCTAATATTTGCCCAATGTGGTCTACCTTCGTCACCAATTAGAAATCCACTTGCCAATGAACCAAGATGATCATCCGGATCTGTAATAGATGATTGACCATTTAAATTAGGAGACAGGTTTCCTTCTTCTGGATCGTTATTATAATCATTATCCACAATCTTTGTACTTTCAACGATATACATACCACCATTAATCTGATCCAAGAATTCAATAAATTCATGAAGATCATTAATAGTAGTTTCTTTGAAAGCATCCTGCCATGTTTTAGTGGCAACATACTCACCTGGTTTTTTAGCTGTAAGACCACCAATCGCAGATTGTCCTGATGGTTGAATCAATTCAAGGGCTGAGTTTTTATACATTTCAAGATTCACACCTTTTTCTTCAAGCTTTTGTTTAATAAATTGAGATTGTAGTTTTTCTTGCATTTTGTCAGACTCCTCATTTTCAATTTTTAGTAAAGATTCACTAAGATCATTTAATCTTTTTCTGTTATCATCATCTTTAATATACTCTATATCCAACTGTAACCTAATACTGAGTGGAATACCAATAACTTTATTTATTGCACCAACTGATTGTAGGAGCTGTAAAACTTTTAAATCAGAAGTATAGTACTCTGGATCAAGTACTACATCACCAAGAACAATAATACTTCGTTCATCTTCTAATTCTTTAAAACCAGATACAATCTTACCATCAACCATACTTGGCGCATAGAATCTAAAGATAAAATTATCTGTATCCGTATTGAATCCATGTATTTCAACTCTGTATTCATCAACTTCAAACGGATAGTTCTTTTGACACTTTTGAATTATAATCGGACGTTCAAAATTAATTACAGGCATTTAATCAATCCTTTCAGTAATTGAGTAGTATATTCCAATAGAATAATATATATTTTAGAAGATTCAAACTTGCAGCAAAAAAGAAATCCAATCCCTAAAGTGGGATTGGATCTTCTTATTATTTAAGCATCAGGTAACAGTGCATTTAAAGTTCTGAGAGCCTCATCAGCTTCAGGATCTGGTTTGAAGGATTTCTCATACTCAGCAAATTCATCAACTTTGTTAAATTTGAAATGCTCATCAGTTACTGGACTAACGTTCATTGCAATAGAGTAACCATTACCGATACCACCTGCACCACCAGAGAAGAAGTCTTGTTGAACAGTCGCTTGACTTAATCCATTCAGGACTACAGGGTTTACACTATTCTCAGTGATCTCAGGATATGGATCTTCAAGTCCCAAGTTTTGGAAAGCCAAGTTTGCATTATACTTAAGGAATGTAACTACCTCGTCAACTAGACCAAGTTTAGTGTACAAATCTGTAGTATATTCAACCTCGTTATCCATCAATACCGTAAAGATTCTCATTACCTCATCAAGTACATCTTGCTGCTCCTCTTCAGGAATCAACTCAAATACTTCTTGAGCTACTGCTCCTGTATACAATCCGTGGATTGCTTCATCACGACAGATTAAGCCGATTCCTTCTCCGCTTGCCCGCATTGTTTTTTGTCCGGAAAGGTATAACGGATAGAAGAATCCTGAATAGAAGAGGAAACTCTCAAGCATGACTGAGCAAGCCAAGCAGAGATAAAAAGACCGCGCATCGAATTTAAAATTTGAGACATATACTTGCAACGCCCTTCTATAGTAAGCTTCAATAATAGATACTTTCTTTTGAAGATAAGGATTTTCTTTGATCCAAGCAAATACATCTTTAATTTGCTCACGGGAAAGAAGTGTTGTAAATACTGAACTGTACATCTTAGCATGAATACTTTCCATAAATGCGAAGTTATTAAACGCCATCCGACGTTGTTCATTTCCTGCAAGAATAGAAATAGTAGTCATACCGATAGAGGATTGTTTAGTATCAAGTAGGGTTAATCCACCGAATACATGCATGTAAGTTCCACGCTGATCATCAGTCATGTTTTTCCAATCCAATGCATCATCACTGAAGATTAGACGTTGGTCATGCCAGAAAGCAGATAGTGAAGTGTCGATAATATCTTTGGTATAATCATCATCTGGTTCGTTCCAGTTTACAGCAGCGAATGGATTTTCTTCGGTATATTGTAGAACACCTTGGGCGTTTAAGATAATTGAATCAGTTGTGGTTGTCATTGTTTATCTCCTTATACGCTACAGGATACGCAGCCAGGTTCGTTATCCGATTCAACCTGTCTCATAACTCTGCGAATGCCTGTTTTAATTTTTTCTTGCTTAGGACGGTTAGTCCTAGTGTAGTAAAGAGATTTCAAACCTCTATAATTGGCATAAAGGTAATGACCTGCAAGATCACCAGTAGCTACATCTTTGTTTACATGTAAGATACAGCTAATGCCTTGATCAATATGCTCTTGGATTACAGCAATCATATCAATAACTGCTCTTTGATCCATTTGATAAGCAGATTTATAATACCATTTATTCTCACGGGAATAATGAGGTACTGGATAGAAGATCTTACCTTTTTTGTACGAACGAATTTCGACAACGTCGATAATCGGCATTACAGAACTCGTAGCATTCTGTACATAGCTAATACTTTGAGTAGGAGCGATTGTTAAGCGATAAGCATGGTATAAACCATGTTCTTTGATATCTGCTTCAAGTTCGATCCAATCTTGAGGAGTAGGAATGTAGATTCCTTCAAATAGTGCAATTGCTTTAGCAGATAAAGGAGCATAGTTTTTGTTACGATACTTAGTGAAATATACACCTGTATCATATTCAGAACCTTTGAATCCTTTGAATGTAATACCACGTTCTTTTGCAATTTCACATGAACGCTTCAAACTGTAGAAGTTCATCATCATGAAGAAAGTTCTTGCAAAGTCACGAGCTTCGAATGATTCATACTTGATCATATTTTTAGCAAGATAACCATTAAGATCCATTGCCCCAACGCCAACTGAATGCATTTCATCATTGGCTTTAAGTACACCTGGAACTGTACTGATTCTTGTAAAATCTGATACTGCTGTAACTACATCCATTGCAGTATATACAGTACCAGCAATATCTCTGCTTAGCATTGTGTTAGTAATATTGATTGAATCAAGGTTACAAGAAATATCACGTCGAATATCATCTTGCTCGAAGTATCTGCCGATTTTTGAAACTTCTTGCAACTGCATAATTTCAGTACAAAGATTAGTCATCAAAATTCGACCTTCGTTTTTAAGAGCATGCTGTTTATTAGCATTAGTGATATTGAAGATATAAGGATAACCAGATTCGAGTTGAACTTGAGCAATCTTGTTAAGGAATGCACGAGCACTCATAATCTTAGTTTTTCTAATACGATCATCCATCATGAATAGATCATAGAAGATATCGAAATCAACTTCTGTGAATGCCATACCGTAGTATTTCTTCACATCGTAAGGACTGAATCCGTAGAAGTCTAGATCTGCTTCTGCAAGATCGTAGAACTTCTGTGGTACAGTTAATCCAAGAGACAATGATTTCAGACGAGTAGCATCATCAGCATTTTCTTTCTTGGAGTCAATTACCATATTTACATCTGGATGGAATACGTTAATATAACCTGCTCCACTACCAGAACGTTGACCGAGTTGATCATAGAAAGAGAAGATTCTTTCAGCAATAAGCAATACATGTAAAGGACCTTTTGCTGCTTCTTCAACACCCATGATTGGATCGCCGAATGCACGAAGGTTACTTACATCAAATGCAACCCCACCACCAATACGACTAAGATTAGCCATGTTAGTAAGATTGTGTTGAATAGATTCAGTAGAATCATCAAGTGCAAGTAAGAAACAACTTACCATTTCACCACGACGTGCTCTACCAGCATTTAGATATGTTGGAGTTGCAGGTTGTACTCGTTGCTCCATAAAAGAAGCTAAGAATTCTTTTGCTTTTTCATAATCACCATTTCCAAGATACATAGAAACGATAACATTGTGCTCTTCAAAAGTTTCCAAGAATGTTTTTTTGTCATCACTCTTAAGGGCATAATCTTCATAGAATTTGTATGCTTGCATAAAAGTTTTATAATTGAATTGATAATCGGAAGCTAATGTATGTAACTCGACGATCTGCTCATCGGTATACTTAGCAATAATATTTTTATCATAGAATGGAAGAGTGGTTTCTTCCATAAAACATTCTTCAGGAAGATTAGCCATAACATCATCAAGTATTTTAGAATAGTATGGATCTGATATATCCACTTTTATCTTTTCAAGATAGCCGATGATTTTTTCTACATCCATCGTCTTTTTAACGACTGAATGCTGCTCAACAAGGTATTTCATACGTTGAACAACGTTTGTAAACTTCAAACGGTTTTCATCCACGTATTCAAGATATTTTACAATGGCAAGCTTGTCATTATCAAGACGCAAGAAGCCATCCTCATCTTTGAGCATAATACTATTATTAAGCTCGTAGTAATTCATGTTTTCTAATGACGCTGTAGTCAATTTGACCAACCCTTTCGATAAATGATTTTATTGTATCGACATTCCCTGATAATTCAAACTTGGAAATGACAGGTATTCCGTATTCATCTGAAATTACATCTGCTGCTTTGCAGTATGTTTCATGCCATCTTCTATTACCACTTGATGCTACACCAAGAAGAAGTTGGCTGTTATTATGTAAAAAATTCTGAGTTGTAATTGGAACAGTTCCAAACGTATCAGTATAAGTAATAAGTATATACGGTTCTTCCACTTTCTCAACTTCTCTAAGGAAGACAGCTCTCATCCCTAGCTTCTTAACAAATCTTCTCACGTTTCCGAATCGAGTATCGAACACTATAAGCGGGCTACTCAATGTATCACATCACTTTCGTGGTAAATTTATAAAAAAAATTATTAACCCAACGAAACCGAGGGTTAATAATCTGGCTTATAAAAATGTTCAAAAGAGGCTTATTTTTTAATCATAAGCCACTCCTGAGTACATTTCTAAAAATAACATAAATTTTTATTTTGGCGGATCTAATTGCAAATCCCTGAGGTCAAACTGGACGAATAATCCGATCAATGACATCAAAGCTAAGACTGGAAAGAATATGAGTATCATCACTGGAAAATAGACCAATACCGTATAAGGGCCATGAATGTGTCTATATCTAGGTATAATAAACTTACCAAACGTTAGTAACCTAATAAATTGAATTCCTATCGCTGCCACTAATGTAGCAAGCAATACCGACAATTTAAGAGTTGCTAAATGGATTGTGGCAACTTTATTATGTTTAACTATTGGAAAGTATGATTTCGTAGTTTTATCATAGTATCTCACTCTGTAAATATTAGCGACGATGTAAAAGATAAGATTGAGGATACAAAATGGGACTAGGGGATGTGAAGATAGAAAGTCCTGTAGCCAAGTTAACATAGCCAACATCTCCTTTAGGTTTAGTTTCATTAAAATCCGTTTCTTCTTTTATATGATCGTAAATATCATCATGAAATACATGGAGATAAACTGTACCAACTTTCATAGGATCAATTGCCATAGTTTATAACCTCCTTCCAATATGAGTTTGAAGGAGTAATGTACCAAGATTATCCACACCACTCCACGTTGGTAGTTCAGTGACATTGAAATTCATAGTGACATCATACGCCAATCTCATTTGTCTTGCGGCAAAATTGAAATCAAGACCACCAGTAAGTGTTCCCATTCCAGTCATTGCAACATTTCTAAAATTTGGATCACTTGCGGACAATCTTCTACCCACAAGTAATGCTGCTCTAGTAGAATGGAAGCAGTTATTTGTACCAACTATATTCATTGGTGTTCTCATAGTTGGTGAATGGATTACTAATGGGATTGAAAAATGATCTGTTTTAACTGCAAAAGCAGTCCCAACAGGTTGCTCCCCACCATAATCAAGATTAATACGTCTTTGTACACTTTCCATTACCTTTGGACCAACGATATCAATGATAACTTGATCGAATCCTCCATCCATAAGACCGAAAGAATTTGCAGGACTTACAAGAGCACTGATATTCATTCTATTATAATCATCTCTAAAATCACCATATACGATATCTACTTTTGTACCTTGAAATTCGCATTCCCATGCTAAACATAAATCACTATTATTTGAGAATAGAGTTAGATTCATTCGATTCATTTTCCTTTCTATATTTGATAACAAATTCTTCTGAACCGAGTGGTTGTTCGTGAAAGAAATTTGCATAAAGTGGGAGTATTCGACAGATTTCACCACGACGATTAATAAAGACCTTATCATCTTCACATGGTTTATTATTCTTCACATCCCAAATAATAATAGGTGGTCTGTTTGCATCTCGTAAGATTCTAATAACTTCGTGTTTAAGAATTGAAACCCAATAAGGTTCTCCATCAGATGGCATGGTATCACATGAGAAATAAAATGTACACACACCATACCACATATCTGGATCGGGTACTTTAATAGGATCAAGTTTAATATTACCTTTCATAAACCAGTCAGGGAGTGTAAACCCTGACTCGTATTTAATATAATTAATAATCGCTTCCTGTTCTTTTTCTGTAAATTCGTGCATATTAAAACTCCTTTACCATTTTAATCTATTGTGTGTACATCCGATTCGGGGTCGGAATGATCATACTCAACTTCTTTTTCAGAACCATCTGGTAAGATTATATATTCTCGTGTAACCACACCCTCTATTTCTTGGGATGACGGTTCAATATCAAATACCTTTTTTGATTCTTTATCATATTTAGCATCAGTTATAACTTTCGTTTCATGATTCCACTCACTAACAAATTTAACATTTATCACTGACATGTATTAATCTCCTTACCATTTTAGATTAGTTGACTTAGGTTGTTCTGCATATTTGAAAAGCTCATCGAGCATAAGAGAATTCTCTCCAGTGAATACTAACTGATTTAATTTAAGCATATCACGCTTATTGTACTTATCCTTAATGCAGTCGGTTAAACTAGTTTTTTGTGCAGTAGTCATATTATTAAGCTGGAACGTCAGATCAATTGCTCTAAATACATTGACTAGGTAATCTTCTTGATTGCCGTTATAGATCTCATCAATGATATTTTTGATATGAGTATACTTAGATCGAAGTAATCCTCGTTCAATAGCTAGATCAAGGATCTTTACAATCTTTGTATATCCATAACCGGATAATCCTTTGATATCTCTAGATTTAAGACCTGCAAATGAATACAGGATAGATAGTTGCTCATATGAAACAAATTGATTCTCATATGCAGCACCTTTTAATAGAAACTCCAGAATATTCTCTCTAGTAATTAACATACTTTCATCACGTTTAAGACGGAGAATTTCTGTATTAGTTAAAGCGATACATTGATACCATAATGGATCTTTGGAAAGAACCAAATTAAAATCACTTGGGTCTTTAGTGATCATGTAAGAAGCTGAATTCATCGGCTCAGTATTCTTACAGTCAATATAGTATACGCCAGGTATATACGTAGCTATAGTTTTAATAAGGTTTAAAGAGAAATATACTTCTTTATTAATAGGCTTGTAGTCTTCGTTATCTTTAGAAGATTTATCGAAGAATTTATATCCATACTCATTATAGTATTCGGAATTGTTTCTTGGTTTCTCACTACCAAAATATAGGTAGATTTTTGTAGCCAATTTATTCTTTCCGAAATATAATCTATAGTGAGCACATAGATTGATGATACAAGCGGTCATTACAGTATTGGTCTTATCATTCAACCAATTGGTTTCTTCATAATTCTTTGAATCGTATAGCGGTTCCAATATAGTATGAAGATCTATATGGATTGAAACTTCTTTATGCTTCTTCTCGAACTTATCTTTGAAAAGCTCATCCAGTACGGCGAACTTAATCCTGTTCATGTTAATAATTTTCTCAATCAACTATATCCCATCCTTTCATCTAATAATATGTAGACGAAAAAATTAAAATCCGGTTATGGAATTGCTCCCATAACCGGTAAGTTTATTTAAAATTCATTTAAAGCTTCAAGAGATTTTTCAATCTCAGCTAGGCGAATATGATCGCCAGCTGCAATTGCTGCTTCTTTTTCGGCAAGAAGACGTTCATGATATTCTTGTAGCATTTACGCTTCCTCCGATGTTTCTTCGGACTCTTGCTCCTCAGCATCTTCAGCAGCCCCAGGATCATTGACAAAATAGCGCTCAACAACGTTTTGTGCTGCTACCGAGCTAACCACGTCAATGATTGTAAATAGCGGCATTTCATACAAGCTGTTATTCTCACCGTTATACACATTTTCCGCATGTGCAACAGCATCTCTAAAGCATGTATACGTTTGCTCAAATACAACGTCTGAATCAGCTTCCGAAATATCTTCACCAGTTACAATACGTACTTTTGTTACGATGATATCTAAGATACCGGAACATGCATTGATTGCAACTGCATCAAGATATCTTTCCATTTCAGTTTGTTCAGTTTTGTCTTTTTCAATTTGCTTGAATTGATCAAGACTCAACGTTTCATCGGCTGCTTTAGCGTTAAGAATATTAGCTTCAGCATAGCGCATGAAGCGTGCAAACAGCGCGTGCATTGCAACCTGTTGTGGTTCGATTTGTGGTTGTTGTTCTGTAGTGTTATTAGTTTCCATGGTTTTAGTAGTCTCCCTTTAATTCGAATTTAGTATTATTGATACATGTGGGCGAATAGCCCATTTTTCTTCGGTGTAATGCGGTGTAAACCAGTTTTATTAGAAGGACGGCGATTACCATACGATGCAGTCTCATAAGCGTCAGCGTTATTAATAGGATCGTATTCTTCTGCCGCGATAAGCGCAGCAACGTCAACTACTTCTTGTTCCGGTGGAAGATCTGAAACCAGCTTTTGTACATCCACGTCACGATCTTCTTGTTCTTGAAGAATTTCACGAACACGGTCTGGATCATATTTAACATCTGTCGAAGCTAAAAGAATATATAGTAATTCACCAGCTTCTTCTGGTGTAAAACCAATTCCTTTAAGCAGCATTTCAGCAGATACATTGTAATTACGAATTTCAATTTTTTCTTCACGGCCGTTCCACGATGCTAGAGCGACAACTTTCTGCTCGTTCTTTGAATTAACTTCAGTGATTTCGCCGATAATAGATTTAATTTCACAATCAATATCTTTTGCCATGGTTATAACCTCCAAGGTTTATTTTGATTTTTATATACAACTGCCAGTGGCAGGATGTAACTATGCTTTCAAGTTATTTGCTTCTACCATATTGTACATAATATCGTTGACCATAAAATAAGTTTTTCCTGCGGTGATTGAATCATGAATCGGATTATGCTTTACAAGATTATTGCAGCCGCTAAATATGAACCGATCCAAATCAGGATCAAGATTTACCATAGCTAACATTGTACCTAATTCATGCATAGGATATGGGCCAAGCCATTCCCGTTTCTTCAGATTATCCATAACACATTGACGCATGAATCCGCTTTCACATGGAGATTGGAAATCGCCTAAGATGATAGCTTTATCCCTCCATGCCATGTAGAAATTCCAAAAGATTTCACGCATATCTTTACGACATGGTAGCTGTACAAATTGAGCATTATGCTCAACTGTAAGTAGAGTTTTTACAATATTGTCTTGACACCATTGGGATTTAACCGCACTAAGTTCTGCGTATAAACCTAAAGTGCTAATAATTTCTTTTGTTTTCAAGTCCCATATAGAAACTCCAACTGCGAATGTCTCTCCATAGAGATCATCAGTTTCCACATCAAATGAGAATAGATGTGTCTTCTCTCCAACGTACATAGTATCATTCCTTTTCATATAGATTTATATTATTACGTATTAATAATATATATTTCTTTAAAGTTATTCATTTGATTAGAAAAAATAAGCTGGAACATAGAAGCATTCCAGCCTATCCATTTAACTACTCAAGCATCTGTACAATATAATCAGATGCTGCTTTGATCTTATCGGACTCAACTGAAAAGTTCTGTTGAGTTGCAAGCTCAGTAAATGTACAGGAAATTCCCGTAGCCATTGCTTTCACTAGGAATGCAGTTGTTGGATCTGAATCCATAACTACAACCCTATTTTCTCTTGGTACCACATCAATCTTACCTTCTTTGATTAAGTGATGAAGAAGACGAACATCTTCACTTGTAACTTTAATTTGTTCATCACGTGAACCACCAGAATTGTAATCCTTAATAGATTCCAATACCTTCATCATAAACTGAAAGATTTCGCCAGTGGAGATTCCGAAGATCGTACTTACAGTTCCATCGAAACCATACTCGATAGGTTTCTTAATTGTAACATCTTCGAACTGCATCACTTCACCACTGTTAATCTCTTTCATGAATCTATCTGCTTCACTTTTAGCTACTCGATAACCTCTAGTTACCTTTGTAGCTTCCAGCTTATCAGCAAGTACATAAGCACGCAATACATCAGTAGTTTGACCAGTTCTTTTTGCAAGTTCACCTAACGTGTAGCTTTCTTCATGTTCAACCATTTTAATTCCTCCAGAGTCCATAGTAGTTTGTATATTACTCTATAATAATATATATTTCCACAAGGCTCGAAAGACAGAAAAAAAAATAAGTCCAGATATTTCTACCTGGACTCCTGTATTACTTAGTAGGATACTGAGCTTGAATTCTAGTAATAATATCTACAAACTCGATATAGTGATCGTGAATATATTTGCAAACTTGATAAGTATGCATCCATATAGAATCATCCATAAAAGCTTCCTCATTGATTTCTTTAGGAACATAAATACCATACTTAGCACTTACTTCTTTGTAGAGTGCTCTAACAGCATCAACATCTTCTTTATGCTTACGTTTATGATCAGCCAATCCTATTAAGATTAGATTAGCAAGGTTGGAGAAATCATGAACAACTTGTTTCAATGCTTTTATTTCTTGTGGCATAGCATTGAATGGAATTTCCGTGATTGATTCATCATCATATAGGTCTGAATTTTTCACACGAATTAATTCCGATATTAGCAGCGAAATATGACTGTGGTTTAAATTGTGATGATGTTTCAATATTAATGCAGCCCAATCAAGAGCAGGAGTTTCCAATTCAGTACTGATTGCCGAGATAGTTTTTGTGTATGCAATTCCATTCAGGAGCGCAAGAACTTTTTTAGTATAAGTAGTAAAATTACTAAATTCTTCATTAGTAAGTGTTAAGTTATTAGTTTCCATTAGCAGATCATTCCTCTACGTTTTATAGTTTTCAAAAAATAAAGGATGGTATGAGTTTCCTCATACCACCCGTTTACTACTGCTAATATTAGCAGTCATCATCATCATCTTCATTGCTGTTTTCTTTCCAGTCAGCAACTTGCTCTGGATCGAATCCAACTTTGTCATCGCCAACTGCACGATAAACTTTTGCAAATACGATTGTCTTCTTCTTGTCTTTGAATTTGTGGGAGTTGTGTTTCTTTTTCTTAAACACTTCTTCCACTGCGTCAACGATGAAGTTCTTATCGCTGTAATCAGTATCAGTGATAATGGCCATTGTGATTTGAGAATCAAATTCAAGCTCAATACCTTTTTTGTACTCGACTACTGTTACCAGCGAAACACGACGATCATCAGCATCGCGGTACGAATAACCGATGTCTTCCAGAGCTGCTTTTGCAGTAGCTGTAAGTTCGGTATTGTCTTGTACTTCTGAAGCGCCCATTAACGTTAGGCCGCCATGTGTTTGACGATTGTCTTCGTCACATGCAAAGATATTGGATTCTTTATCAATCATTGCCAAAATGCGCAGGCGCTTTTTGTCTTGAGCTACTTGAATATTTTCGATATCGTCCGGAGAGCCGCCCATGATAATAATAACTTTACCGATGAAATCTTGAATCACATCTGGACCAACTTTAAATACCTCTTGATCCGGTTGAGTTACTAAACCTTTTACTGCTGCTAGATTTTTTGACATTGCTTTTTTTCCTCCTTAAGAGTATTTATAGAAAGTCTAGTTGATAATAATTAACTATTCTCTCTATTATTCACTATAATAATATATAATTGCTAGGTACTTGAACATGCAGTCATTAATGATATAGCGGAATATTATCTTCATTTCTTACAATACACAGTTCCATAAATATTTCTGAATATCTTCTCATCATTACATCGAGAACACTTGTTTTACCTGCGTCTCGAAATAACTTGCGTATAGTATGACGCAATGCTAATCTAGATAACGGATAACCTCTCTTAATTGGCTTTGCTGATAAATTACCAATAAGAACAAAGTTAATCTGCCGTTCTGGTTTATTCAAATCATCATATGCTAAAAAGCATACTTCATATTTCTCAATAAATGTAATACAGATCTTAGTCATTTTAGCGACATATTCTATAGTAGTTTGATTTGCACCAGACTTAGACATGTCGATATTATAAGCTCTCAATACAGCCGGTAACCTATTAATGTTATGAATAATTTCAGTCATTAAATCATTAGCAGCTTCAATTGCAATACCCATTAAACGTATTGGGGTATCGAAATCATCATTGGCGACATGGAATTCAATAACATAATCATTAGATTTAGTTTTAATGAATTTAACACAAACCATGTCTTGCAAATCATAATAGTACTGATCTAGTTCTTTAGTAACTGATTGATAGAACTTTTCTTTATCGGCTAGTAATCTGTCCAGAAGCTCAGTACTCAATTAAATCAATTCCTTTCTAGTAGTATGTATATCACATTTTAATAATATATATTTGGTTGTGATATATTATTTTTTATACGCCTCTTAGTCGCAAGGATTACTCTAGATACTCTAAACGCAGAATAAATCTCGTCATAAGGAGTGATATCATCATGATAAAAGTTTTTAGGCGTAAAGAATGTGTTAAACCATTAATCTTGGATATTGATGGAATATTAGTTAAAAGTGCTCGTTATGTAATCTCTACTTACGGACGAATCTTGGATAAAGATTCTGATAAATATATTCAATCCAACAGAAATGATCGAGGATATGAGAGAGTCCAACTAGAGGAGAAAGGTTTATTCAATAAGACGTATAGAGGACTCCATAGATTAGTTGCCTTGGCATTTATTAAAAACCCAAACAATTTTAATCAAGTCCTTCATATTGATGGTGATAAATCTAATAACTTCTCTCATAATCTTAAATGGGCGTCAGATTCTGATGTGACCTATGCTGCATTATCTAAAAGAAATAAAGCAGGATTTACAGAAGGTGAAGTTCACAAGATTGGGTCGTTAATGATGAAACCGTGGAATTATCATACCATCCTAAGAGAATTGGGATATGATAAAGATACCGACTATAAGAAATTTGAAATTCTAATGTCTGTGGATAAGAATATTAAGTATAGTTCTATCCTGACTAAATATAAAAGAGTTGCTAAAAACTCTGAACCTATCAAATTCAGAGATAATATTGCTAGTAAAGACATTATAGAAAGATCCTGTAAACTTATGGAAGAAGATAATTGGAGTTATGAAGGAATTTGTATCTCATTACAAATAGAGATGTCCTACAGACGATCATTCAAAAAGATTCTATCTTCCGTATATTTGGGTAAGAAATATAAAGGAATCTCTAGTAGATTTGATATTAAAAATCCAGTCAAAGAGAATAATAGATATAACACTGAAACTATTGATGCTATAAAATCCAGAATCATAGAAGGTATTAGAAATATTGATATCATTGGTGAATTTGGATGCAGTGAGTCCTTCTTGCTGCGAATCAAAAAATCAGTTGCATAATAAACCGGTATAGGATCTAAGTCCTATACCGGGTTTTATTTATAAACTAACTTTAATGAATTCCTTGTAATTCTGTAGATGTCTATACTCATTAATAGCAGCAGTATAGAATGCAGTAGACTCATAGAAACTATTAAGATCAAAACTAGATTCTTTGAGTGTTACAACGCCCACAGATTTATTAATTAACTTATGAAGCTCTTTTCGTATAGTTCCACGAATACTGAATAGCTTACTATCAGGCTTAGTATCCGAAAAAGTAGAATTAGCTTCTATCAAAGTATTGATAAATTCAAGCTTAGCAGTTTCAAGTTTAATACCTCCAATATCATCAGCTTCAGTTAATGCTTGTAACTTAACTGTGCTATTATTAAAGATATCAATGATATTAGATTCTAACTTCATAGTCATGAGCTTGTAAGAATCTCTATCATATTCCAGTGTGGCTTCATGTATTTTTTCTTTTACATGCTCCCAATTCCAAGCATACATTTCTGCTTTAGTATTATCAGGACCATACGTATAAGTTAATGCAGGATCTTTAGCATCATGCACTTTTATCTTTCCAACTAACTTAAGCTTAACAGAAGTAGTTACCCATTTTTCATGAGTTAATTGAGCGTCAGGCACCAAAGCTACATTGACACCTTTAACTTGAATTTTAGAGTAATCATCAGGTTCGAATACAAAGAATTCTTTATCCTTAATATTCTGTGAAAGTCCAACTAAACATCCATCTATAGATGTACTGAAACTAACTCTAGGAGTTTTGTTTTCTTCGTAGCCATGCTTAGTTAAGAAGTTATCAGGAATTCTAGGAGTTAATACTTTACCATTTAAGTTTTCTTCACTCACATGGTAAAGTTTAAAGTGAACATCCTTCCCAGAAGCTTCAGTTATTACACTACCTTTAGTAGATACTCTTAATAATTTATCTCTGTTATATTCCTGAATCTTAGGATTCATAGGATCGAATTTAGGATTCCAAAGATGATCGTTAAGCAATTGAGTATAGAGTACTTTTTCATAGAAACTATTAGACATTCGAAGTTTTTCGAATAGCTGCTTAACAGTTGTATTCCATTTGATAATCATATCCTCGTCAGTTTCTTTACCTTCTGGTTTGTTAACTGGATTCTTATCATAGATATACCACTTACTCCATCTTAAAAGTCTCCTAATGAAATAATAGTAATTCATATAATCATCCACAAGACGAAAGATTGTATCCTTATCAAATATAGTATTTAACTGACTAGATTTAAAGTATTCTTCAATATCATACTTAGTAGCTTCTGTATTACTATATCCAAATGCAACTGTAGAAAGATGTTTGTCAATGTCTATAAAGCAAGGAAAGAATTCCATTAGTCCATCCTCCATAGTTCATCTACAGTAATATCTACACCCTTTTGATGGATGTATACATCATCTTTATATGTGTATAGTTTCAAACTTAATGAACCGTCAATAACATTGCTGCCATGACTTTCATTATGATGCTTGTCAATAATATCTTTGGTAATGTCAAATCCAATTTCAGCAGATTTATGAATAGGAGATCTTTCATAGATATCTCCATCAATATGATTCCGCTTATATTCATCAGGATCTTTAATACCAAGATCAATAAGCTTTTGTTTAGTTTCAATATCAGCATGATGCTGAGCCTTGTATTTAACACTACCAACCTCATCAACACCTTCAGTGAGTAAATCATGAACTCGTGTCTTCCACGATTCAATTACTAAGCGGTCATAAGTATGATTACGATGACCAGCTCTATAATTCTCATCCCATTCACGTAATAGAGCACCAAATTGAATATGACTCATTTCTGTAATCACATCAATACTAGTAGATTCATTCAAGTAAGATCTATAATCAAGTACAATGGAAGTTTCAGATAGAGTTCTGATACCGCCGTTATTTCCTCGAAGATCTTGTTTAGTTACTGGATAATCCATATAAACTACTGGGTAGTTATCTCCCATTTCATTAAGAATATAGGATTTAACAGTATTTACAAATCGCTGCTTATTTCTGTAATCATTTGGGACTTGAGAGTCGATATCATCAACGCATGATACACCATCTTTAGCTATAAGAGATTCGATGATCTCCCTTCCTCTAGGTCCAAATAGTTGTCCAAAATGTTCAGAACTTACATTCTCAAATAGAGAAGATTCATTAAGATTCTTCATCTCTTCTGGAATGAATTTGAACAAAGGATTCTTCTTGGAGATCTTAATAGATGATTTAAGCTCACCATGCCTGCGGATAATATTCTTTGCAAGCTCTTTACGCTTCTCTGGTTTAGCTGTATAAAAATAACCGATAGCAGCTTTAAGATGTTTCTCATCTTGCATTGGAAACTTACGATCTTTTGGAAGACCGAATTGATTAGCTGGGATACTCGTTAACTGATCTTTCTTCATTAGTATTCAACCCTTCCTTGTTTAATTTTAACGAATTCTGGATTCATAAGTAATTGACCCACATTATATAAAGGTCTTTTGAATACGGATTCTAATATAGTAGTAAATGCCTCTACATCTGAACCATATGGATGTTCAGTAGTTTCATAACAGGCTTTAAGGAATTGTTTTTCATCATAATTACCGTTGCCAATATACTTATAGACTGAGTAATCCTGACCATCCAATCTATCACCTGAACCTAGAAAAGTTATAAATTTACTATTTTCATATATTGCAGGATCACGCATGCGATCAATAGCTACACCAATTGTGTAATTATCACTGCTATCATTAAATACTGTAATATAGAGTGGCTTTTCATTACCGTCAATCTCTCGACCAATAAAGCCAGTGACTATTGGATGAATACTAGCAAGAGATTGAGTTTCTTTCATAGATGGACATTTTGCAGCTCCACCCAGTGCAGTGAACATATTCACAGAAACCTGTGTATTATATCTAGAATCAGGATCAGCTTTAGGGGCAACAGGAATCCCAGTAAGTGGAGGTGATGAGGCTGCTTCTCTTATAGCAGCTATAGTTTGAGAAGATTCATTAATCACAAACAATCTTTGTTTGCTTTCATACTTTTCATCTTCTACTAATTTAAACATTGCTTTGAGGAAAGGTCCGAATTTATTATCCACAATCTTAATGAAATTGTGATTAGTGGATTTTTTAATAGCTTCCTGCTTAGCTTTATCCTTAGCTACATCAACAGCTTGAATCTTATGATGATTATTAGGATTGTCACCACCATGTTTAATCTCAACGACGAGATCAACGATATCAATATAAACATCAGGTGTATACGTATGCATTTCACCTTCAAATTCATATTGAATATCAAAAGGACATGGGGAATGAATTACCGATGGATCGAAATCCATGAAGTTATCTAAGAACTCAAAAAATTTTCTTTCATAAGATCCAACGTATGGAATCTTAGTTCTTCCATCAGACCAATCATATTCACCAGAGATCTTTCTTTTAGAAAGCATAAACATCTGATGTTTTTGGTTGTTTAATAGATGTGGAACTCCATATTTCTCTATGTTCCTGGATTGTGCAATAGTGGCAAATGCCTCTTTACATTTAGGATTAGTACAAAATACTCTAGGTCTACCGATTTTCTCATCGAATAAAGTTTCACTGTTACATACTCGACAAGAGCCACCAGTTCTTCCACCATGGGTTGAAGAGAATAGAAACTTTGCCGGACTCACATTCTCAGGAAGTTCTCTTGCATGTCTTAAATGGAGATGATGAATCATATCCTTTTTATATTGAATAGGTTTCCTGCAAATTGGACATTTCACTCGATTCAGTCCTTTCGTTTAATATACTTTAATTGGCTGTTTTCTATATAGAAAACACAAAATTAATGTACAAATAAAAAGGATGGTGATACTATGTCAAGATTCAGAAAGATGCCTGATAATGATCCAAATTTTAATTATATATTCTATTGCCAGGGATGTGAATTCTTGCACGGTATAGACAGTCGTTGGCAATTTAATGGTAATATGGAACTCCCAACGATATCTCCTTCATATGTAATAGATGGAGTTAGAGGAGGGCAAAGGTTCAATTGTCATAGTTTCATTAATGATGGAAAGATTCAATATCTTGGAGATACTACTCATAAATTTGCAAATAAAACTATTGATCTTCTCCCTGAAGATGAGTGGTTTACAGATAAGGAGGAAATAGAATGAAAATAAGACAAGCAGGTACTAGCACATACCTTATGTATTGCCCAGGTTGTGAAACATTACACTCATTTGGTGAAGGTTGGGGATTTAATAAGGATTTTACTGATAAGCCTGATGTGCAGGGTTCACTATTAACAGGTCCAACTCCAACCAAACCCGCATCCTGTCATCTTTTCATTAGAGATGGCAAAATAGAATTTCTATCAGATTCAACACACTCATTATCAGGAACCACTGTTGATTTACCGGAAATTCCAAAAGATAAATATAGTTTTGATGAGGAGGAATAAGCATGAAAGACGTTGGATTTGAAATTGATGAATTTTCAAAAGGTAAAGTATATACTGGCGCATTTGCGATGGCTATGCAGTTATATATTTTATTGGTTATGAAACCAGGTGATCATTCTGATGATTTGGAAAAGGGAATAGATATAGGTCAATATCGTGTATCATTCTCTGAAGATGTAGCCAATGATCTTAAAGTTGTGATAAATAAGCAGGTAGAAGAATACTGTGATTTCTCTATCAATGATATGATTATCGAACTAAAAGATTCGGAATTATATATCGGAATACAGTCTCCGAGCTTTAACGAGATTGTTCTGTTCAATACAAATGGCGATGATGTGCTACTAACAGTGTCTACGGTGTAAGATTGAAAATAATTTTAAAAACAGTCTAAAAACTACATTAATTCCAATTAGAAGGAGATTGAGACAATATGAACGATCAAAATCCAAAGGAACAAGATTCCACATTACGGACGGCAATGACAGAATTGATGAATGAGAAAACCGGTGACGGTACTATTACAGGTCCAACACAGCCTGCAATGACTGACGAAGCTCGTAAAGCGTTGGATGAGCTTATGCAAACGCAATGGTATAAAGATCTTTCGTCGGAACACAAAGAATTTGTTAAAAACGGCGGAAATCCTGATAAAGTAATGGACGATCTTGATAAAGGTCTAGTTCAACAGCAGCTTGAAACAGTTCGTGAAATCAACCGTGTTCGTGAACTTGAAGGTAAAACTGAACTTACTTCTGATGCAATCAAAGCACAAGAATATATCGAAGAACGCACAGAAGAAGAAATATCTGAAGAAGATAACGAATTCATGGCACTTCTTCGTGATGCTGAAGGTCAAGATTCTGCTGAAGATGATGAAGATGTTCAAGAACGGGCATTCCGTGAAATTGAACGTAAATTTGCCGACGCTATTGATACTGAATTAACTGGTGCGACGAAAGAATTTGATCGTACTTCATCTGCATTGCGTGTAGAAATTAAACGCAATAAGACGTATGAAGAAACGGTTAAAGGCGTACTTGAAACCAATGAAGTTAAATTCAAAACAAGCAAAAAGGGTAACCTTAAGCAAGCGCTGCTTAAGACTTACACACAACGCCATAACCATGTTACTACTCCATTGGTTAACTCTGGCTTCCATCTTACACTTTCCGGTGCTGCAATTCCAGAAATCATTGCAATTGCAAACATCGAAAACCCTAGATCCATTCTTGAGCTTGAGTTTAAGAAACTCAGCGTAATCAAGAAGCATTTGGTTGATACATCTTTTGGTAAAGTGGTAAATCTTCAAGATCTCATGAAGGTTATTCACTACAAAGATGAGCAAACACTTTACTTCAATATGTTTGTATCCACATTCCCTGAAGAAAACGACTATCCGATGAATTGCGCTAACGAAAAATGTAAGATCGACCTTAACTTGAAAGTTCATAGCGCAGACCTTGTTCTGAACAGCGATGAATTCAAAGAAGAGATCGACACGATTCTATATCAAAATATGGACATTAAGGATGTTATCAAACAAACTAAATTGTCCAAAATCAAGCAAGTTACTCTTAGTGATTACACAGTAGTCGGAATTCGTATTCCTTCCCTGTATGATCGTTTGACTACTATGAGTAAAATCGAGAACTGGGTTACTAAATCCAATAAAGACACTACGAACTTGAATGTAGTATTTGGATACCTCATGTTCATCGAATACATTGGTCTACCAACTCCTGATGGCGAGTATCTGAAATATGATACTATCGAGGAACTTATCGAAGTTCTTATCGGTATGGAACCTGAAACTCACAATGAAATTGATAATCAAATCGAAGAATATGATAACTCCAAGGAGATCCAATACGGGATTAAAGGGTTCACTTGCCCTGCTTGTGGACGTGTTCACAAACAGCAACGGCAAAAGATGGACGACTTGCTTTTTACTTTGTCCCGAATAAGGGGGATGAAGAACAACTTGGAGAAACGCAAGAACAGCGAAAAGCTGAAATCCTTAAACGAAAGCAAGTAGCAGCAAGGCGGATAGAGGAATATCAAAAGCTATTGGATTTCGCTCGCGATTTCCTCTCTGCCATCTTTTCTGAAGATAAGATAACTAATATGCCTTTACGGGAATTACTATCTGAACTTGAACGACGACGCATATTCGTCGAGAAAAATAGAAAACAAATGGAACAAAGGCAACTGGAAGAGCAACTGAAAGAGCAAAGGCGCTCTAACCAGAATAGGAAATAGAAGGGAGGAGCGCAGATGGATGATATGACACGGGTTGATATGCTGCTAGAATTAATCAAAAAGAATAATTCTTACAGTGAAGAAATATTCGATTTACTCATCCCAACGTATTACTCGGAATGCTATTCGCTGTATAACATATTGAAACGTGCTAGTATACTTGACAAATGTAAGTTTAAAAATCCTGAAGTGTTTAATGATGAATTAACCTTCCCTATTTCCCTTCCTGGAAAAGCGTCTAAAAAGATTATGGAATACCTTGAAACCAAAAAATTTAGGGTGAAGTATCTTGAATCTGACGATTTTAAAGTGACTATTGTGGAAACGTCTAGTGGAATTAAGGTTAAGTTCACTAAGGTGGAAGAAGAATAAATTGATAGACTGAGTATAGGAGAAATCCTATGCTCTTTTTACTTGCAAAGTAAAATATATATTATTGATTAGTAATGATAAATTAATTATATCGGAGGAATAGAAAATGGAAACAAAACGCCAAGAAACAGATCGTATTATAAAATGCTTTACAGGATTTATGGCAGTTAACAATATCACCAATGCAATTGATCAAGGTCAACAATTAACATTAGACCAAGCAGAAGAGTGTGTTCAACAAGTTTGGCAAGCATTCGGTGCAGAAGGTGAAGAACAAATTTTCAATAGTGAAAATGAAGTAGTCATTGAAGGATATATTAAACTTAAAGACAAGATTATGGGTGCAGTTCCATTTTCAGAAAGACAGAAACAAACCAACGTGGTAGATATTATATACTGCAAAACTCCTGAAATGGCAAAAGATTTATTTGAGTTTCTACTCAAGAAAGGTTATGCAGTTGCTCAATCTACCGTACAGATTACAACGGGGACACATGGATTACAGGTGGTTAAAAAGTTGGATGTCTTAACCAGTAATAAATAATATACGGAGGTTCTGCTGAGTAGCAGAACTTCTCTTTTTTTTTGTAACCGAAGTACCTAGGATAATAAAATATATATTATTATATAGTGAATAATACTACTAAAACCATCGGAGGATCTACAGATGACATTTGTAACTGAAGTTAGAAGTCAAATTAAACTTGACGACATTATCCTTATCCAACCTGGAAAAAATGAGTCCTTTATTTCTTATACCGAATTTGGAAAAGTAATTATTATTGTTAATTGTCCTGACATTAAAATTGGATATGCAAAGGTAACAAATGTTATTAAAGAAAGTGAAAAGTTTATTATGGTTGAAGCTATTAATATTGCTTATGATTATTATAATGATATTGGTTACGATGAATTTATAGAAGTACTAAAATTGTTAAATTATAAGATTGGATTTGAAAGACCGTTCCAAAGTGATTACGGCAATGATTATCAATTATTAGCTTATAACGTCGATACTGGTATTGTTATTATTGGTGAAACTTATTACGGTGGCAAGACCTTTAATTCTATCAAGGTCCATTGCCCAAATGTCTGTGCAACAACTCGTCTTCCTTGCTTCTCTATGGGCAATGTTAATATGTCCATATTGGATCTATGCTATGGAAGAAATATTAAAAATATGTTAAGAAAGTTAGACCTTCGTATTACAAATCCTGTATGGCACGTCGATGAGGATCTTTCCTTATGGACCTACATAGATTCAAAAAGTTATTTAAGTGGCGTAGATTATAGATGGGGATTTTCAGCATCTATTCTCTGGGGATCTACAATCGACAGACTTTTATTAGTCGATGAAGATATTGAACAAATTCTTGGCGGATGTGATAGGTTTAAACCTATATTTGCTAAGAGAATAAAATTGAAGTAACTACTAAATTTATTGAGGAGTGATTACCTGATGGCTGCCAATCCAAGATTAAATGAATGGCAAATGAATTACCGTGGAAAAGATTATGTGAATGTAACTGAAGAAATTCTAGAGAAGAGAGGTCCTCTTGACTGGATGCTCTGGAATGGTGCAATGACCTATATGGATCTTAGTCCTGAATTTATGAAGAGAAATCTTCATACTAAAAAATTCCCACTAAGAGTTTTAGCAAAACATCAGGTATTTTCAGAAGATATGTACGATCTAACTGATAAACCATCTGTTTGGGATGTAATATCCAGACACCAAAAACTATCAGAAGAGATGATGACCAAGCACAGAGATAAACTCAGCTGGGTTGTAGCAAGTAGATGTCAGGTTATGTCGGAAGCATTTATTCGTAAATACAGATATAAAGTTGACTGGTTGCAAATATCAATGCATCAGAAACTATCTGAATCATTTATCAGAGAATTTAAGGATAATGTGGCTTGGAAGTATATTTCTAAATATCAAAAATTAACTCCAGAATTCATTGAAGAATTTCGTGCGTTCCTTGATGAAAAATGGGTATTAAGATATCAATTAGGAGGAAATTAAAATGAGCGAAATTATGGGAAATAGTTGGGCTGAGAAATCATCACAAACTGTAGAAGTTATTATGAATAAGATACAAGAACATCTTGATCAGAATGGATTATCTCATTATAAAGTAACTCATCGGTTATCTGGGTTTAACGATGCTTTCACAGTAGTTGGCAATGCAGATCGTGAATCTTCATTCTACTTTATAAGCGTTATTATTGGATGGATGTGGGCTGATGCTGAATTGGCATTAGTACATCAAATAAATCCACAAGAATATGCATTGGCAACTGATACATATTTTGAAATAGATAATTCTAAATTAACAATGCCCGTAGAAAGAAAATCTGAGGATATTGTAAATAATAAAATCAAGTATTATGAATCACCGTTTATGGATCGAATTGATAATGTCGTTAATGATGTTATCTCCGGTATTAAAATACTCGAAGCAATTCAAGGAGGAAATTAATCATGGCAATTATCTTCAGACCAAACCGAGCTACACTAGTAGACTCCTTAGCAGAAGCTATGGAGTTTGTGAACGAGGAACAATTAAAAACCTATGTTTGTAAAGGTTATGGTGGTGCAATAACCGAAGCTGATATTGTAATCTCTGCCGATCAATTTATGGATGAAAGAATTGGTTGGATGGATGCAAGATATGTATTGACTAAACGTATGGGCGATCAAGATTACATTGCAATGTACGGTACACCACAAGCTATTGGTACATGTGCAACTATCTATCCTAATAAGACAGATGATGAAGTTGTTACTGAGGTACCATTACCGATGTTCACATTAGGCGAGGTTATAAATATCAGATCCGCTGGAATGCAGCTTAAAAACATGGAGATTATTCGCCGTGTTGCTCATTATGATTTTGACAAGGGATTATCCAGTACAATATTTATGTATGATATTAAACGTAAAAATACCCAGGATCTTCCTTGGACTGGTATTGTTGAAGAGATTCTGCTTGATATGATTCGTGAATACAAAAGATATGATAAAAAAGATGCGAAAGTATAAGCATCTAACGAAGCCTAATAAGCATCCTAAGAAGTTTATACAGGAAATGCATTTGTGTGTAAAGAAGAAACGCTTTATAACACTCAGTCAAGTTGTAAGGACTGAAAAGATTAGAACGTTGATTCGAGAATTTAATGCAACCCCTATTAAAAATCTAGACCAAAATCAAATAGCTATTATGGGTGCAATCTATCAAGCTTGCATCCTAATAGATGATTACAATGAGTTATTCTTTAAAGATATTAAAGTAAAATTTATTGACATGGATGAGTATGGTGCGATGCGTCGCAAATATCCATATGCAAAACTAGGACTTAAGTTTTATGATAAATAGGGAGGTGGATGAAATACATAGTAACGATAATGATCATGTGAATTCTGTAATATTCTACGTATCTATAGGATTCCTGATGTCAGTAATTCTACATATGATCAAATAAGAGCAAGATAGAGGAGAAATCCTCTATCTTATTTTTTTTTTCTTTTGATGATGGAAACACCCAGATAATTAATTAAATCTTGGTCGAAAGGAGCAGGATAATATGAGTAAATTCAAACAAGTTTTAATACGGTATATCTGGAATGTATTATTTGGAATCGACCAATTAGCAAACGCTATTTTGGGTGGAGATCCTGATGAAACTATTAGTAGCAGACTTGGTAAACACTTACGTAATAATACAAGCTGTTGGATGTGTAGATTTCTTTGCAAATTTTTAAACCTCTTTGAGAAAGATCATTGTATTGGTGCAATTGAAGAGGATGAGGGTAAGGATGCAATTATACCATAATACGAGGTGAGTTAAATTGAAACTTCATAAAGCACGGGTTGATAGAGTTGTTGCTATTAACGGGCTAAGACCTGTTTCTGGACCAATTCCTATTGATAAAGGATTGCCAACGGATGATTCTCTATTCTCTTATGGAATCTTCGGTCAAACCTCTTATGAGCGTCAGAACATTCCAGCATTTATTGATTTAAAAGGACATTATCTACATCCTCTTACGTTCTATAATCTTAGTCGATTAGATAGGAATTTCGAGAGTTGTGCTACAGGAACACAGACATTTTCCATTAAAAATGGGAAATTAACTCCTGATCCTAATGGTGAAACAGGGCTTGATTTCCTATATGATAACTGGGATAAACTTGAGTTCAAAGAACGTAAGTCGGTCTTCGCTACTGAAAGAATTAAGAACTTAGCAGATAGAGAGAACTCCTGGGTATCTTCTTGGATCGTTCTACCTGCTTTCTATCGTGATGTAAACTATAATGAAGAGGGACGTCCTTCTTACGATGAATTGAACGATAAATATCTATTCATTATTCGTCAGGTTAACAGCGTAACTCAACAAGCGCAATATGGTCTAACATCCAATATCTCCAAAGCTCGTATCCAATTTACTCTGAATGAGATTCATGACCAAATCATTGATTCTCAACTTAGAGCAAAGAATGGTACTTTTAAAAAGTTTGTAATGGGTAAGAATACAGACTTAGGTGCTCGACTAGTAATCTCTGCACCAATTATCAGAGGAGAAACTTACGATCAAGTTCAAGTTAGATTTGGACGAATTGGTGTTCCTCTTGCCAGTATCTGTGCTATCTTTATGCCATTTGTAATTCATGGTGTAAAAGAGTTTTTAGAAAATGAATTCCAACTATCGGGTAAATACCCATATAGGAATGAAAAAGGTGAGGTTGAGTATCTCACATTAACAAATCCCGAATATTATACTTCTGAAGAATATATCATTAAGATGATCAAAAAGTTCATCTACGGTACTTCTTCCAGATTCAAAGCTATCGAACTTCCTGAAAATGAAGAAGGAAGAAAAGGTAATCTATATTTGACAGGAAGATTTGGTCAAGCTCAAACTTCTGTAACACGCCCATTGACTTGGACAGATATCCTATTCATTGTGTGTAACGACAGATTATCTGAAAAGCACGTTTACTTCACTCGTTATCCAATTGAAGATAACTTTGGTGTAAATCCTTCTAAATTTACTATTCTTACTACTAAGAAAACTATATCTGTATTGATTGGTGATAAGTACTATGATTATTATCCAGACATTGAGATCAATAAGAATAGTAGTATTTCATTTATTGATACTCTTCACGTTCATAATAGTTATCTACCAGGATTGGGTGGAGATTATGATGGTGATATGCTTACACTGGCTGCCGCTCTTACAGAAGAAGCCAATGAAGATGCTGCTAGATATATGAATGATAAGAAGTACATCATGACGCTCATTGGACAGAACTCTAGAATCATTCAGAGGGACTTCGTCCAAACAGTCTACCAAATGACGAAGCAACCGAAGCCTGGCGACGGAATCCCCGTATTCCAAAACCTTTCAAGAGTTGCTAAATTTTAACAAAAAAAAAGAGACATGAGGAGAAAATCCCTCATGTCTTCTTATTATTTTTCCAAGGTATCCAAGTATTCAATTTCTTCTGGTTTAAGATTAAAGAATAAATGCTTTACATCATCATTACCATCCATAAGTAATCCCATAATCTTCTTAAAGACAATGATATCAGCATTTCTAAACTTATGTTTATTCATCTCAGTTATGAAATCATCTAAGTTTTGTTTTGCTGCATCAATATCTTTCTTGATGATCTCATACATATCTTCGTTTATATCTTTCTGCAATTCAGTTTCAAGGGTTGTAATAATGCTTTTAAAACGTGTTAAATCATTTGGATGTGGATCTAATACTCTACCAATGATATTATATGGTAATTTAGCTAAACGAAATAATACGTTGTTTAATATACTTCCATTAACTGTATTAACAACTTTACCCAAGCCAGATGTTAAATCTTGACCATAACCATATATAGTTGCAAAATGATCAGCAAAGAGTTCTGCTTTATATGACGCAGGTAATCGTAATACACCTAGACCCATTTTAATTTTAGTATCAATACCACTAAAAACAGATTTAACGATATTTTTTACAACATCTCCCTTAAATGCATCCCATAGTCTTTTTAATGCCATTGCAGTATTACCCAATGAAAGTACAACGAATATTGATTTCTTAACTTGGATCTGAACATCTCTTTCATATTTAACAAATCTATCTTTCAAATCATTATATAACGTATCCATATCCTCATATGCATCGGCATAAGTTTTACCATCTTTAGTCTTTGACATGTTTAATAAAAGCATTGGGAATATTTTTGTTACAAAATTCATTGCACCGATTGCATTTCCAAGTTGCTCTGATGGAAGAATCATTTGCATCGAATGTCCAATTTCATGAAGTATAATTGCTATTGCTTCTCTTGGAGTAATGTTAAACAGTTTGATCATGTTTAAATCCAAGAACATTGCAGCCTCAACTTCATCCTCAGTTTTAAATGCAACACCAGTTTTAGTACGTTCCAGTTTAATACCTTCTTTAATGAATTTAAATTTATAAACTGTAATTGGAATTGTAGCACCTAAACTAAGTGGGATAGTCGAGATTACAAGTTTCTTGAAATTAAATAACTTTTGAAGAATATTTTGAATTTCTTTTATTTCATGCCTGCCACTTTTAGACTCTAATGCTTTAGCAAAGAGTTCTTCACATTTTACAAGTTGTGGATTCCCACCATAATATGCTTCATTCAGAATAGGTCCAAGTTCTTCATAGTGACCTTCCATAATTAACTTAAGTTTAGATTCTATATGCATTTATAAACCTCCTACAATAGTCTTATTAATTAGATGTCTTCGAACGAAAAAAAAAGAAGTATGAGAATTTCTTCTCATACTCCTCTTATTATTCTTCTTTTCCTTGGATGAAATTAATAAACCACTTCATGAATGGTTCGTCAATTTTAATAAAGTCTTCTGTATGTCCACTAATATTAGATAAGCAGAAGTCAGGATAGATTTTACCATCATTATAATCAAACCAAGCACCACGAAGACTTGTACCATACTCGATACAGTTTTTGAGGAAATGACACGCCATAACATAATTCTTATGATGAGCCACAGCCGATTTAATGTATTGATGATTAGTTCTAGTTTCAATAACAACCATCACCTCAAGAAACATTCGACCAAACTGAAGATCCAAATCTCTGCTGTACGTATCAAATCCTAAAATCTGTTCTGATAAGAAGATATACTTACAATCTTGTATCGAGAATAGTGTAGTAATCTCCTCATCCACAATCTCAGTCCAAAACTTAAATGCTTTTCTAATTAATTCGATATTGGTATTTGGATCATCCAGCCCTCCAGAAGTCAAAGCTGTTTTAACAATCTTATCTAAGCCCCAACAAGTTTTTCTATCGGTAGAATATACTATTGCGAATTTTACATCAGCACTCTTCGGATGCTGTACATCAATATAAGATACTTGATGTATTTGACCACATTTAGTTTTAAACCACATATTCTGACCGATCATATCAATGCCATTAGGGTTTGCACATTCAACACCATGGATTTTAATAGTTGACATATTTATATAACCTCCGTATTTGATTGAGATGCAATCCAATTGTCACGAGCAATTTTAAGAGTTCCGTCATATTCTTCTTGTGTATATTTTCTACCCCATCTTACAACTTGAAATTCTACATAACGAGCTGGTGCAATAGATATAATTGTGGAAGCTAAAATAGTTCCACCACTATCACATCTATAATAGAATGCTCTACAGCCAGTATGACATTTTAAAGAGTAGAATAATCTATTCTCAAGAATAGTCATTTGCTGACCGCATATAGGACAAGGATCTTTAATGACTGGTTTTGGAGGTTCTTGTTTAATAATTTCTTGCGGAGTTGGCGTTCTGTAAGCTATTGAACGGATAAACTTGGCAATCTTATCAAACACGCTCATATCTACACCTCCAATTTGATATGTATACGACGAATAAATCCATTTTTACTAGCCCATTCATCTATAGAACCGGCAAAGCTGGATGGAGGTATAGCTGCCACATTACAAATTTCAGAATTTATATAAGCTTTATATACTGAAGATAATTTGAGATTCTTAAGCTCATTATTTAACGCATATAAATCAGGTATATCACCAGATCCTGTTGGTATAGTCATACTTTTAATATGTCTTTCTTCATTTTTATATGAAATGAATAAGTTAAAAGCACCTTGACCCAGATAATGATGTGCAAATATAACCTGATGCGTTCTTGTTGTGTCACAATATATCACCACACCAAAAGTACCAGTATACAATAACACATATCCAACAATTTTTTGAAGATCATTATTCGCAGGATGATCAAATAACGGTACTGATGTATTACGAATATAATCCATTAGTGCAGTTACCCATTGCAATTTCATATCTGTAATACTCTCATTATGAATACTATACTTATTATTACATTTACTTTCCGTTGACATACTAATCATCTCCTTTAGTTTTCAAAAATAAAGCAAGAAGAGGAATTTCTCCTCTTCTTATTTTTTGCGTCTTTTAGATTTAGTTTTGTTGCTTGTAGTTTTTGCTGGACCAGCTTTAGTGATTCTGTCGATCTCTCGACGAAGTTTCCTGTTTATGTGAGGACTTGATGCAGATCCATTGGACGTACCGCTTTCAGCATCAAGTTTTGCTTGCACTAACCTTTGTTGGAATCCAGGATCGTTCATCTCAACTGGTTGCCCGTCGATCATAATAGTATTATTTTTTTGCATTTTGTACAGCCCCTTATAATGTAAGAATATTAATTAGAGCATTGAGCTAAGAACTGCTGAGTCATTGAGTTAGAATCATTTAAGATACTTCCCAAGAATTGACCCGGCATCAAATTGATTTTGTTCACATACTCTTCTTCTTTGAGTTCTGTGATGAAGTCATCCCATTTCTCATTCATTAACTTGATAAACCCATCTGGGCTACCACGTAACAGATAGCGTTCAATATATTCCTCTTTCAAATTTCTAAGAGGGAATACGATAACAAAGTTAATACCAGCTTCTTTAAGAGCATCACGCACAACTTTGTGAGTCGAAGTCATGATAACATCTACTTTGCCGATATTCTCTTTAATATGAGCAATGTAGTTATTAGGGAAATCTGGGTGTCTTACACCTGGTTCGATCCAGGAAAATTGGGACGAGTCCGAATCTAGGATATCAAGCTGCCCCTCAAATACAGTATTAACTTTTTTCAATTCTTCCATTGCATTATACAATGTAGTCTTACCAGCACCTGGGAAAGCGGAAATAACTAATGTAGATTTAGCCATGATATTAGAACTCCCTTCGGAATATACTTCTAATATCATGGTCTACATATAATTATTTAAAACACGACTTCAGAGGCTTTTACATGAATCTAGGTAACTTAAATCTAAATCCAATTTTCTCAGCCATTTTCTCCAGTTCAGGAGTTTTGCTAAGTGAACCTTTAAAGGTGATTTCATGACTGTTACATTCATCGCAATTAGTAGGTGCATTTATTGGCATAACGTTTGTATAAATAGCTTGAACTTTCATGTATTTCTTACGCCATTTCTTTCCAATCCTGTTATTCTTATGATGCATACGATGAGCTGGAATTGTAGCATAGATAAGATCTGTCATGGTTTCACCCAAGAAATAATCTTTCGAGCTAATGATTTCAATGGAAATCCACTATCTATCACCATAGGTTTAAGAGCTTCGGGATTGTAACTACGTTGATTCTTATTCGGAACACCGAGTTTTAATAAATCCATATGTATATCAGCATCAACATCTTCTACTAATCTTGTGGCAGTAGCATCTAAAAGAACGCTACCTATACTAGAAGTATTATTCAGAGTGTATAAATCTGAATAATACTCTCTTCGATATTTCTTATAGTACTTATCGCGAATACGACGTTTCTTATGATTAAGCATTCGTTCTACGTTTCGCATAATAGCACCTCAGTCATATCAATTTTATCAGTATCTTTTAAGAATTCTTGCACTTTAAGAATCTCACCATCGTCCAACCATTGTGCTTGATATGTTTCCCGTTTAATAATAGTATTGACTATTCTAAACGAATCAGCAATTTCAAGTTGATCACTGTTAGAGCATCGAATCAGAAAGGTATCCTTACCATTGATAATGATAGGGTATATTGCAATCCATACAGACATTGATTTAAATGCCCATACAAATTTCTTACCTTCTAGAAATTTTATGATTACATCATATTTAGATGCTTCAAGAGAAGTATACTGAATATCAATTGCCATTAGACACCTCTTAATAGATTTTATATAATCGCTTTACATCGTTCCATGAAATAGTTATTTTATTTTTATCCAAAGTAACTATAATCACGCCTGCAACACTAATTGCTTGCACCCGTCCAGCAAAAGTACCTTCAACCGATACAATTTTAACCAAATCTATCATACGTAAACCTACTAATACGTTATACGTTGACGGATCAATAGTTCTGTCATACAGACAATGTTCATTAGTCAGGAATTCAAACTTAAACTCTTGACCAGTTTTATTTGTTTCATCCTGATCAGCAAGAGCCATAAATACTTCTTGTTTACGGTTCCATTTTTCATCAAGATTTTCAAGTGAATGATAACTAATACGAGGAAGTTTTGTTTCTTCATCGGTAGTAGATTCATAAGCAAGATACTTAGTACCTTCTTTAAAGTGTGTATAAATGCCTGGTTTAAAAGCTCTTTCGGTTTGTGTCATAGTTATTATTCCTCCACAGTATGTAGTTTTAACTAAAAAATAATGGATGAGGTTTTAACCCCATCCATACTGTGTTTTAATAAAGTTAATAACTAATTATAGTGATTCACGCTCAGCAGTTGGTCCTTTGAACGTTATGTAATCTCCGAACATGCAGTGAATAAACATATGCCATTCACCCTCGTCTGATGATTTATCAATTACATACCATTCAGGTTGAGCAAATAATATATCCATCATTATGTCAAAATTGCGGGACGGTTCAGTTTCATCATTAATACCATGTGCCAATAATGAATGATAGCTTTGATCAGGAATATTTTCGATATCAACAAATACCAATTGCCCAATATATTTATCTGTAGATTTAGTATTAGGATTAGGAATGACAGTAACTTCAGTTTCAAGCTCAATTTTAATGTATTCTTTAAAATACTTATCCACCAATTCTTTGAATTCGATTTGATTGATACTGTACTTCACCATGAATGGTTTAAAAGTTGTAAAGCCTAAAGGTTTTGTCATGTATTAGCTCCTATTATAGTTCGAGTTTTTAATAGTTATTATTTGCAGCTCAATATCATCAGGAATAGCTATTGCTTTAGAATCTCCAATTGATGCTAACGCATCAAAAATCTCTTCGACATTTTGCGTACTATAAATTGAAGGAATTTTAGCAATAAGAGTAGATCCCTCAGTAAGTTCAAGGATTTTTTCTTTAATCACTTCACCATCAATATTAGTAATTTGCAAACTAACAGTTGTTATAGTTGCTTGTGGGTCTGTATTGATCTTAGTCCACTCATAACCATTATCCGATTCATACAAAGTACCATCAGCCTCAGAAGCATAATATTTACCAGTTACTTCATGAGGTTGAGTTGATACTTTTGACCATCTTACTTTAGCTTTTTGTTCTTTCATTTTTAAATCCTCCTATTTTCATAATAAAAATAAAACTGAAAGAGGGAAATTAACCCCTCTTCCAATCTTTACTCTAGGCAGCACTAAGCGAATAGAGTTCAGACAATACGATAGCATAGTCTTTAATGAACGCCATACGTCCGCTGTACTTACCATTGGTTCTAGAGATATAGTTGTATCTTGGTCCGAGTGTAAGCTCGAATGTCTTGATAAGTCTCCAATCTTTGAGTGGAATATAAGCCAAGGAGTCACCATCGTAATCTCCTGCAAATCCATCCAAAAGACTTGGGCTAATGCTAAGTGTAAGATCGTCGATGTTATTCTTAACCTTACGAACTCGCAGAAGTCGGAATGATCTATCCGATAGGGATGGTGGTCTATTAACCAATACGTTCATCGGAGTCTTACTTTTACTAATGATATTCTGACATAGAGCATGAATCTTAGGATTAAATTCTCTCATTGCTTTATTGAGAATCATATAAGCTTCATTCTCGGTAATGTCATCAAGCTTCCGTAATAAGTACAAGATTTCAAGTTCAAGGAAGGTAATTGCAGATACATAAGGGATATCAACTTCATCTGGTTTAAGATCTTTACCATTGATGATAACTGACCGTGCACCATAGTCGATTCGAATCCCACCAAATTGTGATCTGAATAAACCTTCTTTACCAGTATAAGATTCAACGATGAACTCATATAGTTCCATGTATTCATATTGAATCTCGAATAGAGCTGGTAGGATTGTTAAGATATTACCTACATCAAGCATGATTAATTCATATTGCTTCATGATCGTATCGTAATAAGTATTCGCTTTGAATGAACGAATCTTCTCATTAGCTTCAATACGAGGACGAAGGATTGAGCTGTATACAGGAATGTGAGATGTAAATACACAATCTTTAAACTCCTGAATTAAATCGTACAATTCCCGTTTCTTAGGGAATCGCTTAAGATAGAAGTCGATAATCTCATCAAACTTCTCTCTAAATTCTGACATACCAATATGTGCGTATGGAGATTTTGCTGTTCTTTCATATTTCAAATTACCATTGGAATCCATTTTAGAGACATCCACTTTCAGGATGTTTCTAATTTCTGTCTTACCAATGAAATCTTGAAGATGGATAAACATACCTGCATTGATGATCGCATATTCTTTCAATGGAATCCAACCCATAACGGATAGATCCGCATCAATAAATGCTACATCAGTATCACACTTAGGGCATAGTTCTCCTAAGTAAATTGCACCTGCTAAATTACCACAACGGCAGCGATACATGTCTTTAGTCCCAAGCTGATCATCGAATTGTGTATGACCGAACTTAGGAGAGAATATACCGTCCATGGTTTTAGTTCCGTTCTTTTCAACCGCAACTGCATTAGTGATGAGAAAATCTTTCTCATCCCTGATACGCCGCTTGGCTTCTTCATCTAAATTAAGTTTCAATAGCCGTTCAGATGTAACAGCTTTTCCATACTTTTCAAAATGTCTTTCTACCTTAGGAAGTTTAAATTGCTTAACATCTCCTAAGTCAATGACATCACCGTTCGACATCTTTTCAAGTGTTGCTACTGCCAAGGTAACACCTTCCCTCTACTATTTTTCTCTGGTCTATACCCAATTACATTCATGAAGCTGTTAAGCTCAATGTTAGAAAAGATAACAGGGAGCTTAGATTCTAAGTTAACTGTAATGTTAGGTTGAATCAGATATTTATTTCTATCCTGATAGGGAATTACCAAGTTAGAAAGTTTTGCAAGCGTTGCTTCAAGCTGAGGTTTCAATTGCTCGTACTCTAGTTCAGTTTGAATATCAGTTCTGATATGATTTGCCAGCGATTCAAGACAATCTCTGGATTTTGTAAGATTAGAAATAGTAGAAGATAATACCAGTACAGCGGCATCTTGAATCTTTTTGCCGTAGAGTATTCGTTCGAAGATTGTGAAGTTTTCCTTAATTACATTTGCAATAATTTTAGGAAATATCGCAATCCCCGTTACGTTCATTCGCTTATCAAGCTTTAGTTTATACATAACATCGTTCTCGTGATCAGGGTCAATGATCACTTCAAAAGCCGTAAAATGATTGGCTACAACTTGATGAATCTTTTCAGATAAATCTTTCATGTTCAATTCCTCCCATAGTATATTCTATATTCTTTCTTCAGTATAATAATATATAATTTGCAGATAAAAGTAAGTAGAAATCCTAGCAGGAGTATTTCCCGCTAGGATCGCTGAATTATTTAGTTGGTTTATTAGTAGGCTGTGGTTGAGCTTGTTTAGCAGGCTCAGTCTGAGGCTTATTATTGATAGCCTGATGAATTGCATTAGCATATGCATTGTAGCAAGATTCAGCAACTCCCATTCTAGCGGAGTTAATAGAGTAGATAAGTTTGTTATAAGCTTCTCTTGCTTTAATAACATCCTTACCTGCTTTATTAGAATCTTTACCTTCTTCACGACCATCAGGCTTATTAGGATCAGTAGGCTTATCATCAATATTATTCGTTGTAGATGGTGCATCACCTTGTTCCAAAAGAGTATTGATAGTAGTAAGTATTTCATTACTTTCTCTTAGGGAACCAGAACGAATTTTATTGATAATTGATTTTATGAATTCCATAATTTTATTATTACGGACATTAATAGATTTAGCCAATTCATCATAAGTCTCTACGAAACTAATCATATTAGAAACTTGACTCATGAAGATAGCTTTATTCATTTTGATCTTGGTGTGACCACCTTGGAAGAATTCCTTAGGATTGAATTCAGTTTTGCCGTCTGTCGTAATATGGAGATCTTTAAAATATTTCATTTTAAACTCATCCATATTCGAAAGTTCCTGAATGAATTCAGGCGTTTCTTTAAATTCAGGAAATTGATAATTTCTCAATTTACCCTCAGCTTTCCAGTATGGGAAAATTTCATAAGTGAATCTATCAGATACAGAAGCAGCAATATCCATAGACTTTGCTTTTGCAATCCAAGCCTTATTACTTGTAACAAGACGAGTAGCAATATTAGAAAATCTTTGTCCTAATGCTTTAATAGCAACAATCATTTTTTCCAGTGCATTGACTAGAAAATTCTTGTTACTTTCAACAGCCTCAGTTAGCAATAGATTATCGACAGAATTCTCCTGAAGACATACCATGCTAAATAGTAGATCGGTTTCTCTGAGAATCTCTCTAGTAGTTTCAGCGAAATTCTCGATACCGTATGATTCAGTTAATGGTGAAAGAAATACTATATCCATCTTATGAAATCTCCTTTGCGTATTCATTTGTAGGCATACGCAACCGTTCAGCTTCAATCGCCGGAATTGTTATTGGTCCGCTCAATGAAGCCATCAAAATAATTGCACTAACTACTGAC